ACGCTGCACGGCTTTCCCTCCAGCGCAGTAGCGAATATCCCGAGCGGCCAAGGATTCCGGGGGTGGTTGTGACGCCAGGGTCCCTGTTGCGCCGCTGGAGTTCGCAACTGTTGGCACAGTGGCGCGGTGGCGGGTCTCTGCCCCGCCACCGGTCTCAGGGCGCGGACGAGCGCCTGGTCACCCTCTCTCCGGGGCGCGTTGAGGCTCCTGGATCCGAAGGAAGGTTTCCTCCGGATCTTCTGGAACTAGTCAATCAAGCCAGTGTGACGAAAAGGAAACACTGAAGGTCGCAGTGACGTTTACGCAAGCCACCAAGGGGTGAAAAATCTTCCAGATTGCCTGCTTTCTCGGCTCCAGAAGAGTAGGTTCCGACGAATCTGAACCTGGAGGAAGCAGGCATGGGAGACAAGGACTACCCCAATCCGGTCCTGGTGACCGAGTCCAACGGGGTGGTGAACATCTCCTATGACCACGTCACGGTCGACATCCCGGCCACGGGCCCGGTTCCCGCTGACACTCCGGCTCTGGCTTGCCGCGTATTCGAGGCGGTGAAGGATCTCCGGAGCGATTCCCGTGCAGAATAGGCTGCATGGCCCCTCTCAACAGGCGAACCGCTCTTGACCCGCGCTGGGCCTGGCATCAGCGCTCGGTCCCGATCGGCCACATGAATGCAGCGGTCGAAATCTTCCGCAGGCCCGGACAGGGCAGCGACTATGGATTCGACCCGGCGACCGGCGGCCTGACGATTCCTGACGGCCAAGGTGGGGAAACGTTCCCTCAGTTGACTCTGCTGTACCGGGGATGCGCTCGCGTTGTAAACAACAAGGACTGGCGCGCGAGGGTCAGAACTCAGCGCGGCGACATGGGCACCGATCATGCCATTCGCGTGCAGGCACCCATTCGGCTGTGCCCCCCGGTTCACGCCAATGACCTGATCAGGGCGTTCGTGCCGGAGAAGAGTGATCCGGAACTCGGCCACCTCAGGCTGGGTGACCCAGAGCTGACGCATTATCTCTTCCATGTGCGTAACCCCCTGATGTCTTCGGACGCCTGGTTGCGCAACCTCCTGTGCGACGTGGATGCGGCGCACCCTCAGACTCTGCCGCCGCCGTACACGATGGAGCCGATCACCTTTCGCAACAATGTGACGGGTCCCTAAGGAAGGGGTGGGGGGAAGTGGGCCTGAAGATTGCCCTCATAAGCCGAGACAATGGCGTCGGCCTGTCGCTGGATGTTGAGCTTCTGACCGAACTGTTCGGTTCTGCGGGCCATGAAGTGACATTTCACGATTGGCGAGATTCGTCAATGCCGCATGCGGACATCGCCTTTCATTTGGAACTCGTGAGTAGAACCCTCGCGCAACAGGCCGACCGGAACATCGGCATGCTCAACCTGGAGTGGTACCCCACGGAGTGGCTGAAGTTCCTTCCTGCTTTCGACCAGATCTGGGCCAAGAGTGAGTACGCTCACAAGTTTTGCCGACAGCGGGGTGCCCGGAATGTTCACCTCACCGGCTTTTTGGGGCGCGACCGCTTCGATCCGACGATCAAGCGAGAAGCAAAATGTCTTCACCTGCGTGGCAAATCGCAGATGAAAGGTACTGAGGAGGTCGTGGCAGCCTGGCGACTCAAGCCTGACTTGCCTCCACTAACGATCGTCTCGAAGGATCCAGTGCATGCACCGGACTACGTGACGGTCGTGAACTCCCCTACGGATGCCGAGCTGAGCCGACTGCTGAACTCGCACCAGATCCACTTGTGTCCCTCCATCGCTGAAGGTTGGGGACACTACATCACCGAGGGCATGTCGGTCGGTGCGACGGTCATCACTACCGACGCCTCGCCGATGAACGAGCACATCCGTCCGGAGTGGGGCTACTTGCTGGGAATCGCGAAGACTGGGACGCATCACCAGGCCGTACAAACCCATACGAGCCCTAGCATGATCATCGAGGCAGTGGAGCGTGCAGTGGCACTTGGCCCGAGGCGTCGTCAGGGCGTAGGCCAGAAGGCCCGAGCGCACTTCCTGCGGCGCAACAGCGCCTTCCGCAGTACGGCCCTGAGATTGGTGGAGCAGTGAAGCACACGGTTCTGATTCCAGCGTGGCGCAGGCCCGACATGCTGCACGCCTGTCTGTCCCGGCTGGAGCTGGCGGCAACGGAGGACGTTTCGCTCGTCGTCAGTCTCGATCGAGGCAGCGATCCAGGGTGCAGGACCGTTGCAGAAACCTTTTCCCGGCGCTTTCCGTCGATCTACCTGCGAGAGATGTACGAACACCCATTCCGAGGAAATTCTTGCAACGTCATATCGGGCATTAAGGATTGCCTGAAGATGGGAGGTGACCTCCTCCATGTCGTTGAGGAGGACGTCCTCGTGGCGCGGGGCTACTTCGAGTTCCACGAGGCCATGCACAAAGTGGCGCCGACCGCCTTCGCCGTGAGCGCCTGCCGGAACCAGAACCAGATCCGGCCGGTGGACCAGGCCGCCTACCTGCACCCCTCGTATCAGTCCCTTGGCGTCTCCATGAGGGCGGAGGTCGCGGAGCGGGTCATCGTCCATGACACACCGCTGTACTACGGAAACATGGTGGGTTACTGCTCGAAGGTTTTCACCAGCAGCATCATTCCGTCAGGACACGCGGAGCAGGATGGCCTGATCAATCGCATCCGGGAACTGGCCTCTGGGCGCACCGTGTACACGAACCGCCCTCGGGCTTTCCATGCTGGATTTCACGGCTACAACCGGCCCGGTACGCGGCTGACTGGCGGGACTGTAGCCGAGCGAGCTGCCCACATTCTGGCGATGACGTCACAAGAAATGAATGCGCTTGCCGGGGACCTGAAGGATCATGAGGTAATCGACCTGGAGGAATGCCTGTCTGTCGAGCCGGAGCGGGATGCTCTGAGCGCAGCACTTCGGGTATAGCTGAAAGGGTACGCAATGGCCCACATCGGGATAAAGTACAACTATAGGTTCGGCGGCGCCCAGAGGTACTACGGCGGCGGAACGCCTTCTGGCGCATTCGACATCGGACTGTCGGCATTCGTCGTCGACCACCTCAACAAGTCACGTCAGCGCCTTGTGCTCGACATGTCCAACTCCCGGCGCCGAGGTGAGGCGCTGGTACGGGCGAAGTCCCGCGTCGACACTGGCCGCATGCAGTCTTCGGTCCGGGGGACGGGTGACTTCGGTACCGACATCCTGAAGATCTCCTTCGGCTGGGAGCACAACGACCCCTTCTATGCCCCCTTCCAGGAGTTCGGTACCCGGACCGGTATCACGCCGATGATGGCCGTCCTCGACGCCTTCAACTCTGTCACCGCCGAACTCTCGGCACGCCTCGGAGGCCGGTGATGGTCTCCGTCCTGGACTGGCAGCTCGACATCTACCGGCGCATCGACACCGGGTTGCCGAATACTCCTGTGCACCTGGAGGGCCTCGGGGAGAGCACCGACATCACGCCAGATCCGTCCGGGTTCTATAAGCCGTCGGTCATCCTGTGGTTCGGTCAGGCTTTCGACCTCTCCGGGTTCGGCGGCCGTCTCACCGTCACCGACCTCTGCGGTTTGGGCGGCAGCGGGGAGACGACGAAGCAAGCCGCGTTCATCACGCAGCTCGTCGCCCCCTCCGGCCTCTCTTTGCTTCAGCTCGGCCAGGCGGTACGAGATTTGGTCGAGGGGTACGCCCCGTTGGGCCAGGGGGAGCTGAGCGAAGCGGGGTCAGGAACAGTCCGGGATCCATACCCTGTAGGTATCGGCGACACTCTGCGGTTCTACCTGGCGATCGGCTACAAGGGCACCCTGAACACGAGCCCGTACAGCGAAGTGGGTTCCTGATCGGTCGTCCGGGATGATGGGTTCAAGCCAGAGAGAGTGCCAGTGCGCCAGGTTTCCATGGGAGTGCAACTTCGGCCCCGGTGCGCGCCCTTGTGCCGCAAGTGGCAAGTAGAATACCGAGAGTGATCACTACAGCCCCCCTCCCCCGCTCGCTTCGCCTGGCCGTCACTGGCGGAGGCACGGGCGGCCACACTTATCCGGCCCTGACCGTGATCCGTGTCCTGCGCGATCGACTCGCGGAGACGGGGGGGGCGCTAGATGTCCTGTGGGTAGGGTCGGAGGACGGGCTTGAGGCGAAGGTCGCCGCCTCGGAAGGAATCGCCTTCGCCCCGGTGGCCACAGGCAAAATCCGTCGGTCCAGCAACCCCTTGAAACTGGCCAGCCCGGCGAACGTGCGCGACATGGCCCGGGTGCCTCTGGGGGTCGCGCAGGCGCGGAAAGCCATCTCGGATTTTCAGCCGGATGTCGTTCTCGCGACGGGCGGTTATGTGGCCGTACCTGCTGGCCTCGCAGCACGCATGTGTCGTCGCCCCTTGGTGTTGCATGAACAGACGGTGCGTCTGGGTCTGGCCAATCGCAAGCTCGCGAGTTCGGCAACCCTGATCGCTCTCTCCTCGGAGTCCTCCCTGGGCCTGCTCCCCCAGGCAATGCGCAGCCTTGGGGTAGTGACCGGCAATCCGATCCGGTCCGAGATCTTGTCCGGCCAGGCCGACAGGGCGGTTGCGTCTTTGGGTTTGCACGGCTTCGACCGGAGTCTCCCCACGGTGTACGTCACGGGAGGGGCGCAGGGGTCACGGCAGATCAATGCGGTGGTCAGCGATTCGTTGCCGTGGATTCTCCAGCGGGCTAACGTCATCCACCAGTGCGGCCCAGGCAACGTCGAGGCCATGCGTACTGGCGCCGGGCGCCTGTCTGGCGATCTGGTTGGCAGGTATCACCTGACGGACTTCATCGGCCCTGAACTGCCGGATGTTCTGGCGCTCTGCGACGTGATGATCTCGCGGAGCGGAGCGGGAACGCTGGCTGAGGTGACCGCTCTGGGTAAGGCCGCCCTGTTCATTCCTCTCGCCACGGCAGCGGGGAGCGAGCAGGCCCACAATGCCCGCCACCTGGTGGACGCAGGTGCAGCTGCGGCCTTGTTGGACGAGGTCACACCTGCGAGCCTGCGCAAGGCCCTGGAGCCGCTCCTGACGGACCCTGAAGCCCGGCAAGGTCTTGCGGCGCGGGCGCGCACGCATGGGCGCCCTGACGCGGCAGACAGGCTCGCTGACGTAGTCCTGTCTGCCGTGGCCAGTTGAGGCAGTTCAGGGGCTTGTGCCCAAGGCAGCCCGTGTCGACTTGAGGGCACGTTCGAGAGACGTCACCACGTGGTCGATGTCCGTCTTGGTTAGATGCTGATGGAACGGTAGAGTCAGGATTTCCGTGGCAACCTGCTCAGTGGCGGGCATACTTCGCCTCCAGGGTGCGAACGCTGCCTGAAGATGGTTGGGCGGGTAGTGAACACCTACGCCAACACCCTGAGACCGCAAATGCGCGAATACCGCATCCCGCCGACTCACCCGGACCTGACAGAGATGCGGCACGGAGCGGTCTGCATCGACATCTATGAGCGTCACGCCGTCCAGCGGCTCAAGGGCAGACCGGTAAGCGCGCCACAGGTCGCGGCGTGCGCGCTCTGTGGTCTCGAAGTGGTCGAGCTGCGCAAGTCCGATGGCGGCGTTGATGCCGGAGAGCTGGTAGCGCAGCCCGAAGGTCTCCACGTGATAGGTGGTGATATTCGCCCGTTCGGCCTGAGACTGGACAACTCCGAGAAGACGGAGTCGTCGCAGGGTGTCGGCCTCTTCACTGGACCGAGGGATCACCATGCCGCCCTGACCGCATGTCAGGGTCTTGATCGGGCCAAAGGAGAAGCAGGTCAGGTCACCCGTCGCCCCAACTTTGCGGGCGCCGTTACGGGAGCCGAAGGCGTGCGCGGCATCCTCGATAACGGCGATGTTCCGGTCGGACAGCTCTCTGCGTACGCCGGAGAAGTCGATGGCCCGGCCGCCGAAGAGAACGGGCATCACCGCGCGGGTGTGTTCGGTGACGGCCCCCATGATGAGCCGGTCTGTCACACACAGCGTGGCTGGGTCGACGTCCACGAAGACCGGGGTGGCGCCGACGGCCAGAATCGCCTGGATGGTCGCACAGAACGTCATGCTCGGAACGATCACCTCGTCACCAGATCCAATACCTGTAGCGACAAGGGCCAGATGGAGGGCGGCCGTGCCGGACGCGACGGCCACGGCGTCAGGGACGCCGAGGAATTCGGCGACACGGCGTTCGAATTCCTCGGTGACTTCGCTGTGCCCGTACTGTCCGGAATCCAGCACCCGGGCTACGGCCGCCGCCTCCTCTCCGTAGAGGAACGGGCTGGCGTTGCGCCGGGCGTCCGGCCTCGATGACTCGGTCACGACTCCCCCTCGCTGACGTCGTTGATGGGACGGACGATTGGCTGGATCAATGCACTTGCCGCCTCTATGGCCGACGACACGTCCGTCACCGTCGATCCACTGGCGAGGAGCATGCCGATCTTGTGGCCGGATTGGTCATGTGGGCGTACGCGGTCACCTGGCTCGGCGTACAGCTCGACCTCGGTGATCCCGGGAATGCTGCGGGCCTCGGCGACGCCCTTCCATGCGACCAACTCGCCGTCCACGGCGAGCGGTGACCCGATCAGCTCGACCGCCGCATGCGCTTTGCGCGTTGGCACCAGGTAGTCCTCGAACGGCTCGCCCAGTGCGAGTGCAACCAGGGCGCCCACAACGTTCACGCCGTAGGCGGCTGCATGCAGTCGCGGAATGCTGTCACCGCTGAGGCGCGGATTGGCCTCGATGATGCGCCCTTGACCATCCGGCCCAAGGACGAGGTCGAAGTTCGCAGGTCCGTTGGTGATGCCGAGCGTGCGGCACAGCCGCTCGGCGGTCGCCTCAAGGTGGCCGTGCTCCACCGGAGACAGTTGCGCTGTGCCGATCCGCTTGACGACAAACCCCCCGGCGACGAGTTCCTGATCTTTGATGCAGGTCATCACCGACGCGCCGTTCAGTAGGAAAAGATCGATGGTCAACTGGCGGCCCCGTACGAACTCCTCGGCCATCACGGTCCGGGAGGGCGAGTAGGTGCGGGCGTGGGTGACGGCGGCGGGCAGGCCACCCACGCTGGTGACGCACGTGACGCCCTTGCTTCCCGACCCGTCTACGGGTTTGACCATGAGTGGGAAGCGCAGCCGAGCCGCTTTCGCGACGACCTTCTCCGGATCGCCTGATGCGACCCATCCGTAGCTGGCGACGCCGCACGATGCGGCAATCTCATGGAAGGCGGCCTTGTCGAGGGCGGCAACGAGCGCCTTCTCGGGGTACACGTAGGGAGTGCCGTACCGCAGACTCAGGGTGCGCCAACTGGCCAGTGCGGCATCACTCGCGCCGACCACGATTCCGGCGGGGCGCACGTCGCCCAGCGCGTCGGCAATGGCATCGGCGTCCCGGGTGGAGATCTGGAGAACCGCGTCGGCGAACGGGAACGCGGGGGCATCCGCCCGCATGTCCACCGCGATGGCCGGGATGCCGCGACGATGCGCCTCCTGGTACAGCGGAATGTGCTCTTCCGATGCGCCGAGCACGAGCAGTCCGTTGTTCGGCAACTGGTCAGACATGCTGCGGCTCCCGAGGAGTATTGGTGGTGACGCGTGGACGGGGGGTGGCAGCGCCGTGCTGCGGCAGCGCCCACCGGCCGGGACTGCGGCGGTACCACTCGACGGTCTCAGCCAGGGCTTCACGGAAGTCGCGCTGGGGCTTGTAGCCGAGCTGGCCGGATATCTTGTCCCAGGTCATCGCGTACCTGTAATCGTTGGCCTGCCGGTCCGGAACGTACGTGACCAGATCCCAATCAGCGCTGCACAGGTGCAGCAGCTCTCCGGTCAGCTCCTTGCTCGTCAGGTCGGTGCCGCCACCGATGTTGTAGACCTCGCCGGGCGTGCCTTCGCGCAGGACCAGTTCAATACCGGCGCAGTTGTCGCTGACGTGGAGCCAATTGCGCACGTGCTGCCCCCGGTCGTGCAGGGTCACCAGTTCGCCGCGAAGGAGGCGGGTCGTGAACAGCGGAATGATCTTCTCTGGATACTGGTGGGATCCATAGTTGTTGGAGGACCGGGTAACGCAGACCGGCACGCCGTGGGTGTGCCAGTAGCTGAGAGCCACCAGGTCGCTAGCCGCCTTCGACGCCGCATACGGGACGCCTGGACGCAGAGGGAATTCCTCTGTCGCGGCACCGACAGAGAGGGATCCGTAGACCTCATCGGTGGAGACGTGCACAAAACGCTGGACGCCGTGACGCGTGGCGGCATCCAGGAGGGTCTGGGTGCCGAGGACGTTGGTGTGGACGAAGTCGGCGGCTCCGCTGATCGAGCGGTCGACGTGGGACTCGGCAGCGAAGTGCACGATCGCGTCGTGTCGGCTGGCAAGGTCGTCCACCAGGGCCTTGTCGTTGATGCTGCCCTCGACGAACGTCAGCTTCGGATCGAGGAGTACGTCACCGAGGTTCGCCAGGCTCCCTGCATAGGTGAGGGCGTCGAGCACGGTAATCGTGGCGATGTCGCCGGACTTCACTATGCGCTTGACGAAGTGCGATCCGATGAAACCAGCCCCACCCGTCACCAGTACGTTGTCCATAATGTCTCCGATGTGAATGCGAACAGTTCGAAAGTTCGCAAAGAAGGCCGCTCGACATATCTGCGGGCAGTGCGCCCTGCGCTGCGACTGTGGATCCCTTTACCGGGGCCCTGTCGAAGGCGGCAGACAGCATCCTGACCGCCCGTCAGTCCGTCTGAGAAGGGCACCTCCACTGCCTCGCGCTGCCTCGATTTGCCTCCCTTTGCCTCTCGATGCGTCCTTCTTGACCCGTCAGTACCACCGTGTTGGACACTGGCGGTATCGGATCGGAGTAGAAAAGGGCGGGAGGCGCGGTATGTCCACATCCATGGAAGAGGACTTGATTCAGCGCGTACTCGATCTGTTGGGCTGCCGAGATCACGCCACGTTCTTAAGGCGCCTGGCGGAATGTCACAACGCCCTCGGTTACGGGCACATGGCGACCAGACCAGAGAAGATCAGCCGCTGGAAGCGGGGAGTGCGCCCCGACCGGTACGCCGAGATGGCCCTGGCCTCCATGCTCGGCGTACCGGTGGAGCAAGTCCGAACGTTGGGCTGGCCAGACTGGCTGCGCGTTGCCCTGGACGCCGATCAGATACTGCTGAATGCCCCTTGGACTCCGGCCGGTGCCCTCGAAGTGCTGGACCATCTAGGAAAGCCGGACGGTATGGATCGACGATCAGCAATTCTCAGCGGCGGCGCTCTGACCGCAGCCATCCTCACGAACTGGACCTCGGCGTCTGCGGCCACTGCGGTACATGACCCGAGCCGACCACGCGTCACCGACCGCAGCGCCGCACTGATCGACGCCCGCCTTGCGGCGTTGCGCCAGCTCGACGACGAGATCGGATCCACTGAGACGTACGCACTGGCGCGCGCGGAGCGGGCGTCCATCGTCACGGTGCTGCGCACTCGGTCCTTCAGCGAGGCCGTTACGCGGCGGCTCTTCTCGGCTGCCGCAGAAGCGTCACGGATATGCGGATGGTGCGCCTTCGACTCCGGGAGTATGGCTGCGGCCGAGCATCACTACATGGGGGCTGCGAGGGCCGCCGCGACTGCGCAGGACTCCGTAGTCACGGCCAACCTGTTCAACTTCTGGGCCATGGTCAGGTACAGCGACGGGGACACCTCCGGGGCTCTGGATTACGCCGAAGAGGCCCTCAGGCAGGCACGGCGCACTGGCTCCCCCCGGCTGATCGCCCTGACCCACGCCCGAATTTCCCGCGCTCACGCCAAGGCGGGGGATCTCCTGTCCAGCCGACGGGCCGAGGAGGCCGCCTTCACGGCCTTCGAGGCGGCCGGTGACCCGGGCGACGAGCCGGGCTGTGTCTACTGGGTCAGCAGGGAGGAACTGCACAGTTGGGCGGCGAGCAATGCGTCCGACCTCAACGACCCGCGCCGGGCACTGTCTCACTACGGCGCCATCTCAGCTCTTCATCGCGCGGCGGCGAATCAGGGCACCTATCCGCGCTCGCGTGCTCTGCGCCTGGTACGTGAAGCGAAGACTCACCTGTCCCTGCGGGATGTCGATGCCGCGCTGCACGCGGCCGATCAGGCCGTTCAGACGATGGGGGGTGTGACCTCTCCTCGGGGCGCGACCATACTGACAGGCCTGCGCAGCAAGCTTCAAGCGCATGGGCAACTTCCCGGAGTGCGCGGATTCCTTGAGCGAACTGCCTGAAAGCAAACTCGTTCCGACCCTGCGTGAGACGCCCTCCGGAGTCCCGATGGGGGCGAAGCGGATTGACTCCGAAAAGGGCAACGACAGGAATGGGTAAGGAAGTAGACTTTAAACTCGAATAAACTTGAAGTTGTGCAGGGGCTATGCCGCACTAAACGGCAGGTTCTGCACCGCTCTTGACGGAAGCAGAAAGCCCCCATTCGGTGATGCACAGTCACCCGAATGGGGGCTTTCCCCGTTATGATCCGGCTGAAAGATCATGCCTTCCGGCCGGAGGTACAAACCGACATGGCAGCAGTGAAGAGTTTGCCACCCTCCTTGACCATCTGGTGGGTGGATGAGTCGGATCAGACGGCCCTCGGTTACGAGGGAACGTACGGCGAGGGATTCGCTGATATCGACCACCCGACCGCCGCCGAGATCAACGCGGGCCTGAACATCTCGTGCGCCCTGACCACCGACATCACGCTCGGCTGGACGGACCGCGACACGGATGACACCCGTGGTCTCTGCGACGACTCGAACGTGGCGACGCCAACAGCCAAGAATTACGAAGGCCAGTTGAACGTCTTCCTCGACCGCGACCCGAACAAGCTCGACCCGAGCATCTACAACGACGTGATGCGGCTTTTCAAGAAGCCGCTGAGGTCGGGCTATCTCGTGCAGCGGATCTCAAAGCACCCGGTTCGGGATCCGCAGGCGTCGAACACCGACTGGGTCACCGTCTACAAGTTCCTCAGTGGCGACCCCAATGTCATCAACGACGCCACCGCCCCGCTCCAGCTCCAGCCGACGATGTACCCCCAGGGGCAGTCGTCGGATGGCCTGGTGCAGGTCGGCAGCACTGGTAGCTGACAGAACAACCCAAGGGACGGAACAGCATGACGCAGGACAACTCGGTGCCGGGCAACCCGGAGCCCGGCCCGGACAACTTCAACTTCGAGGACTACCTGGAAGGCGTTTCGACTTTCCCGGTATTCGACCACGTGGCCTACCTCGACCAGCGCAGCGGAGCCGAACTGGCGCGCGTTCTGGACGAGCTGGAGGAGGTGGTCGGCGAGCAGGCGCAACTGGACAAGCGGATCGAGGCGCGTACTCAGCAGTCGACGAATTCCTTCGTCGATGCGGCTCTCGACTCAATGCTCGAAGAGCGCGAGGACTTGAACGGTCACATCGAGAAGCTGCTGGCGCGGCGGGACAAGCTGACCGAGAAGATCAAGACGTCGTCTCTCAAGCTCCTCTTCCAGGTCAAGACCCCGGAGGAGCTTGGCACTGTCACCCGCGAGGCGACGCGGCAGTTCCACAAGGAGAACCAGCACTTCAAGAATGCCAGCGACGATGATCTCGATTACATCACCGCCCGCAGCCGCTATCTGCTCACCGCGCAGATAGCGCACTTCTGCACAGGCATGACGCTGCCTGACGGACGAAACGTTCCTCCGCCGACGCGGCAGGGCGCGGAGAAGCTGCTGGGGTCGCTGATCTCGTCGGAGATGATGCGCCTGATGGAGTCGGTCGGCACTGGCCTGTCTGCCTCGCAGGACTGGGCGGACAAGCTCGATGCCGGATTTCCTGGCCGAGGCTCTGACGTGGAAGAGGAACGCGTGGCTGAGGACCGCGCTGAAGGCGGCGAAGTCGTGGGGCCTGCCCCCTCTCACGATGATCACCGGGAACCCCTCAGACTGGGCTGACGAACGCAACAGGAAGCTGGCCATGGCGACAACGATCTTGGAGGAGGAGTCGTGCAAGAGCTGCGGCACGCCCGCCTGGATCGGCATGTCGACCAACAACGAGATCGTCTTCGACATCAAGTCGACGACTTGCTACGCCTGCGCCGAGCTGGAGAAAGACCGGGAGAGCTACGAAAAGGGGCGGGGCGGAAAGCCGAGACAGAAGGGCGAGACGCGATACGCGAGGCCGCGCAACGTGTGGGGTGAGGGTCATTCCCTTCCTTCGAGGGCGCACTCCTATCAGCACGACATGCCGGAGGACTAGGTGGCGACGAGCTTCGATGCAACGGCTCGAATAAACCTTGACATCCGGTCATTCGCGCAGGGGGCGGCGGCCGTCACCAAGTCCGGCGGTCAGATGGAGCAGGTTTTCCAGAACCTGAACACCGTCATGGGCAAGGTGGCCCACGTCAATGCCGACCTCGCGAGCAAGATTCGCACCTCGGCGTCCGCATACAACGCCGCCCTTTCGGTGGTAAGGAACTTCGCCCAGGTCAGCGCGCAGCTTCAGAAGAGTGAGCAAAATCAGGCCAACGTCACCAAGACGCTGGTCAATGTGTTCGGTCAACTACGCAGCGCTCTCGCTCAGGTTCAGGGCCTGAGCGAGAAGGAGTACCAGCGAATCAACAGGACAGTCGCGATCTACGAGCGCTTGGCCAAGGTTGTGCTGGCTCTGGCCAATGCGCAGAAGTCGATGTCCTCGGTTACACAGAACGCCATAGCCGCGCAGCAGAAAGAGGAGCAGGCCAAGCGGAAGGCGGCCGAAACCGCTCAGCGTCTCGCGCTCGAAGAGCAGAAGCTGGCCATCCAGCGCGAAAGGCTGGCCCAGTCGGCTCAGCGCATTGCCCAGCAGGAGCAGGCGCTGGCCAACGCAAGAGCCAGGACTGCGCAGGCGACACAGAGTGCCCACCAGTCAACGGTCTCCTACTCGGGTTCAACCTTCGCCCTGCGCAACACCGTTGGAGAGCTGGAAAGCTCCTTCCAGTCGTTGTACAACGTCCTCTCGAAGGTGCCTACCGCGCTTGCCGGGGCGGCCATCTCCCAGGAGGCGGCGTTCGCTCAGGTCGCCCGTGTTGTTGGCGAAGCGGAAGCCGCATCCGTTGGCCTGCTGGAGCGCTTCCAGAAGATCGCCCAGCAGGCCCCGATCTCCTTCGAAGAGGTCGCCCGCATCGGTCAGCTCGGTGCCGCGATCGGCATCTCGGAGCAGAATCTGGGTGACTTCACCGACACTATCGTGAAGTTCTCACTGACCACGGGCGTGGCATCCGAGGAAGCCACAATCATGCTGGGCCGAATAGCACAGATGCAGAACGTGCCGATCTCCGAGATCGATCAGCTCGGCTCCGCGATCCTCGCCCTGGGTACAGCCTCGGCCGCCACCGACCAGGAAATCCTGCGCGTCAACGCCTCGATTGCCACCGTCTCCAACCTGTTCGGCCTCACCGCACAGCAGACGGCAGGTCTGTCGGCCGCCCTCGCCACCCTCCAAGTCCGGCCCGAGTTGTCCCGTGGTGCCCTGACTCGCGTGTTCAACGAGTTGTCCACGGCGGTATCCGAGGGCGGCACTGAACTGAGCAAGCTGGCCAAGGTCATGGGGATGACCGACGAGGAGGTCACGAAGCTCCACAGCAACCCGGCCACACGAGGCGACTTCCTGCTCGCCTTCATCCAGGGCCTGAGCCGGGCCGCCGGAGCCGGTGGCGACGTCCAAGGCGTGCTCCGCGAATTGGGTGTCAATGCGGTTCGCGATATTGACGTGTTCTCCCGACTCGCAAACAACGTGGACGTCGTCCGTGAGTCCTTTGACAGGGCGAACCTGGAGTTCGCTCGTGGAACTGAGCTGAACAAGCAGTCGAAAGGCATCTACTCAACCACGGCCGCCGAGATTCAGAACCTCTCTGACGCCTTCAAGACGCTGCTGGCCACCCTTGGCGGACCGCTGGCTACGGCGATCGGCACGATCGCCAGCAGCGTGGCCGAAGGGGTTGGAATTCTTGCCCACCTCGGCCCCATCGTTCCCATCCTTGGCACCCTGGGCGCTGTAGCGGTGACGGCAGCGGCGGGCTGGGCCCTGTACCAAGTCGTTCTGGCCAAGTCGATTCAGTCCGTCATCGCCTTCCGGGAACTCCAGGAACGCTTGAAGGTCACCACACTGAGCGCCCGCCTCGCTATCGATCTCTATCGCAACGGTTTCGCTGGGACGGTCGAGGCGCAGGCTGTGGCGGCCAACTCGCAGCGTCAGCTCACGACCAGCACGCAGGCTCTGACGGCTTCCCTGACGGCCTCCTCGCGGGCCATTCAGGGTTACGCACTGACGGCCGGACAGTCCGCTTCCGGATTGAATGCCATGGGTGTCGCCAGCGCGAACGCCGCGCGGGGCCAGGACGCGCTGTTCGCCTCGACGATGCTGACGCAGAACGCGATGAGGCAGGTCAGCGCTCAGGCGACGGCTTCCGCTCTGGCCATGGCGAACGTCTCGAACGTCAACCGCAATCTGGCTCTCACGCAGACGCAGATGGCCGCCTCGTCTCGCATGTTCGCCGGTCAGACAGCCATTGCCGCGACAGCCGTCAACGGACTGAACACGGCCGCCTTGCGCACGGTGCCCATCATGAACCAGATGTCGGCATCCATCCGCACCGCCGCCCTGGCTGGCACACAGATGGGCGCGGGCATGAACGCCGCCGCCATCTCCAGTGCGACGGCGGCAGGGGCGTTCACCCGGGCCACCACGAGCATTACGGCATCCGGCGTGGCTGCTCGTGCAGCAGCCTTCGCGTTCGGTCCCTGGGGTATCGCCATCGCCACGGCGGGCATCTTGCTCGGCCCGCTCATCGGCAAGATGTTCGATTTCCGTAGTGAGTCCGAGAAGATTGCGGATGCCGCCTTCGAAGCGACCGGCGGCACGCAGGCTCTGGCGAACGCGATCAAGGCCGACACGGATGCAGCAATCCGCGCCGCCGGTGGTGTCGAGCAGTACAACGCCGCCGTAAGGAATGGATCGAAGAGCGCACTAGCCGCCATCGGCGTGTACCGCACAGTCACTACAACAAAGAGCGACCTTGCCAACGCGGATGCCAAGTCGGCCGAAGCTGCACGAGCCGAGGCGCGCGAACGTCTGCGGGCGATCGAGGCGACGAAGGGGTCCAAGGAGGCTCTGGCGGAGCAGGCGAAAGGCCACGGCACGGGTGCGCAGGCGGCGGCGCGGTACGTACGTGAGATCTCCAAGCAGGAAGGGATCATCCGTCAGACGACTGAGGCGCTCGGCAAGAACACGGCCGCTCTCGGCGAGAACGCCAAGCAGTGGCTGCTGGACACTGCCCAGGCTGCCGTCGAGACGTCGAAGCTGGCTGATGGCAGCGACATCAGCCGCCGGTCCATGGAGCAGCTCGGCGCGACCGGAGTCAATGTCGGCAATCTGCTACAACTGTCGCTCACCGAACCCGACAAGGCTCTGAAGCAGCTCGACGCGGCGATCAAGGAAGTCGGCAAGACGGCCGACAACTACGCCCCTGCGGGGAGCGGCAAGCTCGGCGAGCAGATGAACAACGAGGCGGCATCGGCCATCCGCCTGAAGGGTTTCCTGGAGGCCCTGCGCACCACGATCTCCGCTGAGGACAGTGCCTCGACCAAGCTATCCATCACCAAGGGACTGCTCGCCGACGCCTTGGATGAGACGGGCCAGTCGGCTGGTTCGGCCAGTGGGAACATCAAGCTCACCCGGGATGCTCTGGAGGATCTCGACAGCACAGGCGAAGAGGCCCAGCAGGCGATCGACCAGCTCGCAACCACGTTCGAGAAGTTCGGCTCCCCGCTGGATGCCTTCAAGTCTGCGGCCGAGTCGGCTTTCGGTTCGGCGTCCGACGCGATGCAGAAGTTCTCACTCCAGTCCAAGGGTGGCCTGGATGCGTACATCAGGGAACTGGAGAAGATCGCCAAGGCGCAGCGGGATTGGTCGAAGAACCTGATCCAGATCTCCACGACACTCGGCCCTGACATTGCGGAGCAGTTCCGCAAGCTGGGACCGGAAGCCGCCCCGGCGGTCGCCGAACTGGCGGACCTCTCAGTGAAGGAGCTGGAGAGGCTGGGCCCGCGCCTGAAGGAGATCGGTGCCAACGCGACCAGCGATCTGGCCGCCTCGATCGTTCAGAACTCCGGCAAGATCGAGAACGCCACCCTCCAGACCCGGACGGTCATCGCCGACATCTTCGGCAACATGATCGACAAGGCGAAGACCGCCGAGGACTTCGCAGGAGTGTCCAACGAGTACCAGAAGCTGGTGCAGACGCTCGGCAAGTCGAAGGTGAAGATCGACATCACGGCCGATCAGGCGAAGGCCTTCAAGTCTCTCAACGACATCAAGCTCTACATCGACCTGATCAACACCTACAAGATCAAGCCTGAGGTCGCGATCGACATCATCGCAGCCCAGGGCAACATCGCCAAGCTTCAGGAAGCCATCAGGGCCGCCGAGGCCTCCGGCTCCCTCAACCCCAAGGGCAAGGCTCAGCTCGAATCCCTGCTCTTCCAGGCTCAGCTCACCCAGCTCACGACCTTCGTGGACGGACTGGAGGCCGCTGGCGGCCTCGACCCCAAGGGCCGCAGCAAGCTGGAGGACCAGGAGTACCGGGGAAAGGTTCTGGCCCTCACGGAGTTCCTGGCATCCGCAGAAGGTCAGGGCCTGCTCAACCCCAAGGGCAAGGCGCAACTCAACGACGCGAACTACCGGGCTCAGATGCAGGCCCTGGCCAACCTCATCCTCGGCAAGGAAGCGGCTGGAGAGTTCGATGTCAACGGCGACGGCAAGCTGAACGACGACGAGTTCAACCGGCTGCTGGAGGCCCTGAAGGGCGCTGTGGCCGACGCCAATCGGGGGAAGCTGGACGCCAAGGGCAAGGTCACTCTGGCCAACGTGCAGGGCTTCAAAACCCAACTGGGCGGCATCGTGCAGGCCGCCTATTCGGCGGGCTCTCGCATCCAGAGTGCCCTCACTCGTAGCGCCACCGTGTCGGTTGGCTACCTGTACTACCAGAAGAACAGCCCGCCGAAGGGTGGTGGCGGGGTTGCGAACACTGCTGTCGCCGCCGCCACGGGCGGGTGGATCAACGGTCCGGGAGGGCCCAAGTCAGATTCGATTCCAGCGTGGCTCAGCAACGGGGAGTTTGTGGTCAATGCTGCCGCCGCCAAGAGGTTCGGTGTCCTGCTGGAGGTCATCAACCGGGCAGGGGGGCGAGGGTTCTCGGACATCACCAGGAACCTGCTGGGCGCCTCCGTGACCGGCGGCTCGAAGCCCATCGCCCTCACGCAGGGCAGCAACGGCAACACGATGCTGGGGCAGGGCCTGATGTCCCGCATACCTCCAGAGTCCGTTTCTGTCTTCGCGGCACGCATGGCGATGCCGGGTGGCGGTCCGACGAACGTCTTCAACATCAACAACCAGTACCCGCAGGCGGAGCCGACGTCTACGACGATCAACCGGTCTCTGGCCTACGCGGCGACCATCAGTGGGGTGTGACCGGTGGCCACTGCGTACAAGATCAACGGATACACGATCGGCGGCAAGGCGATCACCACCGGCATGTACCTGCTGGAAGGCACCGAGTACGCCCCCGCCCTGGCACCTCGACGGGCCGTCATCGAAACACCGGGAACCCACTATGCGATCCCTCAGTGGAACGACCCACTGTCACAGATCACGGTTGCCCTGAAGATCCGCGTCGTCGACCTGACGCCGGAGGCACTGGCATCTCGCTGGAACGTCCTCATGGGGCTATTGGGGATGGGTACGAATCAGCCCATCACCCTCACGCGAGTGCGGGGTTCGATCGAGGAGACGGCTGACGCTCAGCTTGTCTCGATGAACACTCCGGACTTCTCCTGCCCGTCGAACCGGGCCGACGCCACCATCATCTTCAACGTTCCCGGCGGGGCCTGGCGCGGGACGCAGTCCGACGTCAACTTCTTCAACAACTCCGCCAACGTGCTTCCCAATGCCCTGGCTTCCACGGTTCCGATAGCCGATGCTCTGCTTTTGCTCCGAGGTCCGGCGACCGCAGTCCAGATCAGCGACAACAACTCGAACACCACCATCTTCTGGGGAGACGGATCCAGCTCCATCAGCATCAATCAATGGCTCCTGATCGACCCCAGGTACATGCGTGCACGCATCCAGACGTCCGAGACCTGGAGCTTCTCCACGGGGACAAACGTCACCGGCGCGCTCGAATTTCGAGGGAACGGACCACTCACTTTCACGTCGAGAGGGTCGGGCTCTTTCGGCAACCGCACTGGTACCTTTTCCGTGAACATATCCGGCGGGAACAACGGGGTGCAGGTGCGATCCAAGTATGCGGTGGTGTAGCTCATGGCCCTCGTAAATACGCTGGTCGTCCGCTTCCGGATCTACGCACCAAATGGCGCCTCTCGGGGCATTCTTCCGCACCCCCTCTCTTGGGAAGCGGGCATTCCGTACAACGACATGCCGTCTCTGACTCTGACCTACCCAGACGGCTCAGAGGCCGCGAACCTGCTGAAGAACCCCTGCGAAGTTGCGCTTGAGCTGCGCGATCCAGTGACGGGAACCTTCACCGAGCATCCGGGCTGCCGGTTCCTCAACATTCGCCGGGCCACCGACCTCTCCGACCGGCCGCGCATCCTCTCCTTCACCATGCCGTCGTACGGCTGGATGCTGAAGAAGGTGCGCTTCCTGGACCCCGACAACCCTCGCCTCAATAAAGACGGCCAGGTCGTCTACCGGGCCGTTCACACCCCAGCGCAGCCTCTCGTTGACATCATCGACCTGGCCAAAGCGCGCGGCAACGTGCCGGGACTCACGATCCCCTTCACCCCCTACCTGGACACCAACGGGGACGGGTGGCCGGACGCGGTGCGGGGTCTGTCCTTCGACTACGGTCAGGACGCATGGTCGATTCTGGACAGCATGTCCAAGCAGGGATATTTCGACTGGAGGATGAACAAGCGGGCCCTTGAGCTGTACTCGCCGAACAAAATCCTCAAGCGCATGCTGGACACCGACACTGGCGTGCACATCCATAGCATGCTGAGCATGACCGAGGAGCCGGTCGAGCGCACCTGGGAAGAGATAGCCGGGACCCTTGTCGCCGTTGGAGACAAGGGTGTCACGTCGGGCATGGTGGTCCTCCCTGACGATCCGGCGAACTTCCCTTGGGGCATGTGGGACGAGATGATCTCTGCCAGCGGCGTCTCCGACGTGCAGATGCTCGCGCAGATCACCGACCGGTTGCTTGAGTCGAAGTACAAGTCGCGTACGCAGTACACGAAGAAGTTCTCCTGGACCGAGGGCGCCCCCGTCCCCCTGGTCGACTACCGTCCGGGCGACTTCATCCGCGCCATGAGCGATGCCACCACAGGCGCGCAGAAAGCCTCCATGCGCGTCTACCAGATCACGCTCTCGGGGCAGGACCCCTACGGTGTTGGGATCTCTCTCACCCTGAACGACCGGTTCACCGACCGCGCACTTCAGGTAGACCGCTGGGTCTCCCGGGTGACCGGCGGAGGAGGCCCGGTGGGCGGCGGAGGAACCGGAGCCGGAGGGACCAGGCCCCAACCTCCAATCGACAGCACTCCGCCCAAGACGCCCGTCCTCACGGCGGTGAGCAACGACCCCTACTTCAATGAACTCGGCGAGCCGGTGTCGATGGCCGACGTTGCCTTCAAGGTGGTCACCCAGGACATCAACGACAGGTCCATCGACGTCGTCCGGTACAACGTGGCCGCACGCCGGGCTGACTTCAACTGGCAGCAGGCTCGCACAGTCATCGTGGCTCAGCCCGATTCCCCTTCCACGGGGCAAGTCATTCACGCGAAGGTGCCGCTGCTCGACTCCGGTCATTCTTACGAATTCCGGGTTCAGGCGATCCGGTTGTCCGGATACACCTCAGACTGGTCGAACGCCATCTCGCAGACGATGGCATACGCGACCGAAGCACCTGAGGTGCCCTCGGAGCCGATCCTGTCGTCCAAGCTGAGCACGATCAAGGCCGAGTGGGACGGCAACGACTCGACGGGGGCTGCGTATCCGCCCGAGTTCCGCGAAGTGCAGGTCGAGGCCTCCAAGAATCAGACTGCCTGGTTCCACGTAGGAGACATCTTCTCCCCCGGCTCCTCGGTCATCATGAGCGGCAAAGGTGGAGCACTCACCTGGAACGTGGGCGAGACCGTCTACGTTCGCTTCCGCGCCCGCAACAGCGCATCGGTCATCTCGCAGCCCTCCGACGCGTCCTCCATCACCGTGGTGGGCGTCACTGGCCCCGACATCGCCGCCAACACGGTCACCGCAAACAACGTGGTGACGGGCACTCTGACGGCAGAGCAGATCAAGGTGCACTCGCTCAGCGTGGACCGGATCGCCATCGGCGACACAGCGAACATGATCGCCGACCCGCTGTTCTACGACACGGCGTCACTGAACCCCTACCGGCTCCAGAAGGCGAACGACGCCACCACACCGGCAGCCAGCACGTGGTCCATCTCCAACGGCCGGGCCGTCCTCACGGCGGGCAGCACGGCCAACATCACCGGATGGTTCGGTCTCTACAACCACGTCAACCCGCTTCCAGCACTCAATTCAAGCGGCCCCATATCTTCCCCCGGCCTGGCCATCCCGTTCACTCGGCCGTTCAACACGACGAGCGGAGCAGGAACCCTCAAAGGCCGCATGCGGTTCGTCATCGCCGGTACGGCACTGCCGGGGGGTGCCTCCGTATCGGTCGGTCTCGCCGCGCGGTTCTACGACCGCAACGGCACCATGCTGTCCAACGTTTTCGTCATCAGCTCGGCGGCCTACACGACTGCAACGGATGTTGTCATCCAGTCCACTACCGGCGTGATCGCCCCGGTGGGGACTGTGGGCTTCATTCCCTACGTCTTCATCTCTACATCGGGCGGGGTCGCCACCGGCACGACCATCTCCGTGTCCGAGTTCGAGATGTGGCAGGAAAGCTCCGTCCTCATCGGCGATGGCATGGTCAAAGCCCCACTGGTGGCGAGCAACGCCATCACTACGGACAAGCTCGACGCCGACGCCATCACGGCCAAGCACTCGATCCGCTCGGCGTACTACGAGATGGTCAGCCAGTCCGGTCTGGCGGTCGTGAAGATCACCGAGAACGCGAACCACAGCGGCCAGTCCGGCATCCGGTGGGACGGCGTTTCGAACTACGGTCCCCGCATCTTCCAAACAGACGCCTCCGGGACAGGAGGGTGGGACCCTCGCGGCTTCGTCATTACCGGCCCCGAGCAGACAGTCAACTCTTCCGGACGTATAGACCTCCAGTTTGCATACGGAGTCGGGGGGTCAAAGGTGGCTCGGGCGTACGGATCGGAAACCATCAGCACCCAGGGCATCTTCTGGGACACGTCCGTCGCTAGGTTTCGCATCGGAGGGATGTTCAACACTTCCCACTTCAGCAACGACATGATGAGGATGGACCGGGTCGGTTTCCAGAACGGAACCTACAGTTACGGCATTACGACCTCTCGGCGGTACTACCCCATCATCACTCCAAACGCCGGAAATACCCCTGCGACCACCTCCGTCGTCTCCTTCCCCAACGGAACGGAGGGTGGATTCCAGTACGTTTCCAGCTCAGGCACGACCGAGGTATTCTTCATCGCCGTCTGCGGAACGCCGTGAGGAACCATGCCAAAATTTCACGTCCTTCGACATGTCCTGCGTCCACACAAGCCATGGGGAAGCGAAGAGCACGACCCCGGCTCGGACATGCTCATCGTCGTCCACAAGAACCCCAACGATCCGGACGATCCAACTGAGTTCGGGCACCACTTGCGACTTCAGGCCCTGGCCCATCGCAAGGAGATGTGGGGACTGCCGGACTACGCCAGTGCGATCGACATGGAATTGAAGGATTTGGAACGGTATTACCATCGTCAGGATCGGGTGGACTACGGCCCTCATCCGCTGGCGGATATGACGGCCCACTACTTCGAGGCGCCGCCCGAGAGGATGCAGTCCTTCGCCCCGGCATATGCGATGCAGCGGATCTCTCAGGGGGTAATGCCCTTCACTACCGACGGAATCATGCGCATGTGCATCGATGCCACACTCTCCGGAGTGGACGACGTTAAGTCCTGTCTGGCGTCTCCAGAGAAGATGAAATTTCCCTGCAAAGGGATGACTGGATTGTCCTCAGACAGTGTGATGACCCGGTCAGATGTCATGCACCGCATGGGAGAGCAGACTCAGCAAATTGAGCTGGCCTCCTCCAAGCCGCTCGACGACATACGCCAGCTTCTCACGGATCGGGAGGGCGATCTCGAAGGCGTGCGCAACCGCTTCGTGGATCACGTCCTTATGGAGACTCAGGTTCCCGAGATCATGCGGCAGCGCACAATAGAGACGGCAGCCAGGGAAGGCCTGCTGCCGGAAAGGTGGAGGACGTGACGGACCTTTCGACGGTTTCTTCGGACGACGTGATCGAGTCGTATCGCAAGCAGCTTTCCGACGCCCATCATCTGCTCGCCATAACGGAAGCGCGCCTTGCGAAAGCGCTCAAGATGCTGAACGAACGCCCTTCGGAGACACCACGGCCATCGCCGCTAGAGATAGACTTCCCCGTTGAACAGGGAGCCTGAAGTGGACGCCAGGGAAATTCCGCCCGATGGAGTATCAGCCGAATTCTCCGTAGACATACCCATCCCATCCGGGCTGGAGTACATCAACGGTATTCAGATTCGATTCGCGTTCGAGACGGACATCCCCGCCCAGTTCTTTCCTGTGGCGACACTGGACGGAGAAGACATTCCGCTCGATGAGTATGCCCGTGACGTTCTGAGTCTCACCCGGGTTGGACAACTTCCCGAGAGCTTCTCGGGCACCGTATCCCTCAGCGTGGCCATCAACAGAGAAGGCCACCTAGCCCCCGGCAACTCGGTAACCATCTACGCCTGGGGTGTGCAGATCCTCAAGAATGCAGATCTTCCTGGTCCAGCGACCGTCAGTAATCCGACCACCCTGGACGACGCCGTCGAAGTCGGAATTGTCGAAGTCATGACCTGGCCCGAGTGGTACAGACTTACCGGACGGGACGGCTCGTAGCGGACAGGCGTCTTTCGCGCCGGGGGTAAGCGACCTGGCACACCGGAAGGTAGCCGCGATTTGCCAGGTGAACCACGGCGTGCCGGTTCGCGTCGCGCACATGCCGCTGCGCGTCAGCATGATCCAGATGCAAGTCCAGCTTCTCCAGTTTCTCGTCGGTGCCCATGTACTTGCCCTTGGTGGGGATCTGATCGAAGACGGCTTCGTAGATGTTGCCTCGTTCGTACATCATCTGCTCCATCGCTCCGATCACCCTCAAAGAGGTGGTGTCGGTAGACGCCGCGTTATCGGTATTGCGCAGATTGAACTCTTCGTAGAGAAGGTGATGGGTGCCGGGGTACTCCAGCCGCCACTCCACGAGAGTCGCGACGGGGTTGAGGCCCTCCCGAGGTCTCCACTGCACCGTGGCGTATTCCAGCAGCCGGAAGCTGTCCGGCTTGACGTGGAACAGGCTCATGCCGGTGTCGCCGCCCGGGTCGACACTGGTCAGGAAGTAGCCTTCGGGGTCTTTTCGGGTATGCGCATCCATGGAACGAGTCTACGGTTTTTGAGGAAATTGCTGGCTCTTTTCAGGGGTTAGGTATACCCCTTTTCAGTACGCCATGACGTCTGTGATCTTGGTTGTCAGTTGAGTTCCGTTGCTGGGAGTCTGCACCAAGATCTCGGAGGCGACGTACTTCAGGTCATCCCCCTGCCGCGTCGCCTCGATCGTCTCGGTGACGGGCCCGTCACTCGCCCCCCTGACCTCGAAGGTGATGGAGACTGTCACGTCGGGATCGGGGAGGAAGACGTCGTTGTACACCAACTCCGGCTGGACGGTGACGTTACACCCGGCAGAGCCGAAGCATTTCTCGCGCTTCGTCTTCAGACTCAGGTCGAAATCTTCGGCCGCCGGGTCCTCGTTGTACGTCTCGGTTTCGACATCCTCTGACCCTGCCGCGCTCTCCTCGACAGGGTCAGAGAGGGGAGAGGGAGTCGAGGACGAACTGGCTTGAGCTGCGGGTTCACCGTCGTCTCCGACGACGACCGCCGTGATGGCGACAGAGGCTCCGACCAGGGCCAGCGCGCCCACCGCCAGGCCGATCACGGTCGCCTTCCGCACCCGCCGGGGCGGCGTGGGCGGGAACGGCGGCGGGGGAGGTGTGGGTCCGCTGCTCGGCGCGTCCTCGTTCACTGCGTTCTCCTCATTTCCGAAGTTGCGGATAGATCCCCGTAGTTAAGCGCAAGTTGAGACCTGTGCGATGAAAGTTGCCGCACTTGTGACCCCTTGGTGAAGGTGGCGGCAGGTTCTAGTAGCAGCCCACCCAGGACTGCGATGCGGGTGAGACGCCGCAGGTGATCGGCACGCCCTCGAAGGTCGTGGTGAGGGCGTCCATGGCCTTGGTGCCGATCTCCTCAACACGGTCCTCCGGGACCTCCAGCACGATCTCGTCGTGGATGACGAGGCACAGCATGTCGAGCACTTCGTCGTCCATGCGCAGCAGCCCATCGCACAGCAAGTCCCGGGTGGTGGACTGGCCGACCTGGGCGGGGGCCTGGGTGTACTCCTGGGATGGGATGACCCGCAGTGGGCGGCTCCACTTGCTGGGGACCATGCCAGTGCGTTCAGCGTGCTTGCGGATCCGGCTGCGCCAGTTGCACAGGACCGGGAACGCCTTCTTCATCCCGTCGTCGAACTTCTTGGTGATCTCGATCGGCAAGCCGGTGGCTATGGAAGCACCCATGGGGCCCTGGCCGTAGTTCCAGGCGTGAGTGATGGCCTTGGTGTTGCCGCGCCTCTCCTTGCACTCCGGGCAGTCACGGCAGTCGTCGCAGGAGCCGGGCCCGTAGACGCGCAGGGCCACTTCGTAGTGCATGTCCATGCCGGGGCGGGCCAGCGCCATGTAGGCGGGGTCCTGGCAGTGTCCTGCGATGGCTCGCGCGTCGACCTGGTCGAGGTCGATCGCGATGAAGACGTGGCCACTCTTGGCCTTGAGCATGGCGCGCTGCCGGAGCTGGGCGTCGCCGCGTTTGCCGATGTTCGTGATGGACGGCTCGACGTGCGCCCATCGTCCGGAAGCCTGGATATCGCCGATGCGTGGATGTACGCGGCCGTCAGGGCAGATGTTCTTCTTGACTTCTTCAGCCTTGGCCGATGCGGAGGTGATGAGGATGGCCGCTTCACACAGCTCGCGCATGGCGGAGTTGCGTGGGTACTTCCGCATGAGGCCGGGTATGGACTCCTGCCCCCGCAGCCAGGACCCGTCCCCGAGGGCATGCTTGGACAGGGCCAGCGTGCCGCTCTCCGTGTAGGGAATGTCCTTGTCGGCCACTCCAGCGGCCCGTAGAGCCGCCTCGAAGGCGGCCCTGCCCTCGGTGGTCACCAGCGGGGAGACGCCGATGGTCTTGGTGCGCCACCTCACGCCCTGCCGGATGTCGGGGCACGCCCGGTGGAATATCGCCTCATAGCGGCGCCGGATCATCTTGCCGCGCGGAGTGGTGCGAGGAACCCTCACCGGCACCTTCTCTGCCCACCGGACCTCCGAGTGCGGCAGCGGGACGCCCGCCTTCTCGTGCAGCAGGATGTACGCCTCGGCGCGCTGCTTCTCCGCAAGATCGACCTGGGCGTCCACCTCCAGCTCGTCCACACCCATGCCTTTGAGGTGCATGCCGCTCTGGATCCCGGCGATGCCCATCTCGCGCTTGGCGACGTTGATCAGGCCTTTCGCCTGAGCCCGTCGGCCCATCTCGCGGTAGACCTCACGAGCGCAATAGAGATCGCCGAGCAGGTAGTTCCGGTACCGCCAGTCATCGAGGGGGATCTTGTCGTAGCCGCCATACTGCGCGGCGATCAAGGCCAGGTCGTTCGTCTTGCCGGGCAGGCCGTAACGTGCAGCCACGTCGTCGAGGCGGTAGCTGATGCGCAGATCAGCGAAGGTCATTCGCCGCTTGCGCAAGGCGATGGCCAGGCGATCCCGGCCCTTTTTGCCGCTGTGCAGTTTCGGGTAGGGCGGGTTGATGGTGCGTTCGCCCACGAGGGTGTCGATGCTCTTGCGGGCGAGGCTGCGATAGTCGGCGCCGTGATGCCAGGCGAGGGCCAGCAAGTCGAAGTCGAGGATGTTGTGCCCGTAGATGACGCGGGCCTCGTTGAGAACTTCGATCAGGTCGGCCGCATTGGTGGAGATCTGCGGTTCTCCGTCGTCGATGACCCAGCCGAAGAGTCGGCAGAACGGGCCTTCGTGTCCCCCCTTGAACAGAAGCTCGGCGTCGGCGGTCTCGATATCGAAGCCGACTATCCCCCCAGCCCCCACCGTCACCCCCTCCTTCATGTCGTCCCCGCGATAGCCGGAAGTAGGTACTTCTCTTCCCAGGCGTAGAGCCGCTGGTAGTAGCGCACCCCTAGGTGCCTGGCGCGCTCCAGTGAGGGCAGTTCGGGAATGCAAATATGGTAGCATTCCTCCCCGTTTCTAGGGACCGGGGTAGCCGTAAAAATGTTCTCCTTCAACATAGTTTCCGGGAAGATGTCGCGGACCCACTCCTGGTCGTAAACCTGTGGCATCAGCCTCTTCCGGCGCTCACTGAGGGTGCCGAGCCACATCAGGTGCTCCTCGCGCGGGCGCACCGACAGCATCGTCAGGTCCGGACCTACGGGCGTGAACTGCACTCCCCGGCTGGGTTCGAGCAGCCCCGGGATCGGCACTCCGAACATCCGCGAGGCCGCCGCCTCGGGCACCCCTTTGGTGCGCACGATGTCCGCCACGAACACACGAAAGGGCTCATCTCCCCGAGTTGCCGCCTCTAGCGCCAGGTGTACCAGCCGCAGGTCGCATGTTCCGGTCACCCGACGGGGCAGCATCCCCTCGGGCCGGACCATCCACTTGGAGGCATTCTTGAAGGGGATGTCGGTCATCTCCTCGAAGAACGGTGAGGAGAACAGCATCAGCGGGCTGAGCAACGTGACTGCTGCCAGCTTCCTCCGTCGATCCCAGTGCCTGCGGTTGATGTAGGCCCACCAAACGAATGCCAGGATCTGCCCCCGTTCGACGGGGCTGTACACGTGCAGCAGATCCACGTCTTGCGGGTGCGCGTTGTAGGGGCTGCGGAAGACCGTCTGATTCGGCAGCTCCATCGCCCGGTCGACGGCCCGGAGGAGGTGCGGGAAGCGCCGCAGGGACGGGATGAGGGCTTTTGCTCTGTTTACCCGCTCCTGCGGCGTCCCGTAGCGGTCTCCTGGAGGCCGCCCCGGTGGTCGCCCAGTAGGCTTTCGGGGCACGCCATCCTCCGGTCAGGCCCGTGCGACAGGGATGAAGCGAACCAGTCCCCGCTCCTGCCTCTTGTGAATCCACCCCGCCTTGGCCAAGACGTACAGGTTCATCTCCAGCTCCTTGACGGGCATCTTGTTGCCGAACCGGGAGTAGACCTCCCGCTCAGTGATTCCCTCTCTGCGCGACTGGATCGCTGTGAGGATCTCGTTCTGGTTGGACTCCCACTCGGTGTGCAGGATCTTGCCCGCCACCCGGGAGGTCGAGCGGTACCAGTCCTCCGTCAGATCCATGGCCTTGTACAGGTGCGGCAGCCGAACTCGCTTCTCCCTCTCCGACATCGCCACCAAAATGGCGGTCTTCATCATGGAGTCACCCATGCGAACCATGGTGGGCAGGAGGACCTCCGACAGCTCGTGCTTCTCGGCTGCCTTGTACAACTCGTACTTGGCCTTCTGGAGACGCTGCCACGTCTCGGGCTCGAAGTTGACCATGACAGTCTCGCCGGGCGGCGTGATGGCCATCCAGAAGGCGCGGGCGGCGGCGACATCGTTGAGCAGTCCACGACGCATCACGTCCTCATCGAGGGTTTGTCCCTCGAATTGCTCCATGTACATGTCCTCCTCGCTCAGCGGCGGCGGGTCGGCCTCCGCCACGAGGAAGCGCGCCATGTGGCCAGACTGGTAGCTCTCGATCGTCAGCGCGTTGGAAACCTGCTCCAGCGTGCCGCACAGGAACCGGATGAAGTTGGTCTTTATCACCTTCGCCGGTTCACGTTCATCCTGATCCTTCATGGTGCCCGCGCGCAGGGTGGAGCGGACGCGACCGGAGAATAGTTCGGTCTCGTACTCCTGCGAGCCCACCAGGTAGCGCTTCTTCGACTGCTCCAGCAGCAGGCCATGCGCCTCGTCCCGGTAGTACACGGAGGTACGGCCGTTCTTCTCGGGCAGCAGGACGTTGAGAGCCTCAGGCGTGGCGTCGGAGCCGATGATGTAGGCGAAGTCCTCGTCGGACAGGTCGTCAAGGAAGTCGACCCACATCATCATCGCGGTCGTCTTCCGGGCTCGGGTGGTGGGCCCGAGGATGAAAAACCACAACGTCAGATTGGTGTCGGTCTTGAGGGGGCACTTGCCGAACTCGCCGAACACTGCCGACAGGATGGTTGCCGCCCCGGCCCGGTGGTAGATGGCGGGGGCGTCGGTGCAAGTCGAAGCCCATTGTTCATATCGGTCTATGAAGGTGTCCGTCGGAACCTTGTCGCGCTCGTCGGGTCGCAGGATGTGCACGGACTGGGCGAAGCGTTCGAGCTTCTTCTCCGGGTTCTCCTCGCTCGCGTCGACCTCTTTGCGGAGGTTCGGGTCGATGAGGGAACTCTGCACCGGCTGGTTGTCGGGGTGGTCGTATGCCTTGCAAAGTTGCCTCCACAGGTCTTCCTCTGGGCGCCCATCCTCCTTGTACTTGTTGCACTTGGCGTCCCAGGCGATGTGCATGGCCGTAAGCCGGGATACGTTAAGGCGGGCCAGCTTGCTCAGGAGCTTCCACAGTGTCTTCGAGCGATCGCCGAGATCGATGCCACGCACGTCCCCCATGTACATGTCGTAGATGTCGGGGCTGGTGCGAAAGACCTCGGAAGACTCGCGAATCGACTGGGCGGTGTAGTACCACTCGGGCTTGGGCGGCATCGTGGACGCGGTTGAAGGCTTCTCCTGCGTGCTGTACGGAGGGTAGGCCGTGGCCAGCGCCTTCAGGGTGTAGGTCGGACCCATCTTCGGATGGCCCGAGATTTCCCAGCGGGGTTGGCCGAGGAGGGTGGGCTTGTTGTTTGAAGTGCCAGGCACACGCAGGAGCTGGCCCGCATCCCAGCCTCCGGGGTCGCAGCCATCGCCGCGATGCTCGTTGGCTATGGACCGGGATATGTCAACGAGCTGCTTCGGATCGTCGGTTTCGGTGACCCAGTAAAGATGGTGACGGCCATCGGACGTTTCGACCGTGAGCGTCGGCTCAGCCTTCACCTTGTCCAGCGGAAGCATGTCAGCGTCGGCGTACGCGCACCACTGGTGAGCGATGTTGTGCCCCTTGCGACTGCCTCGCGCCTTGAACAGCGCCGGAACCGTGTAGACATCTTTGTCTGAATTGTGAAGGCAGAAGGCAACGAGGTCCTCGCGCTGCGACGGCCACGCGAAGTAGAGGGTCTGTGTGGGGCCTTCGCTCTCGCTAAAGGTTCCGCCCGGATACATGGAGATGGCGACGAAGCCCAGGTCTTTTCCATCCTCCGGGGTTCCCGGGAAGATGGCGTCGAAGAACAGGAAGCTCATCGGCGCTTCTCCTTTTCTGTGCGACGTTTCTAATACGGAAACGGGCGGGGCTCCTGGAGAGCCCCGCCCGTCAATGCCGGGCGGAAAATGATCGTATCCGCCCGGCCGGTTTTCCTCGATCACATGGACGCGAGGGCCTCTTCCTGCGCCGCCTCCTTCGAGTCCTCCTTGGAACCGGAGAAGGTCTCCATGCCGCTGTCCTCGTCCGCCTTGGGCTTGGGCACCTCGACCCACTCGGTGCCGAACCACGTGGCCGTGATGGTCTTCCCGGCGTCCTGGCCGGTGCGGAGCAGGACGTCGACCTGGGCGCCAGACACGTTGCCCCGGGCCACGGCGCCGATGGTGTCGAGGGTGATCTCACCCTCGTCGTAGACCGCCTCGTCGCTGCCGCCGTTGACGCGCTCCACCTTTACCTTGCGCTCCGGCAGGGGCAGGAACGGCGGGTTGATGTAGTCGTTGAACGGGCGGTAGGCCTCGGTCAGCGGGCCCGAGAGTTCGCCGGTGTCGCGGATCGCGTAGCGGTTGCCCTCGACGTGCACGACCAGGGCCTCGTTGCCCTCCCAGATCTCACCGGTGGCCTCGTCGACGTAGCCGGAGCCGTCCTCGTGACGGAAGACGGTGACCGGGTCGCCGGACGTCGGGTCCATCAGGACCATGATCTGCTTGCCCTCGGCGTCGAGGCGGTCGCGGAACCTCTCCTTCTTTCCCTGTACGACGGAGACCTTGGCCAGGACGACCGCCTCGACCATCCGGCCCGCGACCTCGTGCATGTTGGCCTTGGAGACCTTGTCGCCGGTCGCGGTGGCACCGGTCGCGACGCGCAGGGAGCGGCCGTTGTCGTTCTGGTAGCCGGTGCGGTTGCGCTGCGCCTTGTGCAGGGCCGTCTTGATGGTGAAGACCGGAACCTCGATCTCCCAGTCCCAGCGACGCTCTCCGAAGCGGGGGGCGGCGTGGTTGGCGGTGCAGACGAAGTACGGCAGCGGAACCTCGCCGACGGTCTCCGTGCCACCGTTGCGCAGGGCTTCCTCAACCTGGTCGAACAGGACGAAAGTCCCGGGCTTCATCTTACCGGTCTTCTGGTCCATGATCTGACCCTTGGCGATGCAGGTCTTGGCCGACAGGCGCGGGACGTGCTTCTCCTGGACCGCGGCGGTCAGGATGCGCACCGGAACCCACATGCCGTCGATGAGGCCGACCTCGCGGGGGTCGTCGTACTTCTTGGACGAGTCGTCGCGGACGCGGATGACCTCGCCAGACTCGGTCTCCTCCAGCTCCAGGCCGTCGAGGATGTCGCCGAACGGGTCGTCCTCACCTTCGCCGATGTTGTCCCAGGCGATGCCGTCGGCGTCAGCCGGAGCGGAGGTCTCGTCGGCCCACGGGTCGTTCTGCTGCATGTCGTCGCTCACTTCGCGTCCTCTTCCTCGTCCTTGTGACTTGTGTCAGCCGTGTTGTTGAGAGTGTCGATCTTGATTTGCAGGTAAGTGGCGAGCGAGCAGGTCTCATCGTCCTGCGCGACCGTCTCGTCCCTGCGGCCCGTTTCGTTGACCGCCTTGAGGACGGCGTCGAGGCGGGAAATCTTCTCTTCGTCAGAGACTTCGGGGTTGTCCAGGCTCTGCTCGACGGCCTTCTTGATGCCTTCGGCATCCCTACCGCCGATGAGCTTCAGGGCCCCTCGGACCTTGCGGTCTTGGGTCTTGCTGACGCCGGGTGCCGTGACGTTCACGACGCGACCCTTGAGGGGGCGGCCCTCCTCGTCGACTTCCACGCCCAGCTCTTCGGGGGTGTAGACGACGTTGGAGATGGCGATTTCGTCGTCCATGTCGCTGCTGTACTCCAGGCCGAGATCGTTCAGGATCCTCTTCACGCCGAGGATCACGTCGATCGCGCCGTCGCGGACCACGGAAGCCTTGGCGCGCGACTTGAGCATCTCGGGTCCGTAGCCCTGCCAGACAGACTTGCCGTCCAGACCGGCTTTCTTGGCTCGCGCCATGTTCCAGGCAGACTCGAAGCGGGTCAGTTCAGCCAGGTCGAACTTGCTCTGGGAGATCTGCTCCCGCAGCTTCTCGAAGTCGTATTTCTTGGAGAGCTGGAGGAGCTGCTGCCGCAGGGACTTGATCTCCTCGTTCAGCTCATCCCCACCGCCGAGTTCGGCCAGGGCCTGGAGGTCTTCGATCCGTCCACGGATCTGGTCGCGCTCCATGTTGTAGAGACGCTGAGTGTCCTCCAGGAGAGCGAGCTTTCCGCGCCGCTCCTCTTCGCGCATCTGCCGGAAGCGGTCCAGCTTCTCGGGGGAGGTGTGGCGGATGAGAACTGCCTTGGCTTCCATGGCGTTGCCCTCGACCTTGACCTCGTGCCCGGCGGCCAGGGCCAGGGCGTGCATGAGGTGGGCGGACATCCCGGCCCGCAGACGGCCTTTGCCGTCAGGGAAGACGTAGATGTGCTGGAAGCCGCTGGTTGGGTCGATGCCGAGCGCTGCGGCGATGCGCATCACGTACTCGGCACTGGCTGCGTCGTTGGCGAGGTGCTCCGGTACCAGCTTGGACCGCGACATGCGGGCCGCCTGCTGGATGTCCACCTTCTCGGTCTCGCGTTGAGCAAGATCGGTCGACGTCATTCGACCCCCCAAATCTTGTTCTCGTTCTCGTGTACTTCTTGTGTGCTCTCGTCTCTTGTTCTTGTGTCTCTACAGTACCAGAAATGAGAGGAGAGGCCTAGGCCGTTCTGCGACCGAACTTTGGGCGCTTCACACAGACCCAGCACTCAGGGTCGGGAGACAGTTCCGTCGCTCGCCCCGAGCGCACAACCTCAGCCAGGTGAGAGGCCCTGCGAATGACCGCCTCGGCGACGTCCGGACGGTAGGGGCAAGACGCCACCCACAGGTCGGTGATGTAGTTGGAGTCGCGAGGGATGAACACCAGCACGGCGTAGTCCGCTTGACGACCCATCTTCCGCAGGCCGTACAGGTAGAGCATGGTCTGCCCCATGTACTCGGGCGGCACGCCGCCGGAGTTCGCCTCAGACCGGGACAGCAGCGACGTGAGCCGGGCGAGATCGACGTCGCCAGGCTTCAGCAGACCAGCCCGGTCCCTGATCTTGAGGTCATCGAGTTCGGTCCGCTCTTGTGCTGTCAGACCGAGGGTGTAGGCGTTGGGACCGGCTTGCTTCTTGTACTTCTCGATCTTCGCCTTGTCGCTGGTGTTGTGAGTCGGGATCATCCCTTCGGTGCACAGGTATGTGCTGTCAGGTGAGTCCACCTTGATGCACTGCGTGGGCACCGTCAGAGTCGGTTCAACTGACTTGATGACACGCTGCCGGGCTCGCACCTCGAAACGCACGTCAACCAGGTCCGCCTTGACTGGGCTCAGGAACGGATTCAGTCCGTGCACCGGGGTGAAGGAAACCATGTAGGCCGTCACCTCCTTCCCGAACCCCGTGCGTCGCACTTCGTTCACCACGGGGCGCTGACCAAGGCTTATGGCCAGCTCGTACACCCCGAGCGACATCCGCTTGTCAACAGACTCGAACACCGCCTTCCGGCGCCCCTTGTTCCAGGTGCCGTCCGTGTCCATGAGGCCGCGCAGCAGGTCGAGTCGCTGCTGAATGGAGCCCCGGAAGTACCGGGGCGGAATGTGCTTGTTGTGCAGGAGGTCGCAGTCGGCCAAAAGCCCTCGCAGCCCATGGATGGTGCGGGCGCGACTGGTCTGATTGCCACTACCCTGCGGCTTGCCGATCTGGAAGCCGCGCCCTCGGATCAACTCGAACAGGCCCTCGTCCGGCTTGCAGATCCTGGCCTCCGAGGCGTCGCCATCGCCGAGCCAGCACCCCAGGACATACGGGTCGATCGGAAGGTCGGCGTCCGGGAGTTCCAGGGCTCCGGCGTTCATCACTCGATGACGGCTTTGGCCGTTGCCCAGCTTGAGGGTTCGTCGAATCTCCTCAGTGCTGAGAACCCTCTCGGTAGCGCGGCTCCCCTCTCCGGAGGTGACGGCCCACAGGTGTTCGTCGTCGGCGACGGCCTGCTTGCCATCCTCGAACGTGATTCGGTAGCAGGTGCGGTGGTGGACTTCGGACTTGCCGAGCACCTTGCAGGGGCGCCCCTGAGAGTCGAACAGTTCGTCGCCGACCTGGATTTCACCCATGGTGGTCCAGCCGGTTGGCGTGGGCAGCTTGGTGTCGAGCGCCAAGCCCTTCCAGTCCACAACTGTGCGCTTGCGCGGAAGGAAGACGTCGGTATGCCCTTCCACCACGCCAAGGCCAGGGATGTCGCCGATGCGAACAGTGATCTCCACCTCGGCGTGCGGATAGATGCGGGGCAGCTCCCGCTCCAGCTTCTCGTGCACCGCCGTGCCGAGCCACGCTTTGAGGCTGAAGTCCTCGCTGACCTGTCCGCCCATGCCGAACGACGAGGCGATCTTCTTGGCCACGCAGACGTCGCACGTGTTCGCCAGGTCACTGGGGCCGCACGCCTTCTGCTGGTCGCGCCGAGAAGGATTTCTGATGACGGAAACCGCCAATCCTTCGACGAAACTGCGGAGAATATTCTGTTCTTCTGCACTCATATCGCAACTCTACACCGCGAGATAGCAGCGTCGACAGACATTCGCGCCACCTTCAGAAGGTCATCCCAGGTCCCGTGGAGGCTCGCTTCCTGGTACTGGGCGAGCCGAGCCAGGGAGGCGGCCGACCCGGCATATCTGGTCAAACGGGTCGGCTTCTCATGCCACAGGTGGTACAGCGGGGCTTGCCCCCGCCACGGGGCTCCATGAAGACCGTTCAGGGCCATCGCCCACGCCTCATCCTCCTGCCCCCACCCCACGAAAGCCGGATCCAAGGGGCAGTTGAGATATGCGTCTCGCCTGAGGACCGTAATGCCACCGCCCTCGAACCCTTTATAGGGGCTCTGGTCGAGCCAAATCGTGCGGCCCGTGAGGGATCCTGGCGACGTTCCATCGTAGATCGCCTGGGTCGCATCCCGGCTCATCCGGTACACCTTCAGGTGGGGCATAGCCCAGTCCGAACCCTGCTCGACGGCCTGCACCGCCTGCTGGACCCCCGGAGTGATGCTGTCTGCATCCGCGATCACGACCACGGGTTCCGTGGTCTCCGCCAGGGCTTTGGTAACTGCACTGGCCTTGCACCAGCGCCCCTCGCAGAGTCCGAGCTGAATGTTGGCGCCTTCCAGGTTCTCGGCGTACCAGGATCGCGTGTACTCCAGCGCCTTCGCCCGCCATGGCGTCTCATTACCAAAAGGTATGAGTACAGCGATACGTTTCATGGGCCTATCCTGGCATGGAAACGGGCTCACGCTCAGGGGATGGCGTGGGCCCGTTTCCATGCTCCGGTCAGGACGGGATGTCCTCCAGCTCGAAGACCTCGTCATCACTGGCAGGCGCCTTCTCGTCGAGCACCTTCAGCCGGTCCTCGTCGGTCGCCTCACGAACCTCCAGCTTGAGGCCGTGGCTCTTCATGCATGCCTTGAGCTTCTCGGGCTCGTTCTTGAAGACGAGGCGGGCCGTGGTTGCGTCGGGCTTCGAGACGGAGATCCGATGCAGGTCTGCGGTGCTCAGGTTCTGGATCGCCTTCCCCTCGTCGAACCGGTCGTTGGTGCTGTAGACCAGGGCCAAAGAGCCGTGAAGTTCCAGGCCGGGAGACTTGCGACGCCCCTTGGCGACAGCCTTCGCCCGTTCGATGAGCGCCTTCGTCTCCGAGAGGATCTTCTGCTGCTCCGCGATCAGCTCGGCCAGCTCGGCCTCTGACAGCTTGTCGAGGTTGTCCAGCAGCTCCATGCGGTCGATCTCCGTCTTCATCGCGTGGGGGTGGTCACCCGGCAGAGACCGCACCGGGATGTACCCCGAGGTGTAGGGCCGACCATCGCTGGCCAGGTAGCTCTCGTGGAAAGAAGCGGCACGAACACGACGAGGCGGACCATACCCGTCGTCGGTGACAGTGACGATCGTGAAGCTGGCGGGGCCTTCGTTGCGGGTCTCGATGAGGTTGCTGGTGCGGACGTTCACGTAACGGGTGCCAGGCACAGGCACTCTCCTTTCCGAAAAGCCCCGTCACCGGGACTCATGAGAGCAACTCTACCATTGTGTCACGAGTTTCTGCGAAATTATCGCAGATCACCGAGCCGACTCCCCCTGTCGTGACTGGTAGTCCACGCAGGCAGCCCGGCAAAGAGTCAGATCGCCTGCGTGGACCTGGCCTCGGCGAGCGCCGTCAGCCAACCGCTTCGATGCACCGGACGCCGAAAGCTCGCACGATCTCCGGCTCCACCCGATCTTTGTCTACTCGCGCGTCAAGCCGGTAGACCGTTGTCTTGCAGGGCCCGTTCACCCGAAGAAGGATGTCGGCCTCCCCCGGATGGTCGTTCAAGATCTGCTTCAGCGCCGAGACCGACTCGGGCGTGACCTTGGTCGAGGGGAACGTGATGCGAACGAGCGGGCCTCCCTCGACCTCGACGGAGGAGATGTCAAGAACCTGCACCTCCTGCCCGAACAGGCTGATGGCTCCGTCTCGCTCGTTGATCTGGCCTTGCACCGACACGACGGAGTCCTCGATCAGGACGCTGGAGGCCAGGGTGTACGCGCTGGCGAAGAAGAGGACGTCAATCTCTCCGTCTCGGTCCGCCAGGCTCACGATCGCGTAGGGCTTGCCCTTCTTTGTGACCTTGTGCTGGACGTTGGTGATCAAACCAGCCAGCCGGACGACTCCTTCCGTTCGGTCCGAAGTGAGCAGGTCGATCACCGTGCTGTCCCGGCGCTTCGAGAGGATGTGCTCCGTTCCGTCCAGGGGGTGGGCGGACACGTACAGACCCAGCATTTCCCGCTCCAACGAGAGAAGGATCTTACGCGGCCATTCCTCCGACGAGATCTCAACTGGCAGGCCGAAGGAGACTCCACCGTCGACTCCGGTCGCTAGCTCGGAGAACAGATCGTCCTGACCGTACGATGCCGCCTTCTTTCCCGAGATTGCCGCATCGACAGCCATCTCGTACGCCGTCGACAGCCCCTTCCTGCTGTGCCCCAAGCTGTCGAAAGCACCCCCCTTGATCAGGGATTCGAGGCCCCTCTTGTTCAGTCCAGGCAGGTCCACCTTGTCGATGTAGTCCGCGAACGACGTGAAGACGCCCTTGTCTTCCCGGGCCTTGACCACGGCCTCGATCAACCCGTCTCCGACATTGCGCACCGAGCGGAGGCCGAACCGGACGGCGTCACCGACGGCAGTGAAGTCTCCGACAGACTCGTTGACGTCAGGAGGGAGCACCTTGATGCCCAGTCTGCGGGCATCCGCCAAGTACGTTCCAGCCTTGTCCTTGTCGTCTTCGACCGAGGTGAGCAACGCGGCCATGTACTCGGCCGGGTAGTTCGCCTTCAGATACGCGGTCCAGTACGAAATGAGGCCATATCCGGCAGTGTGGGATTTGTTGAACGCATAGCCGGAGAAGGGGAGCATGACGTCCCAGATGGCCTGTACGGCTTCGGGTGAGTATCCCTTGCCCTCCATGCCGGTGCGGAACTTGTCCCACTCGGCGGCCAACACTTCGGGTTTCTTCTTGCCCATGGCGCGGCGTAGCATGTCGGCGCCGCCGAGGGTGTATCCGGCCAGCTCTCGGGCCACCGCCATGATCTGCTCTTGGTAGACGAGCAAGTGGTGAGTGGATCCCAGGATCGGGTCGAGAACCTGCTTCAGTTCGGGGTGGATCGGCTCGGGCTTCTGCTTTCCGTTCTGGCGCAGTGCGTAGTTGGTGTGGGCGTTGGCGGCCATGGGGCCGGGTCGGTAGAGGGCAAGTGCTGCTGCAATGTCTTCGAAGCGGGTGGGCTCCATCAGCTTGAGCAGTGCGCGCATCCCGCCGCCGTCGAGCTGGAAGACGCCGAGGGTGTCACCCTTGGCGAGGAGGCCGAAGGTCTTCTTGTCGTCGAGCGGGATGACCTTCTTGTCCGGGTCCCCGTCCATGGGATCGACCGTGACGAGCTGGACATTACGGTTCTTCTTGATGATCTTCAGGGCGTGGTCGATGATGCCCAGGTTGCGCAGGCCCAGGAAGTCCATCTTCAGCAGGCCGAGCGCTTCGCATGACGGATAGTCGAAGCCCGCGATCCGCGCCCCGTCCTTGGCCCGCATGTGCAGCGGAATGCGTTCGACTAGCGGCGTCTTGGAGATGATCACAGCGGCGGCATGCACGCCAGTGTTGCGCGTCAGACCTTCGACGCCCTTGGCCGTGTCGATGATCTTCTTCACGTCCGGCTCGTTCTGGTACATCTCGCGGACGTCACCGCACTCCCCATATCGGGGGTGCTCGGGGTCGAGGATCCCGTCCAGTGGAACCGGGTTTCCATTGACGTCCGGCGGGAGCGCCTTGGTGATCCGCTCCCCCTGCTGATAGGGGAACTCCAGAATCCGCGCCGCGTCCTTGATCGCGTTCTTGGCCTTGATCTTGCCAAACGTGATCACCATCGAGGTGTATTCGGCGCCATACTTCTCAGCGACGTAGCGCACCATCTTCTCGCGCTGCCGGTCGTCGAAGTCCAGGTCAACATCCGGAGGATTGATGCGCTCCGGGTTGAGGAACCGCTCGAACAGCAGCCCCTGCTCCAGGGGGCACAGCTCGGTGATTCGGGTGGCGTAGGCGACGATCGAGCCGGTGGCCGAGCCACGTCCGGGCCCTACCGGGATCTCGTTGTCACGGGCGTACCGGCAGATGTCCGCGACGATGAGGAAGTACGAAGAGAAACCCATGGGGCCGATGACGGACATCTCGGTCTCGAAGCGTTGCATGACCTCCGCCGGAAGCGGCACGCCATAGCGCTTTTCCAGACCCTTCAAGCACTCCTGGCGAAGCCACTCCTCCTGAGTTACCCCGTCGGGAACGTCCGGGTAGTCCGGCATCTCGTCGACCATCGCGAAGACTTCGTCGTAGGACTCGACGCGCTCAGTGATCAGGAGAGTGTTGTCGCAGGCCTCGGGCAGCTCGGAGAAGAGGCTCCGCATCTCCTGTGCGGTCTTCAGGTAGTAGCCGGTGCCGGAGAACTTGAAGCGGTTCTCGTCCGACTTGTTCTTCCCGGTGCCAATGCACAGGAGGTTGTCGTGCGCGTCGGCCTGGCTGGCGTGAATGTAGTGGGCGTCGTTCGTCGCCAGCAGAGGGATGCCCAACTCCTTGGCCAGGCGCAGCAGGTCACCCCGAACCTGAGACTCGATGGACAAGCCGTGATCCATCAGCTCCAGGAAGTAGTTCTCCTTGCCGAGGATCTCCTGGTAGGCAGCGGCCGTCTTGCGCGCTTCGTCGTACTGGCCCAGGCGCAGACGCGTCTGGATGGCTCCGGAGGGGCAGCCGGTCGTGCCGATGATTCCCTCGGAGTGCTCGGCGATGAGTTCCATGTCCATCCGGGGCTTGCCAGCCGGGTACTGGCCTGTGTACGAGGCCTCCGTGGACAGGCGGAAGAGGTTGCGGAGCCCTCGGGCATTGCGGGCCCACATCGTCATGTGGGTGTAGCGGCCACCACCGGAGACGTCCTTGGTGGCCTCCATGTCGTCGGAGACCTGGCGCGCTCCTCCGGGGTTCCAGAACTCGCGCTTGCGGTTCAGCCGGGAGGAGGGGGCGACGTAGGCCTCGATGCCGATGATCGGCTTGACGTCGGGGAACTTCTGGCTGGTGGAGTAGAAGTCGTAGGCGCCGAACATATTGCCGTGGTCGCTCATCGCGACGGCAGGCATCCCCTGACGGGCCACCTCTTCGAACATGGGCTTGAGCTTCTGGGCTCCGTCGAGCAGGGAGAATTCGGTGTGATTGTGCAGATGGGTAAAGCTGTCCATCGAACGCCTCCGAGTCGTCACGAAGGGGTCAAGATACCGACCCACCTCACGTGGCCTAGGCCAGTCTACAGGCTTTACCCCACTGATACACCCCCAGATCTACCTCCCATTTGGTCCGTAGAGTGGGAAACATGGAGATCGTAAACGTCATCGCCTGGCGCAGACCCGACTTCCTCCTGGCCATGCTGATGCGGCTCGCCAAAGCCGACACGCCGGGGATCCACTATCGGGTCAACGTCGACCACGACCCGGACCCGCTGGTGCCGGAGGTGGCCGACCGGTTCTCCTGGAACGTCGGCCCCAAGCGGGTCGAAGTGGTGTACCGAGGCCCGTGCGAGGACCAGGGGCCTACACGGAACATGCTCCAGGCGCTGCATGAATCCATGAACTACGGCGCCGACTTGATCCACTTGATCGAAGACGACATCTTCGTCTCCACCGGGTACTTCACGTACCACCGCAGCGCCCACGAGCTGGCTCCGGACGCCTTCTGTGTGACCGCATGCAAGCCGGACCTGGACGCCACCCCGACGAGTCCGCAGAGCTTCCGTCAGGCCACCCTGCGGCCCTTTGCCCCAACGGTCGGGACCAGCTTCCGGCCCGAGCGCCTACGGCAGATCCTGGACTACCTGCCCATGTCCTATCTGGAGGACCGGGTCGGGCATTTGCGCCGGACTTTCCCCCAGCACCCCTGCGCCCCGCACCTGTGGAGCGGAATCGACGGGGCCATGGGGCGGGTGCGCCATCGCCTCGACAAGCTCACGGTCTTCCCCGAGATCGGACGCGCCTATCACGCAGGGTTCATCGGGGCGGGATGTGAGGGCGAGGCCTGCAACGGAGACACCGCGCGGGACGGGTACAACAACGGCCCGCACCGCCACGGCGCCGGACTGACCGGGACGGTGGCGGAGCGGGCCGCTCAACTGCTGAAGATGCGCGCCGAGGACTTTAACGCGCGAGCCGGGATCCGGGATCACGTCTGGTTCGACCCGGACGTGGACTACGGACCAGTGACCGCGATCGCCCCCTAGCGGGGGTCATTTGCCGACGACACGCCCATGGCGAAGCTTCCGGTTTACGGCCACTGGCCAGATGTGCAGCACGAACAGGTACACCAGCGCCAGCATCGCATTGAACACTCGGTCGGCAGGTGAGTCGCTCACGCCGTTCTGGGTCATCTCTCGGCGCAGGCCAGCAGGCGGGTATGCGATGCCTCGTGTCAGGGCCAGCCAACCGACGCACAAATACAGGGCGTAAACCGACATTCCGAACATGCGGCTCCTTTCGCTCACATGTCTCGCCGGGCCCGAGGAGAGCCCCGGGTTAGGTCCGATCGGTCTCGGCCGTGAAAGCCTCGTCGATCCGGGTCTTACGGAAGTCGGCGTTGGCATCTTCGAGGATCGCCACGAGCCGGTGGGTGGCCGCGAAGGCATCGTGATCGAGTGGACGGAAGTCGTCGAGCAGGTCGGCCACCTCGTTCTCGTCGATCTCAATGTGAATGCGTCGGCCATCGTGGCGCAGGTTTGTGTAGATGCGGTCCATCTCAGTAGCTCCCTTCTGAAGTCCACGTCTCGCCTTCGGCGTTCCGGTGTGTGGTGTGCTTGCCGTGGATCACGCAGTTGACGATGGGCTCGCCGTTGCGCAAGAACGGCGGGGCGGGGCAGCCGCAGTAGGCGGGCTGCGCCTCATGCTCGTGGGCGTCGTCGAGGTGACTCCAGTGCCCGGCCTTCGGCTCGCCGACCCATACGATCTGACCCTGGCAGGTGATGCACAGGCCGACCGAAGAGTCTTCCGCAAGGGGGCATGGACCGCCGTTGCAGGCCCCGGTGTCGCCGCACTGGGGGCAGCGATCCGGCGCCAGCTCGAAGTCCAGCTTCCACCCCAGGTACCGGCAGGCGGCCATCACGGTGCTCACGGGGTGGCTCGCGATGTACTGGGCGAGAGCATGGGCGGCCGGATGGTCGGGCTCGCTCAGGGCGGCAGCAGGGGCCCTGTGCCGCTCCGGGAGGTCGCTGCGCCCCTTGTTGTGGCCAAGGGGCATGAGACATCCACCCCACGCCCCGCAGCGGGGGTAATCCTGGGACTCCAGATAGTCGTCGCACTTGCAGTTCAGGCATCGCCGTCGGGTACTCATACCCAGACGGCCGTGGCCGTGGAAGTCATGTCCGCACTTACAGGGCGCGGCCGGGTGGGTGCCGTCGCTGCACCTCGGACACGTGGTGCTCCGCTTCGCGAAGGCGCCCTTGACCAGTTCGTCCAGGGTCACCGTAGGCGCGGGCGGCGGCAGCTCCGTGACTTCGACCTCGGTGAGGTCGTCGCGATCGGACAGTCCGTCCTCGATCCACGTCTTCACATGTCGCAGCATGTCTGCCGGGTCGGCGTAATAGCTGCCGTCCTCACGGGTCTCCACGTCGACCCTGACCGAGGCGCGCATAGGCCGACTTGTCATGACGCCCCCTCGTGGTTGCCCTCTTCACGGAAGGCCAGGTTGTTCCGGATGATGTCGGCGATTTCGTCGTAGGCCCGCTGATTGAGTTCGAGATGGGGATCCAGGGCGACATGGAACGCGGCACAGACCGGGTTGGTTTCGACCCCACGCACGAGCCGGTGCTTGACAGGACTCAGACCCTCGGCGCCACAGTCAACGGCATATCGAGAAAGGTCGACGGCCCCCTCGACCAGCCCCACGACTGCACCGAAGGCCTCCTGGAACAGGTCATCCGAAAGCCCCTTCCAGTGGGGGCGATCGGCCATGGCGGCGGTCACCTCCAGGCCATCCCAGTCGGTTCCGACGTACCGCGCGGCCTCGGCCCGCAGGTCGCCCTCGGTGTAGGGAGGATTGGGCCGACAGGGCGTGAGGTTCGAGTGCGCATCCTTCCCGCAGCCACACCGGTAGCCGCTGGGGCCGTAGGCGAGGGGGTCGGGACTCGGACGGTTGGTCACAGACTTCTTCCCTTCCGGTGATCTCTTCTGGATCTGAGCTACGTGTATTGCGCGGCGAGAAGCTCTTGGTGCACATCGGCCGCCCCTTGAAGGAGGTCACACATCCAGTCGTGCTCCTCCCCCGTGAGCGGATTCTTGGCCGAGGAGCCGGTGCGGGCGAGCTGAATCAGGTGCAGACGCCCATGTAGCTCTTCGGCCGTCACCCAGTCGACATCCCGGGCCGTCAGCTTGGGGCTGCGAGTGCACCCCCGGAACTCAAAGGCGGCGAACTGGGTGAGCTTGTTGGTGTAGTCGTCGCGGCGCTTGGACTGCATCCACAGCCAGCGGGCGAACGTCGGCTCCAGCAGGTCACCGGCCCGAGCCCTGGATCCGGGGCACCGGGTGATGATGTAGCCATCATCGTCGCAGTAGATCGGAGCGTCGGGGTCGTACGCCCTCTCGTGCTTGTACACGGTCCCGTCAGCTCGCACCTGAATCTCGTTCTCGCACTCCAGGCACAAAGTCAGCTTCGGCAGTGGTACGGCGATGCCTGCGAAGGTATCGATCGTCTTGGTCACGCTCCCTCGAACCTCCTCAGGTCGACGTCACGAGGGTTGTTGCTGCTCCAATGTTCGGCCTTCCTGTCCATGTGCCGCTGGTGGACGTCACGCTCGACACAGAAGAGCCACTCGCCCCCCGATGACCAGTAGGCATGCCCGCAGGGGTAGTCCACTTCAGTCCAATCCGGGCTCGCCGCCAGCCGCATGGGTCCGAGGACTGCGTCCACCACGCGTTGGGCCTGTTCAGGTTCGAGTCCCGTATGTTGGATGACGGCTGACTCAAGGTCTCCGTACAGCCCCATCGGGATACGCAGCACCTGCTCAGCAGGACGGTAGTCGGTCACCTTTCTCTCCCTTCCTCATCCGCGCCACAAGCGCGGCCGGTGCTGGCACTTGCGCCAGAACCACCGAATCGTGTCGCAGCGGTGACAGTAGCCCTTGAAGCCTTGGCGGTAGATCCAGCGGCCGACGTGGGCTCGGAGCATCACGACCCCAGCCGCTCAACACCGCTAGCGACCCGTACGGCCTGCGAGTGCTCCATCAGGAACTCGTGGACCTCGCGATCCCACTGAGCGTCCGCCATGGCGTGGTGGGCGGTGTTCGGATCCTTATCAGGAAGCGGAGTGCCGTCGGGGAGTCGGCCGTCCTCGACGCCTGCAAGATCTTCCAGAGTGGCCAGGTCGATGAACGGTCGCCGGGGGACGGAGGAGGGCATCTGATCGAACCAGTCGTTGCCGAACAGGTTGTGGATCCGCTGCATGTCCTGGGTGCCATGGTCTGCGACGATGCCGACGTGCTTGCGGTAATTTCGACCCCCGGTCAGCGCGTGGAAGTACTCCCCCACCTCTTCGGCCATGTTGCGATACGAGTAGACATCGGGATGCCTGGTGTCGATGTCTCCCACCGGACGCAAGGGCAGCTTCGGCAGGATGTGTTCACGCTGGAAAGGTATGGCGCGCAGGTCGACGAGCCTGGAATTGACGTTCTCGTTCACCATGTACTTGGATCCGCGCTCCGAGTGCAGGGCGAGCGAGATGAGGCCGTACGGCGAAAGGTCGTCGGGGAGGAACTCCGCGTCGATGTACACGAAGGTGAAGTCCGGGAAGAATGTCTTCATTGGTTTCTTTCCTTTCCGTTGCAGTATTACAGGAATTCGCTGGACTGCCCACAGAACAGACAGACATCCTCTTCCGCTTCGTCCCCGTAAACGCAGTTCGCGACAGGGGACGTCTCACATGGGCGCTTTCCGATAATGATGCTGTCGGCCGATTCGCCGACCACCTCTGCCAAAAGGGCTACGTACTCCCGGTGTTCGCCCACGAGCAAGTCCTTCAGCCCTCGTATGAGGAGGTCAACCTGCTCAATGCCGTTCCGCCTTCGTCGCAGTTGTGTCGCGGTCTTCTCGTCGCAATTGACGATAGTCACGGATCCCCCTACTTGCGCTCGCTGGGCTGTTCACAGAACAGGCACTCGTCATCCCGCTCGTCCGTTGAAAGATCGTAGACGCACGACTTGGTGGGCGATCCCTCGCATTCCCAGTGGCCGAGTTCGAGGTTCTGCGGATCCCGTTCCAAGATCCTCCCCAGCTCATCCAGATAGCTCTGGCGTGCCTCGCTTCTCACTCTGCCCAGCTCACTGAGCGCGATGTCGAGGTTATGGACGCGCTGCCTTCTCTGTTCAAGCTGGTACAGAGATTTGCCTTCCCATTTCTTCATGATTCTCCTTGCTACTCACGCGCCAGATTCCTTCTTCTTGATTCGCTCGGCGATCGAGCGTGCCTTACCTAGACACGCCTTGCAGGTCGGCCACCGGTCGTCGTACTCGCCCTCGACCGGGAAGTAGTCCAGATCCTTGGCCCGACTTGGGGTCCAACACAGGACGTATCCCGCCTCGCGGCGCAGGCGGCCGAACGTGAGGCTGTCCTTGAGGTAGATGTGGTCTGCGCCTTGGGTGTAGCCGTCCAGATGACGATGCGAGGTGTAGTTGTGACGCACTGTTGCCCGGGTGCCCACCTCCTCCAGCGCGGCCTTCAAGCGCAGCCACTCTTTGAAAAGTTGCCCGTTCCTCTCGGCTTCCGCCGCCCGGCGCTGCTTCTCCTCCTGCTCATATGCCAAGCGACGGGCTGTTTCGAGCGGAGGCGGGGGCGGATCGGACTCGGCCTGCTTGGCGATATAAAGCAGATACACCTCAGGCCACGTCAGACCCCTCGGATTACTGCGCTCTCCAATGATTTCGGCGGCCCATTCGGGGTTGTGCGAATAAGAACTCGACGTGATGGCCGGATTGGTGAAGGGTCCGGCCTCCCGACGTGCCCTTTCCCGTAGCTCAGCGATCTGCTCGTCGGTCAGATTGGTGGCCCTCATCGCTTCACCTTCTGTTCGTGCACCACAATGATGTGACGGCGCTTGACTCCGGTGGACTTGATTTCAGTGGTATCTCCGACGAGCTTCCAGCCGTGAGTGATACCACCTTCTCCGTGGTATTTACCAAGGCACTGGCAGTCGCATTCACGGCCTTTCGCCTTCTTGCAGCGAGTGTCGCATTTGTCGACGCCCCGGAAATCGATGTAGACGTCGATGCGTCCAAGGCGTTTTGCCATCGCCTCGACCACGGTGGGGAAGTGATTGCGCGCGACCCACCAGCACCTGTTGGGTTTGTCCCACTCGGGTCGTATTCGGGCTCCCAGAGTTTCTTTGAGCCAGGTCCGATTGGTGCGGGCGTAAGGCATGCGAATGGCGACGCGGCCTTCGATTGGACGAGTCACCCAATATTGCGGCATTCCACCCTCCCCTTCTTTTACTGCTTGGGCGTCCCTGGCTCGATATAAGCGTCCAGCATCAACTCGCGACTTCCCTTTTCCTGGGCCGTGAGGTGAAAAGCCCGGGGGTTCTCGCTGCACCGGTATGAACGCTGCACGCCAGACTTGCCGTATCGATGAGCCAGGTCGCGGGCGTACCGTCGAGCCCGAGCCTCGGACCGATGGACCATCTGACGACAGGAGCAAATCGTCTTCTTGATCCTGAAGTGCCCCCGCTTCAGGCCTGGGGGGCCATCCGCCAGAAATCCTTCGAACGCGTCCTGGTCGCAGGTCAGCCACTCTTCTTCGTTCCACAGCAGGACGTAGCGGCGAACGCGAACGCGGCCGTTGACGATGCGAGCCATCACCATTGACTCGTGCGTCGACTTGGACCGGGTGCCCTTCGTTGCGTGGACGAAGGCGAGCTTCGACCTCCTCCAATACCGCTCGGTGGTGTGCCAGCGGCGCTGGCCGAACTCCGTCAGGTAGTCGGCCAGCGCCGCTGCGAGGCGGTCCTGGTCACCCATTGCCGACGGCGACCGGCTCCGCCTCCTGAGCCGGAGCCGGGTACTTGTCGATCCACTTCAGACCGGACCGGTCGAGATGCTCCTGGGCCCGAGTGACGGCAACGTAGTGGACCATCGCTTCATGCCGATCGATCTCGCCGGGCTCCAGCGTCTTGGTCTGCTCGTTCTCGACGGGGGCGGGCTCACGGAAATCGTCGGCGATCTGAACTCGCCTCCACTCCAGGCCCTTGATCGAATGGCAGGTGCTGATGGCCAGGTCATGCTTCGGGTAGCGAGGACTGTAGTCCACGATCTTCTCGCAGGCATCGAGCAGCCTCCCCACTCCATAGGACTGGACGAGGCGGACGAGCGGCTTGTACTGCCCTCCTGCGGGCTCGTCGGTGAACTCGACGAACTCGGCCCAACTGGTGAAGTGACTCAACTCCACGTCGCTCGGGCGCTCGCCCTTCATGAGGGAGTTTGCCGCATAGGCGAGGCTCTGGATCTGCTCCTTGCCACGCACCAGGGCCACTCGCTTGCCGACGGTGAGGTAGCTCATCGCCCACTCCATAGCCCCCGCGTTGGACCGGGTCAGCACCACGTCCGGGTCAGGCATCTGTCCTTCGGTGACGCTGTCCTTGATCGTAGGAAGACCCTTGATCGTGATGCCGGTCTTCGTGTGGGCAAGATGCTTGGTCGCCTCCTCTGCCACGGCCGGTCCGAAGCGGAACGACTGCGTGAGGTACAGGCGCGGGCCATCGAACTTCAGGATCTGATCCGAGGCTCCACGCCACTGGTACAGCGTCTGCGCGGGGTCGCCGATCAGTACGGCCTGGGCCTTCTGGTTGTCGATGAAGCGCATCGTCGTGTCGTTCGAGTCCTGCGCCTCGTCGCAGATCACCACGTCGTAACCGTAGTTGACGCCGCCGTCGGAGATGAGCTTGAAGGCCATGTTCATCGAGAAGCGCAGGTTGGAGTCCGGCTGGATGGAGCGGCTCCACAGCTTCCGGGCAAGGTTGGCAATGTACCTGCGGGCGGCCTCAAGAACGGCAGGCTCAACGCCGTGGACCACGAGAGGCACGTCGTAGGACGTGATCTTCGGGCGGTTGGAGTTGCAGAATCGCTCGATCGCTTCCTGGGCTAGCTTGGCCTGGGCGTACCCATCGAGGAAGAGGTTGTCGCCGAAATCTACGTCGTCGAGCCTCATGCGCCGGGCGACCTCGCGGGCAGGGATGGCCTTCGCCTTGGGGTCCATGCGGAGTACGTACTTCTCCGCGATCTCCTTGCCTCGCCCGGGGTGGCTTGCCTCGTGACGCTTGTGGTCGGCATACGCCCGCCAGGCGAACGAACTGGTGGTGCGTACGTCCACCCACGTCATGCCAGCCTGCGCGAACTTGCGCTCCGCGTCCAGCTTGGCCGACTTGTTGTAGACGAGGTAGAGAACCTTCAGCCCCTTCCGTACGCCCCCCATGCCGAGGGCTGTGGCGCTCTTGCCGGAACCGGCGGGAGCTACGAGGGCGAAGGACTCTCCCTCGGCGGCGAGGTCTATGGCGGCCTGCTGCTCCTCCGTGAACTTCACGTCTTCTCCTACTCCATCTTCGCGTATCAGGCCCCGGAGAGTCATTCTCCAGGTTGTCGCCCTCCAGCGCCGGAGTTTCTAGCGGTCACCCTCCGCCTGCCGTGCGCTTTCAGACGCCTCGTCACCTGGGCCCCAGTCATCATTGGGGCCCGGCACGAAGTCCATGGGGTACTTGTGAAAGTACGTGGCCAGCTTGTCGAGGTCTTCTGCACTCCAGGTGCCCGCATCGATCTTGCGTGGCATGTAGGGGCGGGAGACTCCCATAAAGTCGGCCAACTCGTTTTGCTTCTCCGTGTACAACCTGCGAGGGTTTCTGCTGGTCGCCAGCGCATCTCTGTCCTCGCTGACCGCATCGGCCAACAGGTTCTTCACGGTCTGACTGATGATGTCCCCAGTGGAACGCACAGGTACCTCCTCGTGAGCGCGTTGCTCAAAGATACCTGGATTTAGCGTGTACCTGCGATTCTATCACCAGCGTCGTCAACCAGACCACAGAGATGTGAGGTGCTGAACCAGTTCCTGATCCTTCCCGTCAACCCGAAGCGTGAAGTGGAGAACGCCGGAAGATTCGGCTTCATCCCGAAGACGCTGCCTGTGCTCCTCGACCTTCGCCACCAGAGCGCGCTTGTAGATGCTCTCCGCCCGCTTCTCCTTGACCCTGTTGAGGTACGAGCGCGCGTTGGACTGCTCCTTGGTCGCAGATCCGCGCGCTTCGATCGGGATGATGTCCGCGACCGGACTCCCCCCTTCCACTCCCTCGCATGCGCCAGTCGAGGCGACTGGATCGACGGGGGGCTGAGGCTCTGAGGGGGTGGCCGGAAGTTCCGGCTCCGGAAGGGGGACGTCCTGCACCGGTCGCTGCTCGCGCAGCTCTACGTCCTTCACGGCGGGTGTCTGCTGCTTGTCGCTCGTTCCGTAGATGCGGAGAGCTTCCTCGCGACCGCCTTGCACGTAACCGTAGAAGACGTCAGCGACGAAGAGGACGTCCTCGATGTTCGGGATCCCCCTGCGAATGCTTCCGTCCGGCATCTGCTGGTCGGCGACGCCGCTGATGGGTGCGCAGAACGAGGCGGCAGCCGAGATGGCGGTGGCCCTTGCTTCCTGATCAGGAGTCACGTCCCTTTCCTTTCCGGCTCATTTCCAGCGGGGAAGCGTCTGATAGAACGCTAGGTACCCGATGATGTAGAGCGCCGACAGTGCGACAAGGATGACGGCACTCTCGACCAGCGCGACGCCGAGTCGGCGCAGGTAGTCCCCCACCCGGGCTCCTGTGTGCGCTGATGAATCATGTGGCATGTGCGACCACCTGTCATCGCCCCATCTTCCGGACCTCATTCACGTCGTCGAGGCGATAGCCGATGCCCGTCAGTGTGCGGACGGGCTTCACGTTCCGGCCGAGGATGTTCCTTGCCCGCCGCATGTTCACGCCCATGCGAGCTGCGGCTTCCGGGAGGGTGACCACGGGGTCATTGGGGTTCATGTGCATGGCAGCTACTCTGCCACGTCCTTTTCCAATGCGGAACTGATCAGATCCAGTTGACGAAACGCCAAGGTGAGAACGACCTCCCCGAGAGAGCCCAAGCCCAAGACTCGCTGCGCCTTCTTCAGATCTGCACTTCTCTCATGCACGAGTTGCTCGAATTGAATCTGCTTCTTCGCTAGGGCCACGACGTCGTTCATGGATTCCAAGCCCGCGCTACTTGCCGCCTTGCGGACCTGAACCTGCTCCATCGCCAGCGGCACAAGTTCGTCCGTAGATTCAAAACCTGCACCACTCGCGGCTGCTTCAAGACTGCTCTGCTTCTTTGCCAGGACGATCAGTTCGTCCACGGACGCCGATGCATCGGCTCTGGAGCTTACGATCTCTTGAACTTGACACTGCCTCAGGGACAGGGCCCTGATCACATCCACCTCGTACTTGAGGCCCAACTCCTTCTGCGCCTCTTTGATTTGATGCATCTCCGTCGGAGTCCATCGGATAGCGGTTCGTTCACTACGGACCTCTGCGTCCGACTCCCTGCTTCGTCCAGCCATGCCCCCTCCTTCCTGGTGGCCTAGGTCAATCATACGCACGAATGGCAGCCATTCGCAATGGCTGCCATTCAAGGGATGCGACCCAGCCCCCCGGGAGGTTCAGTTCTCGTACTGCCGCCCTGGGCTGGAGGTCAGGGCGAAGACCACCGCGAGAGCTGCGATGACTGCGTTGACCAGGGAGTATGTGAGGAAGGCGGCGACGCCGCTGACGCCTGCCACGATCCACATGCCCACATAGAGACGGTAGTCATGCACCTTGTGCTCGACGACTTCCTCGCGGATGTAGGGCGACTCCTGCTGGATGCGGGTTGTCAGCTCGTAGTCCATCTCGCGGGCGCGCACGGTCGCCTCGGGCCCGTGGGCGCTTGCTTCTGGTGGCAGGCGTGCAGAATCCGCGCCGGTTGCGTGCTCAACGGGGGTGTAACCCTGCGTTGGCACAGTGCGGGTCTCCAGGCGCGCAGAAGCCAGAGTGCGACGTGACCGTGCACCCCATACCTCATCCTTCTCGTAAGTCACTGCTGTCGCATCACCTTTCCCTCCACTTCCGAACTCGATTGTGCGGCATATGGCCGCAGTCTGCAAAGCATCAAGTAGCCCGACCGGAGCCGGGTTTCTGTCACAACTGCAAGAACACCAGCAGCGCGTTCGCTGCCAGGGAGACGCCGATGGCGGGCCCCTTCTCCCGCGAAGAGCCGGAGGTCACCGCCCGGCCTAACAGCCGAATGCTCCACCAGCGTTTGCCCTGGATGGGGATGGGCCAGAAGGCGGGCACGCCGCCCTTCGTGCAAGCGTCGGCCACGATGTGACTCAGGTAGCCCCCCGCAGCAGCAAGTGCCATCAGCCATGGATTCAGCAGGAGTGCGCTTCCCGCAGCCGTCATTGCGGCGCCGATCACGACCAAACCGGCCGCCCCTCGATGTAGGGGTCGGAGCAGGAAGACGCCAAACGCAGCCGCGAGTGCAGCGGTGATGGGGCCAGCGAAGGTCAGAATGTAGGCCATCACGCCAACCATCAAGCTGGCAGCAATGGTGTGGGTGAGGGTGCGGTGGTAGGGATCCCTCCATCGTCTCGCCCGAGCCCACTCGATGGAGGCCAGATCGCGGTGTGTTCCGGTGCTGCGGTACACCCCCGAGCACACTTTGTGAACGACCTTGTGGGCAGCACCCCCAAGTGCCCGGTCGGCCGCCGCGTTGCGGCAGTCGATGTCGGGAAGCAGAGAGTATCCGGCGGATACCGCCGCCATCGCGACACCCTGAAAGATCGTTACGTGTTGCGTAATGACAAGACCAATCGGTGTCGACGCCCCGATTGCCGCGTGCACAGACCCTTTCACCCCAACACCTGCCGCTTCAGCGTGGCCTCCTCCTGTGTTGCCCGAGATGGTGAGGTGCAGCATGGAGTCCATCGCCCTTCCTTGGCGCGCCAGCCGCGACCGAGGCACCAGGGGCACGGCCGACCCCTCCGGCAGTTCGCGCAGAAGGATCGGGTGCTCTTTATGGCGGTGCAGCCGTCACAGTCCGATTCGGGTGGGCTGATGCTTGTGTATCGGACGGCGCTCTGTTCGCTCACGTCAGTTCCCCCAGCCGTTTCCGTCGAGCACTGTGTAAACCTCTTTCCGATATCCGAGGGCGACTATCGACTTGCCTGGAATGAAGATCACTCGCAGTTTGTCGTGGGCAACTTTCCATGGGAGTGCGCCGAAGCGACCACGCGTGGCCTGGCCGTTGGTCATTCGAACGCTCCCCCGGGGCGTCTCCCCTGTCAAGATTTGATCAACCAGTCTCTGAATCCGCTTGGCTGCCTGCGCGTCAGTCTTGTGAAGCTTCTTCAAAGCTCGTCTTGCAACCGGCTCAATCTCAACCCTTGCAGCCACACCCGTTCCTGACACAGCTTCTCTTCCTTTCCAAATACAGAAGGCGGCCGAAGCGATGCGCTCCGGCCGCCCATGGCGCTGCTTCAGGCCTTCTGGTTCTCCTCGTGCTCGGCCCACAGTTCGCTGAAGGTCTTGCCGTCGTCCTCAGAGAGCGAGATCTCCGTGCTCTCCGAGATGGACTTGCCCGCCTTGGCCTCCTGGACCCGGCGCAGGCGGCTCTTGGCCCGCTCCGTTGTGCACTTGGTCTTGATCGCCAGCGAAGTGACGGGGTCCTGGTCGCGCGCCACGGCTTCGTCGTGGATCCGGGTCCACTCAGGCAGATCCTTGCGAAGGGACGCCTCCGCCAGTTCGACCGCGTGCGGATGCCGGTCCTTGGTGTCCTTGAGAAGGAGCTTGAAGATCTCCCGCTCGATACCCTCGTTGCTGCCGTCCTCAGCGCGAAGCGTCGCCTCGAAGCTGCGGAGGACCAGGTAGATGGCGCCCTCTCGGGAGACGCCGAGCTTCTGCATCTCTGCCTCCAGGAGGGCCGTCGGACTGTCGGGCATCTTCATGCTGTTCTCCCATGTGATTCGATATGGCGGGGTGTTGACTGAGCGGATCTCGTCTACAGGCCAACTCGCGTGGCCCCGTAGTAGTCAGGCATGTAGTGGACCTTGTCGACTCGGATGAGGGTGCCGGTCCGGGGGGCGTGCAGCATCTTCCCGTCGCCTACATAGATGCCCACATGGTGAATCGACCGCCAGTTGCCCTTCTGTCCGAAGAACACCAGGTCGCCCGGTTGCAGCTCGTTCCAAGCGGGGTGGACGTCGGTCGTCTTGTACTGGTCATTGGCCACGCGAGGCAGCCTGACGCCAGCTTTCGCATACGCCGCCTGGGTCAGCCCTGAGCAGTCGAACCGGCCGCCCTGGGCCGACGAACCCGTGCCGCCCCAGAGGTAGGGCACGCCAATCTTCGTCTTGGCGTATGCGATGGCCACGGCTGCGGCATCCCCCGAGCGGGAGCGGGAGACGCTTGAGGCGTCCTCCTCCTGCTGATCGGCTTCCTGCCGCCGCCTCTCCGGGGAGTACCAGTTGACCTCCTCGATCGCCGGGTTGTCGTTGGCCTTAGCGTTCGAGATGGGTGCGGCTTTGAGGGCCGCGCAGGACGTCATGATGGGCGTGAGTAGGGCCGCCGAAGCGACTGCGGCGATCACGCGCGGGGCTCGATTCACCGCTCGTACTTCCTCGTCTTCCGCTCGATCATCTTCACGTACGTGTAGGTCTCGCAGTTAGCGAAGGAGCAGGGCGGGACGCCGCCGTACTGCTTCACCCGGAAGCCGCCCGCGTTGTATCCGGCGAGCATGTTCTTCCAGGTCGGGCCCGGCACGTCCTTCAAGCCCTTGGCCAGCTTGCAGTCGAACGTGGCGGCAGACGGGATGGCATCTTCGGGGTCGTACTTGTTTCTCTTGCCGTCCCCGTTGGCGTCGATCCCCTCCGTAGCCCAGGTCGAGTCGATGAACTGAGCCATACCCTTGGCGGAGGCCGGGGAGTTCAAGCGCCCGTCGATGACCTCCGGCTTGAAGTTCATGCTTTCCTGCTCAAGCTGGGCCGCGAGCAGTGCAGGGGTTAGCGTCTTGCACTTGTTGCCCCACTTGTTCACCAGCTCTTCCCACCGCTTCTTCGGCAGGGATCCTTCGCGGATCTGGGCACTGGAGCCAGTGAACTTGTAGCCCTGTTTTGCCTCAGGCTTCGCGACTGGAACCGCGTTTGCGGCGGACGGCACTGCCGGGATGAAACCTGTGATTGCCTGCACCGCTCCCGTGGCCAAGAAGATGCCAACGAAGGCGCCTCCAGCCCTACGCATTCCCTTCTCCTTTCCTTGTAGCTGACACCACCATAACAACGGCCTAGGCCATTTAACAAGGTGGTTCAGCACGGGACTTGAGGCAAGGAGGGTTTCCAGGCCGGGCCGGGAAACGCCGAAGCGGCTCACCTCCGCGAGGGAGGCGAGCCGCTTCGAAGCCGTTCAGCCGATGTGCAGCAGCTGAGGGATCCAGTGGCCGACGTTGAAGGTGATCTCGGAGAACGTGCCGCCTCCGAGGGGAAACACCAGGCCGCAGACGGCCCCGTAGGCCAGATCCTTCATGTCGTCATCCCGGTTCCGCAGCGACAGGAGGACCAGGATGAAGCACAGGCCCGCCGCTCCGATGTCCGCCAGGATAGGAAAGCCCGACAGGGAGAGGATCAAATCCTGAACCCACTGGGCGAGGCTCAGCACCGCGCCCGGCTGACTGCTCAGGATGGCGGTCATGCCGAAGAGGCCGAACATGAACGTCATGAGGGACTTCCAGTCGAGCCCCTCGCTGTCGTTCCGCTTGGACAGGTTGTCCATGAGCCTCTTCGTGGTATCCCCGATGAGACGGTCGCCGAGCGAGACGAAGAGAGGGCCCCAGGGGCCCATCGGAACCATCTCGCCGGAGCCCCGACGCTTGCGGCCCCGGATGAACCAGGCCGACATGACGAGCAGGATGATGCCGACGCCAGCCATGGACATGTGGCCGACCCAGGATGTCTCCGGGACGTCGACCTGCTGCTGTTGGACTACCGCCAGGGTGTTCACCTTTCTTCTCCTTTTCGGTGTGGAGCGCTGGGCTTGGCGCCCCCTGCTCTTACTTGCCGTGTGTGGGCGTCAGGATCGGCAGGTCGTTGTTGTTGTTGCGCATCTCGTTCTTTCTCCTTTCCGAGCGTTGGCCCGCAGGCCACGCTTAGCGCGCTCCGGCCGTTGTGAGGCGGCACCGCACCCATAAGGTGCGTCGGAGGCTTGATGCATCACCAGGCTGCATCCGGTGCGTTGAGTAGAGCGCCTGAGATGATCGAGGCGAGTGGGATCATGAGGATCGCGTGGAAGAGACCGGGCCCCATCTTGCTGCTCCGCTCCAACTCCTCCTCCGACATGGCCTGCCGGGCGTGGTAGAGCTTTTCCATGCGATCAAAGACCCACATCGTGCAGTAGTAGGCCGCGCAGAACAGGCCAGCGACCCAGATTTGCCACCACCCCAGCGTCCACGGCTGGCCGAACCAGGCCGTGATGTAGTCCGGGTAGGCCACGCCCACCAGGAAGGTGGCCGGGACCATCCAGGGCAGCCTGGTCAGCCACTTAACGGCGAGTTCGGCTGCCTTGCCGTAGTAGGGCGATCGCTTGATGTGCTCGACCGCCGCGCTTCTGAAGCTGAACAGGACCATGGGTGCGAGGCCAAGACAGATTGCCGCGATGAGGCCGACCGTCTGACCCGTCTCACTGGCCATCCGTAACGTGTCCCGGAACCATCGCCCAGGCCCCTGGAGGAGGCCCCAGTCGATGGTGCTGGTGCCGTAGCGGATCCGTTCATAGGCGGCGGCCAGAAGGAACTGCGGGCCAACAGCCCAGGACGCAGCCACCGAGATCATGAACGAGGTGACGTACGGCCTCGTCTTTCCGTTCTTCGGAGCGAGAGTCCTTCTGACGGCCTTGATGACCGGTTGTACCGTCTCGCGGGCGACCTCTCCCTCTCTACTGACTTTCTGCTTGGCGGGAGCCAGGATTTCTCCCGCTTCCCGGCGGATGTTTTGCTTCTTTCCCTCAGCCGATTTCCTCGCGTCCACCCACTTGGAGTGAGACGACGAGATCTTCCCCTTCAGGTTCTTGAGGTCCCCCTTCAGGGTGCGCGGTGGCTTCCGCGTCCCAGAGGGCTTCAGGTGCACATCAGGGTCATACGTCGGCTTCGGCGGAGTCTTGACCGGCGCGGTCACATCTCTCCCTCCCGATGAGGAGTTTGGCCAGAAGTCCTTCCGATACCCTGCTCACGGATTGGCCTAGGCTGGCGATACCCTGGAGAGGGTCAGTCCGTGAGAGGAGGTCGAACTTCGTCTGGAGCCCCGGAAGGTTCCAGTTCCTCCTCGTTTGCCATGCTGTGCGACGTCTGCCCTTCTTCGGCTGGCGTCGCGGACTCCAGCATGACACAATTCGGCCTAGGCCACAAGTAGAAGTGAGGAGAGAGCGTGAGCGAGCAAATCCCCAAGTTCCGGTCTATCGCGCAGAAGTTGAGGTCTCAGGTGACCTCCGGAGCGCTGGCGCCCGGTACCCCCCTCGCGTCGCGTCGAAGGCTTGCGAAGGATTTCCAGACGTCGCGCGTCACGATCGACAAGGTCGTTGAGCTGCTGACAGCGGAAGGAGTTTTCGAGCCTTCCGACGGCAATCGACCACCAGTTGTTGCGGATATCTCGCAACGAGTCGTCAGCGTGCAGGACCGGGTGGACAGTCATGCCACCAACGGTCGGGCGTTGCGAGCCAATGAGGTCTCGAAGATCTTGTCGGTCGAGAAGACGCCATGCCCAGCCGACATCGCCCCCTTGCTCGGCGTCGCTCCGGGCAAGGAGGTTCTTTGCCGAACCCGACTGAACCTGGTCGACGACCATCCGGATGCCACGGGCTACTCCTACTACCCACCGGAGGTGGTGGAGTTGGTGCCGGAGCTGGCACAGCCCGAATCCCTCCCCGAGGGCTCCCGGGAGTTGGTGAGCGAACGCATGGGGTCCCGGCAGAAGTACCGAAGGGACATCGTCACGTCTCGTCTGGCCACCGATCGGGAGCGTGAACTTCTCCAGTTGGGTGGCACCTTGAATGTCGTGACACAGGACATGCGCCATGTGACCCTGGCCAACGGCAAGGTCATCGAGGTGGCCGTAAAGATCACCGAAGGAAACCGTCCGATCTCGTTTCTCTCGGAGCTGTGAAGCCTGACGGCGGTCAGCAGGACGCCGCTTTACGACGAAGGGCCCGGTTGCAGGGAGGCCACAACCCTGCAACCGGGCCCGTTTTGTTGCGCTCAGGGGACGTGGTCGAGCTTGAAGGCGTCGTCGCCACGCGCCAGCTCCTCGCGCATCTCCTCGTACTGCCAAAGATGTCCCTGAGGGTGGAGCCAGACCAGCTCCTCCATGTAGGCGGGAAGCTTCTCGCCTTGCATCTCCAGGGGGATGTGCAGGCACTCTGACGGTCCGACCCCGTACAGCCAAGTGAGGGCGCCGAATCCGATGAAGTGCCGCTGACCACCAGACGTGACGTAGCCGGGGCAGACGGCATACTTCTTCCCCGCTACGTCCTCGGGCCGGAACTCTCGATCAGGCGGGTCGCCAGGTTCTGCAACTCGTCGGCGATCCTCTCGGCGTCCCTCGCTCCGTATCGATCCTCGATGCTCTCCTGCCACCCGCTGGCCAGGGCGGACTCCAGGATCAGTCCGGCGCGGAACTTCGCTTCCCGCTTCGCCTGCCTGCCATCCATCGGGGATGGGCCTCCACTTTCTATCAGTCTTCCTGCGTTCAGGGTCCCAAAGAGCTGGCCCTCCCGCCCGGATCCAGCTCCGTACGTCCGCCAGACTAGGGGCGACCAGCACCTGCCACCGGGTCCACCTGTCCAGTCCGACACTGAATCGGGTGTCGCGCACTGTCCAGTACTGCGGCTTCGACGACCCGCAGTACTCGGGTTCGACCACGAGGTGACTGTGCCCGGAGATCTCGTAGTGCAGGTCGTCAGTCCGATCGCTGCCCCGACGGTGCAGCAGAGGCTTCGTCACGGCCGTTCCAGGAAGTACCACTCATCTCCGTCAAAGCGAAGGTCGCCGAAGTCGGTTCCGATCGTGACATCGCCCGAGCTGTGTGCGGTCACTGCGGCATCCCCCTGCGTGGTCAGCAGGTTCAGACCAGAAGCAAGCACATTGCCCAGCTCTCTGCCTTGGGACATGGGGTCATCTCCAGCGACCAGCTCGGCCATCGCGGCTTCCACGTCTTTCGTCAGTGACCTGCTGGAGCCGAGCCTTGCGAGTTCCTTCTCCGCCTTGTCGACGATGAGCCACAGCTCCGCAACACGCGCATTGCGCTCCGCCCTGTTCACGCTTTCCCCTCTCCGTGTCAACCCTCGTCGCTCACAGCCACCAGATCTCCCGAGAGGTCCAGTAGAGCTACCTGGTGTGGAGCTGTCTTCGTGGAGAACTCGACCGTACCTTCGACGACTTCGCCGGGTTCGATGGCCCGCAACCCGGGGGCCAACGTACCCTCGCCGACAATCGCTGGGCGACCGTCACCCTTCACCATCGTGGCAAGCACGGTCACCTGTTCGTCAGTGCTGTTGCGGATGGTCACCTTCATGACAACGCCGACTTGCCCTTTGCCCGCAGGGGTGGCCGAGAGCGTGACAACCTTCGCCGTCGGCTGCCCAGGTGGAGGGGTTGCCCTCGATGGACTCTGCGCCGGACCTTCTCCTGCGGCTGGGAGGTCTTCACCAGAAACACCTCCGCCAGCAGGGGGAAGGTCTGCACTCTGACTGGTGGATGTGGTGGCGGGGGACTTCCCCTCCTGCTCGCTTCCGTCAGTCGCGGCGTTGAGGAACAGTGAGCCCACGATGACCGCGCCCGCCACGCCGCCGACTACCTTCACGACCCTGCCCCGAGAATTGCCAGAGGTGGGGGCGTCCGGCTTGTCGCTGTCCGGCTCTTCCCGCGTGGGGTTGACCGGAGGCTGCGAAGGTTGAGGGAGCGCCGCTATGGGCGGTGCGATCGACTCCTTGATGCCTTCGCCCGTGGCGGGCTGCGTACTCCACCAGTCGGTAGTCATCCCTTCCTCCCTCCCTTCAGCTTTTTGCGGATGTTGAGCGCCGCTCCGGTTACGGCTCCGGCCACAAACGCTTCTTTCGACGGAACACCGATGGCCACGAAGGTGGCACTGTCCAGTGCGGCGCCCATCAGGGCGGCCGTGGTTACGCCGGGGTCGACCTCTTCCATGCCTTGCTGTATGGCCCAGGTGACGGCTTTCTCCATCACGGCAGAAGCACCGTCCTCTTGTTTTTCACCCTCACGATCCTTTTCCTTTCCGAAGTACAGATCTACGCTTGGATCCGCGTCAGATCATGAGCACCCCAAAGTGCCAGATAATCGAACGTCCAGATCGAAGACTCCCCATCCTCACCCCCGCGCTCTTCGACAACCGGGGGTCGGAGGATGGTGAACTCCAGACCGTCGCGATGCCGGTACACAATGCCAGGGGGCCAGATCGGCATGGTCGGATGTTCGTGACCGCCCGTAGGGGTGATTCGAATGCGAACATGTTTGATCTTTCCCGTGGGATCCTCGTCGGACTCAATCGGCTGGATGACGATCAGATTGGCGCCTGTTGCGCCAGAAGCCTCAAGGCGCCAGGTCATGGCCCCTCCTTTCACGTATCAATACATCGAGAATACAAGCAAGTTGATACAAATGAAGCCCCCTCTTTGAGGGGGCTTCATTTGTTGAGACACGCTCAGTCGGACGAATTTACCAGCCAGTCCGCGAGATTGTTCTCGATGAACCACTCACGCGGGAAGCTGGTCGTGGCCTCCGACAGTCGAGAAGGGTGCTTGATCTCGTTGGCGGAGCAGAAGTCGATTCGCTTAACGCCACCCAGGGCGTAGTCCGCTGCGTAGTAACGGCGAGCCAGTTCCGCCTTCCGTGCCTGAGGTTCAGACAGGCCCAGCGCCATCAGCTCAATGAGTGAGGCGTCAACCCCATCGGATCCCGTCAGGGCCGGACGGGAAGCGGGGTTGACGACCTGACCGGAGATCATGCGTGGGCGACGAAGACTCATTTCCCAATCATGGTCGTCACGCATCCGGTCAACATTCGCGCGGGAGGACAGCTCAGCAATTCGGAGTTCCTCCTTCAGGCTGATGTCCAGCGCCTTGAGTCGATTCTCCTGTCGCAGCTCCAGCTCCTTCAGCTCGAAGTCGCTCTGCTTCTTCAGGAGCTTGCGCTCGCCCTCGGCCCGCTCGTCCTCCAGGATGCGGTCGTTCTCACGGCGTCGGGCTTCCATCTCGGCCTTGTGCTTCTCCTCTGTAGCCTTGATCTTCTCGAACTCGACGTTGGCCGCGCGCCTCGTCTCATTGATTTCGCGCATCTCTTCGTCGGTCGGCGCGACGGGGTCACGCAGATCATCGAGCGCCAGCGACCACGTGAACTTCGTGGCGAGCGGCAGGATCGCAGTGAAGGCCGCCGTCCAGCCGCCAAGCTCATGGCCGTGGTAGCCGAGCATTGCGGCGACTGCGACTGCTTCGACCCAGCCGATGAACGGGAGAATGTTCCTCGACGTCCCCTTCGCGCCCCAGCCCGTCCACATGATCTTTTTGCCCTGGTACTCGGCCACCATCGTGGCGCTCCAGAAAACATCCATCGCCGCTGCGGCCGACAGGCCGACGAGGCTCAGGCCGCCGAGCCTCTCGATGGGAACTGCGGTGACCTGGTTCAGGTCCAGGAACGACCACGTCGAGTAGGCGAGCGATCCGAGGGACATGAAGCAGGCGAGGCCTACCAGGAAGCTGAACCTGCGCTTCATGTCCTTCTTCTCGGTTTGAGGATTCGTCTCGTTCACCGTCTCAGCCATCTTGCCGTTTCTCCCTCTTTCCGAAAGTGCCCGTGGGGGCGACATGCACGACTTTTCCAGATGGCCTAGGCCGTGTCAAGCGAACCTGGAAAAGTTCGTTCCAGAAGACGTTCTGTCCGTTTCGCTAGCTTCGAAGGGGTTAGCGGCGTCTTGCGGTGCCTCAATGCACCCCTTCGTCCGTTTCACCCACTGAACCACCTATCTTCTTTCGGCAGGTTCCAGTGAGATGGAAGCCCTTCCGTCTCTCAGGAAGACGGGCTGCGACGAAACAGACGTGAGAGGAAGCCCTTTCGCGCCCCACCATCCTCGGTGGAAGTCGCAGAACCCGATGAAGTCGCTGGTGTGGTGGACGAAGGGAGGTCTCCTGTCCGGTTCTGACCCGATTCGCCGCCTGGAACATCCGAAGAACCGCCGCCCAGGAGGCGAAGATCGAGGGCGTATATGTTCGCCCCCCGCAGTCCGTTGACCGAGAAGCCGGGCTCGGTGCGCAGCAGGCCCCGCTGGGTCAGTTCAGTGCGAGCGCGCACCAGGGCACCCTGCGTGAGGCCAGAGGCTTTCAGAAGAGCTGTCGTGGGCACTTGCGCCCGGCCCGCGCCATCGACGCGGTCCAGGAGAGTCTCAAGCAGCTTTCCTGCCTCGTAACCGAGGATGCTGCGGTCGAATGTCACGTCAGTCATGGGGGTGCCTTTCCGGGTAGGACCTGTCGGTGATCAGGGTACGCAGAAGGGACGCTGGAACCATGTCCAGCGCCCCTTCTGGTGAGCTGCGCTCGCGACCTACTCGTCTTCCGCATCCGCCCAGGGGTCGCGCCCCAGCCAGTTCGCGATAGTCGTCTTGCTGACCCCCAGCATCAAGCCAGCACTTCGCTGGCTCTGCCGGTTGGCAGGAACCTCCCTCCTGACCCACTCGATCGCGTTCCTGCGCGCCGCTTCCTTCTCCTCCTCCGACACGTTCGGCATGCCCTGAAGAGCCCGGTAAACGAGTACCGCCGGGTCGATCCCGGAGGAGCCCTTCTCCTCGCCAGGGGGCTCGGGAACCTGGTGAGATTCCGGCCTAGAGGTGGCATCAGGTTCCGGCTCCGGAGCCGCCTCAGGTTCCTCCTCCGGCTCAACGTCGGGTTTCGTGAGGAACCAGTCGCCTGCCATGGGGGCTTCGGTTACCTCGTAGGGCCCCTGCTCAGCCTGGAGTTCGGACGTTTCCGGTGGGGTGACCACATCCTTGTCGAGGCTGACCTGCGGAAATAGCTCCTCCTGGATGGGGTTGGTTGCCACCGTGGTGACCGCTTCTCCGTGCGGGGCCAGCTCGGCGCCGTTGTCACCTTCCGTGACCGTGAGAGAAGACCACTCTGGACGGCTCGGGGTGGTGTTGATTGCCACCTGGTCACCTGCTCTGACCTGGGGATTTCCCCTTTCGTCGAAGGAGGGGATGACCGGGTTGCCACCCGATTTCGCAGCGGCCAGAGGGACGGTCGGATTGTCCAGCTCCAGTGCGTCCGGAATCTGGGGGTTTGCCCCCTCTGATCCAAGGTCTCTGGCCGGACGTGTTGCCACCTGGACAAGGGTCTTCATATCCCCGTGGTCACCCCGTCCGACCTGCACAAAAGGGCTTTCGGAGGCCTCCTTGTGAGCAGTCTCGGCGAGAGGGGTGACCACCTGGGTGGCCAGATCAGAAGAGATCTGTGACGTTTGATCGCTTACGTCCGGAATGTCACCCGGGGTGACCACCTCGGTTTCTGAAGACGTCTCGCTGACCTGCTGGTTTTCCAGCACCTCGGTGGGTGCTTCCGGAGCGGGGTCCACCTTGGTCTCCCGCTCGGAATCGTCACTACGCGTACCCAAGTCCGGGAGATCGGCCCATGGTTCCTCACGGCCGAGACGACGCTCCCGAGCGGACAGGAAGGCCAGGCCTCCCAGCGCCACCAGTACCGCAGTGAGAAGGGCCTGCCAGACACTGATCTGCCGACCACCCCGCTCGGGGCCGCCAGTGACTGCGCTGAGCACGATCCAGAGCGGCGCCAGAACGACGGCAGCTCTCATCAACTTGACCCAAGGACCCCTGGGGATGCCGTCCTCGTCAGGCTCCAGGACCCAGTTCTTGGCGCCGTGCAGCCCACGCCGAAGCATGAGGCCGACGCCTCTACGGCCATGTTGCACCTCAACGGAGCGACTGATGCCAGCCATCCGAGGTGGGGCGGTCCTTGCCATCTTTCCTTCTCCTTTCCGGCGACCCGAGGTGTCCGGGCTCATCGTTTGTTCCATCTCCCCCGCCCGGCTCGACCCACCAAGTCGATGCCTTTACGCTGGCGGCACCTGGCGGGTCACCGCACTGGTCGCAAAGGCCACGAGCCCGGTTCCACCTGTTTCCTCGTTGGCCCGAGAGGTGGTTCGGGGCTCGTGGCATCCTCATGTCGGCAAGCTGCCACCACAAGGGTGGTCCGCTTCCGACTCTCACCCAGCCGTTGCGCCCATGAGGAGCTTGAAATCGGGCGAACCGGGCTGAACCTCCTTGAACCGGCGGCAGGAACACTTGATCCGGCGCCCGCTGGATTCATTGCCGAGGTTCTTGGTGCAGGCCGTCTTGGGCCCCTCATCGTGGGTGCCGTTGTGACAGCCCCTCAGGTGGGTGCACCGTTGGCACCGCATTGCGTCACGTGCGCTCATCGCCCCTCCTTGTGTGCCCTGTTGCTGCGTTCCAGGCTGCTCACGACGTGATCAAGGCACCCTTGACCGAAGCCAGGGATGTCCAACAGATCACCGTAGGTCGCCGCCTTCAGGCGAGACGGCGTGCCGATTCCGTACCTGATGAGGCAGTTCACGATGCGCGTCGCAAGCGCGCCATACCCCAGGATTTCGTGCAGACCGGCGCGGTCGATCGAGGGACGACCTCCCGCGCCAGCGCCCCTCATCACTGCACAGCCTCCTCGTCGCCCCAGGTACGCCCCTGATAGTCCTTGTGATCCGTCTCGGGGTAATGACCGCGCTCCTCCTCGCAAACCCCGTTGTGTTCGGCGTTCTCGGACATGCAGTCCAGCAGTACGCCGTGCTCCTTGAAGGCAGCCACGACGGCGGGCTCATCCTCGTAGAGACCGAGGGAGGCGTCAGCGTTGTCCCAGTGCAGCTCCAGCAGGCCTTTCACCAGCTTTGACGCGATCCGCTGTAGGGCGGCGTCGCTGATCTGCCCCTTCAGGGGGAGTAGTTCGTCTATCACGGGCTCGAAGACCAGATCACCGGCCTCGTACTTGGCACCCACGTCAGCCCTCCATCGGCTCGTCGAAGCAGACGATCGTCTGTTTGGCCAGGCGACTTTCCCGACCCGTCCGCATGTTCCGGTAGACCCGCAGGAGCTGGCGCGCACTCTGCTCGAAGTCCCCGGAGAGCCCTGGTGTGTTGTCGTTCTCCGTGCGCCACGATTCGTTCTCATCCGCGCGGGACTGGATGGCCCATCGCACAGACTGGATAGCAACCTCGGCGTTGGCAGGGATCTCGCCCTTACTGACCACAGTTCACCTTTCCGAAGGTTCTTCTAGTTGTTCGCCCTGGAATGCAAGGTGAACTAACGCTTCACCTCGGCGTAATAGGCCTTGGGTGGTCCGGCGGTGTACTCCGAGATCGGGGCGAGCACAACCCGCTTGCCTCGGTAACTGCCGGAGTTGGCGTTCCACATCCAGCCCTTGCCATCCTTCCAGCCCGCATAGATGCCGACGTGGTAGATCGAGCGGGAGGAGGTGCCGATGAAGACCAAGTCGCCCACCTTGCGGCTGGAGGCGTTGACCTTGGCGAGCTTGTCGTACTGCCCCTGCGCGGTGCGCGGCAGCGTCCTGCCGTGGCGCTTATAGGAGTAGTAGATGAGGCCTGAGCAGTCGAAGGCGTCGGGGCCCGCCGCCTTGGGGCGATAGGGGTCGTTCTTCTGGGCGGCGGCGGTACTGAGGGCCTTGCTGCGTATGGAGGTCGATGCATGGGCGTCAGTCGGCGTGAGGGCCAGGGTGACGCCCATGCCGATCGCAGCCGAGACGGTGAACTTGGTGACCTTTTTCATGACGATCTCCGTTTCTTCGAAAGCCCCGACGATAGCCGGGGCTCTCTTACCTTTCCGAAGTTCTTTCCTGAGTTCGCCATGGAATCCAAAGCGAAACAGGGGAGTTGACCAATCTCGGCGACCTACGGACGGGTCACCACTTCATCCCGGTTGGGCAGAAACTGACCGGGATTGCGGCATCTCGCGCCTGCTTCACGCAGTCGGCGGTGCCGTGGGAGGGGTGCTTGCCGGGCGGGCAGGAGCGTTTGGCCTTCCGGCAGGGCTTTGCCCAGGCCAGCACCCTGTCGGGATGGGCTTGGATCATCTGGCCGTTACGGAGAAAGCCCGCCCTCCGTCCGTCCCGACTCCAGTCGGCAGGGAAGGGGACTTGGTGTACGCCGTCCCCCTCATGCCCCATGGCCCACTCATCGACGAGGTGGTCAAGCCCCTGCGAAGCCATGCCGTTGAAGACCACCAAGTGGTCGTAGCGAATACGGAGACGGTCGAGCGGCGTCCAGACCGACCGTCGGTCCCACCAATCACGCGACCCGGTGACGGCGATCCACAGGATGCTCTGCGGATTCGGGGAGTTGAGAATCAACTTCCGTGCCTGTTGGGCTTCTTGAAGTAGCACAGCCCTCCCTTTCGTGGCCTAGGCCGAGCATACCCTGCGGCCTACCCGTTTAGGTAGGCCACTTTCCGATGTCCGTTTCGCCCGTTTCAGAACGATCGCGAATCGGTCGAAGCTGCACAAACCACCCGAGACGACCACCCTTTGCCCGTATTGCGCTGATTCGACGTCCGAAGTAACCCTTCGTCAGAGGTCGACCCTCTTCATGCGGTCCGTTTCATACCTTTCGTTCCCTACCCTTCGGTAGCTTCTCTTCCAGAGTTCGCTGAGCTTCCAACGTTCTTCGCGTTACCTCCGGGTAGCTTCTCGGCACTTCCAGGTGGAAGTGAAGCTACCGATCGGTAGTCGCGTGAGCCGAAAAAGCCCACCCCGAAGGGTGGGCGTCTTCAGTCGGCAGGGATCCAGCGCGGGATGACCCTTGGATGCACCGCGACTCTCCGCGTCTCAGGTGCAGCTCCGTCCTGGCTTCTGAGGATGTTCCCTGTATGCGAATCCCGCGCGAAGAGGTCCAGATGGACACGGTTCCCTTCGCGAGTCAGCTTGGTGTCGAGGGGGGGCGTCTGCCGCCTTGATGCCGCAAGACTCCAACATGGCAACGGCCTCTGCCCTCCGCCTCTCGCGAAGCGACCAGGCGAGCCCAGAGACTTGAGCCCGAAGTCTGGTTCTCGCATCGTTCCTCATCTCGCTCCTCACACAAGTCGCGTCAGTACAGGGGGTCGACCTCGCTGCCGTCCGGCCAGATGAGGCGTGCCCTCTCTTCACGTACTCCTTCGGAGTCGGACACGACCCTGCCGACGTACCCCACTCTCTCGATGTCGTACAGGACCATCTGACCCGTCACGGTGTGCCCGGCGCACTCAGCGCGCAGATCCTCCACGTTTTCCAGCAAGTTGGAGGGATCGTACGGAGAGGCCATCCATGGCACGACGCGATCGCAGGTGATGACGGTCCGCACGCCCTCATCGTCATCGAACTCCTCTGCGGTCACCTGGAGGACGACATCCGTGATCTCCGTTCCGCCCTGGTCGGAGTGCAGGAACCGGCTGTTCTTGATCTCGGCCCACTTCAGCGGCGGGTCTATGTGGAACTCACCCCGTACGGCAATCTTCAACCCCATGCTCAGCCCCCTCCTTCAGTAATGACGACAGCAGGCCGCCGCCCCAGTCTGCCTGGGGAGGCGGCCTGCTGATGTTGGGTCAGCCCTCGGTGCACGCCGGGAACTGCTCCCGCACCTGATCCGAGCAGTGGATGTAATCGACCTTGCGCACATCCTGCTCGAACAGTCCGTCACCGTTGCGGACGAACACCTCGTACTCGGTCTCGCACCCCTCGGGTCGCTTGGACTCCTTCGGCGGCACGATCCTGGTCACGCGCTTGGGCTTGGCGGGCTTCTTCGAGAGCTGGACGCCACTCTTATGGACATCGCCGTTCGGTCGCGCGGTCGAGGCTGCTGGGGCCTTGCTCGTGCGATGGGGCAGCGGAGCCTCCGTCTTCCTGCTCGGGGGCTTGCTGGCGGCGACATTCCCTCCGCCTCCGCCCTGCTGAGCGCTGCTGGCTCCAGATTCCGAGCTGGAGCCAGAGGTCTTACTCCTACTACCGGAAGATCCCTTTCCCTTTCCCGCCGGGAAGGCGGCCGGTTCCAGGGCCAGATCCTCTCCGCATTCGTAGTCCGTCTGGACGGCCTCGACGACTCCGGAAACCTCGTACTCGTACTTCTTGTCGGAGTCCTGGCATCCGAATGCACCGAGGGCCAGGATCACGATTCCAGTCGCAGTGGCGACCAAGTTCTTGTTCACGTTCAATCCCCTTTCCAGTAACCAGTATTGCATGAAAACGGTCAGATGTCAGCCGGAAAGATCGTAGATTCGTGCGAAGCTATCTTCCGTGAACGGAAGGAGAAAGCCTTGTCTACGCCGATGAGCGCAGCAACTTTCATATCGATTCTCAAAAAGGAGGGCGTGAGGGTCGTCGAAGAGGGTTCCTGGGAGACCCACAATCGGAACTCTAAGGGACCCTGGGGCCCCGTGTACGGCGTCGTGATTCATCACACCGTAACCAAGGGGACACGCAACACCGTCGACATCATTCAGGATGGCCACGGCTCGCTGCCAGGGCCCCTGTCTCAGGGGATGATCGCAAAGGATGGCCGGGTCTATCTGGTGGGCTACGGTCGCGCCAACCATGCGGGCCTCGGCGACCCGGACGTTCTCTCCGCCGTCATAGCAGAACGAGATCTGCCCGTTGATAACGAAGCAAGCGTCGATGGGAATCGGCACTTCTTCGGATTTGAGTGCGAAAACCTCGGCGACGGCAAAGACCCCTGGCCAGCGGCCCAGCTCGAAGCGATCGAGCGAGTCTCCGCTGCGATCTGCCGCCACTACGGATGGAACGAGCGCAGCGTTATCGGCCACCTGGAGTGGCAGCCCGGCAAGGTCGACCCAAAGGGCTTCACCATGGATGCGATGCGTAATCGCGTCCGGGCTCGTCTCGCCTCATCGCCCGACAAGCCGACACCTCCGCCGTCCAACGGCACCACCTACACCGTGAAGCCCGGCGACACGCTATCCGGGATTGCGAAGTCCCTCGGCGTCACCACCGAGGCCCTGTTCGCAGCGAACAAGGACCGCCTCAAGGACCCGGACGAAATCTCTATCGGCCAGGAGCTGGTCATCCCCACCGGCAAGCCACTGCCGAAGCCGAAGAAGCCGAAGGTCGACCTGTCCAAGCTCGTCGAAGCCGCACTGAAGAACCCCTCATCCCCGGGAACGCCGGTCACGTACAGCGGCGTGAAGACGGTCGAGGCGGCACTGGTGGACGAGGGGCTGCTGGCGAAGAAGTACTACGACGGCCACTTCGGCGACGCGACCATCCAGGCGTACCAGAGGTGGCAGAAGCGCTGCGGCTACTCGGGGGGCGCCGCAGACGGAATCCCCGGCAAGGAGTCCCTCACGAAGCTGGGCAAGAAGCACGGCTTCGACGTTGTCGCCTGATCAGGAGGTATAGCAATGCGAGTGTTCGGTCGCGAGCCGGTCTACATCCTCGCCGCCATCGCCGTCACCCTGAAGCTGGGGGCGGCGTACGGCCTCGATGTCTCGGACACCGAACAGGGCGCCATCATGGCGTTCCTGAGCCTGGTCGTTGCAGTCATCAACGCAATCGTGCTGCGTACTGGTGCGGTCGGTGCTGCCATCGTCAACCTGGCACAGGGTGGACTGGCCCTTTTCCTCGCCTTCGGCCTGGAAATGCCCGCCGAAACCCAGGCCCTCTGGATGCTGGCTGTCGAGGCCCTGGTCGCGTTCTTCGTCCACAAGGAAGTCACCGCCCCCGTCTCGGTCCTGCCGATCGAGGAGAGGTCGCCAGCCGCGCTCACCAAGGCGGCCTGACGGACATGGCGGCCCGGTTGGGGTACACGACCTCCGGGCCGCCCTCTTGTGTCCCGTCCGACCATCAGGGCCCCTCGGGCCCCACCGGGGGTGAAACGTGAGCGTAGACGAGCCGTCCCTGGGGGAACTTGGGCGACTCATTCGGGCGTTGCGCGACGACGTCCGCGACGACATGGCCCAAATCAATCAGCGCCTGGATAAGTTGGTGTCGGCGGACGTTTACGCCGTGGAGAAGGCGGCCATGGCCAAGGAGATCACCGACCTGACCAAGACCGTGCAGCAACTGGCGGCCAAGCAGGAGCAGGACGTGAGGGCGATCGCTGACCAGCGCATACAGGACGTCAACCGGGTCACTCAGACGCGGAGATGGATCGTAGCCAGCGTCATCATCCCCATTCTCGGCTTCGTCGTCCCCATCATTCTGTTTCTTGCGTCAGGAGGCGGATCGTGAAGCCCGTCGTGAAGTCGGGTGCCAGGGTTGAGGCGCGAAAGCGGCGCAGGCGCGGCAACGTGATTGCCGGTGTAGCGATCCTCTTCGGAGCCGCAACGCTGGCAGCCGTCGTCACCGGGTTCTTGATCCTGTCCCAGAATCTGTCGGACGCCCATCGAGATAACGCCCTGCTCGCCGAGCAGGTCAAGTCGATGGGCGGAACACCCGTCGCCGGACCAAAGGGGGACACGGGCGCCGCTGGCCTGGTCGGCCCCTCAGGCCCGCCGGGGCCCTCCGGAGCCCCGGGTTCGCCAGGGAAGGCGGCGCCCACGATCACGCCGAGCCCCGGCCCCACCGGACCGCCAGGACCGTCGGGGGTAGCGGGTGAACCCGGCGCTGACTCCACGGTTCCTGGCCCAACGGGGCCGGTTGGGCCAGCAGGCCAGGATGCGACTGGAGCGCCGGGAAAGGATGGCGAAAACGGTCAGGATGGCCAGAATGGCTCACCCCCGTCGGAATGGACATATCAGGACCCCCAGGGGAACACGTACCGCTGCACTCCGGTCGACGACTTCGACCCGGACAACCCCCGGTACCGCTGCGTCCTGACCAGCACACCATCGCCGACCTCATCCCCTCCGGCCAGCGACCCGAGCCCCACCTACGAGACCTCGCCGGAGGCCTCGCCATCCCCAAGCGAGGCCTTCCTGGTGTCCCTCCTGGACGGTCTCGGCGGATGACGAGCCTCGCGAAGCCCGTCCTTTCGTGTGTTGATGAGCAAGTCTCGCGCCGGTTCAGCTTGTTCTTCAAGCAGCCGAGGTGATTGGCTGGTCCCTCCCCGGGTCCTGTGATACAGCAGGGCCCGGGTTGAGACTCGGAAAGGGACCTCCATGACCGCACCCAAGCTCGTTGGGCCCAGGCAGGGCGAACGGGCGACAGAGACGCGCATCTACGCCGTCGGCGCCCTCAAGGGCGGAACCGGCAAGACCAGGTTGGCCATGCTCATCGCCCTGATTCTGCGCGTCGTCTTCGGCTACCGCGTCGTCGTCTTCGACGCGGACTCAGGCTCGCAGACCTCCTCGAATTGGCCCGTGAAGGCCAAGCTGCGCGAGTATGCCTGGGACATCGAGGTGATCCGCCACCCCTTCGACACGCTCGACAAGGAGATCGACAAGATCCGCGAGCGAGGAGACGTCGACTTCATCATCGTGGACGTCGGTGGCGGTAACGTCGCAGCCTTCCAGGCGGCCGTCAAGCGAGCACACAAACTGCTCGTGCCTCTGTGCCCCGACGAGGGCGACCTGGAGCAGGCCCCCAAGACGCGTGACGCGGCTCTGATGGCGGCCAGCCGGAACCCGTTCGGCTGTCAGATGTACTACGTCCTTTCACGCTGCGGCAACGACCGCGACAAGATCGACAGCCGGTCAGTCCTGCTGGACGTGCCCGAAACCGACGAGGATGGGCCGTATCCGCTGCTCGACACCGACATCCCGTCCCTGGTGGCGTACAAGCGGGCCTTCGGGCGTATCCCGCAGATGAAGGGGTCCTCTACAGATCCGGACTGCCCTCGGTGGAAAGACCTCGTGGGCTTTGTCCCGATGATGCTGGAGACGGAGATTCTCACCGTCGAACAGGTTCTCTCCAGCGGCCTGATGACCAAGCGGGAAGTGGCCGCACATGCACCCATGCTGCTCGCTGGGGAGGTCATCACGGATGAACAGGCGCTGGAGCTTGGCCTGATGACAGAAGGCGAGTTGGCCGCCCTCCAGGAAGAAGTGGTCTCCTGATGAAGAAGGGACAGGTCATCGGGGGCGCCACGGCAAACGGCACTAAGCGGCGCGGCATGCTGCCCCCCTCCGGTGAGGGGCCGATCGAAGTGACGCGCGAAGTGGTGGACAGCTCCACGGACGTGGAGCCGTCGGCGACCACGCTACCGGCACAGGCCTCGGCGCAGACTCCCTCGCCGACACTGGCCGACCTCGTACCAGCCACTGTACGAGACATACTGACGGCAGATCTGCCGGAGTCGGGCGAGCCCGCCGAGGTCATCGTCGCCTGCGAGAAGCGGCTCTACGCGGCGAACAGCTTGCTCGAAGCGATGCAGAAGAAGACCCTCGACACCTACTTCGAGTACGCGGGTCCGGCGGTCCGGCTAGCTTGGGCGACCGAGTCGTGGCGAGCCTGCAAGGATCCCGATACCGGCAAGGACTGCCGCTCCTGGTCGGCGTGGCTGCGCATCGTGAAGGTGTCCCGGCAGCATGCATACCGGATGACCAAAGAAGAGCCGATCCGCGAGGCGCTGTCCGGCCTTGACATCGGCAAGCTGGGAGTCCGGCAGATCGACGTCCTCTCGCCGGTCCTGACCAACTTCGGCCAGAAGGCGGTTCGTGAAGTCTGGGTGACCGCCATGGGCTGGGGAGACACCAGCGCCCCCTCTCTCCTCAAGGTCCGCAGACAGCAGGGATACGAACCGAACAAGCAGATCTCGGAGGGCGAGGAGGACGCGTCAGGACGGGGTTCGGATCTTCCTGTGCTGCGCTTCCAGGCAAAGCCGGGCACCTTCGATGCCCAGCGGGTGCGCGAGGTGGCCCGAGCCCAGCCGGACATCGCCCTACTGGTAGCCAAGGAGATCTTCGCCGAACTGGGAGTAGAGGTAGGCGACGAACCTGTATCGCGCGATACAACTCCAGCGAACTGAACCTGTATCGCGCGATACAACTTTGAGGGGCGGGTCAGATGACCCGCCCCTCTTCGTGTCTCAGTTCTGGCCCGACCTCATGCGAATGAGGCTGTCAACGACTTCCGCCCACGGGCCCTCCATGGATCGAGGTCCGTAGTACCCCCAGTGGCTGATGGTCTGGCGAGTGCAGAGCACCTCGGGCCCGTTCCAGTACATCAAGGGGCGCCCGTCAGAAGCGACCGCCTCGATGCCGTGAGAGCGAAGCCAGGCGGCGACACTCTCCTGATCCAGACGAATCGACTGGGCCACCACGGAGAACCCTGCACTCAGCAGAGCGCGAACCCCTTCGATGGCACCAGGGACCGGAGGTCCATACATGCGCCCTTCCTGCCACCCCTTCGTCCTCTGGTGCAGCCCGCCGCGCGTCTTGCTTCCATCCACCTTGACCAGGACAGTCTTCCGCGTCTGCTCCTCCGCAGGAAGTTGGCCCCACAGGCCCACGGCGGCGCTGTGCAGCTCTGCGGCGAGCTGGGCTACCTCCGCTTCATTCAGGCTGTCTTGTCGCTTCCGCGCGCCCTGTAGGGACGCGATCAGGCGGTCCAGGTTCACACTCCACCCCTTCTTCGTTGTCGGTGACCCACCGGTCTTGCGGCCGAAGTTGTATCGCGCGATACGACTTGAGGGCCTACCAGTCCCAGTCACCCTCCCTCGCCTGCTGCGCTTCCCGCTCGCGGATCTCTTTGGCCTTCGTCGAGCCGAGGTTGGACAGCTTCACATCGCGGTGACTGGACGGATCCCCCTGTTGCGGATCCACGGGAACGACCTGGGTCACCGGTTCCTCGCCTTCGCCGAGCTGGTCGAGTTTGGTCCAATACGGATCGACCCAGACGATTTCCCCACGCTTTCGCCCCGGCCCCACCCAGACCGTCTTCGTGTGGCCGACACGATGCTGCGGGCCGTACTCAACTCCAGAGGGGATCGAGACACCGTCACGGGTCCGGCCAACCGTCCGACTCTTCGCCGCGTGCAACTTGGGGCCGATATACCAGCCCACCCTGACGTAGTGCGGCTCCCGAGGCGGGGCCTGGCGTCGCTTGCCTCTATTCGGCGCAGGCGGCGGCTTCTCGATGTCGGCGTTCTTGCAGCACAGATAAGAAAGCAGGGTCAGTGCACCGGGAAGGATCTGCTTGATGAGCTTCCGGCTGTCCTTCGTGCCGTCTGCCACGCCATGCCACTGATAGCTTCCCGCGATCATGTCATCCAACGTGAACGCTTCGTCCATCGATGGGAGCGGGAAGACCGGGGTGAGGATGTCGTGGTACGTCGGGGCATTCGGTTCCGTGTCAATCCAGGGGACGATGCATAGCCCTTCGGACCGTTCATCCGTCGTCGCACAGAACGCCCGGCCGACTCGGCCGGTGAGGAAGTATGCCCTGATCAACCCTTGAATCCCGGAAGAGAAGTTCACCGGCCACGGGTGCGGCAGCGGAATCATGGGATTGATATGACGGATGCGGGAGAAGATACTGCCGGGCAGTTTTCCCTTCAGGTCCGAGCGGTAGAGGCTGTTCGCCATCTCCGGGTGCACGTCGTAGGCCACACGGCCTTCACGGCGCCACAAGTCAACGACGGCATGGCTGGCCGCACGGTCGAGCATCGTGGATACAGCCTCGAATCCAACGGCGTGCTCCAGGTTCATGTCCCAGACCGGATCGATCCCCCTTCTCATCCGGATGGCATTCTCCATGCCGCCAGGAGCCTTGTTCAGGTCCGCCCCGATCTGGTTGGTCAGATCCAGAATCCGCTCGACCGCCTGGTTCGCTTCACTGGCTCGACGGATCCGCGTAGATGGCTTCTTCCCCATGTCGCCTCCCCCTTTCCTGGCCTCATCCTCTCGAAGTTGTATCGCGCGATACAACTTCGAAGGGCGGCCCGAAGGCCGCCCTTGCGCCATCGTCTTTCGATCAGAGGACCCGGCTGTACGCCACCCCGTCGCCATCGACTCCGAAGGTGACGCCGTCGGGCTCCGAGCAGTCTCCCTCGCAGGCCGTGCCACAGCGCCAGCAGTCCGCAGTCGCCTCGGCGCATGCACGCACGATCAGGAAGTGAGGCACGTTCGGACCGAAGGCGACGGTGTATCCCGGATTCCCCGGACCGCCAGCGACAGTGAGGAGGCTAGCTCCGTTCGCCCCGATGACTTCCCACTTGGCGTCACGTCGCTTGAAGACCTGAGGGGACGATGTGTCCTCGAACCACCCGTGGGACTCGGTCAGATCCTCCGCTACGTTCTCGCGCATGTTCCAGTTCACCCATCCTCCTTCGCGGCGAGACGGCGGTCCAGAAGGTCGTTGATGCCCTCGTGGTAATCCGATTCGGCTTCCACGTCCCGAACGAGAGCAGCCTCTCGGGCCAGCGCCACGTTCGCGATGAGCGCCCGATCGACGCTGTCTCCCCGCTCTCCTCGGGGGCCGTTCACGATCTCATAAACCGACGGGCTGGGATTCCTGTCGAGACTCACCAGGCCTCACCATCCACCATCTGCTGGAGGTCGCCCAGGAGGTCTGGGTTGACGATCTCCAGGATCTGGGCGACCTCGAAGGGCTCGACAGCTTTCCAGAGGATTTCGCGCGCCTTGCCGTAGCGGGCGAGGCGCCCCGCGTTTCCGTCGGGGAGCTTGGCCGCGCGGTCGACTCGGCTGTTGTGGGCGTTGTCGGCGATCTTCAGCAGCGTCGCCTCGCGATCCTGTGAGATCTTGCAGATGCGGTCCATGTAGTTCTCGCCGGGCACCTTGGAGACCAGCTCGACGATCCGCACCACCCGGCTCTCGATACCAGCCCCCCGCAGACCTTCGGCGGTCCACTCGGTGTCCTCGATCACGTCGTGCAGCAGGCCCGCCATCTGGAGCCGGGTGCTGAACGGCTCCAGACCGGCAGCCACCGCGCGCACGTGCTCGATGTAGGGCACCCCACCCTTGTCCATTTGCCCCTCGTGCGCCTTCTCGGCGAACTGGTCGACCTCGATGAGCGAGGCCATCTTCTGTGCCACGGTCTCGATGTCGAAGCCGAAGTTGACGTCGGGGCAAGCGTCATAAATCTCTTCGCGGACCTGCTCCTCGTTGATTCCGTCAGCGGCCTCGACTCGCATCAGAACTTCGTAGACCTTCACGCTTCTCTTTCCCTTTCCGTTTCACACACGTGCTCTTCCGTGACCCTGTTCAGCTCAGCGAAGTCGACATCCTCAGGCGACCTGAGCAGAGTGGTATCGCACCGTTGGCAGACGAGGGCGATACGCTTCGCGTAAAGCCAGAACTGAGGCACCTCGTTCACGTCGTCGTTTCCGACCACTCCCTTGCGCGACAAGGGGTCCGCAACGACTGGAGGTGCGTTCTCCTTCAGCTCCAGAAGCCCCTCAGTCGCCAAGATGGCCCACGCTCTATCGATATTGATGCGGGTCATCCCGTAAACCTGCGCAATGTACCGGGCTGGTTCGAGGTGAATTCCGGGCTCAAGCTCACCAGACAGGATCTTCTCCCGGTATACATTCGCCAGGGCTTCCCACTTCGGAACTTGGGGGTTCAAGTTGGACACGTTTTCTTCCCCTTCCGTCAGGGCCGAGACATCGGTACGTTCAGAGCCAGCTCGGCGCAGTACCAGGCGAACTTGGTGGAGTAGTCCGAGTGACCGGCCGCCTGCCGGTCCGCCTGCTCCACCAGGATCAGCGGAATCGGACTGTGTTCGGACTTCGCTCGGAAGTCGTTGATCTCTTGGTGCATGACGCCCCGCTCGTAGGCGGCCCACGCCATCTCGGGGGCGCCATCCGGCCCCGTGGTCAGCTCGTCGCGCTGCGGGCGCTGCTTCTGCGCTTCCGCGAGGACCCCCTTGAATCGGGCAGCCAGCAGGCTCAGGTTGTTCACGTCTCCTCTTTCCGTTCGAACAGATGTCAACTCTTCAGCTTCCTCACCGCTTCAGCGATGTCCCCATCCAAGGTGTAGGCATGTCGTCGGTAACCCGACATGGAACCGAACGGAAACCAGTACTTCCTAGGCAAGTGCCTTTTGGCCGCCGCGCCGACGCTGTTGGTGATACCGGACAGAGTGTGCGAAGCGCCTGGTGGGATTTCCAAAGCTTCCATGACCTGATCCTTGGTCATGGTGTACTGGTCGGCATGAGACAAAAGGACCACCATCTGGTCACCCGGCTTCTTCATGGCTGCCAGCCAATGAGTCAGATGTTTGCGCATAAGGGCTCCATCTCCTGGCTCGCCTGAAGCTCCATAAATGGCGCGGAGCTGCTGGAGGACGTCTTCGTAGCGGTCAACCGCTGTGTCGAATTCAATGCTGTGCCTCATGCCGCCTCTTCATCCTTTTTCACGTCGTCCATGTAGATCGAGCCCATGCGGGCTCGCTTCTTCAGGTTGTTCAGGTACACCTTGTCGTCGATGGTGCCCTCGGTGACGAGGCGCCATCGCTGGACTGGGGACGTCTGACCAGGCCGATGTAGGCGCCCTTCAGCCTGTTGGTTCATGACCTCGTCCTCCGTGCATGACGCGATCACTTCGCAGCGGCACGCGTGCTTGAGCCAGTCCACTCCGGTCGAGAGCGACTGGAGCTGAGCTATGAGGACGCGCCACTGCGTGCCGAACCCGCCCTCGATCTTCCGACGCTTGGCGTCCGTGGTGCTCGACGTCCAGGACACTGCCTTGGATCCCAGCTTCTTCTCTGCCATCCGGGCCCACTTCGCCGAGTGGGTCCACACGAGGAGAGGCTCGCCCTCCGGCAGGTCCGCGAGGATATCCTTGATGGCCTCCAGCTTGGGCTGCTCAGCCGCCTCCTCGTAGGAGATGTCCGGGTCTTCGAGGGTGATGTCCTCAGACTCGATCCCCTGCTTCAGCTTTTCCTGCTTCTTCAGCATCCGGAGGAACTGAGACTCCAGTAGATGTCGCTCCCCCCGGGCCAGCTTGCTGTTGTGGACGCGAACGAAGTCTCCCCAGGCAGAACTCTCGCGGGGCCGACTGTCCTGATACTCCTTCCACGCCTCCAGAATCCCCCTTTCGGCCCGCGAGAGCCTGTAAGAGACGCGCTTGACGTCTTCCTCGGCCTTGAGGGTCCCCAGGGCCGCCTGACGAAGCCTGATGCGCTGCTCGATCGGAAGAGGAGTGGCCACTGGCTGATCACTCAGCCACGCCAGACACTGCTCCTCGAAGTCCAGGTACTGCTCTTCCTGCCCCGGCGCCATCGGCACCGTCACGATCCGCTCAACAACCGGCGGAAGCTGGTCGTACACCTCCTCGGTCCGGAAGCGGACGACCGCAGGGATGTCGCTCCATACGCTGCCAGGCCGTCGCTCTGCCCCGATCTTGCGCACAGGAGCCGGAGCCCCGCGCACCACTTCTTCCTTGACGTGGAAGTGCTCGTAGATCCAGTCCCACCGATTGGCATACTTGTCGGGCCACAGGGTGTTCAGGACAGCCCACAACCCTTCGGGGCTATTGCCGCCGGGTGTAGCTGACAGTCCGAGCTTCTGAGCCGCCTTGATGAGCTTCAAGACGTGATACGGGACACCCTGGTGGTTGCAGGCGCGGTGCACCTCGTCGAGTATCGCCACATCCCAGGTGCCGGTCCTAGTCCACGGAGGCACATAGCCCTTGGATATCGCTGCCCGCACGGCCGCCATGGTGACCTTTGGCTTGCTGCGATTGGCGTTCCTGCCTCGGGATCCCCCGCGCCGGACCTCGTCCGGCACAGCGCCGTGCATGGCCTCCCAGCCGATGATGTAGACCCCTGGGCGCTTCTTGGTCATGAGCGCCCACGTCTCGGGGTCCTTGAGGGGCGTGCCGACTACGTGGACCAGCTTCTTCGTCTGGAGGGAGGGGTACTGCTCGATGAAAGTGGTCTCCCACTGCCGGAGTGTGGTGATCGGGGCGACAACAAGAATGCGGGGCGCTCCGCCGAGCACCGGCTTCACGGACCGGCATGCCGCAACGCTGATGAGCGTCTTGCCAGCCCCGAGGCCAGAGGCGTTGAGCCCGCCTTCGGCCAGGATCTCGACGGCCTCTTCCTGGTAGGGCCGGAGCACCTTCATGTTGCCTTCTCCTCGAACGATGAGACGCGGTAGCCGGTGGTCAGTCGCCGATCTGAATCGGCTCGTACGCCGGACTGCTGTTCGTCATGGCCTTCACGTATTGATCCAGGTTGGTGAGGGCACTCTTCCTCTCCCCCAGACGGTCAGAGGAGACCTCTTCCGCCACGCGAGTCACCCACCTCTGAGTCACCCAGCCGTACCGGACGCCCCCTCGGCGTCGGGGATTTCAAAGGTCCAGCCGATCAGGCTGCTCCCCACCCAGCGGACCGCACGGAACTCGCGGGCTGTGGGGTGCTTCTCGAAGACCGCGTCCTCGTGTGTCACGCTTCTTCCCTTCCCGTTTCGATTTCCCGTCCAGTCGCCCGATGCTGGGCGACCGTTCCCATGGCCTCTTGCAACCAGTCCGGCCCCCAGATCTCGGCGGGCCAAGGCGGGTGGCTAGCCATGCCCGATCTCTGCTCAGTCACCGGTGATCACCGTGGTCCCCAGCTCGTCCAGCTTTCCCTCAAGGAACTGGATGGCCCCCTGCGTTTTGAGGGCGTCGTCCATGGACCGAGGCGTCTCCGCCTTCGCGTCAGACAGGAGGTCGCGCAGGACAGCCATGCGCGTGCTGCGGTCTATGTGCTCACCCGTCATGCCTTCTTCTTCTTTCGCGGCTTGGGCCCCATGGATACCATCCGATTGGTTGACCCGAGGATGAATGGCGTCCACTGCCAGTCGCAGGCCGGGCAGGAGATGGTGTCACCACTTTGAACTCCCTGCCGCACTCGCCCGCAACAAGGCGTCCACATGCGGAACTTCTTCAGGCTGGAGCCCCAGGGACGAAAACAGAAGGCGCCGCAGTCGATAACAATGCCGACTTTCCTGCATTCGTCGGGGTGGTTGCCTGCGTACACGCAGTCCATGTCGGGCGGCAAATCATCTGCCGTCGGCTTGTCCAGCAGGCATTCAAGGTTGTCAACCACTGTTTGACCTCTGCCTTCAGTGCCTGCCCACGTGAGGTGGGCAGGCGGATTGCTTCCTATCCGGCTGCGCTGACGACTTGCCTGACCATATCGAGCACCCCCTGTCCGAAGGCCGTGGGTGCTACGAGCAGGCCGAGGATCAGCACGATGGCGACGGTCAGCAGTTCGTCGTTCCGGCTGCGGGCCTCGGTCCGTCGTCGTAATCGGACGACGACGACAACTGCGAGTAGAACCGCGAGATCGATCTGAAGATTCACGCTACTTCCCCCCTATCTCGAACGTCGGGCTATCGAAGCCCGACGAGCTTCACCCTGCTGGGGGAAAGGTAGTGCGCAGGGTGATCGAATCCCAGATCGCATCCGAGGCAGGAGCGCAGTCCGATGAACCAGTGTGGCGACGGGAGTGGTGAGGTTGAAGCGGCAGTCTTGAGACTCTCACTGTGGGCCTTCTCCGGTTCGCCGCACAGCTCGAAATCCGTCTCCGTGTACCGACTCGGCACCCCGTAGATGCAGGACGTGAGGCCTCGGAAGGCGTGATCCCGGATCACCGGTGCTTCACCTCACGGATGTCGAGAGCTCCGCCGTTGCGGAGCAGAGAAGCGTGCAGGTGCTGCGAGCAGATCTCAGTCACTCTGGCTTCGCCGTCGTACTGGTACGCCATGACCCACTCAGCCCGCTCGTCGCAGGTCAAGCTGTTCTTGCAGTCGGCGTTGAGTGGGCGGCAGGTCAGGGCGGGTGCCCCTTCTGCGACTTCTCTCCAGTCCGGGACGACCCGGTAGACGGGATAGACCTCGATGGCCTTCATCTCATCCTGGCCGCACCAGGGGTCATGGAGGCCCAGACCGAGATCCGACTGCTCGAAGACGAGGCTCCAGAACCGACCCTCGTCCTTGATGACGACCTGATGCAGGGAGAAGTCTTCCCCGTGTCGCACCTCTTCGCTGTGCACCACGACCCGACTCAGGTAGGGAGTTGTGACGTGGTGGCCCTCCAGCCATTCGCGAGAGAAGAGCCGCTCGCTCATCGCGACACCTCCCGCAGGGTGCTGGCCAGCCAGTTGATCCCCCAACGCAGCATCGGGATCCGCATGGAGAGGTCTCCGAGGATGAGCAAGGACCCCATGGCCAGGAGACCGATGGCGAGGGAGTCGACGGTGGCGCCGACGACTCCGCAGATGGTTGCGATGGCCAGGATGCCGACATCATGGGCGACGAGGCGCTGGTCAAGACGGGTGTCTTTCACGTTTCTTCTCCCCTTTCCGCTCCGTCAGAGGACGGAGAAGAGCCCGTCCTCGGGCTCCTTTTCCCTTTCGGGCTGTTCCATGGCGAACATGGCCATTTGATCCTGGTGGCCGCCCGGTTGCTCTCCACCTCGGTCGATCAGCTCCCAGTGAGATGCCGGATCGCTGAGGCCAAGACGGGCGGCCAGCCATGCCCGCAGCCCGGGTACCTGCTCCAGGGTCCACAGCGGCCGGTTGCCCTTGGGTCCCAGTACGCCAACGGGGAGAGGGAAGTGCGCGGTGGGGCTGTTAGACCAGCCGACCACTTCGTTCCACTTCACACCGAGGAACCGCGCCACGTCACTTGCGTCTAGGTATCGAACGACCCGCATGGCATTCCCTCCCTGTACGGCCTAGGCCAGTCTAGCACGTAGGCCGCCGCCGTGAGTCAACTACGTTGCTGGTTACCGATGTTCTGGCACTTCGATGGGGCTGCGATGACCGCCCGGCCCTTCACTTCCTCCGCCTTGCCACGTCCCAGAAGCTGTTCCAGCGGTCCCACCACAGGGACCGGTTCTTGCGACTGCCATGGTGTGTGCTGTGACCCCAGCGCCGGGTGCACCGCGCACAATGCAGCCATCCACACGATTCGATCCGCTTCAGAGCAGGACGGAAGAAGTGACGAGGGTCGGCCCACTCTCCGACCGTTTCGACATGTTCTCCCTGTGGGCGCCCGCAGCCATTCAGGGCGCAGGAAGCCAGATCTGGGGGCACAAGTCCGCTGTCGTTCCGGAACCAGTGATCCTGAATGATCTTCGGTTTCACTCCCTCTCCTTTCAACTGCACCAATTCTAACGTGAAATGGACACTAAAAACGAGAAGGCCCCTTCCCCAGGAAGGAGCCTTCTCGTCATGTTGGGTTATGTCATCCACGGCCACTTCTCGGCGAACCCGGCCTCCAGCGTCAGGATCTGCTGGAAGACCGAGTCGGTCAGCCCGGCGAACTCGAACCGGTTCTTGACCCGCGAGTCGATCGCCGTCTTGGAGTTGCCGCCGATGTTTACGCCGTACACCTTCGTGCCGCTCGGCACCGGCACCGTCTCCGCGCGGGCGTAAAGGCCCTCGCCGTTGGTCAGCATCACTCCCCGGGGGTCCGTGAAGCACTGCATGTCGCTGATCACGAAGATCCGGTCGTGCCCCGTGAACGTCCGCCGGATGGCTCCCGTCATCTGGGTTCCGTGCCCGACCTCACCGATGCGGCGGATAAAGCCCTGGGCCGCAGACAGAACACCCTGACCCACCTTGACGTCGTGCTTGAACACGCCGTCGGCGAAGCCGTACAGCTCGACCTGGCCCGGGTTGCGCTGAGCCAGGATGGAGCCGAAGACCGATGCCGCCATGGCTGGAGTGACCTTCGACTTCGCCGAGTAGCCCATGCCATCCATCGACGCCGAGGTGTCGACCAGGACCAGCGTGCGCCCCGGCAGCTCCGGCACCGACTTCAGCGAGAAGTTGAGGGCCTCCTCCAGTGCACCCTTCCAGCGATCGCTCGGCGCCTCCAGGTAGGCGGACAGGAACCGATACGGGAGCTGCCGGGACTTGGCCACCTCCACCGGGTCCGCGATACGCGTCGCGAGCTTGTTGGCCGTGGCGTACGAGATGCCCGCCTCGTCCATCTTGCGCAGGTTTCGGATGGCTGCCATGTACGGCAGGTGCGGAGCCATGGCCTCCCACAGTGCCTCCTCCCCGACCCGCGCCTTCAGCTCGGACGACGCGTTCTCCCACGTAAGACCGAAGTCGTGGAATGCCGAGCCGTCGCGGAGCGAGGCCAGCTTCTGCTGGTCAGAGAACTCGTCGTACCACCGCTTGCGGGCGGCGATCATCGGCACCGTGCCGACATTGCCGTCCTTGTGGCCGCGCTCGTCGAGCAGGTACTTCCACAGCGCCTCCTGCTCGGAGTCGCGCGGCTTCGGGTGGACTAGGTTGATGACGTCGGCAAAGCGCATGCCGCGCGCCCCCGAGTCCCACTTCAGGGCGTTGCGGGCGGTGTACAGGCGGCGCATCGCCATCGCCAGGCCCTTCTTGATCGGCTTTGGCAGGATGCCCTCGAAGGTGCCGAGCCAGTACGCAGCGAACTCGCCGACCTCGTCGGCCCGCTGGATCACGGCGTCCACCAGTTCGGCGTTGCCGTCGTACTGACCGGCCTCCAGGCGGCGGTGCACGGTGTGCGCGGCGCCCGTGAGGGAGGCGGTGCGGATGTTGGCTTCGGACCGCAGCCACGGCAGCATGCCGCGCAGCCACGGCCAGTCGGCGACAGCGACGCCCTCAATGAGCCCGTTGTAGCGGGCGTCACGGGCGTCGCCCTTCTCGTAGAAGGTGTCCTGGCCGACGAAGTTAACGGTGGCGAGGTTGAACAGTTCGCCCTTCTCCGGGAGCGAGTAGCCGGTGCCGCCCTCGTGGTTCACGGAGGTGCCGGTGACCGGAGCCTTCGCCTTCGGTGGGGTCGTCTTGGTGTTGAAGCGGGCCATGTCTCAGTTCTCCTTTCCGGCCGGGATGACCGGTCCGTTCGCCGCCACTTGACGTCAAGGGCGCGGCGGTATTCCTCGATCAAAAAAAAATGCCCCCTCCGGGTGGAGGGGGCGTCTCATGTACGCAGGCAGACCGGCTGGTTAACCAAACCGCACCAGTGACATTTTGTCTCTTGCTCTGCCAACTGAGCTACCGGAGCTTTTCAGCAACGGATTGGATTCGAACCAACGACCTAGAGATTACCGGAAGTAACTGATACTTACACACCAGCCGGTTTGTCTGCGTACACCATCACAGTGATTCTGGGGCCGTCCGGTTAACCAAGTCGCAACGGGAACGTTAGCGTGCTGCCGTTACACTACCGGGCTTTCGCCGTCGCCGGATTTGAACCGGACTACTCACTCCAGAGGTGAAGTAACCGTCACTATCACACCGAACGACTCCAGAGCCACTGTGAAGTTGACACCCCCGGTTAACCAGAGCGGCTACGGCATGTGTCCTTTTGCAGAAGAAGTAACCGTTGCCTTCACACCGGGTGCTAAGAAAAACACTACGGGAACCTGCGACAGGATCGCAACCTATTTGGACAACGGGAGCGAAACTCCTCGAAGGAATGAGCCCGCAAGGAGCCGCCCAGCAATCCGTCCATCGTCGAGCAGGAAGCAATAGGGGCAGGTCGCGACACGTGGCGTCGCCGATGCCGGACGTCCTGCCAGAGGCGACATGTCGACTTTGATTCACTGGAAAACAGCGAAGGGGCCCCGAAGGGCCCCTCGTGTGCTGAAGGACTGGATCAGCCCTTGTTGTTGCCGCCGTGCTGCGGAGAAGGCACCACCCCGTTGCCTCCGCAGGGCTTGCAGGGCGCGCTGTTGACATCGCCCGACGCCGGGTTCACGGTCTGGGTCTCTCCGGTGCCGTTACACGGCTTGTGCTGCTCAGCCATTGCTCTCCTCATACTCCATCTCGGCCTTCTGGGCGCGGTACGCGTCCAGCTCCTCCGAGGAGAGGAAGGTGTTGCCGTCCTCAATCGCGATGAAATCGCTCACCCTTCTCTCCCTTCCGTTTCATGCACACGCTTGCAAGTTCAGCGTCTGCATGGATTCACAGGTTTCTATTTCACCCTGCCGAAGAGCCCGCGACGGGAGTTGAACCCGCACCCCCACCTGCGATAAGTGGTGCGCTACCGTTACGCTACGCGGGCTCCCTCGCTCGAAAGCGAGGAAGTCGGGATCCGTGAAACGAGGGGGCCCATTCCCTCGTGCGCCTGTTCACGGAACCCTCTATAGATGGCATCGCCCGCCGCACCGTGTTAACCAGGTGAGCGGGCGAAGAAGCCAGGCCGGAAGCTGTATTGCGTTCGGCCTAGTTGGTGGAGGGGGCTTTGAACCCCCGACCTCGTCCTTATGAGGGACGCGCTCTGTCCGACTGAGCTATCCACCAACGTCGCGTCGGGCGGTTCAGAGGGCCAGCCCATCGTCGACTTTTGCGCCAAGGAGGGTCTCGTCAACCTTGGTGCGGTAGTTCCGGAATCACCGGAACTAGTTAAAACTTTACGGCTACTGGATGGCCTAGGTCAAGTGCCTGCGCTCAAATCCCTGGAGACACCCCTCCACCTTCACCTCACCGTCAGGCGACAAGCCGGAAGCGATCACCTTCTGCATGCAGCAGGCCCTCACGAGAGAACGAGCGGAGGAAGCGATCTGCCTGCACCCTTCCGCACCCCGTGTGGGACGTGAGGAGATCCGGCGTCCACAGGGCGCCGGGCTGGGACTGGAGAGCCTTGAGGGCGACGTCCCGAGGCCAGCGTCCACGGCCGTGGTCCGGGTAGGCCAGCAGTGGGACCATCTCGTTCGTCACGGTCCACGTGTGGATCAAGTTGCGGTTGTGGGTGTTGAGATAGCCGTATCCACGGAATCGCTTCCCTCGGGGGAGCTTGTGTGGTTCGACGCCGGACCCGTTGCCCAGGACGACGGTGGTGTTCTCGCTGCCGTTGACGCGGAGGCAGAAGCGGTAGTCGAAGTTGGCTCGAATCTCAGACGTGATGCCCTTGCCGTCGCCGGACACGAGTGGATTCTGCGTCATCCACATGATGATCACTTCACGCGTGCGCCCCTGCGACGACAGCTCTCGCAGCTTCTGCATGACGGACTTCTCCGGCCCATCCAAAGCCTCGTCGGCATCCTGGAACTTGCGCCTATTGCGTGCCTTGTCATGGTTCTCCACTGCGGAGAGGACCACCTGCCCCTCGTCGATCACATACAGAAGCCGAGGTCCGAGTTCCGGTGTCCACATGCCCAAGTGCTCCTTCTCCAGGATCACCCGCCTGCGGTCCATCTCCTCCCAGGCGCTCTCGATGCCTTCAACGATCGACTCGTCAGAAACGAAGGTAGGACATACTCCACGCCAGATCGTGGACTCTTCTCCCTTGCCGTCGAGAAACCCTGCCAGCCTCTCGTCCGGATGCACGACCGCCCGAGCCATCAGCGACCGGGTGGACCAGCTCTTGCCGGACCCGGAAGTTCCGCCGACCAGCAAACGCTCATGCCGTGGGACGTCGACCTCCTCGCCCGTGACCGTATCCCTGCCCAGCGTGGTGATGTCCGGATGCCAGAGCATGTCCAGCTCGTCGGTGATGTACCGCGTACGCACCGAGAAGAGAACTTTGGCAGCACGCCCCCCTGGGGTGAGGTCGGTCAGGTCGTGGTCGTAGACATCGAGCATGGTTCGCAGGACTGCGTGCTTCTTCTCCAGATCCTCCAGAGCCCACTGGCCATCCAGGGTCAGTTCCGCGACCACGCCGGATTCGGTAAGTTCAGCGCTCGCAAGCTTCGTGTCGACGATCCTGCGTCGCCCGCACTGCCGGTCCCACCAGTCGGTGTCTCGCAGCAGGTCAAGCAGGCGCTGCTCTTCGTCAGTTGGCACCAGCATTGCGCGTCCCAACGTGCAGATCGAAGAGGGGATTCAGGTCGAGAGGAAACAGCGCTCCGTCACTGAAACTGACGTAGATCTTGGTCGCCGGAACGGCAGAGCAGATCCGCCCAGCCTCCTCCAGGGAGATCGGGTACCTCTCGTCCACGTCTGGGCGCCCCAAGCCCCACACGGCGAGCAGTTCGCGAGGGCCCGGTGAGCCGAGTTCGACCCAGGCATTGTGCGGAGAGGTGGACAAGACGCAGTCCCCACCGAGGGGGTCAGCGCTCAGAGTTCTGCCATTGCGGCGCACGGGTGCTGCGTAGTACCGGTACATCCGGACTCCCTCCTTCTCTCACTCTTTGGGGGTACACAAAAGGCCGGACCCGGGGTGGGGGACCCGGGACCGGCCTGCTCGTGTGGCGGTCAGGCCGCCGTGGTGGCCGCGCTGCCGTAGCTGACGGAACGCTCGTCGGAGCCGTCCGTGTCCGACTCGTCGTCATCCTCGATCTCGACCTCCATGAGGTCGTCGGCCGTCTCGGCGGCGTCCAGCTCGGCGATCATCGAACGGACGTCATCCTCGGAGAGGCTGGTCTCCGCCACCTTGACGACGGGGAACGGGTCGACGCCCGCCAGGCGGGCCTTCTCGACGAGCGGCTTGATGACGTTGTCGCGGTACGAGTTCTTCAGGGAGACCGCCCAGGTCTCGCCGTTCTGGACCGCCTTCTCGAAGGCGACCTCGGTGGGCTTGACCAGGTCCTCGTCCTTGACGCTGCGGCCCGGGTTGTCGAGGGCGACGCTCATCTGGAGCAGGACGAACTGCTGGATGTCGGCGTCGGCGGCACCGACGAAGCGGGTCTTGGCGTTCTTCACCAGGGAGCGGGAGGTCTGCGCGAGGGACACGATTCTTTTCCTTTCCGTCAACAGCTTTCAGAATGCTCGCTGTTCGATGAGAACAGCATAGCATCTTTTGGCCTGGGCCACTACTTCCCCCCGTCACCCTTCGGCAGTTTCCTGATGGTCGCCTGTGTCGGATCCGACGAGTTCGCGAACCCGTTCAGGCGAGGGGAGGCGTTGAACTTCACCGCCTTGCGCGGCGGCACGTCGATGGCTTCCCCGGTGTGCGGATTCCGGGCCCGGCGCCCCCGCTTCTCGATGAGTTCCACGCTGCCGAAATTCGTGATGGACACAGAGCCGCCCGTGGCGACGGTGCGGGCCATGATCTCGAAAACGTTCTCCACCGCCTCGTAGGCCACGGTTCGAGCCAGGCCCATGCGCTCCGCCAGGCAGTCCGCCAGTTTCACCTTGTTCAGGCTCGGCGGGGGGGTTTCGGTCTTCGCCACGTGTGGCTCCTCTCCTCAACTATGGCTATCTTAACAGCTGTTGTTCGTCAACTTCCCCAAAGGGTGACGTTTGGTGACGGTCACGCTGAGTTCAGGAAGAACAAGGCTACGTCCGGCCCCAGTTCAGCATTGCACTAATCCTGATAAAAATCAGGCCACAAAGAAAGAGGCCCGGCGAAACCGGGCCCCTCTGTCGTGTACGAGTGATGCTTGAACCCTCAGCGAGGCAGCCTCGGGATCCGGAACTTGTGGCTTCGCGCTCTCTCGACGGACTCCTCGCTGCGCGGGACCGCCGTCTCCTGCGGTCGCGACGGATCGAAGTTGCGCAGCGCCTCCTCGGTACTCCCGGATGCAGGCGTCGACTTACTGGCCGAGCGACGACTCTTCGACTTGGCCGCATCGCTCGCCGACGGACCCTTCCAGCCCTTCTCCCGAAGCCGTGCAGCCTTCTCGTGGTCGTTCACTTCTGGCTTCCCCTCTCGATGTTCAGTGGCAGTGAGGCCGACAGGACGGTCTTCTCGGTCAGGTCTCCAGCCGCGAAGGGCCGCTGGAGGCTGTAGAGGATGGCGTGACTGGCGGATCGAACGGCCCCGGAGGGAACCTCCAGGGCTCCGATGACGTACAGGGATCCGGTGATGAGCGTGATGTTGGCGTCCTCGACGGTCACGGATCCGTCGATGAGCGGCGGGACCTTGCCATCCGGGTACGTCGTGAACTCGGCGCCCTGCTTGAGGAGGATGTCTTCGACCTCCCTGCGCCCGTCCAGGTCCGGATGATGCAGGAAGACCCCGAGCCGGGATCCGTCATCGGAGAGGCTGGTGGTCAGGTCGACTTCTTCGCTCACTGGGCGCCCGCCATGTTGTCGCGGTCGAGCACTGCACCCTCGGCGAGGCGATAGCCCCCGAGCAGCGTCAGTGCGGCAGCCAGCGTGAGACACGCCCAAGCCCGAGTCTTCTTCACGTTTGCTTCTCCTTCCGTCTCGTTTTGTGGCGTTTCAGGAACCGCTCCATGGCGGTGCGTAGCACCAATGCGGCAGCAAGAAGTGCCAGGTGAAAGAAGTGGACCTGGGTCGCGATAACGACCCAGGTCCACATCGACATCACCGCCGTTGCCGCCAGCAGATGGGTGGCGACAGCTCTCACGGAGCCCCTCGCTTATTCCCGGGCTCACCTCCGGCCGAGATCGTCACGTACGGCGGGAGGTTTTGAACCGGGGAGCTGTATCAGACGGTCGCCAACTGGGGCTTGTCGTCCCGGGCGAGTAGCGCCGTGACTTCCTCGGCCCAGGGCTGGCGCCGCTTGACGGCCCTCTTGAGGCGGTTGTTCAGAGCCCTGAGCATGAGGGAGTCGTTGTAGGAGTACTGTCCGGCGACTTCCTTCACCAGGTCCGCGAAGTTCGCGGCGGCCTCGGGTGAGAGGTGGAGGGACAGGACTGTCGCCGCATCGCTGAAGCCCATGGGCTTGCTCTTCTTGTGTCGGCCGTTATGCACCCTTTGATCTCCTTTCCGAGGCCGCCATCCCTGGCGACACGGACTACTCTTCCATGAATGGCCTAGGCCGTCAAGTAGCCTGTAGAAAGGTAGACTTGAGCAGCGGCATCAGGGGGGTTTCTGCCGCCTGGAACCCAACCTCAGGAGAACTCATGAAGACCCTGTCCGGAGCCCTCGCCGCCGACGGCGTGACGCTCGCCCAGTTCATCTCCGAGGTTCACGGAGACACCCGCACCTTCCATGGAACCTTCCACTTCGAGGGCCGCACCCTGGAGCACGTCTGGACGCAACACGTCGACAACGAAGATCTACACCCCTCTGCCGCCAGCGTCCTGGGTCCTGCCATCCGCTTCTCGCAGACTGCCGAGGCCGCCGACAGCTACGAAGACTGGGCCGGTGACTTCTCCTTCAACCCCGAGGAGTGGATGCCCCGGGAGACCTACCTGGAGTGGCTGGCCATCGCGAAGAGGCTGCGTGCTTTCCTCGGCGACGAGCGGTACGAGGGATATAACCCCGACCTGGTGGAGCATGACTGACGATCCTGTACGGGTGGATCCGCAGGGCCGGAAGGACTTTTCGCAGGATGCGAAGGGAGGGAAGTGGAGCACACCGAAGTTCCGTCGACGTCTCTGCATGCCCGTCTGCGGCGCAGGGGCCTCAGGCGCCGCAGGCCTTCGTTCACCTTGGTGCCTGATTGGGTGATGCTCTGTGAGCGCATCAACCCCACCGCCTTCCGCCTCTGGTGCATCTTGCGGTCGATGCAGTTCGAGGAGGGCCCCGGCATACCACCACTGACTCTGGATCAGGTCTGCTGGCTACTGCCTGGGGTCAACGGCAAACCCACCTCGAAGACGCGGGCCAGGGAAGCCCTGGATGCCCTGCTCGCCGAAGGGTTGCTGAGGGATGTCAGCGTCGAGGATACGAGTCGCGCCGGTGCCAGGACCTATCTCACCGTGGATGCCCCGCAGAGGGCGATGGGCTGGTCCGGGGCTCGCCGGAAGCTGAGTGGCTACCTCAAGGCCTGGCGCACGAAATAGGAACGGCCGCCTTCGATAGGGGGAGGAAGGCGGCCGTTCCGAGCGCGAGCACCGTGGGGGTTGGTGCTCTCATCCCCGGCTCCAGGAGACTTACGAAAAGAGTACGGCAGACTCGTCCTCTTTTGGGGAGGATTCGAGTAACAAAAATGCCTTCGGGGATAACCCGTTTCGTGCAGGATCCTCAGAAGTACGTAGTGATGATCGCGATCCCGTTGCCGCCATTGCCCCCCGCCCCCGAGGTGTTGCCGTTGGCTGCGGCCCCTCCGCCGCCGCCTCCGCCGCCGTAAAGGGCACCGTTTGCGCCTGCCTGCGCGGCTGCCGTGGTGGAACCCGCTCCGCCGCCTCCGCCGCCGCCGGAGGCCCCTGAACCAGCCGTTGCATCAGCAGGGGCTGTGGGGTTGGCGCCACCGACTACGCCTGCCGCACCGGACTGGTTGGCCACGTTGCCGCCGCCTGCACCGCCGTTCGATGCGGCGTTACCGGAGGTGATTCCTCCGCCAGCACCTCCACTTCCGCCCGGGAGGACGCCCGGGTTTCCGGCAGCTCCGGCCCCACCTGTCGTCGAAGCATTGCCTCCGGACGGTCCCGTGGAGGTGCCGACGCCGCCGCCGCCGCCCGCCCCCGCCGTTGCGGTACCGGCTGCGCCTCCGTTGCTCTGCCCCGTGCGGGCGTAAGAGCCGAAGCTGCTCGCACCTCCTACGCCGCCCGCAGCACCGTCGGTGTCGTCGGTCGCTCGGGCAGCTCCACCCGCTCCACCGGTGCCGACGGTCACAGCGACGGTGGCCGTGAGCAACGAGGCCTGGATCTGAGCCTGGAACGCGCCACCACCTGCCCCTCCTCCGCCGCCGCAGCGCACGGTTCCTGCCGCCCCTCGGCGACCTGAGCCGCCGCCCCCACCACCCGAGATCAGATGCACGAGAACCATGGTGGCCCCTGCGGGCTTGGTCCAGGTACCGGACGCGGTGAAGACCTGCACGTCTGGGGTTCGCGAGAGCGGGCCTACCCTGCCGTCGGCCTGGCGTGCCTTCAGAATGCCGCCTTCGGAGTAGAGGATCACCCCGGCGGTGGGATTGGTGGTCGGGGCGGTTGCCACGTCCTTCATGCTGATCACGGCCCCGGAGGAACCGCCGAGATCGGCGGACGTCGTCCCGAGCTGGATGGGTGAAGTGAAGAAGGCGATCGCACGGTGGACAGAGGAGCCGTTGGCCACGACCTCAAAGCGAGGGTTGCCTGCGGAGTCCTGAAGCATGAGGAGCTGCTGCGCAATGGCGGAGTTCGCTTTGACGAACAAGCCAACGGTGCCGTCGTCGTTCTGGACTATCTCCAGTTTGCCGTTGGGGTTCCCAGCGATAGGTGTGCCCAGGCCCAGGCGCCCGTTGGCACGCAGGACGAGGTCTTCCCGGCCGGGGTTGTTGCGGAAGACCGCGAGGCTTCCCGTGGTGGGGGTGCCGGTGGCCGTGACGAAGAGCCCCTGGGCGGCCGTGCCCAGTTCGCTTCCATCGGGCGCCTTCGAGGACAGATCGAGCGACAGGATCGCCGCAGCCCCGTCACCCGTGGCAGTACCGCTGCCGTTGATGTGGGAGATCTTCAGCGTGCCGCGATCTTTCTCCCGGCCGCTGATCTGAACGGCCGACATGCCCGGGTTGTCACTGATCGCGTTGATCGCGCTGTTGGTCGTGCCGGAGGTGGCCGCCATGTAGGCAGTGAGCGCATGGGCGCCGCTCGTCGCCGTCGACTTGGCGAACAGGGCCTGGATGCCCGCCACGTCCACGCGCAGTTGCCCGGTGAGGGTGGCGCCTGCGGTGGTCACGACCGGATCTCCGGCGGCCCCTCCTCCCTTGTTACTGCGTACGAGAGTGCCGGGTGCGTTCAGATCCAGGGCGCCGACGGCGAGGGATCCCTTGGTGATGAGGATGTTCCCGATGATGGAGTTGTCGCCGGAGCCGCCGATGGATTCCTCGCGGATCAGGGACCGTGCCGCTCCGACCGCCGTGGCCGAGGCGATCGAGTTGGCCTCGATGAGGTTGCCGGTGGCCGCCCATTCCAAGTGGATGCCGGAGTAGGCACCTGCCGTGCCGATCTCGCCGACCCCAAAGATGGTGTTGCTGGTGATGACGCAGTTGCTGGCCGCGATGAACACGGCGTCACCGCCGACACCGTCGAAGTTGCAGGAGCTGATCTTCGTGGCCGAGCAGTCCTGGATGCGGACGGCGGGCATCGAGTTTCCGCCGTTGACGAAGTTGCAGCCCAAGACAGTCTGCGTCCCGGCCTGGTCATAGATGCCTGCGCCCTGGGCGGTTGCTCCGCCGAGGTACTGAAAGTCGCAGGAGATGATGAAGTTCTCGTCGTTGCTCTGCGTTCGGATGCCCCGGCCTGCACCTGGGCTGGTCATCGCGTTGTCGAAGAGGCACTGGAGAACGTGGTTGTTGTGGCCGAAAGCGTTGTCGGCCTGAGGGCCGAGGTAGAGGCCGGTGTCGTAGCAGGCGGTCAGGTGCAGGTGGTTGAAGACGCACTCGACGGCGCCCGGGGCCCAGATGCCGCCGCCTGCGGTCTGGTGAGTGTGGTTGCCGTCGATGGTGAAGTCGGAGAACAGGGCGCGGGTCTCACCGGGTCCGGCAAAGGTGATGGCGTAGACGTTTGCGTTGTCGGCGACCTTCAATACGGTGCCCCACCCCGAACCCACCAGGCCTAGGCCGACGCCATTGGGTATGGAGAGAGTGGCCCCCAGGTTGAAGGTGCCGTCGAGCAGGCGGACCTTGCCCTTGCCGGGGGCCGCGTTCACCTCGTCGATGGCCGACTGGATCACGAGATGGTCGTTCGTCCCTGTGCAGACCAGGTCGGCGTTGCGGCTGGAGCGTGAGTCCGAGGCGGCGATCACGATCTCGGAGGTGGGCGCCTGGGTGCGGGTGAGCGTCGCCGTGGTGCCGGTGGCGTAGGTGACGTTCGCGCCGAGCTTCAGGGTCTCGTTGGCCCCGGCGTCATGCAGGGCTTCGGTGGCCGCGTGCAGATAGGCGTTGTCGATCTGCACGTGATCGCAGTTGTTGAAGCTGCCACCGCAGTCCGGGGAGTTCACCGCCGTACCGTCGTCGTCGACTCCGGGGAAGTTGACCCAGTCACCGATGACGATCGGCATGGACGTGTTGAGTCCGGCGACGCCCGCGTATCCGCCGCCTCCTGCTCCGCCGTTGCGCCCGTCGCGGCGTGTCGACAGGTCCGAGATGACCAGTGGGGCGTTGGTTCCCACGACGTCGACAAAGACTCCGTTGAAGCCGTTGCGGTCGGTGGAGCATGCGCTCATCAGTGCGCCACCGGCTCCGGCGCCGAGACCCCAGTCGCCCGTGAAGTAGAAGCCGTTGTTGCCGTTCCACTCGGCTCGGCAGCCGATCACCTGCGAGTTCGCGGCGTTGCCGAGCATGAAGCCGTTGGACCAGTTGCCGATGGCCTGACAGTCGATCATGGTCAGGTCGACCGGCCGGTCCCCGTAGAAACCATGGGCGTGGTTGTTGTCCAGCATGACCCGCGTCATGCGCCACGAGTAGGGGGCGATGTTGCCTTCCAGGCCGCAGTAGATGCCCGAGTTCGGGAAGCGCCGGATGGTCAGGTCACGCAGGCCGACGTTGAGGATGTTGCCCTTGGCCTGGATGCCGTCGACCCCAGCGGTCAGATTCGACCCGTCCAGCGTGAGGCCGATGACGCGCTGCTCGCCGCTGATCGCGGCATACCCTCCTGCTGCCTGATCCAGGAAGCGGATGGCTGCGACGCCAGTGAACGTGGACATGGGCTTGATCACCACACCGGGTTCGGTCAGCCCCGTGAAGGTCATCAGGTCCGCCCGCTGCCCCATGAGGGTCTTGCCGGGCGGAACGACGATCGGTGAGTTGATGGCGTACGGCCGCGCGGGGAGCATCACGACGGCCCCCGCCGGAGAGCTGTTCAGCAGCGCGTTGATCGCTGGTGCGTCGTCGGTGCCGTCGGCCTTCACGCCGTGATCGAGGGCGTTGTAGACCAGCGAGTCCTGGGCCATGTACAGGTCGTCGGCCGTGGCCTGGTCGAGGGCGCCGAGCGATTCGGCATCCAGGACGATGTGTCCTGTCTCCTCGTTGACCGACAGGACGACGCCGCCGGATGCGCTGAGGTTGCCGTCGACCGTCAGGTCTCCCCTGGTGCGTACGCTCCGGGAAGTGGTCAACACCCCTTTGATGTACTTGAGATCTATATCCTGGAGTGCCACGACTTGCCTCCCCTAGCTGTACAGCCTGAGTACGTCACCGACGGGCAGAACGGGGATGTTGCGCGCCTTTATCGCATCCATGATCGCGTTGAAGTCTGTCTGCGAACATTGGTTTGTGGTGGTCACCGCACCCGTGACGATCTCGTGGAATGTCAGAATCGTCCACGAGCCGTCCAACTGGCATCGGTCGAGTGCACCACCGGCACCGATGAGATTCGCCGGAAGACCCTTCGCTGACGCTCCGGCAAGGGCTCCGATTCCCGTGATGGAGCGCATGCGGAGTGGCATCGCCGGAGGGAAGGTCTCCAGGTTGTCGGCGGAGGATATGCCGCGTCCTGAGGAGAAGTACCTGCAAGTCATCCCCTCAATTGAGACCCCGTCGGTGGTCTGTGAGAACCATCCTCCGGGGTAAGCGAAGGAGTCCCCCCTGAAGCCGTTGTTCACCATCCACGCACGCATGCGCCGGATGTCGGTCTCTACCACCTCGGCTGTCAGCGTGTGGTATTTCGCATTGTGGTTGGCGGATCCGTAGGCGTGCCCAGCGACCTCCCAACCCGACAGATTCTCCACGGACTTGAGCTGCGAGAGGTCCAGGTACTGGTTGGCGCCTATGTTCTCCGCAATGGTGTACAGGGTGCCCCGGTATCCCAGTGTGTCCATTTTGGGACGCCCAAGAGTGTACGGACTGGCGTACGAGTCATCAAAGGTGATGCTGACGACACCCTCGGGGAAAGTTTCAGTCGTGTCATTGATGAATTCGACCGCCTGGAGATGAACCGTCACCGGGTTAGCGGTGTTGTCATCAACGACCTGGAACATAAAGTCCGTGAAGCCGGAGGTGGCACTCGGAGCGCCGGTGGAGGAGATTGAGTAGGACCCGGTAGCCGATCGGACATCGGCCCAACTCAGGGTCATGGTGACCCATTCACCGCTCAATACCTGATTTTCGGCGATTGCTGCGTGAGTATGCAGTCGCCAGTTGAAAGTGTTCGCTACTGTCGAGCTTCCGAGGATCACGTTGATTTGATTCAGGTGCGTCACGTCCGACACACGGAAGACCAGCCGGATCGCCTTGCCGGTCAAATCGGGCAGTGCGCTCGCGAGGCGGCGAATGTTGGCAACTGCCCCTGTTCCTGTCGTGGTGATACGGAAACTCTGCGTCCCTTTGCAAAATACGGCCGTGTCGTTCGCGTTCGACGATCCGATGCCGGATCCACTGGCGCTCCAGCCGTGGCCGGTCTGGAAGATCTGCGACCAGGAGGCAGGACGCCAGGCGGGCAGTCGTGTGGCGGGGGTGGTCGCCTGAAACAGGAGCTGGCTCGCGGAGACCTTGCCGCCTGCATCCAGTGACGCAACGCCGCCGTTCGCACCTTTTTCCGCCTCGGGGATGGCGCCCACATTGGCCGCGTCGAGGGTGACATCGGGGCCTTCCTCCCCGTTCACCGTCCATACGGCTGGCGACCCGGGCGTGGAGGTGTCGGATATCAGACCCACGGCGTCCAGAGCCTGCAAGAGGCTCGTCAGGGCGTCGCCGGTGGAGCGGTCACCAACCACCTCCTGCTGGTCGACCGGGGTCGCGCCGTGGAAGCCAAGCTGGTTCGCCTCGCCGTCCAGGGTGTGCACGGCGGCGCCGGAGGAGGTGCCGGAGAAAACCCACTTACCCACGGCGTGAGCGAGCTGAGTGGCAGCCTCCAGTCGGAGGTAGGTGCGCTGAGTCCCCGCGAGGTTGACCAATTCATAGACCGACAGATGCAGGTCGGCGCCGGACCCTTCGAGGTCGAGCGCCCCACCGGACTGGCGCAGCCGAAATGATTTCGAATCCTCCTGACCCACCAACAGGTCGGTCCCGAGGAACGCGAGAACTCCTGTAGCGATCCTGCGCAGCTCGGCGTCTGGCGGGGCGGAACCATCACCCCACTGCTGCGTGCCGTCGGACAGCCTGCGAAAACGATCCTGGGTGTCGGTCGTGACCCGGGAGTACTGAGCGAGATTGTCGGCCTCAGCCATGCGCGTGCCGATGGCGCCGGTGAACTCGGCTCCGGCGAGCTGGGCATACTCGCTGAGGTCGACGTTGCCGCCTCCCCCGCCCGCTCCCCCGCCGCTGCCGAACTTGCCTGCCTTGACAATTTTCGCCTGAGCCTTGTCGGCGAGGTCGGTGGCTGCCGCCTCGGCCGCGAGGTAGCCGAGGAGCACGGCATTGCCGGGAAGGGTGGGGTTGAGTGCGAACGATGCTGTGCCGATCCCCGCGATGGCGTCATCCAGCGTGCCGAAGGTCTGCTGGCCGTACTGGAGGACGTGGATCTCGGCGCCGTTGCTGGTGGGGAACATCCAGAGCTGGTGCAGGACCGACTCGGTGCTTCCGACGGGCGTGAGGACGCCGTTGTTGTCGTAGTGGCCGACATCGACCGTCGCCGTCGCCGCAGAGGGGACGATTTCCGAGTTGCGCAGGACGTGCACCCAGGAGGCCGGGGTGGCGCCGATGGTGGAGACGATGTTCGGGTTGTTGGTCTGGACCGTGCCATCGAAGTGGTTCCAGCCCCGGCTGAACACCTGGCCCGGGGCGCAGTTGAGCGTCAGGGATCCGGGGACAGGGGTGATGTCGTTGCCCGTGAGAGCGAAGGCGCCGAGCGCGTCGAGCAGGTCGTAGAGCTGATTGACCGGCTGTTCGACCACAGTGGCCAGCGACTGGGTCAGAAAAATCGTGCCGCCCTCCTGGGCGACCATTCCGAGCACCAGGAAGTTGCGTCGATCCTCCGGGGAGGGTCGGGCGGCCTGCTGGTACACCGTTCCGTCGGCGTCCATGAGCAGCCAGGTGATAGCTCGCGTCTGGGATACGGAGTCCAGCTCGACGGTTGTGACGGTGGAGGTGCTGATCTCGGTGATAGTCACCGGAGAGGTCAGATAGTCAACGATGTAGCCGTGCAATGGGCTCACGTCGACTGCCAGCGGATTGCTCTCGTTCGGATTGATGTCACCGCCGGAGACGATGCCGGTATCCAGCCCGCCACTCAGGCCTGGATCCCCCTTGGGTCCTTCTGGGCCGACCAGGGACTGAAGCCACTCTTCCTGTGTCCCCTGGAAGCCGTTGTCCACGGCAACCTGGTACGCCGAGTCACCCTCAGGGCCAGGACCACCCGGCGCCCCAGGAGTTCCGGGTTCACCGGGTGCACCGGGAGTTCCGGGCGGTCCGACCAGGGAAGCGAGCCACTCTTCCTCGCTTCCCTCAAATCCGTTCTCGACAGCGACTTCGTACGCCGAGTCACCCGCCGGGCCCTGCTCCCCCTGGCCTGGCGGCCCAGGGGGGCCAGGCTGCCCCCTGGGACCGGGCACCGGTACATACTCAATGCCACAGAGATCTACGGACAGGTAGTCGGTAATGTCGAGCGGGCTGTCCCCTGTGGGTACGACCAGATACTGCGTACCCCAGGATCCTCCAACGTACTGTCGCAGGCGCCACAGTCGACCTTCGTCCGGAAGGACGCCGACAACATCAGTGCATACGACATCCTCAGCGAATGAGCCGTTTGCATCGAGGTTGACTCGGCCGCCGCCGATCAGGATCTGATTTCCCGTCTGGTCGGTCCAGCGATCCGGAACCGGCTCGAAGATGACGTAATGCTCGCCATGCGTTCCGTCATACGGCTCTCCGGTCACGGGATTGACATACTTCCCTACGACGGTTCGCTCTGTAGGCAGCGGCATCCAAGCCTCCTCTCCCAATGGGAGCAGCGTAGATGCTGATGAGGCCCTTATGGATCACAACAAAGGGCGGCGGTCGCCCCCTCGGAAAGAACGACCGCCTGTACTGCCCACGTTCAGCATAATGAGGAAATCGAAAACCCTCTGACGCAGACTCCATGGGCGCTGAATGGAGTTCTGCCTGCGGCAGAGGGTTCCTTCACCTTCACGACGACAGGAAGGTGCGGCAATCATAGCGGCCATGCCGCTACTTGACGGTGAACTCCTACAGCATGACGAGGAGCTTCGTGCCGGGGATCAGCTTGCGGTTGACACTGGTCGATTGCACGAAGATCGTGTACTTGTCGTTGTGGCCCGGCTTGACCGTGACCTCCGTGTCCGGCAGGCCAAGGAGCTGACGCGCCGCCGGGCCCGTGAAGACCTTGCCGGTCTTGCGGCCGGTGACTGGGTCCTTCTCCGCGATGGCGAGCTGCTTGTTGCCCTGGACCCTCTCCCTCTTGGACAGCTCGTAGAAGGCGCAGCCCGTCTTGTACGGATGACCAGAGGCGTTGACGAAGTCGCGGATCTGCATCTGCTGGTCGACGGGGATGAGGATGTACTTGCCGGTGTCCAGAGCGTCGAGGTTGGCCTTCACGTCGGTGGTGCTCAGATCCTGGCCCATCGCAAAGAGACTCCGGGTGCCGCGCACGCCCTGCTCACGACCCCGCAGGAAGCTCGTAGCTGCCGTCTTGACGGTGCCGATGGCCTCCTCGACGCCCTGATCGGAGTCGGCGTCCCAGATGGCGATGTTGCCCGCTGGAAAGCCATACTCCTGCGCGGTGCGCTTGGCCAGGGAGTTCGGGACCATGATGGCTGATGTCCAGTTGTCGGGCAGTTCGTTCATGGCGACCTGAATCCGGTCAAGCCACTTACGCAGAACGGCCCGACCTCGACCGCCGTACATCCTGGTGTGCATCTCGCCAGTCTCCGAGCGGCCGGAGGCGTTCTCCTCGCCGTCGGTGACGACGACCTGGAGGAAGGAGTGCTCGCCGTACTTCTGCGAGATTTCGCTAGCCAGGTCATCGAGGGACCTGACGGCCGCTTCAATGAGGGCCGTGGCGCCCCTGTTGACCCTGTACAGGCCACGCATGGACGGCAGGTGCTTCACGTCCATGTCCCAGACCAGGTTCTCCACCTCATGGTCGAAGGCGTACAGCGAGATGCGAGTCTCGTGGCCGAGCCGGTCGGACTCTTCCTGAAGTCCCTTCACGAACTCATCCACGACCGTGATGAGCTGGTCCTCGTGCTTGTGCATCGAGGCTGATTTGTCCACTACGAGCGAGACGTGATTGACCTTGTGCTTGATGCGGTTACCGGTCATGCCACAACCCCTTTTCCGGTGCTCCTCCAGCGATGTTTCCACTGTATCGGGGACCACTGACAATCGCCCTGACCTGCGCATTTGCACATGGCGGAGCCCTGCCGTCGGCGTGGACGACAGGGCTCTGGAACCGCTCAGGACTTCAGGGGAAAACCACTTTCTGAGGATCCTCTCCGGGTGAGCACGCCACTGCCCGCTGCGTGTTGGCGATCTCCAGGTCGCCGCGCGCACTGATCACCAAGGGGTCTCCGCACCCGAACCCGTTGACCACCCAGCCGACGATGGGGTGCACGCCCGTTCGCCCCACCTCGCGAGTCACGAGGTGCCAGCCTTCGGGGGCGGGAAGGACGGTCAGGACCTTCGAGTGCTTCACCTCGTCATCGTCGAGGTGAGAGAAGCCAGGCAGTTCGGCGGCCTTCTTCAGCCGCCCCTCAGACCAGTCGACGGTCAAAGCGAACCCTTCGTCGTCCCATCCCAGCACCGGCCGGGACTCCTGACGACCGCCCTCCACGTTGTAGACCGCGCACAGTTCGGGCCCACTGTTGCCGTACATGTTCCACCCCCATTTCTTCACGAGTGATACGTGTACAACACCGGCCTGAGCTGTCGCCAGACGTCTGGTGAGGTGAACAGCTCGCCCCACTCACAGACCCAGCGGATCACATCGGGAACCAGCGGCACAATGAGCTGCTCGGCCTCGGCGTGATCCGCGAGGCCGAACCCCAGCCCCTGAGCCACCTTGTCGAGCACCGCAGCCCGGTCCGCCTCCGTCACGCCGTCCTTCAGCGGTTCATTGACGAGCCTGCGCCAGACGCGCACGACGTCGGCCTGCTTGCCCGTAATCTGCTCGCCTGTCCAGGCATCCATCCAGAGGCCTTCATAGGGGTGGATGCCGCCGATGGTGGACTCCACGCGATAGTCGGTGAACTTCCCCCGGATCGCCTCCTCCTGATAGTCGATCGGGTCGTCGTAGCGATGCCACCGGGGCTCACTGGCCGGGCGCACCACCAGGACATTGGGCAACCCGAACTCACCCTCCCAGGTCACCGCCTTGTGAGCCTCGCTGGATTCGTTACTCTTCAGCGCCTGCCGTTCCACGGCGGCATCCAGATTGCCCGGGTACCGCTCGGCCAGCCACTGATCAAAGCTCAGCTCGACCTCTTCGAGGGACCGGTCGAGCAGGAAGCTCTCAGTATTGATACGCGAGTCGGTGATTCGGTGGCCCTCGTGGGCCACGTCCGTCAGCCCGTAGCCCATCACCTTGTGAATGCGGGTACTCATCGTCTCTTCTCCTTTCCGAAATCCGCGAGCCGCTCGACATAGCGGCCGGGCGGCCCTCTCTACTCACCGTGTCGCCATATAGGCGGCGACACCCTCCATGAGGTGATGCGCCGACTGGTCCATCAGGTACGCCCCGCCGAGAGGGCCGCCCATTTCGTAGAACGGCATCTTTTTCGTGGCGTTGGCCGCTTTCTGAACGGGCCAGCGCCGGTCGATCACGTAGTGAGTCGCCCCCGACAGGGCGAGCGCACAGGCCATGCTGCGACCCCGCAGGCCAAGCCCGAGAGCCCGGTTGCCCGCGAGAAGCACGAGGGCTTGCGTGACGGTGTACGAGGCGACATGGCCCGCGAGAGCCCGGTGGCCTTCGAGACCGGGCTTCGCCTTGTGCTGGGCCTGATGATCGGTCTGGATCCAGTGGTCGGCGACGTCGGCCGCGATCCGGAACAAAGCATAGGCGGCAGAGAACCGGGCGGCACGTGACGAAATCATGGGATCCCTTTCGGTCAAGCCGTCAGATCAGGGTGATGCCACTTGAATCGAAGCGAGAGAGGTACCCCGCCTTCTCCAGTACGTCCAGATCAGCCGTCTGTACCACTCCACCGCTGTATCCGCTTGCTCCGTAGGCGTACGACGTGAGGGCGATGAGCAACGCCAGAGGACGCCCCTCAATCCCGTCGCGCACGGCCGCCCTGTACAGACGACTGATCCCCTTCAGGGGGTCCTTCTCGTCCAGGAGGTGAACCTGGTCGACAATCTCATGCCCTTGAGTGCTCACGCTTCCGTCTCCCCTCCGAAGACCGCGATCTTTTCGCGGCTGTTGATTGAGCCTCGCACCGATGGGCGAGGCTCAGCGTCCAGGACTGGACGGTACGGCGGTGCCGTGGGTCACAGGATGAAAACCTCGTGCGGCTTGGGCCGCTGAACCATGCCGCAGGCGACCAGGTAGTCCAAGTCTTCCTCCGACACGTAGTTGAGGAGGCCCGCAGGGCCCCGACCCTGCGCCACGTGCATCATGACGGCCAGCGCACGGACCGCGTTGGCGCTGACTCCCTTGTGGATCGCCGCCTCGATGATGCGATCCAGCGGCGTCTTCTTCGGGACACTGTCGTCCAGGATGAGAACGCGTGTGACTCCGGCCCGCGCAGGAACCTCGCTCATGATCTTCCCCTCTCCGAACTGCGATCTTTTCGCAGAAACTGGATCAAGCCTCGCAGGAATCCGCGATGCACGATGCACAGCAGTGGGCATCGAGAGGGTGGGGTCCGTCACCCCCTGCGGGCGGGCAGCTTCAGGACCGGCATTGAAGGCACTTCCGTCAGGTCCACGGCTTGGCCCACATCACCCTCGTGGGACATCAGGGGGTTCATGGACCAGACCAGTTCGTAGTCGGCTTCCGTGAGGAGCCCGACCCACACGTGCCCGGCATCCTGGGCCGTGGCCGTCCAGGACGGCACCGTACTTCCCCAGGACGCTGTGAATTCGAGCCCCAGCATCCCGCGAGGTCCGGTTTTCGAGCCGGGGGCTACTCCCCTCAGGATTACCGTGACGCCGCCGTCGAGGATCTCGCACTCCCCCGCCGCACGTCCGATGTCGGGTTCACCGTGGGTGAGATTCGCTGGTGATGCACCATGCAGCCGGAACGCGAGATCCAAGGCCTCCATGGTGTCGGTGTCGCCCGCTCGCATGAACAGCAGGGCCGCCTTGCTGCCGTCGGGGTACGTGAACACCCCGTTGCTCACCCTGACGTTGCTGCTTTGCTGCACCTGAATCTCCACTTCCTTCTCCTTTCCGTGAATCCTCTGACGTGATCCGACGCAACCCTGAGGGGAACCGGCTTCACTCTGGATGGCTCGACGGTATCGCGAAGCGCTTCCCGGAACCGAGAGAAGTACGGAGCGGGCGGATGCATTGCAGGAGGCACAGACCCCGTGCAATGCATCTTTCAGGAACCCGTCACCAGCTCAGGACTGAACGCATCCAGCTTGCCGTCGGTGGCGCGGTGACGCCTCGCGGCAGCCGCCAGTTCCCAGCCTCGATCCGTCAGGCCGAAGCGGGCCCACGGCATCAGTCGACCTTCGACGTGGCCGGTCAGCAGATCCGCCGGGCTGGGGTCGTACAGGGCATGGCCGTCAGGACGCAGGTAAGACTGACCGGTCGGACTGATCGGCGGCATCTCGACGGTCACGAGCCCCGCATCCACCAGGTCCATCAGAGCGTCACCCATGCAGCACCCGAAGAGTGTGATTGAGCCTCCGTCCGGTGCCTTGAGGCGCAGCCCGTACTGATCGGCGGCGTCTTCCGAGGGCACGGTTTCGTACGGATTCCGCTCAGCCCACAGCATCGGCCAGCTCCGGCGCGACAGTGTCAACTGGCTCCAGTCGATACGGCCATGATTGTCGGTGACCCGATTCTCGACGTACACGAGGAGCGACCAGTGGTCCCTCCCCCAGCGATCCATCGATATCGGAGTGCGCCCGACCCGGTCGCGCCACTGCGGCGCACCGCTGAAGATTTTGTCCAGCACGAAGGACATCGCAGTTCCCCCACTCAGTTTTCGGATTCCCCTCAACCCGAGAGCTGATCATCTACCGCTCGCGCGACATCTATCAGATGTCCGAAGATAAAGCACGCGAAGTCGTCGCAGGTGTCTCGGTTGTGACTTCTGATCAGCTCTGGATAATCCTTGCTCATGGCGGCGATATGCGCCAGCGCACGGGACAGTGCCCGTGCGGCATCCGGCCCGAGAACCCCCGCCAGGTCACCGGCTTCCCCGCCCATGCCGTTCAGCATGCCGTCGCGGTACGCCGTCGCAGCCGGATAGCACCGGTAGTACTCGCTCTCGCGCAGATCTCGGGACACTGCATCGGCGCGGGAGGCCAGCGCCTGAGAAGCCCGCCTTGCCGCCTCAGCGTTCTCCGCCGCGTCGTTCTCGAAGACCACCCCGTGGTGATCGGCTTCGTGGATGGAGATCTCGGTGTTCATCTCAGCCACGTCGATCGTCTGACGGCCGAAGTTCTTCACGATGCCCCGCGTTCCACCCTTGCCGCAGGTGCGGCACAGGAGGAGCTGGCCAGCCACCTCGTAGCGGCTCAGGTCAGCCACAGGGGGCCTCCGTAGGCATGCGAACCTGGACTTCCCAGTACGTGTAGCCGGGGTTCCAGCCGATGCTCGGGATCCCCCTCTTCCAGCATGACTCGACTGTCACGGGGACATCGTCCAGCGCGATCAGACCGTCGATGATGAAGGTGACGGCCGGATCATCCTGCGTCACGCACTCGGCCAGAAGGGGCACTTGGACTGCCGATCCGTCTGGATATGTCACGGAGTACACGAAATGGATCTGATCTGCGTGCCAGTCAAGGGCACCTTCGCCTCGCCACCCGAACACTCCGTGCAGTTCTTCCGGAATCTGCTTCAGGATCCACTCGGGCGGCATCGGGAACCGGCTCCGCATCGGCAGGTCAAGACTGGTCATCCGCATCCCTCTCATCGTGCGCCGAGCAGTTGTGTGCGCATCCCGCACACATGCAGCGACAGATGTTCGGCTTCGTCTCGTAACCGGGACACCGGCCTTCGGCGATGCGGGCGGCGGCTTCGCCCCAGTAGCAAATGTCATGCCAGTCATGGGACTGAGATGCCTCGTCCAAGATCATCTCGCGTCGGTCATTGACCTTCTCGTAGATGTCGCAACACACCAGTTCGGCTCGGATGCGGAAGGCGATCCCAGTCTGAAGCTCATCCGGGTTCTCTCCAGCCGAAGGGTGAGAGTCGTGATGAGCCAGGGTGTTCAGCCAACGATCGATAGGGCGCCTCACTTCTCATCCTCCTGAGATGTGGTGCCGTTCTTCTTGGTCAACAACCGGATGCCATCACCCTTGTCACGCGGAATCAGATGAAGATGAAGATGCATGACCTCCTGGCCCGCTTCCGTGCCGCACGTACTGAGGACGTTCATCGCGCGCAGCGAGAATCGCATCAGCTCGGCTGCCCGGCGCGCCGTAAGGGCAAAGACCTCGGGATCCTCCCTGAAGTCCTGGACATGCACCTTCGGGACGATCAGCGCATGCCCCTCGGTCACCGGACTGAGCGGCGTGAAGGCCACGGCGTCGGGCCAGAAGTCCGGTCGGACGATCCACTCGACCGGCGCGTCTCCGGCGATGATGTCGCAGAACACACAGGGCTTCGAAGCGAGCGGTTCCATGAACGAAATCTCGGCCTCGCACCCCTGACACATGGCGGACCCCAAGTTGAGGAAGTCTCCCGGGTAGAACGGAATGGCTGGGCGGTTCAGCTCCCACCAGCACGTCAGGCAGAACCAGTTGTCGTCGAGAGTCCGGTAGGCGACCGGCTTCTCGGGCTTCACGTGCCGTCCACCCCGCAGCCGGGGCAAACCAGGTTCTGGCCGTCGTTGATCCAGGTCCACTGGGTCTCATCGGCCCGCAGGCAGTTCTCTGGAAGGTACGGCCACGGCTCGCCACTCGGATTCGCGATGACCTCACGGCCCGGTACTGGGAGATGCCCGTACCCGAGCATCGCACGGACCTCGGAGCTGGGGATGTCCTTGATGGCCACCCGCTGAAAGTTGTACTCGACGATCTCGTTCGGATTGATCACGGCCCGCCGTCCCCTTGATCGGAAAAGGGTTCTCAACTGACACCCTTTTCCCTCCTTTCCGTGAACACAATTCTATCACGGGGAGGTTGAGGGTTCGGGGAGCTTTTCAGGGCACACACTCCCTCACCCCGATACGTGACCGGCGCGAGGGAGTGTGTGCCGAAGCGCATCCGCCCGACAGAGAAGTCGCGGCGGCACCACCGGCGTGGAACCGGCCGCATCGAAGCCGCTGCGAGCGCCCGCTCCTCCCCGGCGACTTCAACAATAGCCTAGGCCACCCGAGTTGAAGTCCGGAATCACGAACTGAACGGCCAAGAGTCCCCGGCGGTACGGCACAGGTACACGCGCGAGGCATGCACCGGAATCCCGGGAAACGACGATGCCATCGACGCCTTCCAGGCACCCATGGCGGCCTCTGCTGCCGCATCCTCCGCAGCGGCCTGCGCGGTGTTCTCGGACAACGGGAACTGCGCGTCGAGGTTGGTCTCCACCGTACCGCCGGACTCGTCGTACAGCCACAGCGAGTACTTCACCGCGTACGCACCAGAAGGAACAGACACCACTACCCCCGCAAATCGGATAGATACGCCAGCTTCTGACGCATCGCCAGCACGTCGTCGATCACGTCTCGCCCGGCAGTGAGAGCCGCAGACCGATATCGGGGCAAGCCACCACCCTGCCGTCCGGCCGACCACCGGCCCGCAAGATGCGGCCGAAGGTTGACAAGATCATTTCAGCGTAGCGGTGTCCTCCTCCGAGCACGGCGCGCAGCGTCGGGCTCCTAAGAAGCTAAGCCATCGCGGAGCGATGGCGAAACCGCAGAGGAGGCTGACTGTTGGCACGCGCGGGAGGGCGGGGCCGCAGCCCACCGGTACCCACCGTCGGGGCGCGCCTGATGACGAGACGTGTACAGGCTCGCTGCGGCGGCGCCCGTACAACAGGAGGATTCTTACCTTTCTTGCGTCGGGGGATACTTCATCCACGCAGGTCAGGGGTTTGCCGAGCGTGCACAGATGTGAAACGGGGTTGCACCTGGAGCGTCGAAGGGTTTTACATCTGTGTACCTGGGTTGCACTTTAAAGTGAAGGGTGATTGGGCATAAAACGGGACGTGTTGCCTTCCCCAAGAACCCTGCCAAAAGGGACGTATAGCACTCGCAGGCCAGCGTTGCGGAACGTGTGAGTCCGCTTCGTTGGGGGTAATCGCAACGGACAGACCCATGCACTTGACTGAGCGGATCGTCGCCAACCTGCACCGAAAATAGGTGCGTTGTGTTAGCGTTATTTGCACGGAAAGGAGACGCTCATGGGTGGATACCTCGGAAACACCATCAGCATCGAGCGGATGGGCGAGTTCCGCGATGCCTGCGCTGCGACCTCTGTCTCAGACTGGGTGGTGATGCTCGACCTCCCGCCGCAGGCCCTCGTTCTCTACATGCGGATGTGCCATCTGGCCGGGGTTGAGGACGCACAGCGAGTTCGTGTGACGCTGACCCACGATGAGGCGAACACGCTCTCTGGGGGCGATGGAGAAGCTGCGCTGAACGACCTGCTCACCGTGGGTGCTGTCACGAAGGTGGCGACCTACAGGAGCGGCAAGGCGCGCTACGAGATCCAGGACTTCCCGCCGCACATCAGGGCGACGCTGAGCGAATACCGCCAGGCCGGGGGGCTGCCGGTCGTCTCGCTCGGCTGAACAAAAAGCAAGGGGCCCCGCTGGCACGGGACCCCTCAATCACAACGAACTCATTAGGGATGGTACGAAGTCATGGGCGAGAAGGCAACGTTTCACCTCGGTGATGACTGGGTGGCCCTGTTGGAGCTGAAGCCCGCAGCGCGCACCGTCTACGGGATTCTTCGGTGCAACGCAGCCTTCGGACGGGCTGGCGTGGCCACCCACACGGTGCATGTGACCAGCTCATGGTTCACGGAGATGACGCAGCACTGGAAGAGTCCACTCACGCCGCCAACCGTCCGGCGCGGCCTGAACGAGCTGATCGAGAAGGGCGTGCTGCTGCGGCTGAACGACCCTCAGGACGGCTCCGGCTTCGTCCTCGCCTTCGTTACCGATCCCGGCCAGCAGTACGACGGCCCCGTCAACGGCTTCGAGCATGCGAAGAAGGTCTCCAAGAGGTGCGGCACCCGGGCGTACTACGTGCGACGGGATGAGGTTCCGGGGATTCCGTCGGTGACTGGCGTGCGCCGGGACAAGGGCCGGAGCCGCAAGGTTCCCGCCCCTGCCCCCCGGCAGAGCATCGGCGCCGATGAACCGGACTTCGAGGAAGCAGACTTCAATGAATTCGACGATCCGGACTTCGGCATGGAACCCCCGCAGGGGGGCGACGGTCCTGCCGAGGTGAAGCTGGACCCCCTGGATGCCGAAGCGGAGGCGCTCGCCGAGGCCCTGGAACGCAAGACGGCGCGGTTGAACGTGACTGGTCATCGCCTGACGCGGGATCAGTGTCGCATCGTGGCTCGTGAATGCGCTCCAGCTCTTGCACTGGGATGGGACCCGGCTGCGCTGGCGCAGCGTATGGTCAGCCAGATGGGCCCGAAGATCCACAGTCCACTCCTGTTCCTGCCGAAGAAGGCGGTGGAACTGGGCGCCCCTCCGGTGTCGCAGCCGTTCCCTGTCCAGACCCGCCGCGAGGTGCCCAAGCCGGAGCAGCCCGCCGCCCCCACGCCGGAGGAGGCTGCCAGCGGCGTGGCCGGACCCGGCATGCAGAAGCTCCACGAGTTCCTGACTGGACGTCGTGCCAAGAATCCGGGGAACAAGGACTGACACTGGCCTAGGCCATGCGGTAGTGTCGATGGCGCCGCCCTCAACACTGAAGCGGTTGCCTTGAGTTGAACCAAAGCTGGGAGATGAAGTGCAAGAGGCCACCAGCATCCTGGACGCACTGGTCAACCGGAAGGCCGAGCGCGAGGTCCTCGGTGCTCTCATCGTCTCGGAAGGACACGATCTCGACTGTCGTGATGGAGTACTGAACGCGCTCATCGGCTACGACGACAAGGTGTTCACCACTGCTGCGCACAAGGTGATCTACACGGCCATCCGGGCGCAGCATCTGGAGAACCAGCCCACGGATGTTACCGGTGTCGCGTCAAAGCTTCGCGAGATGGGCGAGCTGACCACTGAGACCTCTGAGTTGCTCTACAGCATGATGTCCGAGGCAGCCTACCCGGCTAACGCGGAAGACACCGCTCTTGGCATCCTCGGGCTGTATCAGCGTCGGGAGCTGGGGCGCGTCCTCTCCGAGTGTTCGAAGGATGTGCTGGTCGGGCCCGGCTCCTACGAGGAGATCGCGGCCGACGTCTCGATGTCGGTGTCTGCCGTCGTGGACCAGTCGGTCAAGGAAGAGAGCATCATCGACGGCGCGACGGGTCTCGGAGAGACTGTCGGCCAGCTACTCGGATGGACCGAAACGCCTCCGAAGGGACTGTCCACCGGGTTCGCCCGGCTGGACGAAATCACTGGCGGCCTGCGCCGGAAGCAGATGTGGATCTGCGCGGGGCGCCCCGGCCAGGGAAAGACCGTTCTGGGAATCCAGATAGCCCGGCACGTGGTGCGCTTCGAGGGTGTCTCGGTGCTCGTCATCTCGATGGAGATGCCGAAGGCTGAGCTGTTCAGCCGGGTCATCTCCTCCGAGTGCAACATCCGCCACAAGAAGGTGATGTCCGGCGCGCTCACCAAGGAGGAGCAGCAGAGGGTCGTCGAGCACTGGGAAGCGGAGGGGAGGCGGCAGGAGGAGGGTGGCGCCGTCTTCATCGTGGACGACGAGGGCCCGCAGAAGGTCGGGGAGATCTTCCTCAAGGCCCGCAAGGCGATCAGGGAGCACAACGTCGGCCTCGTGGTCGTCGACTACATCCAGGAGGGGAAGGCAGACCGCCCGACCTTCAACAACACCGAAGAAGTCACTGAGGTCTCCAAGGGACTCCGGGCCCTGGCCCGCAAGCTGAACATCCCCGTCCTCGCACTGGCCCAGCTCAACCGCGCCGTTTCTGACCGGGCGGACAGCCGTCCCCGTATCAGTGACCTCAAGCAGAGCGGTCAGATCGAGCAGGACGGCAACGTGATCGTCCTCATCGACAACCCGTCCGCGTCGGACAACAACAACGAAGGCGTCGACAACTCGGCGGTCTTGATCGTCGGCAAGAACAGGAACGGCAAGAACAACGTCGATGTCGACGTTGAGTTCGACGGTGATTTTGCCCGATTTATCGATGGCGAGGCGATCGCAAACCTTGCACAAACCGGTGGGGTGACCGGTTTGTAAACGATTCGGAAGGGTGGGGTGAGCGGTGATTGCAGGGGATTTTCTGACGGTTGACGACCTTGGTCCACTGGGAAGGCTCGTCGATCCCGGCGAGTTGAGGGTCCTGGAACCGAGGGATATCGAGGAAGTCCGGCGGGAGCGGGCCTGGGTTGGCGAGAAGTACACGGAGGCCGCCCGGCGCGCGGACGCCTACCGCAGACGCATCCGCCGAGGCGGCCTGCTCGGGGAACATGCCGATGAGCTGCGCGAATGCTTCAGGGCGTGGACCATCGAGGCGGCCAAGCTGTCGCTTTGCGGCCGATGGCTCGCTAGTATCGAACACATGCTCGACAAGGGTGAACAGCAGGTCATGAAGACCCCCCAGGGCTTCGTGTGGGGTTCGATACCACAAGTGACGGAAGTTGTTCAACGGGTGATCAAAGCCACGGATGATGAGATAATCGGTGGCGTTGTCTTTCGGGCCAGATAGGTTCGGTTGCGCATGGCCGGGTGTCTGTCGTGAGACGGATTGCCTGGCCTCTTTTCACCCTTTCGAGGGACGGATGGAGGGCGATTTTCGGGGGATGGGGAGTCATCAGGACGTGTCTTCTGGCCAAGCCCGATACGGCCCGTAGCGCTGGTAGTGCAAGTGGCCCAGGCCATGTAGTAGCCTGGCCTGGGCGGGAGTTGATGATCGAGTCCCGCCTTCGGAAAGGGTGAAGAGATGAAGATCGTCATGGGGCCCATCACGAGGATGCGCCCTGGGTGGGGCCTGGAGAAGGGCAAGATGGCCGTCCTCGTCACGAACGACTCGGGCGGGCGGCCGGAGGTACTGGCTGCACAGATCCTGTTCGGCGCAGCCATGCAGGGGGCCCGGGTTCTGATGCTTCTTCCGCTCGATCGGGAGACTGACGGAACCTGGGAAGCGATGATCAACCTCATGGCCGACGGCAACGCCAAGTTGGCAGCACAGGCACTGCGAAGCCTCCCGATCTCGCTCCACGCCTGCGGCACCGGCTGGGAAAAAGTTGGCCGAGCCGATCTGGTGTTTGCTCCCGGCCTCAATTCACAGGAGATGCGACGGCTGAGCGCACGTACCGAAGCACCGATTCTCGCTGTCGGCAGCGAGTTTGACTGCCAATCACCGAACCGGCCCGTCGAGGTCATTCGCGTGGGCGGCGACACCCTCCTGCTCGATTCGGAGGGGTTTGAGATTCCAGTCGTTTACGACCCGAGTGGACCCATCTACAGGGTCCGGCATGATGAGCCTTGCAGCGCCCTGTCATGAACGAGGCGTAGGCGTCTGGCGGTGAGGAAGGTGTGGGGATGACCCAAGGGTCAGGGCTTCGGAACGTTCTTGCTGCATTGGACAAGAAGGGGTCTCGCGTGACCCCGCGCGGGGGGTATTACGTCGCCCAGTGCCCTGCCCATGACGATCGGATGGCTTCTCTCAGCGTCTCCCAGGGGGAGAGCAAGGCGATCCTCAACTGCCACGCGGGTTGCTCCTACGAGGATGTCCGCATCGCTCTCGATCTGCCGAAAACTGCCACCTTCGACAATGAAGGCAAGGGGAACCGGGGCGGGGGGCTCGCGGCCGACCTGTGGATGCCCTGCCAGGCGAAGAAGAGGGAGTCGGGCGACCCCGAGCCCTGCTCGGGGCACAAGGCGGCCGAGTACCGGTACACCGACGAGGACGGCAACCTGCTCTATGCGGTAGCCCGCTGCTCCCGCAAGGGCGACGGATGTCCCCAGCCCTTCGCTCAGTGGGTCCCCGACTCCTCGAAGAGGTTCGGCAAGAGGTGGGGGCTGCCGAGCGGAGTCCGCCGTGTTCTGTACGACCTGCCCCGCGTTATCCAGGCAGCGAAGGCTGGAAAGCGCATCTGGCTCTTGGAGGGCGAGAAGGACGTCGAGCGGATGAAGGCCGACTTCCCCGACGAAGTCGCCACCACCGCGATGTCCGGCGCAGGGAAGAGCAAGTGGCGCATGGAGTACACCCGGTGCTTCATGGGGGCCTCCGAACTCATCATCGTCGCCGACTGTGACAAGCCGGGCTTGGAGTATGCCGAAGAGATCCACAGTCACGCGAGCAAGGTCGTCGAGCGGGTCAAGGTCGTGTGCACGCCCCTCATGGAGGACGGCGCCGACTTCAGCGACCACCGCAACTACGGCTTTGGGCTGGACGAGTTCGAGATCGTGCCGTTCGAGGCGATTGAGTATCGCCCCCGGATGGTCATCGAAGTCGAAGAACACCACCGGGCAGAACCGATCCTCTTCTCAGGGTTCGACCAGGCGAAACTGGAAGGCGCCCTACTGGGGTCGATGGTCAAGTACGGCCTGCACTACGACATCAGTGAGGCAGACGTCCGCTCCAGCGACAGGCTGCGCATCGCGGTCAGCGCGATCAGCAAGATCGCCTCCCGGGGTGGGGTCATCACCCCGGAGACCGTGGCCGTCGAGGTCGAGAATATGGGCCAAGGGGCGTACGAGCCGGTCCTCGCGTTCCTGCTGGGGCTGGAGCGGAGCGCCTTCAGTGATACCGAGAAGCCGAAGAAGGCTGCCCGGATCCTGCGCGGCCGGAGCATAAGGGAAGGCGTCGTGCTCGCCTGCCGAGTCATCGAGAGCCACGCCCAGAACGAACGCTGGGAGATCGATCAGGTACTGACCCAGATGCGCAACATGGCCGACCGCAACATGGAGGAGTACGCCAAGCTGGCCTACTCCGGCAGTTCCAGCCCGGCCGAGGACGCGTTCACGGGGGACATCGTCGAAGAGGTTGCGCGCGAAGAGGGCATTGCTACGAATTCCACCACGGGTATCGTGCGCGAGCTGCGCCCTGCGGTGGCGCGACGTGAGACGGTGGTGCGAAGCGGCTGACACGGCCTAGGCCATTTGCTAGGCTCGGTCGCAGAAGAAACAGAGCCCCGGCGCGCGATGCCGGGGCTTGGGGAAGGAGAAAGACCGTGGCATACCCCGAACGGGAGACATACCGGGACACATGGTGGGAGGCGCGCCTCAAGGAGGCCGACACCCCCCAGAAGAAGGTCACCGTACTTCAGGGCAAGATCCTCGCCGACATCTCCAAGCTGCCCGAGCGACACCGGGACGCGGCTCGCGAACTGGCCGCGCACGTGCTGGAGGGACTCGTGGATGAGATCCAGATCAAGGTCGCCGAGGAGGCCTGGGCATGATTCGTGTGTCTGCCCGGCATCTCGATCTGCACGCACTGGACCACGAAGAGGAGATTCGCATCCTCGCCGGAACCACCAGCGTCCAGATCTTCTCGGACGAGCACGCTGGGGACATCTCCATGAACGTCAGGCCGACGGGATCCGGAGACCGGTGGATCGAGCAGGGCGGCGCGAAGAACCGCTGGCTGAACCTGGCCTCGCTCATGCCGCTACGCATGTACTGGCTCACCGCCCACCGAACCGACCCGGCCGACCGCAGCAGCGTGGTGATCCAGTTCCGGGATATCACGCCCGGGGTGTCAAATCCCGACCAGATGATGAGTGGAGCGACCCGCTGTCAGTAGGCGGTGGAAGACTGGCGCGGTGGCCGTAGTCGCCGCGCATCCCCACTACTTCCTGGAGTCAGCTATGTCTGCCAAGTCCGGAGCCCTGCTCATCACACCTAACGGCGACATTGTGGAGATCGACCTCCCTGCGGAGGGGCGGGACCGCATGGTCGTGCTGTACGCGGTGTTGCGATGCACGGAGTACGACGTCGTGCGCGTGTCGAGCAGCCTCGATATGTGGATCGACGGCGAGTACCTGTACAACCACCCCGACGAGCCCAACATCCCGGCCACCTTGTTCCTGACCCACTTCGGCGATGTCACCCAGATGATTTGCGGACCCGTCCTGATCACCGGAGGGGCCGACGCCGAGGGGGACACACTGCCCCTCAGCCGACACCAGCTTCTCGCCGTACTCACCAAGCTGGCTGACGGAGCAGAGGACCTGCGCAGGCGGTTCGGAGTGTAGAAGTATGGCGGAATCGGTCCGCCGAATCGCGGGGGATGTGGAGCAAGAAAGCAACCGGGCGGGGCAGGCAGGGAAGAGCGCGCCGGATACGACCGTGGGTTGGGGGCTGACCAGTTCGGCTGTGCCGGTGCCAGCGGACAGACCGGCTACACCTGCGTACCCCCGCCCGGTCCCCCTGCGGAGACTGGGCGCAACGGAAAGACTGCTCCCGGAAAGGAGATGAGAAGTGAATGAATGGTCCGCAACCGACGACATCCTCACCGACGGCACGATCGTCATGAAGAACGAGCGGTGGGTCCGATGGGTCTGAGCGACCGGGACTACCGGCTGTCGATGTTCACCAGCAGGCGGGCCCGAGAGGAGGGGCGCAACGACGGCTTGCGATCACTGCTGGTGCACCGCCTGCGCGACGCGTCCAAGGCCGTGCTACGCATCCCCCTCAAGCGCAACCTCGCCAGGGCGGACGACGCGTCCGACTACAGCGTCTACTGCGAACCCTGTGACGCCTGGTTCGTGCTCGACGACTGGGGTGAAGAGGTTCGCCACAAGAAGTGCGGGCGGCTCTACGCGCTGGAGTTCGCCGTCTTCTCACTGGTCGAAGAGCCGCCAGAGAAATGACGCAGAAGCCACGACAGCCACCCAGCAAGTCGTTACCCCAGTCGAGGAGACCCTCCATGGATACCAGCAAAGCCGAGCCCATCCCCTGGAGCGCCGACGAGTTCGAGGTCGGCGACAAGTTCGCCATCCCGCCGCAGCGCGCCAAGGTGTACACCATCAAGGAACGCGCCGAGCGGCGCGGCTTCATCGAGTTCAAGGCCACCCTCTGGAGCGAGATCGACCAGGAGGAATGGGGAGACTTCAGCCTCACATTCCCGGCCGACTTCCCTCTGTCTGCCCGACGCCGGATCCGCACGATCGTCGCTCCATGCATGATCTGCGGAGAGCCAGGTAAGCACGAGCTGGATACCGCCTACTCCACGTACAACAACGGCGTGTGCGGCAAGCACGGGGAGTAGAGATGGGTAGGACCGCAATCAAGAACGACGGGTGGGCGTGGTGACGGCACCGAACAGGCCCGCGTTCCCCCTGGTCATCCGGAAGGGGGCCGTATGGTGCTGGGAGCCTCTCAACCCCGCTGAGCGGTGCGAGATCGAAGTGCTCTCTGCGGAATGGACCGGCCAGGAGTGGTACATCGAAATCCAGGCACTGGAGGATGCCGGTCACATGTGGACCGGCATGCGAAATTGGTACGAGCTGAACTGGTTCGTCGAAGCCTCCGTGCTCGTGAGCGAACCGAGAGGGGCTGCTCACGACACCAGCAGTCAGGCGATGGCGACGATTGAAGTTGCGTACAGATACGAGTGAACCGAACTCGCGCATCGTCGGCGCCCTCGGCCTACTACGTCAGCTCTCAGGGAAGGGGGCACGGTGAACAGCGAAAAGATGAGTGACGCCGAACGCGCCGCGATACTTCGAGGCGTGGAGCGCAGGGAGACCGAGCGGGCGAAGGCCAAGGCGCCCGCAGAGCGCGACCTGATGGAAGCCCTGCTGGCGGCCGACGTACCATTCGAGCGCGCGGTATCTCTGGTCGCCGACTCGAACCGTCAGGCCACCCTAGGGACGCAGGCGCAATACGCCGACCTCATCCGGGAGAGTCAGATGCCTCAGTTCCCCAGGGATTCTGAGGTGTACCGCCGACTCGGAATGATCGCCGACATGCTCGATCCGATGATCGAAGGCGATCCCTGGAAGTTCGGCACGCCGGATGGTCACGCTTCCAGGTAGGCGATGATGATGACCGAACCGAGGACGGTGGTCGTGTAGAGCACACGGACACCGTCCTCTTGGTATTCACGCAGCGGCGTTCGTCCGACCAGATCCCCCAGCCACGGGTTGACCGCAAGGGCCACGATGGCCCGGTCGGCCGCAACCGTTTCCGGTAGAGAGAGCTTCTGGATTTGCTTGTGGGCGATCTCGGTGAAGACCACCTGAGCCCGGCGGGGCCCGTGCTTAGGCGACACGCGACCCCGCCACGTTCACTCCGAGGGACCGGTAGTGCGCATCGCGCACCTCTTCCCACGGCGTGCACTCCGAGACGTCGGGAAGCCCGTGCTCGGCATAATGATCCAGAACATCCGCCAGCGTGACGTCACCGTCAGCCCGCCTGGACTCGGCGGCCTGGCGGAGGGCCGTGATCTCCTCGGCGTCGAACCCCTCATCGGGCTGCGGTACGTCAACCATGCTGATCCTCCGGCGAACATTCCGAAACGACAGGGAACTTCACGGTAGCGCGAACATCGAGATCCTCGCACCCGCTTGAAGTCACGACTCCCCGACCCGTCAGTACTCCGGCTCAGGCTCCTCCTGCACCGGGCCCAAAGGATCACGGTCGTAGCCCTCGAAGGAGTCGTCGTAGTCGTCATCGACTTCGTCCGGCCCCTCGTCCTCTTCGTCGTAGTACCCCTCGTCATACGAGTCGTCGTCCTCTTCGAAGGGGCCCTCGGCGAAGTTGGCGTGCCGCCAGCCCGTACACGAGGTCTCACAGCCGCACCCCTTGGCGCACTCTGGGCAGATCATCTCCAGAGACCAGCCACACGTCTTGCAGAGCACCTGATACCTGGGCTCCGTCTTGATGACGTGCAGGGCGGAGGCGTACGTCGTGACGTCCTGGTAGTGCGTGATGGCATCCACGAGCATGTCCCGGTCCTCGTGAGCGAGGATCTTCAGGGCGTCGTGGCGCTTGAGACGCACCGGATCGACACTGTTCTGCAAGGCCGCCACAGCGATGGCGCGGGCGTGGTTCGCGGTCACGGCAGACTCCTTCTGCGCACGATCCCATGACTCGCTGCGCGAAGGCGTCAGCGTGCTGAATAAAAGTGGGAGATGGTCCGATGCGTAGCACCCCTCGGAGACCCGTTCCGTCATGGGCGGAACGTTCCGGGACCTGGACCTGGCCCACGACCCACTGGCCGCATATCCAATATAGCGCACTAGCTACGGAGTTGAGGGGCTATGTGGCCATCTTCTGCAACGGCGCGAAGGGCGAGACCGACAGGGCGACCATGTCCGGGGTGACCCGAGCTGGGAGTTCTGGAGCGTCCGGATCCGGGCAGAGGCGGGCCAGGTCAACGGCCTGCTTCAGGATGGTGCGCACTGATGTCTGCGGATCCAGTCGATGCCCCCGGTAGGTGACCAGCAAGGGACCCCGGTCCTTGTGGCTATCTGGCCCCTTCCAGGTGCGCAGCGGTACGTAGGCCTTCACCTGATCACGGATCTCATCAGGGAGGGCGTATCGCTGCAAGCCCCCGCCGCGCTGCCAGACAGTGGCAAGCATTCGCCCGCTCTGCTCGTAGGTCACGCCGTCCAGGTTGATCTCGCAGACCTGCCGGGACCGCAAGCCGGACAGCAACAGGTAGACCAGCAGCCGGTCGCGCTCGGCGTAGTCGTCTTCGAGCTGATCGGCTCCCCAGCGGATGAGGTGTACCTCCCCCTCGGTGAGGCGGGGAGGAGGGGTGCCGAGGTGGGCCTTGCCGCTCAGGCGGGGGTCGACTGGGTTGTGCAGGGCGTGCTTGAAGTGGACGGCGTAGGCGTAGAAGGAGCCGACGGCCGAGACTCGTAGCGCCCGCACCCGGGGTGCGCCGCCTCGCATGTCGAGCCAGGTCTTGATGTGGGACGGCTCCGCGCTCCAGGTTCCGATCTTCACCGTGTCCTCGATGAAGTCGATCCAGTCGGCCACATGTTCGGCGTACCGCTCCGGGCTGGTGCCTCGCAGGTGTCCACCGCGCCTGCCACGGCGGTCGCGAGGGGCGGGCGCGGTGGGGTTCTTCGGATCACCGATCCATTTCTTCAGCACAACGCGGGGATCCATGCCGACATCTTGCCTTGAGTTGATTCATAACCGCACCAGGGTGTGCTTGAGATGGCACCGCAACCAGTCCGGACCGGATACCCTGGAGGCGCGCCCCGGTCCACTGCGGGTGCTCCAACCAGCGAGAGCGGTCTTCCGTCTCACTTGCGACCCCAGTTGGCGCTGGACATGGTCCGAGACGGAGGCCGCTTTCGTCTGCCCATAGCTTGCTGTAGGGGTGGGCTGAGGTCAGTGCCTACGGCCGGTTTCGGCACCAAGGGGTGCCACGTACAGGGGGCCACCCTGCCCGCCCGGCCGGTGGATCATGCCGTGGCGAATGAGATGGTCGACGACTTCCTTGTGGGTGGCCTTATCGCAGACGTAGGTCTCGGTGAAGGCGGTGCGCGGAGGGAACTGATCGCCCGGCTTGAGGCGCCCCAGATTGATGTGCAGCAGCACGTCGGCCAGCACCTCAGCGGTCGACCGGAGGTTCGCGCGATGCAGGGAGCCCTTGTGGACTCGCAGCACCCCCTCGGGCCGGTAGCGGGGAAGCTCGTCCTCCGTCAGCCCGAACTTCAGGGCTACCTCCGCCCGCTGTTCAGGCGTCGAGGTGGCCGCCAGCTCCTGCATGATGGCGCGCCTGATGTCGCCGAGTGCTTCCCGGTAGGCCCGGGAGAGGGCCGCGAGCTGAGTCACTTCGGTCAGGGTGTACGCCTTGGGGTTGGTGCTCACCGGTTCTCCTCCGTCACTGCACGGCGAGGCCCCATCAGGCGGTCGCCGAGGGTGTCCGCGAAGGGGAAGGTTGGCGTCGGGACGACCGGGGGTCGTTTGGGCCGGATGCCGAGCACCAATCGGGCGGCATCGATCGCCTCGCGATCCGACTTGCCGTGCAGGATGAGCCGGACGCTCTCCTGGGAGAAGGTGTTCGCCAGAGTCATTCGCACAGGCCCGGCCAGTTTCCGCAGCGTCGGTGAATCCTGGTCGGCCTCTTCTGGGGAGCGGCACGCATCGGCTGCACGGCACAGCAGGATCACTTCGTTCGCTTCGTCTAGGTAGTTCCTGACGTACAACTTCCCCGGTTCTCCGTCAAGCTGGAAGAGCAGCTCGCAGCGGGTGAGCTTCTCCAGGGCGAAGCCGATGGTCGTGGCGGAGGCTTCGTATCCCCGGGCGAGGTCTTTGCGGTGGAGGAGCTGCTGTCCTGGGGTCAGCTTCCCCAGAACGATGGCGCTCGCCAGGTCCAGGGCGATGTCGTTCGCGGTGGCCATTCCTTGGTCATCCGTTCTCCCGCTAGGGCAGGGTGCTCCATCCGCCGCAGGTGCGGCACGAGATCGATACGGGGACGTCGGTCTTGTCTGCCTGGTCGAGGATGTGGCTGATCTCGTCTCGGGTGGCGATCTTGCCGACCCAGCCGTTTCTGCCGTCGACCACGGGGATCCGGGGGCAGGTGTCGCGGTGGACGCTCACGCGTTGAAGTTGGGTGCCGTCTGAGCGCATGGCGAGCTTGAGTGCCAGGACGTGATCACGGTCGGGCGAGGAGTCTCCGGGGCGCGCAGCCACCACCTTGAGGGGATCGGGATTCACCGTCAGCCGCCTGTCGCTCTCGTGCAGTCCTCGTTCGATCAGCCGGGATAGGTCGGCTCGTCGAGGTGCACAGTTGGTGGTCGCTTCGTCCGGCTCCTCGCATTCAGGGGCGCCGCTGGTCAGTCGTCGCACGGGGATGCCAAGAGCGACAGCGAGGCGGTCCAGCTCGGCCAGTGTCACGGCGGCGTGAGTACCGGTCTCGATGCGGATCACAGTCGGCAGTGAGAGTTCGGCGCGGTCGGCGAGCTGCCGCTGGTCGAGTCCGGCGCGTTCGCGTTCCGTCCGAAGCCGCTCCCCCACGGGTGCGAGATCCATCCAACTCCCCTTTCCGAACCTGGATTCACCCTACTCGACATCGACTTTGTACAAAAGGAGCTGCCTCCACCAGGTGAGAGGTGGGGGTTGACGTCACACGGAAAGTGCGGGGCGGCGCCGCGCGCGACATCCCCTAGTGGGTGGTGGTCTCCTTTTGTGCAAAGTCGATGTCGAAGAGGCTTTCATCAAGGCGCACTTCATTGACGTGACGTTCATGAGGGGCGATTGGGAGAACTGACATCCTTGGCGGAAACACCATCCAAGGAGTCCACTCCCCGCCCCGGCGCCGCCTAGCCTGCCGCGCGTGATCCACTTCCACGGCTACGCCTACACCGGCCACGGCTACACCGACTCCGAGATCCACGCAGGCCGGGCCCCCTCCCGCTACCTGCCCATCGAAGTCGACTGCACCTCCGGCCCCGACCGGCACCTCGCCACCCTCAATGACGCCATGACCTGGCTGGAGGCGGAGCTGACCCGCCACGAGCCCCTCGACGCCGAAGCCTTCCCCGTAAAGGTGCGCCTGGAGTACTCCCGCAGCCGACTCCAGCAGAGCGCGGGCGCGATCGTCGTGTACGGCTACTGGTCACGGGCCGGACAGTACGTCGCACGCCGCATCCTCCCCTGCGCTCACTGCCCGAACTAGGCCTCCCGTCGGTCCTCCAGACGCGGCACCCCGGCTGCTTGGTGATCGGCCCGGTCAGCGGCGGCCAGCAGCATCATCGCCAGCCGCCGCGCATCCGGTGTGTACATCGGCACGAAGTCCTCCCCGGGCGCCATCGACTCCGGCGTGGAGATGTACACCATGCCGTTCGCCGTTTCCTCGTTGTCGAGCGTGCGCACCACCCACACCAGATCCCGAGTGCCGTACGGCCGGGGCATTTCCCGCAGGTCCCACTCATGACCAGGCCACTCATGATCCGGACCGTTGATCCTCGTCGGCTTCGGAGACTCCCCCACCTGAGCCATCGCGGTCAGCCTGCGCAGCTCCCGGCGGATGTCCCCCAGCGTCACGTCGTCGTCCATGGGCACAACATAGCCCGAGTGGCCTGAGCCACCGAAAGCCCGCCACAGCGAGAGGGTGCGACAGGCGGGCTGGCGCGCGTGTGCTTCGAGCCAGCCCCACCCGCCCCAGCCACGCCTGCTGTCGCGTCCCCCTCCCCCGCCACGATGCTCGTGTCACCGTCCGGTTCCTCCTCGGTGTACACCCCGAGGACCGCAGCGCTTGCGCGAGGACCGCAGGGCTGCCCGTACGACGCCGCGCCTTCCGCTCCCTCCTGAAAGTGCACTAAGAGGAGCGCACGGTCTACAGCGCTCTGACCTGCGGAAACACACTCACGGATCATGCAACCGGAGACGATTCATCATGCAATGCGGGACGGTTCATCATGCAATTGCAGACCGCTCATGATGCAACGAGAGACCGTTCAAGATGCAGCGAGAGACGCTTCACTGTTACTGAGAGGAACAGTGTTGTGCGCTGAGATGCAGTTCACCGCGCCGTGGTCGAGTCACTCGGGGGGGCGGGCTTCGGCTGCCACAAGAAGACGGTTCGGCGTGCGGGATGTGGTCGAGATTCGCCCAGGAGGGGGAGAAAACTGCACGACAGCGTGGGACTGTTGTTGTGAGGAACAGTGATATGCAATCATCCCCGCGTCCACTGTTCCCCAGGGGAAAGGTCCGGCTTGCTGACATGTCAGCAAACCCCGCTCCGAGGCGGCGCTTCGCCGACCCCGCGACGGGTGAGGTCCACGAGTACGTCGATCTGGACGGCGACCGTCGCCCGCCTGCCTACAACTTTCCGGGAGGTTTCACCGCAGTAAGCAACAGAACCGGCCTGCAAATCCTGTCCAAGGAGAGCGGTCTGACGCCATCAGACCGGGACGTGCTCGCACTCCACGTGCACGGTCCGGAACGGCGAGGAGACGTGCTCCGCTGGCCTCGCGCGAAGATGTCCGATTTCCTCGGAATCAGCGCCCGCACCGTAGCGACCGCGATCAAGCGCCTGACCAAGGCCGGGTATCTGATCGAGGCTGAAAAGCACGGGCGTGTCATCTACTACAAGGTCAGCCCGCACCACGCCTCACGGGTAGGCGGTGAGCAGCAGCGGCAAGACGCGGCAGCGCACCGGATCCCCGTCGTTCCCGGCACTCCACAGAAGAAAGGTCGGACAGCATGAGCGCACCGCTTGTCTCGGAAGGCGTCGAGCCCAAGGTGCTGCGCAAGGCAATGGGGCTGCCGCATCCCCAGATGCGGATCGTCCTGTTCTACCTCACGACCGAGAAGGACCCGGACTTCAACGACGCCGTGGTCATGACGGGCGAGAGGATCGCCGAAGAGATCGGCATGAACCGGCCTCTTCTGTCCAGGACGATTCCGCGCCTTCTGGAGGCGGGCTGGCTTCAGGTCGCCTCCCGGCACGGCAACGTCCGCTACTACGGGCTCGGTCCTGAGGCCGAGCCCAAGCCGAACAACGTGGTGCCGCTCCGGCGCACCGCGTGAACAACACTGTGGGGCACGGCGTTGCATCTTGCTGTGCCCCACAGCAACAGCGTGGTGCAGTGCATCCCGGTCACTGTTCCTGAAGGGAACAGAATCGTGCAGATCCCGGATCGGCAGGCTAGTCAGGCACCCGGATGTTGAGCTGGAAGCTGCATGGGGTCCTGAGTCATCAATGCCTCCTTCAGTGCCCTGCGATCAGATGGTCGCGGCTGCCCGGGGCGCCGATCGCTTCTCGGTGAGCCAGGGCTTCGCGGAGCAGACGCCGCACGGTGTCCGGCATGTCCTCGGCGTACATCTCGGACAGCACGGCGATCTGGTTGTGCATCCGGGCGGGCGCAGTGGTGATCAGCCGTTCACCGATCCGGGGGCGGCCACCCTTCGGACGCTCGAAGTACCGCTGTACCGCTTCTGGATAGTTGTTCTCCTTCAGCCAGGCGTGTGCCTCCTGGTCTGACAGCAGGGTGTAGGTGCTGCGATCCGGATTGGCGACGACAAACCGATTAAGGACCCAGAAGCCATCGTCGGTCAGGTAGAGCTCCTCAGGGAGGGCGTAGCTGCCCTCGGGTTGCTCATTGCCTTCGAACTTCTCGGCATTGTCACTCTCGAACCATCCGCCGAACGTCGAGCCGTCGGAGCGGGTTCCGGTGTAGATGACGCGAGCCATCAGGGTCTCCTTGCCTTGATCGGAATTGTCGTCAGGTCAGCAGGCGGGACAGGGCCTCGACGTAGTCGTGCTGCTTGAGCCAGTCGCGTGCGTCAGCCCGACTGATTGAGGTGTACGTGCTGGTGTCTCCGACTTCTGACCCGTTGCGCGAGTTGAGGACCACCGTGTTCTTGATCCACGTACCATCGTCGGTCCTGTACAGATCTTCCTTCGCGGTTCTGGAGCTGCCGTCAGGCAGCGGGCAGAACGAGCCCTTGAATCGATCTGCGGCGTCGGTCTCAAACACCTCGGAGTGCAGTGAACCGTCTGATGCGACGGCGAGGTAGGCGACGATGGCCATGCTGATTTCTCCCTGGATTTCGGAGTCGGGGACGACGTCAGGTGAAGTAGCGCTTGACTGCGACGGTGTAGCCGTTGTCCTCCAGCCAGGTGCGAGCGGCGTCGGGATCGACCTGCCTGCCCAGGAACCCCGGCGATCCGATCTCGGCCGTACCGATGACCCACTGGCCATCGTTCGTCAGGAAGAGGTAGAGGTCGCACATGACGCCCTTGGCCCTGACTTCGGTGGAGTCGCACACGAACTTCTCGGCAGTCTCCGTGTCGAAGAGCCCGTCAGGTCCGCTGAGGTCGAGCGGGCGGATAGTAGGCGACGAGATTCATCACCGTATGCCCCCTTGGGTTTACGTTACTTAAACCAAGCATGTCACAAGGTTTGAGTGATGTAAACCCTCCCCGTAGTGAAGAGGCTGTCGATCAGGTGGAGTTGGCGGCACTCAAGGCGACGCGACGAAACTTGCTGTATAACGGAAGCGGTATAAGATAACGTTGACGTTATGAGGATGCTACGCAAGGCCAGCCAGACAGGGGTCGGAGACCCCGAACGAGACCTGTCCTATGAGATCGCTGAGCAGGTCTTCGATCTGCGTGCCGAGCAGGGACTGACTCAAGGCCAGCTCGCCGAACGGGTCGGCACCAAGCAACCCGCCATCTCTGGAGTGGAAAGCGCCGTCAAGCTGCCCACCCTGGGCCTGCTCTTGCGTATCGCGGCAGCGCTGGACCGGCGCCTCGTCGTGCGTTTCGAACCTCGGAAAGGTGAAGAATGAACCGTCGAGCACGCTTCGTGCACCTGATCCACGAACGGGCCAGCGGCCTTGTTCACCGAGCAGACCGGATCTTCATTGCGGTGGTGCTGCTGTCCGGAGTACCCGCCTTTGTCCCTGCGACCCGACTCAGTACCTCGATCGGACTCGCACTCTCCCTATTGGTGATCGCGACCCTTCTCTTCAAGAGACAGCACGGTGCCAGGCTGTGTGAGCAGTGCGTCACCGAGTTCACGATCAACGCCCCCGAGCACGCCGCACAGCATCGGCGGCGCTTTCGCCTCTTCCATACGGTGACCCCGTTCTACCTGATGCTGCTTCCCGTTGCGGTCGCGCCCCTCTTGGAGGCCCCCTGGAGTGGTGTCGCCTATCTGCCTGTCGTCGTCGGTCAGGTACTTCTCGCGCTGGTGACGCGTTTCCATGGGGCCTATCAGCCCTGGTGCCCCTACTGCCGACGAGACGACGGCGGTGGCGACGAGACGGAGCCCGCTCCGGACCCCAGCGGTGGTCACGGCCGACCGCTGCCGGTGACGTGAGCCGAGGCCGTTCCCGCGTTATGCAGCGCCCGAGCACTTCGCTCGGGTGCTGCACTATTCTCGCTGAAAACTGTTGCCAGATCACAGAGTTCATCTGCTACGGTGGAACCACCGCACCAGCTCGGTGCCCACGCCCGGTTCAGCCGGGATCGGTCGAGAGCTGAGGCAGGCCCACCGGACCCAGACCTTCACAGCCGCCATCACGCCCCGTTCAGCGGGGAAGATCGCAAGGGGCTACAGGTCAGGCCATCCAGGTGGGAGACCTGACCACTCCTGATCTGCTCGGCCGTATCAACGCATACCGCCCGGCAGAAGAAACGGCATCCAACGATGTCCAACACTCTTGAGCCCAGCAGTTTCATCGATTCCGCCTCGTTTGTTCTGCCACCCAAGGTGGCCAAGCTTGACGCGGTGCGCAAGCTCATCCCCCGCCTGATGGAAGTGACCGGCCTCGGCGAGACGGCCGCGACCACCATCGCCCACTCCGTCGTCGACCCGACCGCCGTACGGACCGCCCTCGCCGAACCGCTGCCCGGCCTGACGGCGCACCGCCACTCCCATCTCCAGGTGATTCCGGCCCGGGTGTGGACCCCGTGGCTCACGCCTCCCGCTGACGACATCGCCCGCTACAGCACTCAGAAGACCCTCCCCATCGCGGACCCCTCTGTGCCGAGGACACCGACCCTCGAAGAGAGCCGTGACGGACTGACGTTGAGCTGGGCGACCGCCGCCGACCGGGACTGGCACCTGAAGGACAACCGGAAGATCTACGCTCAGGACATCTACCGGGACTCGTTGCGGATCTTCCCCGAGAAGGGCGGCATCATCACCCCGCTCGTGCTGGCGCCGCAGACGGAGCACTTCCAGGACGGTGGGGAGGCGCTGAGTCTGCTGCGCATCGCCGACGGCCGTTACCGCTACTACGGCGTGCTGGACCTGCTGGAGCGGTATGCCGACCTCGAACAGGCCGCATTGGACGGCCACTTCGGGCCCGGCGTCATCACTCCTGAGACCTTCCGCGCCGCCCTCGGCCGCGACCGTATCGCTTTCAGCAAGGTCATCAACGCCGTCCGGGACGCCTGCATCCGGATCGGATATGGCGAGGACCGCCAGCAGTACATCGGCGTGCACTACCTCGCCAGCATCCTGAGCCTGCCCGCCTACATTGCTGTGGGCACCGTAGACCCGGTCACCAGTGAGGTCCGCTCCATGGGCACCGACCGGGGCTACCCGGCGGGTGTCGGTTACACCCTCGGCCACGGTGTCGGCGCCTGGCACACGGGCAATCCCGCTCGCGTTGTGGTTACCGGCCAGCGGGAGTTCAATGGCCTGCTGCTGCCGGAGGCCTCGGTCGACACCGGCCTGATCGACGTCGCCACCAAGCGGCTACGCGTTCGGGGTGTCAACAAGAGCGTGATCGAAGCCGGTGAGAGGGGACGCCTTGGCGCCGCCGCCCGGTTCGTATGGTGGTGCAGGGCCATCGGGCAGCTCGGGGGTACACCGGCCACCGCAGTGGCCGCCTTCGCCCGGCACACCGTCAGCGAGGGGCCATGGCCGCAGACCATCTCCCAGGCTCTGCTGGCCTGTGCCTCGCATCTGATGGAGGAGGATCGCGACGTCGTCTATCCTGCCGGGGATCACCGTGACGCTGAGAGCGGCCCCGACTCCCTGTGGCTGCTGGTAGCCGACGCCAGGAACCTGACCCCCGTTGCCGCACTCGACGTTCAGGGCTACAAGCTGCTGGCGCATCCGCGCTGGCGTAACGCCACTCACATCGCCCTGGCTCACCTGGCTCTGATCGGTGCTCTCCCGGCGGAGGATCCTCTGCCGGGGCAGGTTCTCAACCCGCACCTGCTGTCCGGGGTTGCTCTTGCCTGGGCGAACAACAAGGCCCTGGTCCTGACCCGGGCGGACGGAACCGTCCTCCGGGACGACGAGGGACGGGTGATCCCCATCGACGGGCGCACTCTGGGGCAGGTCGATCCGCCGTGGATCGACAAGATGCTCTACCAGGGATTCGAGTACATGCAGCCCCCCACGGCAGCCAGCCCGATCCCCGGAGCCAGCCACATCTTCAAGATCCGTCATGACGTGGTCTACACGATCCCTTCTGAGCCGCTCGACGAGGATGCCATCGAGGCGACTCCGGAGGCCTTGGCCAAGGTGGTGCGCCGCTGGTTCCCCGACGCGACCGGCATCGTCCTGACGGACTGGAGCGACAAGTTCATCACCGGCGTAATGGTCGGCAGCGTGTACGTGCGCCTCTTCGACCGCAGGGGCGAGATGGAGGACGCCCGCAGCCGAGGAGTTTGGTACCCGGAAGGCCGCCCGCCCGGCACCAAGGACATCGTCGACTTCGACACCGTCGGGTCCGGCGCCCCGGTGGGCACCCTGTTCGGCGCCGGAGACTGGCTCGTCGACACCGTCAGCAACGGCGCCGGAGTTGACATGGTCGCCGCCGACGAAGCCTGGTACCAGGAGCTGGACGACGCGATCATCCAGGAGGTCGACGACGCCCTGGAAATCCAGAAGGCGGCCGACATCAAGGCCGGGGACAAGCCGGATACCCGATGGGAGGTGCCGGTGCTCCGGCTGCCGGAGGTCGGAAAGGGGAAGAGGTGACGGGGCGTCCACCCGGAACCACCCCAAGGCAGGCCAGAGAGGAGTTGCGCGCTGCCGGGTATGAGCCGCTGGAGCCTTACCCCGGCACGGTCCTGGAGCCCTGGCGCGTGCGCTGCGTTGAATGCGAAGCAGAACGCACCATCACCCTCAACTACATACGCCGAGGGAGGCGCTGCCTCCATAAGGACCCGGACCGCCTCCGGGTTCCGACGGACGTGGCAGAGGAGGAGCTGCGCGCGGCAGGTTACAGGCCCCTGGAGCCGTACCCGGGCAGTGTGGGGGCCGGATGGTTGGCGATGTGCCTCACGTGTGGCAACCAACGTCGCCCTTCTGTCACGAAAATTCGGCAAGGGCGCCGTTGCGGACACCTCAACATCTATGAACCGCAGCGATTCAGCGGCACAGGGGCTGACACCTCTGCGCCGCCTTCGGAAGGAGAAGGAAAGTGACCAAGGAAACCCCTCTCGACGAGCCGTGGACCTGTCACGACTGCGGCAAGCAGCAGCAGCTCGTCACCCACAACGGCAAGTCGTTCTACAGCAACAGCGGCTGGTACTGGGTGCAGCTCCATCCGGGCGAGAAGCCCGTCTACCTCGACATGGGCTGCTTCAACTCCTACGACCAGGACTGGCCGGACTACGAAGGTACACACGAGACCTCGGCGTGGCGTGGTGGCGAGTGGGAGGGCATGTGGCTATGGGTGCTGCCCAGCGACTACTTCGCCCGTCGCGATGCCTACCGCATCCTGCCCCGTTGGGAAATGGCGGGTGACGGCTGGCGTCTGGTGACTCACGACAACCGAATCCTCGGCTACCTCAAGGGCTACACGGGCGACGTGCGCAAGAAGGGCATGTACGAGCAGTTGGATGCCGACCGGAATCGGCTGCCCGACAGTGAACCCATGCCCTTCACGTACGCCAAGGGTGCGGTCCACGTGTATCTCGGACTCGGCGGTCCGGGGATGGTGCAGCGATGACCGGAAGCTGGCATATCCGTCAGCGACTGGCCCCTCTTCCGCTGATCCCGGCGCCGGTGGCGCTGATGCAGGAGCTGGTGAAGGAGGATGCGTCAACCGACAGGGTTGCGGAGATCCTGGCCGACTACCCGCCGGATGAGCTGCGGGTGATGGCCGCCAAACTGGCTGAGATGGCCGAGATGGTCAACGACTATGCCGACAAAAGGAAGATGCGGCGATGACGACCAACCAGACTCCGTACGCCCCCGGCTGCCCGGTCAAGGGCGAACACTCTCCACTCCCCCACCTGGAAGGTGTCTATCCTGCCATCGGCAGCGTCCCCGACATGTCGAAGGCGATCACCGCCTTCATGGTGGACTGCATCCCCTGCGTGGAGCGTCATCGCGGCCTGGCTGGTCAGCACTCGGACTTGGTCCACGAGGCGCTGTGGCTGTGGCTGGGGACTGTCGCCACGACCCGTGTCGGCATGGGGCTGCCGCCGGTCGCGACCGCCGCCGACATGATGGACGGTCTGTTCGAGAACCTCGTGGCCACCCTGCCGTCTATCAGCGAGAAGGCCGCCAGTCCCACGCACAAGATCTTCCAAGGCCTCTCCCTGTATGCGGTTGCGGCCCCGGGAGGGCAGGGCAACGTCTGGCAGCAGGCGGACCTCCAGCGCGCGCTTGACGCGCTGAATGCAGAGCACCGGGAGCTGGTCTGGATCGACGTCATTACCCTGCTCGGCGGCTGGTATCAGGGTGCAACGCGTGCTCACTGGGAGGCGGAAGGGGTAGAGCCGTGACGATCAATCAGCCGTCGCTGGACGTCGCGTCCGAGGAGCTGAACCGAGTCGAGGAGCTGGTTCGGTATCTCGCCGCCCATGACGGTCGTTTGCCGACCGACGATATGCCTCTGGCGTGGTGGGCGCTCGATGTGCTGGACGGGCCGCGCAGCTCTCCGGTGCACCGACTTCTGCAAGACATCCCCTTGAGGGATCTCAGTCGCCCATTCTCTCCCGGACGGGCCGCCACCTGGGCGAAGTTCGTCCAGCGCCTGGACCAGCTCGACTGGATGGAGTATCGGGGTGAAACCCTGGACGACACGGTGACGAAGGATCTCGAAACCTGGGCCCAGTCCGCCGTGGTCCGCTATCTCTCAGGCAGCATGAAGCCCACCGAGGAGTTGCTGCTGCGCAAGCGGCCGGTGTGGAGCTTCGAGCGACCGCTGTCCGGCAAGCGGCGCAATCAGGCGGCCTGGGGAATCGGCCTGCGGGAGGTGAAGGCATTCCACCGAACGCACGGCCACACAGACATCCCCGAGGATCTGATCGTCGAGGGGGTCCCCGTCAGGCTGTGGTGGAAGCAGGCGCGCGACCGGTACGCCGGAAACGGCCTGAAGCCCCACGATCGCCAGCGCCTGGAGGGCTTGAAGCTCGACCTGCGCAGCGACGGGGAGCTGGCCAAGGCCGAAAAGCGCAAGGCGGCTGAGGAGCGTCATCGGCAGGCCATGGAGAATCGGCAACGGGCCAAGGAGGGGGTCATCAGGGCCATTGCCGAGCGGCGAGGGGTGGATGACATTCGCCCGGTCCTGAAGGCCATCCGCTCCTTCGCCGACCAGTACGGGCATACCGGCATTCCCGTCGGCGCCGTCACGGAGGAGGATGGGATCGAGTTCGGACGGTTCGTTGACCAGTGGCGTCGCATGTACGCGGCACGTGGACGGCAATTCGGCGGAGACCGGGAGCTGCGGGACGCGCTGGAGTCCATTCCGCAGTGGACGTGGATGCGAACCCCCGCCTCGCCAACGGTCCAGCGACCTGCTCCGGTCGCGATCCCCGAGGACACCACACAGATGAACCGTTCGGGACTGAGGCAGTTCCTGCCCGCTGACTGAGCGGCTGGGCGTTCACGAAACCCCCTGGAGGGTTGCTCCCCAGGGGGTTTCTCCTACCCCTACCTTAGATTGTGTCTAAAAGTTGCAACTCCGAGGATCTCGAAAATTGTAATTGTGATCATGGATGTGACTGTGTCAGGATGGTCTTACCCCCGCAAAGGGGGCTCGGGAAGGGGAAGATCAATGAATGCACAGCCTGAGACGATGGCCCTGACGGCCTTCCGCAGTGAACTCACCGACGTCATCGGACGGCTCGATGAAACAGGCCCAGTACGGCTGAAGAACCACGGCAGCGTCGTCGCCGAGATCCGCTCGGCCACCCCAGAGGGCGACCGGCGGTACGCCGCAGGCATCCTGGAGGCGTTCTTCTACCTCGAAGAGAAGTGCAGTACCGGGCTCACCGGAAATCTGGTCAATGTCGGCGTCGACACGCTGGAGGCGCTGATCGAGCTGGCGAGCCGTCACAAGGCGCTCATGGAAACCGGCGTCACCTTCGACCCCTATCCGGAGCACACTCTCCCTGAGAGCGGACCCCTGACGGTCGACGAAGCCCTGGCACGCCTCTACTTCGGCGACAACTATCCGGACGCCACCGATGATCCGTACGCCTGGTTCGAGACCTGCACCATCCTCCAGGCTGAAGCCGCACACCGGGGTTTGGACGCCGAGCTGCCCTACCCCAACGCCTACGACGAGGACGAGCCCACCTTCGTCGAGCTGGCTATCTCCTCAGGTCACACCCCGCAGAGTCTGCTTCAGTTCGGGGTAAACGCCCTCGATCAGGGCGTACCCCTGAAAAGCCTGGCGGACCTCCTCGGCGAGAACGCCGTCCCTGCGGACGTCGTCTCCATGAAGGGCTATGACGAGTACTGGTTCACCCGGCTGACCGAGGCGGGGTTGCCTCACGGTGAGGCCGTGTCCCTTTACCGGGCCGGACGGAGTGGCGAAGTCGGTGACGCAATCGTTCTGGCCAGTGCTGGAATCCGCGCAGCCAAGGAGATCGAAGAGCTGCTCGACTCCAAGATCAACCTGTCGCTGGTGACCCGTGCTCACAGTGACGGCCTGACCCCCGAGCAGTGGCGCGAGCGAGTCCCGCTGATTCAACATCTCAAGTACGAGAAGAGTGGGAATCTGCCCTTCGGTCTTCTCGTCGAGGCCGTCGAGGAGAAGGTGTCACTGGTTCGCTGGGACAAGAGCAATCTGCCCATCGAAGGGGAGAACTCGCGACGCTCCTTCCACGCAGACAGCAGTGAACGGCAGAAGATGTACCCATGGGTGCACGTCTACCCCGATGGCGTCCTCGACCTCGCCCGTGCTGGTATCTCCCCCTCATTCATCATCGCTTTCGGTAAGCTGATGCGGCACCACTTCAGCGACACCAGCTCCTCGGAAGAGTTCATCGCCAGCGCGATCGAAGCTCACGCCAAGGGCCTGACCGCTGACATGGCGAACGCCATGTCCCGCCTGGAGTCCAAGCAGCCGAAGTTCACTCCGGATCAGCTTGCTTCCGTCCTGAAGGAGGGCCTGTCCAGCACGGGTCAGGCGCATCACCTGGCCGACTGCTACGCCGACCCGGAGCAGTGGATCAAGGATCTGCGCGCCCGGCGCGAAGGGCAGTTGATGACGGACGCCTTCGTTGCCACGATGGAGCACACCGAGGCCTGGCAGGTCGTCAAGGATGCGGCCTGGGAGATGAAGGGCCTCATCAAGGCACGGGCGTTTAACGGAGGGGTCTACCTGAAGGAGATCGTCGAGAAGTTCACAGCCGGTGATCCTCTCAACGACTACGAACTGATGATTCTTCTCAGCCGCGCCGCGCACGCCTTCGGTGATCTCAGCTACCTGCCGAGGAGGTGGCGTGACAAGCACGAGGGGCAGGCGGATGCCGTCCGCCAGCTCGCCAAGAGCTTCGACAAGGCCCACCGTCCCGTCGTGGGCAACTGAGGAACCCTCAAGGAAAGGGGAAGGACAGTGAAGTTCTCGAAGAAGGTCGCCCTCGGGGTTGCTCTGGCGGCCGGTGCCGCGTGGGCTGTGTATCGAGCGAAGGTTCGCGCTGATCAGGCCTGGTTCCGGACGCCGGAGTGGCAGGCCGGTGAGCGCGAGGCCGACCAGGAGCTGAAGGACGGCAAGGGTGTGATCTTCGACAGTCCGGAGGACATGTTCACGGTGGTGGATCGTGCCGACATTTGAGCAGACTCCGCGCTTCCTTAAGGACCTCAAGCGTCTGGATTCGCAGAGTCTGGAACGCTTCAAGCAGGTTGTTCTGGAGCAGTTCGTGCCGGACGTCGATGCCGGAACCTTCCGCAAGTCGCTGCGAGTGAAGCAGATGCAGGGCACCCCGAAGGGGCAGGTCGTCTACGAGATGACGTGGGCCCACGACGGCCGGGCCACCTTCCAGTATGGCGAGGAGATCAAGGACGGCGTTCCGCATGTCATCTGGCGTCGCGTCGGCACCCACAGCGCGCTCAACATCGTGCCGGGCAGGATGAGCAAGTTCAGCGGTTGATCTGGTGTCCTGCGGAACGTGCGCCGCCGAGCATGAGGACGGGCGACGGTTTCACTGGAATTTCATTCCTCAAAACTGCTACAGAACAGCAAAGTTCTGCGCTAGAGTTGAAGAGTCAGCCGATGAACCGAGGTTGAGCGGCGAGTCGGCTGACGTAGGGGTGTAGCTCAGTTGGCCAGAGCGCCGGTCTCCAAAACCGGGTCTGTCGCGAGTTCGAATCTCGCCTCCCCTGCTGATCCCCGGGGTGCCACCCCCGTCTCCCCGGGGATCGCCGGGATGTAGCGCAGCTTGGTAGCGCGTCCGCTTTGGGAGCGGAAGGCCGTGGGTTCAAATCCCGCCATCCCGACTGGCGATCAGTAAGATCTGGTTGCTCGGCACCGTGCACGGCCCGCTAGCGCGGCTCATGTCCCGACATACTGGAAAGAGCGACAGCGCGGGGCAAGCCGTGAAGAGTGTGCGAACACGGCGCACCTCTCGCCCACAACTGAACAGCTCTTCCGTAGTCCAGCGGCCTAAGACAGTGCGGTCGTGGGGATCGAGACCCCAGAGGTTAAAACCTCGAACCGCTTCGGCGGAATGGCCCCGACGCACTAACGCGGGTTCAAATCCCGTCGGAAGAGAATCACATGAGGTCAGTGACGGAATTGGTAGACGTTGGTGAGGGTGCACGCCAAGCCCCTCGTGCGGGTTCGAACCCCGCCTGATCTCCTGAACCCCGAGGACTCTGTCCTCTTTCTCAGGGCGTCGTCCAAGGGAGTTCTCGGGGTTTTCACATACAGCGAAAGGGGTGGGGTATGGGTGCAGGTCACAACCTTCTGCACATCACGGTGGACAAAGAGGCAGTGCACGAGCGCTTCCCCGATCTCGATGCCCGGATCGCCGACCACATCAAGCAGTGGCGCGACTCGGTCGAGCCGGGCACTACGGTCACCATCAACAAGATGATGAACTGCTCCAGCACCTGTGGCTGCTCGGCCGACGGCCAGTCGACCAAGTGCACGGGCGCGGGGCACGGCATGCCAGCCGAGATCGTGTTGGGCTTGGTCTTCCCGCCCGATGGAGGCCCGTGCTCGATCGAGGGTGTGAAGGGCATCGCAGACACCACGCCGAAGCAGATCCAGCGCACCGCGTAACGAACGGGGATGCCCACGTGGTAGCCCTGTCATGAGAGTGATCCGTCCGCGATTTCGAGGCAGAGGGCATTCGAATCAAGGAGGGATCATGACGGAGAACAAGCTGCGCCGTACGTGTTCGCACTGCGGAGTGGTCGGTGAAGTGGGCGTCGACATCTTCTGGATTACGGACCCCTACATTGAGGAGATTGAAGGCGAGGTCGTCAAGCAGTGACTTCACGAGCATTGTGCAGATGAAATCGCTGACGAGATCTAAAACTCTCCACCGGGAAGGCCGCCCCGGAACATTAGCGGCCATACCCCCGTAGCTCAGCGGATAGAGCAGACGCCTTCTAAGCGTCGGGTCGCAGGTTCAAATCCTGTCGGGGGTGCGACGGTGCACGGCTCGGACTCATACTCCGCCCCGTGTATGGAGGATCAGGTGGCGGTGGGAGGTCAGCCACTACCCCAGGATCCCCTGACCCCTGGAGGCGAGTGACCTCTCCCTCCGGGGGTTCCGGTAGAACGGAAGGAGAGGAGGAAGCGTGGGGTGCTCTCACAGGAGTGAGGGTTTGAACTTCACTCACCGCGACGTCCCCGAAGCCGTTGCCTACGCCAAGGGGAAGTACTACACGGACGGCGTGAAGCGATTCTTGTACTACTGCGCCAGCTTGGAATGCTACGGCCGGGATGACAATATCCATGTCGGCAGGGGCAAGCTCAGCGGTAAACTGAATCGAAGGTTGAACGTCGACTTGGTCAACTTCTACACGCACTGGGAAACGTTCGGCACAGGGGGAAAGAAGAGGGATCTCGTGGGACTCCAGACGCGCAGGCGTCGAGCACGAGTCCTCAAGCAGCTTCCCTATCTGAGGTGGGAAGATGACGGAGGGCCGTCGAGGATAGGGCCGAAACACAGCCCGTAGGAAAACTCAATAGCGAGCATCCGTAGCTCAGTTGGTAGAGCGCCTGACTCTTAATCAGGCTGTCGCTGGTTCGAGACCAGCCGGATGCACGGGGTGGTATGCACTGCGGCAGACTTCCCCTGCAAAAGACAAGATCCGCAATTCCGGTGAGCATCCGGGTTACACCTGCTCAGGGCTGGCATCCCTAACTGCCGTGGGGCCTGTAGCTCAGACAGTCAGAGCGCCGGAGTGAAATCCCGGAGGTCGGTGGTGCGAAACCATCCGGGCCCACAAGTCGGACGACGAGCCGCTAACGCTGATCTACTGTGACGGGTGGATCGCAGGCGAAGGCGGCCCCTGCGGGGAAGCGCCGTCGTCCGGCTGTCAACAATTCCATATTCAATCCCCGGTAGTTCAACTGGCAGAACACCGGCCTCTGGAGTCGGGAATCCTGGTTCAAATCCAGGCTGGGGAGCGGCCGGTAGCTCAGGTTCGAATCCTGGATCAGACTGCGGTCTGAGTAGTGTAGGGAAGCACGCCAGCAAATGGGAGGTCTGGGTTCGAGCCCCAGTCGCGGCTTCGGTCGTGATGGTGTAATTGGCAGCACGCTCATCAATCCTCGATAGCTCAATTGGCAGAGTACGGCACTGTTAATGCTGGGGTTACTGGTTCGAGTCCAGTTCGGGGAGCGAGGGAGCCTTCAGGCTCACCAGGGTCAAGCGGGCCCCTGACCGTTCGAGTCGGCAGAAAAGCCCGCCCAGAACCCTTCGGAAAGGGAACGAGAATGGGTGAAAGGCTTGACCGGATCAAGCGGGTTATCAACCCGCCAGTCACTGCCGAGTGGATCGACACGGTGGTAACGCAGCGCAGCGAACAGGCCGACGAGATCGAAGAATCGAAGGGCCCGAAGGCGGCGCAGCGGCATCGCGAGAAGACCGGCAGGATGGTAGGGAAGATGTTGCGAAGAGGCGTCATCTGACCGACCCGGGCGGGTGCCAGAGCGGCCTATTGGACCGGACGCAATCCGGTTGATCCGTCTGAGCCTCGGCGTACGGCAACGAGGCTCGTCAGCGGTGATCGTGGGTTCAAATCCCACCCCGTCCACAACGCTTGCGCCCAGGCGGAGCGATACAGCAGAGCAACACGTGCTCGCCGTGTACGACTTGACGCATCTAGGGGACCCTCCTCTCCACTCTGCGAGAGGGTGGGGCCGACGGAAGCTGTGAACCTTCGGAAGGGATGAAGAGGATGGACGCAGGGAGCCTGGACCGGCACATCACCGGGAACTGGGGAGAGGACTCTGTCGCACCGGAGTTCGTCGCAGCGCGAGAGCTGGGCGACTTCGAGGCGAGCGCCGAGGTCGTCATCGACGCCGCGCCGCAGACCGACGAGAAGTGCATCCCCGTGACGGTGGAGAAGGTGTCGATCACCTCCGGCATGGTGTACGTGACGACGAAGGAGCTGGCCTGGCCCCTCGTCATCCCGGAGGATGACACCGTCTGGTTCGCCGACGAGAACTGATTCACCCGTGACTCACCTCAGTGAGGCCCTGGAGCGGCACCTCGCATCGACTCCGCGCCTTGCGGACGACCTGCCCGAACTGGTCGGGTCGCAAGAGCTGGCTGATGCCATGCTGCGCGGTCGGCATCAGGCGAATTTGTACGAGGCGACCTTGTTGGCGGCGTACTGCAAGACGTCGGTGAAGGATTTCTTCGAGCTGGACAGCACCAAGAAGGGAAACTGATGGAGCAGGGCCGGATTACCGTCAAGGGATCAATCGAGTTTCGTGATGCGGCGATAGAGCTGTCCAAGAAGGGGAGCGAGGTGTACGCCAGCCTTGCCGGATCCGCGAAGACGTACCGAATCCTCACCGGCACGATGAGTCGGGTCACCGTGGAGGATCTCTTCTCAGCAGACCACCCGCCAATCCTGATGGAGGACTTCGCCACAGCGCTCGTCATCGCGGACAAGAACGGCAAGGACGTGCCGACCATCGACGTCTTCACACCCTGATCGGGGACGGGCCGGTGTACATTCCGCCGTCGTTGCGGCTCAAGGATCCGGCGCTGATCGAGCGATGGGAAAGGCTGGCTGTGTACGCGCGGGCAGTCCCGCCGCGACCCGCCATCATGCGCTACACCAACTCGCTGCATCCCGAGTGGGTGCTGACGGGTCACCGCGCCAAGGGCATGGCTTCCGCAATCTTCTTCACCCGGGGCGAGGCTCACGACTTCGACGCCTTCGACGAGGTGGAAGCGGGTGGAGAGTTTCACAGCGTGACCACCGAGTACAAGGTCAGCGAGAGAACCCCGTTCGTCATCCGCCGCGTCGATGCCACCCACCTGCGCGTAACCGAGGATGGCGACGATCTCGAACTGGCGTCAAACCAGAAGCAGGGTCTGGTAGGTCTCCTTCGATCCACACTGGGAGCCCAGAAGGCGGGGCTGCTCAAGCCTGACGCGCAGGAGCTGGACGAGCTGCTGGCGTTCCTGGAGCACGCCAGTGCAGACGTCGAAGAGGGTGTCCTCGGGCCGTAAGACAGCCCGAGCGGAGAGCAGTACTGGCTGCCGGAAAGAGTCCGGCGGCTGACTTCGGAAAGGAAAAGAGATGGGACGTTACGACGGCGGGCATGCGCCCGTGGACAGTTCGAGCTGGGACCAGCCGGTCAGCTCGATCAAGGACGGTGAACCCCACCCGGAGCCCGCCCGCAGCCGCAACGGCCAGCGTGAGGTCACTCCCGACCCGTACACCCAGGACAGCCCGCACGTGAAGCGGAACTTCGGGAAGCAGTAGCGCGCCGTAGCTGCACGGCCGGACGGCAATAGGCCGAAAACATCACAACAGCCACCCTCGAAAGGGGGTGGCTGTTGGCGTATTACCAGGTAGATTCTCCTACCAGTAACACTGCGAACGTTCGGAGAACAGACATGCCTTTGGGCACCGTGAAGTGGTTCAACGCCGAAAAGGGCTACGGCTTCATCCAGCAGGACGACGGCGGTGCCGACGTCTTCGTGCACTACAGCGCCATCCAGATGGACGGATACCGCGCCCTCGAAGAGGGACAGCGCGTCTCCTTCGAGACGCAGCGTGGACGGAAGGGCATCGAGGCACAGGGTGTGACCCCCGCGTCGTGACCACGTACGCCCCGACGCGTGCGAGCTGGGACGACTGGGCCCTTGGCCTTGCATACGCCGCAGGGCCCGGTCCGACCGGCCGCGCAGACTGCACGAGAAGGCGCGTAGGTGCAGTCATCGTCGAACCTCAGCGTCATCGAGTCATAGGGCTCGGGTACAACGGCTCCGAGCCTGGCGGCCCGAGCTGCCTGAAGGGCGAATGCCCGAGGGGACGACACTTCCGGCAGGCTGAGCCGTACATGCGCGAGTGTGCCCATTGCGGAGACGATGACAGCTTCTGCTCCGATTGTCGTTACCTCTTCAAGTGTGCATGCGGTAACGCATGGCCCTGCCCGGATTCAGTGCCACCTGGAAGCTCCTACGACACCGGGCCGGGGGCATGCATCAACGGCCACGCAGAGCAGAACGCGCAGGCGAACGTCACGGCGCCAGAGTGGCTGAAGGGCGCCACGCTGTACGTCACCGAGGAGCCCTGCGGGGGGTGCGTGCGGCAGATTCGGACCACCACTGAGATCGTGGCGATCGTATGGCCCCACGGGAGGCTCGACTTCGAGCGTCCAGGGCTGGACAAGTAGACAGAACGAGGGCCCTCCAGGGGACCCTCGTTCCATATCCACGTTGGCCTAGGCCGTGATACTCTCGAAGAGTCAACAGCCTTGCCAGCAAGGTGACTTCGGAAAGGGAAAGAGGCGTCGTGGACGCGATCGAAGTGAGCAGGAAGCTCCGGGAGAACGACAACGGTGAGCTGATCTTGTTCGTCGGGCCCGACTACCAGCGCATGCAGGTGCGGGCGCGCATGGCAGGTTTCCCAACCCGGCAGGCCAGCCGCACGGAAGACGTTCAGGCCCTCAAGGAAGAGATCGCCGCCAGCGGCAAGTCGCTCATCCTTCTCGCCTCCGCGCCGGAGGTGGAAGGGTCTCTCGACCGCAGTGCGTTCGCGGATCTCGCCCACCTCGCCTACGGCTCTGACCGAGTCGTCTACTTCGGCGTCGAGTCATCCGTCGTCATCCATCCCCTGCCCGCCAGCACTCGACTGACAGCCCGCCATGGCGCTCTGCACGTGCATCAAGCCGTCGACACTGTCGCGCCCGGAGAGACGGTGGTCGGACTGTCGGTGAACCACCTGTGAGCGATCCGGGTATCAGCCCAGCCCAGGTGTCCGTCGTCCTCGACGCGATGATCCATGACTTCCAGGCCATGTTCCCCGGCATCGGACGGGACACGGCCACGCTGTGCCTCATCACCATGAGCGAGGTCATGCGCGACTGCGGCGCCGCCAACGAAGCTGAGACTCTCTTCCTGAACCGCATCGAGGAAGCCGAAGGCAGGCGAGAGGCTTGGGCTCTCGATGTACGACGAGCAGTGAAGAGCAAGGAAAGGGGAGGCTCGTGACAGAGCCCATCGGGAACCCAAACTTCGACAGCGAGAAGGCCATGGAGGGGATTGACCAGATCCTCACCTCGATTGAGGACGGCTACGGTCTGACTCGCGATGAGGCTTTCCAGTGCCTCAAGGAGATGGCCCTCGCGCTCACGGAGTTCCGTCCAGGAGACCCAGGCTTGGAAGCCAGCTTCCACAATGGAGTCTTTGACTGCGTGAACGACTTCCAGACCTGGGCGGAGAAGGTTGACCGGGCGATCCGGAGCTGGGGTGACGAGGCGTGAGCGACATCCATGACCCCGACCGGTACATCGGCCGCTACGTCACCCTGGCCGAAGACGATGAGAGCGCCGCAGGGTTCCTGGTGGACGTGACTGACGACGTGAGGTACGAACCTCGGCCGGTTCGCTGGGTCGCTCTCGACTGGGGTCAGGGCTGGCCCGTCAGCGCCGACACCACGATCACCGTGGCGCCCGAGCCGCCCGTCGAGCCTGAGCCGGACAACGTGCAGAACCCGATCGACGTGATGCATCGGGCGATGCATGCCGGGGGTGACTGCACCGAGGGCACGCACTGCATCAAGTCGACCTACGCCTACGCCGCGTTGCGGGCTTTCCGGGGGTGGCAGGAGAGGCAATCCGACCGGTACTGGGTCCATCACTATGTCGATCGCGTGAAGGCCAGCCCGGATGACGACAGTCTCGCTTCGAACCTCATCCGAGAAGCGAAGTCCGAAGGCGCCCCCCTCGCACATCATCGACCGCATGCAGTCCCTCGTGGACTGGCGCAAGAAGGAGCAGGCGTGAACGAGGTGTACCGCAGCAGGCGCCTTGCTGCGCGGGAGGCCGAGGTAGTGGCGGAGTTCCTTCATCCCACCACGGACGCCCCGATGGTGACCTGGTATCAGACAAGCACCATCGGTGGCGAGGAGCCGGAGTTCTACTCCGCCAGCAAGAAGGAGTTCTTGTCGTGGTTCGAGCTGAAGAGGCAGTCGTGAAGGACATCCGCTGCATCGAGTGCGGCAAGGTGCCCGGCGAGATCGGTGAGTACATCGACGCAGGCCGTGAGAACGGCGTGACGCCAGAGCTGTACGTCGAGCAGGAGGAAGGGACGTACAACCCGGAGAACGGCCACTTCCTGTGCACCGACGACTTCATCGCGATGGAGATCCGCACGGGCCGCCGCCTCGTCGGCAACAACGGAAGAGCCTGGACGGCGCCGTAGGCAAGCAGAAGAGCAGGCGTTACGACCTGGTCAGTCAGGCGGAAAGGGGAGGGGCATGCAAGGCGTCACCTATCGACAGGAGATCGAGGCGGCGCGCGACCGGCTGCGCTCAACGGCCAGGGCCGCCACCGACGCACCGTGGGAGAAGGTTGTCGACCGCCACCAGAGAGGTGTTAGGACGCACAGCGTCTGGTCCGAGAAGAGGGACCGATATGTCGCTGAAGTGACCGACACTGAGGAAGACGCTCGCTACATCCAGCTCATGGACTCCCTCTCCGGCCTCATGGTCGCCGACCTGATGACCTCCTTCCTGGAGACATGCGACGACGACCTGGATGCGAGCAGCGGTCATGAAGAATGCAATGCGGCCGACTGTCAGATCGCGGCCTTCATGACGCTGGCCTTTCGAATCAACGGGATGAACCCGTGAGTGGCGGCCGGATCGTGGGACTGTCCGTCGCGCTGGCGCCTGCAATCTGCGGCATTCTGCTCGGCCTGGGGTGGATCGCGTATCGACTGCACCTGCATTTCACCGAAGGGGAGGGTGACGATGCCTGAGACCGATATTCCCCGGTATGAGATCGCCGAGCACGCCCTGAACAAGATCGGCGAACTGCTGGACGAGTGGGAAGGTTCCGACTGGTCACGCACGGGCCCCGCCCAGGAGGTTCGGGGGATCGTGGACATTGCCAGGGCGCGCCTGCACATGGCGAAGCAGCAGCGGAACTATCGGCGGCGGCCGACATGGCTGGCTAGGGTGACCTCCAGCGTCTACGGGCGGGGATTCATGAAGCCCGGGGAGTTCGGCAAGGACCCCGATCCGCACCTGTGCTTCACCGTGGAGATCACGGACGGTACGAAGACCGCACGAGGCACGAGGGTGGAAGTCCAGGCTCCCGACAGCGAGATGGAATTCCTGGCCATGCAGATTCACAACATGGTCGAGCTGCGGCAGAGGCTGAAGGCGGAGGAGAGTGGATCATGAGTAGGCCTCTCCCCTGCCCTGGCTGCGGCGGTGAGCGTAAACCCCGGACGTACCTGTGCGGAAACTGCTGGTGGCTGCTCAAGCCTTGGGTTCGCGAAGCACTACGACGACGCGACAACCTTGCCAGAGTTCGGCTGCTGCAACTCCGCAAGCGCATCGCCGACGGCATCCCCCTTGAAAACTTGGAGGTCACGCGATGACGGAGTGCACTTGCTCCCCTGTGGGTGGCATGTCGCAGTGCATCCGCAGCGCGACCTGCCCTGCGCACGATGGGGGCATGTGCGCACAGTGGGGAGATCACGACCCCATGGGCCTCCTCGACCCCAACCGCGAGTGGCCGCGCCAGGGTGACCTAGTGACGGCCAAGTCCGGGAGCGTGGAACGGACCGGCAAGCTGGTCGACTTCCACATCATCCAGACCTCCCCCGGGAACGAGTACGCGATCACCATCTCGACCATCCGGAAGCCGGATTGGGGCATGTACTGCCGACATGGTCTGAAGATCGTTGAAGCAGAACCCGCCGAGCATACGCTTCAGGGACCCCGACCGCTCTGCACCCTCGGAATAGGCGACTGGAGCCATCGGTGCGCCGAGAGCAGGTACTGCCCGGCTTGCTATCCGACTGGCCGCAAGGTGCAGCCGTGGCCCTGTCAGGAAGACGGCTGCACCGAGGCCGATTTCGAGCGGGAGCAGCAGGTGGAGATCGAGGAGTACTACGAAAGTCTGGCCGAACATGCTCGGGCCGACTGGTGAGAAGAGGAGTCGCGTCGTGACCTGCGAGTGGATCCCGGGAGAGGCCATTCTAGGCTGTGACTGGGATAGAAGCTGCCCGGTTCACGGAGAGGAGCCGCCAGACCCGGCGGAAGGGGAGGGTGAGATGAGCACTCGCGTATTTACCCGCGAGGAACTGGACGCGATGCATCTTCCAGATTGCTGGCGTCCGGCGTGGAATTACGAGCGCCGAGAAGGAGAGGCCACCGCTCTTCACCTGGAATGGCACGAGGAGAAGCGCTGGTCGACCGTCTGGCGACTGATCTTCAAGGCACCCGACGACGGCAAGATCTACGAGATCTTCTACCGCGAGGGCTCCACCGAGAATCAGGAGGACAGTGACCCCTGGAACGACGAAGACCGAGTGACGGCAACAGAGGTTGAAGCGCGACCCGTTGTGCGCTCTGAGTGGCGGCCAGTCCGACGCGGTCTAGTGCAACTCGGCAATGCCCTAGTCGACGCCGAGTGCGTCCGACCATTTCCGCCAGCGCAAGGCATTGCCGACGAGGTAGCGCACGGATGTTGGGAGCCGAACTTTGTCTGGCTGAGGGAGAAGGCGAAGGAGCTACGTCTTCTCCATGCTGGGATATTCGCCCCCGACACTGGCCTGCCTGAGATGCTCGTGACCTATCTCGACCGCGCCGAGGCCGCTGCCAAGCGGGGCAAGGAGAAGTTGGCATGAGGTACGGAACCTACTTCGAGAACTCGGGCGCGCCTACCGAGGTCGAGCGTGGCACGTACTGCCCAGACGGCGAGAAGATCGCCGAGTTCCCGGCTGGTCGACCGCAGGAGATGCAGGTCATCGAGCCATGGCCTTGCGAGAAGCCGTGGTGCACTCGGGAGAAGTTCGATCAGGCCCGCGCCGAAATGGAGGCGGAGCTGGCCGATGCGGACAAGCACGCCTGGGGATGTATGAGTGGCCCCGGGCATGAGGGCCCCTGCGATGGAGATACCCGGCCGGAGTATCTGTAGGGCTTCAGAGAGGGCGAAACGGAAAGGGGAGGGTGAGTTGAGATGGGGCGTCAGCGGCCCGCGAACTCGACGGTTCGTCACGGCAACCCCGCGTGTGTCAATTATGGTTGCAAGGAGGCTGAATGCATAGAAGCTTCCCGGGTCTACAAGAGGGAGAACGACAGGGCGCGGCGAGAGGGCGTCAGGGCTACGGTCGATACCGCCGAGGCGGTGAAACATATTCACGAGCTGATGAAATTCGATATGCCCATTCCGGACATGGAAAAGATCTCCGGGGTGCATTCGAAAACGTTCGTGAAAATACTCAACGGCCGGTGCGAGCGCATCCACTGGGTCACCGAAGAAGCCATCCTCGGCATACCCGTACCGGAGACCGGGTGGGAGTCTTCGGCTGACTGCTACGTCAATGCCATCCCGGCAACTCGACGGCTACAGGCACTGGGTGTACAGGGTTTCACCGTGCCCGTTCTCTCGACGGAAATGAACGTGGAGCAGAGCGTCATCAACTCCGTCCGGTCCGGGCGGAGGCTCCGTATTCGAATGAAGACCATGCGCTCCATCAGGCGGGCTCATGACCGGCTCTATGACGCTGACCCTCTGGACTACGGAGTGTCGCGCGGGGATCTGACTCGCGCTCTTCGATTCGCCGAGAAGCAGGGTTGGTATCCAACTGAAGCGTGGGCCGATATCGATGACCCAGAATGCGAGCCGATCCTCAAGACACCTCGCTACATTTCTCTCACGGAGGATGCTCGGGAGCTGATAGAGCAGCAGGATTACACGCTGGAACAGGCAGCCGGACGCCTGGGTGTCACGGTGAATGCAATCCAGAAGGCAAGGGCCAGGTATCGAGAGAACATGGCGAAAGCGTCGTGACCGAGAATTCTGGTCGGCTGCTGGTCTGCACTCGCTGTGGCAGTCCAGCAGCCGTCGCCGAGGACACCGAAGGATGGGTCGACTGGGGTCTGGCCATTGTCGATGAAGACGGCGTGGTTCGGCCGCAGAGTGTGGACCCTGAAGGGATCACCGCCGTCACGAACATCCTCCGAGTGCGCGCATGCTGCACCAACCCGGAATGCGAGTACCAGTGGACGCTCCGGCGTCGATTCGACCCCACGAGGATCTGACCAGGCAGGGAGGGAACGTGGCGACACCGACGAAGATGACCACGCCGGAGCTGAACGAGGCGCTGCATGCGCACTTCATCCGCCCCGAGGACCGGATCGACCAGGCTAGGGCTGGAGCCGTCTACCTCACCGAGGTCACGGCACCCAACAGCAACCGGCGAGCAGACGCTGTGCACATCGGACTGTGGTCCTCGCGCGGCGCCGGACGGATAGACGTGTGCGAACTGAAGATCAGTCGCGACGACTTCCGGCGAGAGCTGGACAAGCCGGAGAAGGCGGAGGCCTGGTGGCCCTACTGTGACGCCTTCTGGATCGTGGCCCCCTCTGTTGAGGTGGCGCCGCCGGAGGAGCTGCCGGACGGCTGGGGGCTGATGGTCCCCGGTCCGCGCGGGCGGCGCTTCAAGAAGATCGTCGAACCGAAGAAGGACGAACCGGCAAAGATCACGCTGCCTCTGCTGCTCACCCTCCTCAAGAACACGGAGACAACGCGCACCAACGCCCTGCACCAGCAGGGGAAGAAGCTGCGACAGGAGGCGTACGAGCGCGAGCAGCGAGCGCTGGCGCGACGTCAGGCCAACACCTCCTCGGGGCGTCGCGTGGAGGCCCTGGATCGCCTGGAGGAGGTGTTGGGGTTGAAGCTGGACGACTATCCGTGGGACGGCCGGATCACCCCGGAGACGGCCGCCGAGAGCCTGAAGACCTTCATGCAGGGGCAGGCCGCCGTTGACAATGCCAAGAAGGATGCCGAGCACATGGTGCGCGAGCTGGACCGGGTTGCCAAGCAGGCGGGTGAGCAGGCCGATGCCTTGCGCAAGACTCTGGGGATCGGGTGACGACCCGCCCCCTGCGGGGCTGGCGCTTTGTGTGAACTCTGCAAGGAGAATCGGGAATGGAACCGCAATCGGTGAAATGCAACTTCTATGTACGAACCCCATCGAAGGATGACAAGTTCCACTACGACCGCGTCTCCATCAAAGGGCAGCCCGGAAGTGATGGCAGCTTGTCCACATTCCACCCTCCGGTAGTCGACGATCGCGTATTGCTGATCGACCAGCACGGCCAAGTCCCCGATGGGGTCTACCGGGTCATCGAGCGGGGCTGGCTCCCCGTTGCCTACGGCTCGGCATCATGGCCGCATGGCGCACCAAGTGCTCAAACGGGCCCAACCCTGAATCTGCTCGTCGAGGAGTGCGACGGGATGTTCATGAACGAGTCCGATCTGCCGTCACCGTTCGGAGGGGACTGACATGGGGGCATACGCCAGCATCTGCATCGTCTACGGGGTGGCCATCGACATCGAGGCCTCCGCGCTGGATTGGTGGGACCTGCCGGAAGAGGGAGAGGTGACCGGCATGGGCGTGGGGCTGTACGGAGGCTTCAAGAATCAGCACTTAATCATCTCTAGCACCCTGGAGAGTCTGGAACCGAGTGACGTGAAGGCCGTGCAGCCGTACCAGGCGGCCAGCGACCCCTACCTGACGTGGGACGCCATGCTCGTCGCGACGGCCGAGGATCTGAAGGTCCCCATCGTGGGTCAACCCGGCTGGCTCTTCAGTTTCGACGAAAGCTGAGGGCGTGATGGCAGAAGCCGAACCCTGGTGGATGGTCGGCTGCGACGGCTCGGTTCCTCACTTCTACCAGGCGCGGACAGGGAGGTCTGCCGTGGCGAAGTTCCGGGCCAACCTGATCGAGATGGAACGGGGCGGCGCGGGCGTCAGCCTCAAGGACGCCCGCTACATCGTCAGGGCATTGGAGCCCCAGGTCATCGACGGTCCCCTGACGGCGCAGGAGGCTTACGACGTCGACCTTGGCTGGCTGTGGGCCACCGCCATGTGCGATCAGCATCTCGGTGCTGAGGTGATCCCCAGCGGTCCGGCCACCCGGGGGCAGGCCGTCGACTGCATCGGGGAGGATCAGGTGATCCGCATGGAACGCTCGGCACGCAAGAGGTACCGGCTGAACGGATGCGGCCAGGGGAAAGGCGCGGTGTCATCCGATGCGCAGCAAGCTTAAGCGCTGGATCGAGCGCGATGAGGGCCACAGAGACAACCCGTGGCATCACGAGTTGGTGCACTGGCTCTACGGTCCGGCAGCCTGGGGTCGCAAGTGCTACCGGGTCAGGTACCCATGGCTGCATGTGCACCTGATTCCCGGCCGCTGGTTGGACCGGGCATGCGCGCGAGCGGAAAGGGAGAAGAGGTATGAGTGAAGCGGGTGACGACAGCGCTCTGGAAGAGGCGCTGCTGCGACAGTGGCGGCCTGAGAGGGCCGACACGCTCGAAGGAGCGCGAGATCAGATCGAGCAGCTCATGCTTCCGGGGTTGATGCGAGGCGGTCTGAGCGCCGCAGAGGTGCGCGTCGAGGCCATGAACGTGCTGGCGCGCTTCGAGCGGAAGTCCTCCGAGAGGATCCTCACTGGCATCGTGGAGGGACCGAGGGAGGCCTGTCGCAGCACCCAGCACTGCGCCTATCACGGCTGGTGTCACCGCTGTGACCCCAAATTCGCTGCCTTGATGAACGAGATTAACCACATCATCCAGTCTGCTTCGAGCGACCATCATGCCTGGGGCCCGCTTTATGAGCAGATCGGCAAGGTGCTGCACGGCAGTGCCGAGGTGATCCTGGCTGTCGAGCTGGCTGAAGCCCGGGAGACGCAGCAGCGGCTGGAGCGACAGCTTCGCGAAGTCAAGCACCGGATTGAAGGGCTGGAAAAGTAGAACAGGCCGGGGGTTCCGACCCCCGGCCTGCTGCTATCTCGTATTAGTGCCGGTCCTTGGGAAGCTGGTCACTCACCTGCTCCGGCTTGTTCGGCCTGGCGCACCTGCTCTCGGGTGCTCCCTCCGGGCATGCGGGCACGCTGGAGTTGATACTCCAGCTCCGGCAGAGCCTTGCGCTTGCGCGCCAGAACCTTCGGCAGGACCGGATGACTGCGCTCCATGCTCACCCATCGCTCGTACAGGGCGATGCGCGCCTCCAGGATCCGCTTACGTTCTACGGCGGCCCCAACCCGGTCATCGCCGAACGTGCCTGAATCGACCTTGAGTTGCGCATCGCGCAGGCGCTGCACCTCTACTGGCACAAAGGCGGGTGTCAGGACGGTGGTGCGCAGGGCGGGCAGGCCGCCCGACTTGTTCTCGATGAGCTGGTCCGGCTCCGCTTTCGGGTAGTCAGGCTGCCGGTCGAAGCGTGCAGCCCCTGGTCGCCGCACGGCGGAGGCGGGCTGGAAGCCCCCCAGGAAGATGGCCAAGGGGCGATCGTTGTTCATTCCGCGCACCGAGGCGATCTTCAGGTCGGCCAGGGTCCTGGTGATGTGCTTGGCCTCGACGGCGCCGAGAGCGGTGCCATTGCGGTCTGGCAACTGGGCAAGGTCGCGAGACGTGACCGGCTGCCTGGTCGCAAACGACCACGCAAGAAGTGCCAGGACGGAAACTTCTTCCTGGTCGAGCTGTCCGAAGATCCGAGGTGACGGCGGCACACCTGTCCAGCCTTGCTTCCCGTTCACGCTCTCCCCTTTCCTCGTCCCTGGCGATACAGGGATCAGGGTAAGCATCATAACCGCCCTGACCTGGCCTCGTCACGCTCCGTTCCAGGCATGAGAAGTGTCACGAATGAGCTACAGCGAAGTGGCCCATGCCATCAAAACAGCTCTGGCACAGACGTGTTCATGTCCGATAGACTGGCCTAGGCCGAACAGGAAAGGCGGCCGAAGAAACTTCGGAAAGGACAAAGCGTGATGCTCGAATTTCGCTCCGGAACTGAACGAAGCGACGGGGGTGGGGAAAGCTCCGGCGGAGTCCCTGCGGGAAACCGAGGGCAGGGATCCGGCAACAGCGGTAAGTCCGTCAAGGACTGGAAGGCGGGACGGGGGCCGCAGTGAGCAACATGCAGAAGGTCGAGGAGCTGCCCACCATCAAGGCCGTCGCCGCTGACTAACGGCACATCGCGCAAAGCGAAGAACCCGCCCCTCCGTCAGCAAGGGCGGGTTCTTTTGCGCGCTCATGACTACCCTGTGGTCTTGATGGTGATCCAAAAACAGGAGGCCCGATGGCCAACGGATACGACACCCATTCGCTGGCGGCGACCAATCTGAACGAGGCCGCCTCCAGCTCCGATGTGGCGCCCATGACGGCAGTCCGGGATAAGCGCTTCACCCGTACCGGCATCGGCTTTCGCAGTCAGGCCACGGAAGCCGCCATGCGGGACTACCCGGGCGGTGTCGCCAGCCGCAAGCGTGGCCAGGTGGACGAGTCCAAGCTGCCATGGGAAACCGCCCAGGAGGCCACCTCGCCGCAGATCCGGCCGAGGGATACCCTGCCTCCCTCCGGCATGCGAGAGGCCCTGCCGCCGTGGCTGAGGGGCAAGGACGAGGAAGAGCAGAAAGAGGCCCTGCCGCCCTGGCTCCAGGACAAGAAGGACGCCGAGAGCAAGGACGACGAGGAACGGGAGTCTGCCCGCACCGGCGTCCGCGAGAGCTGGTTCGAAGACGATGGCGAAGCCCTCGCTTGCAGCAACGGCTTCCCCGACGAATGGCAGGCACGTAACGCCCTGTCCACGCTGGCGCAGTTCGTGGACGGGGGCACGCTCAAGGCCATCCAGAACCAGATCAAGCAGACCTATCCCGGCGTAGACCGCGAGGAGGGTGCCAATGCGTCCGTTCCGACTTACGTGGGCGAAGCGCAGGGGAACCTGGCGGAAGCGCCCCTCGACGCCAAGAAGCGCAACAATCTCGACAGCTCCGATTTCGCACTTCCAGGCAGGAAGTACCCCATCGACACCCCGGAGCGCGCCCGCTCGGCGCTGGCGAGGGTGAAGCAGTTCGGTTCGCCGGAAGACCAGCGCAAGGTCAAGACAGCCGTGCAGAAGAAGTACCCGAACATGAAGACCGACTGACAAAGAGACTCCGCCTGGGTGCGAGGTGCAACTCAGGCGGAGTTCTCAAGGGTGAGCCCAGGTCAGGTGAGGCCACCCCTCCGTACACCCATCGTTCCAGTCACGTGACGGCTGGGGCAACGGTTGAGGGTGGGTGTGTTGCGTCGAAGGCGCAGAAAAGCCAAGGGCCCGCATCCTTGGGCTGGGTGAAGTCGGCCTGGATGCGGGCTTGAGGTGATCGTAGCGAAACAAAGGAGGCTTTCGACACGAATGTAAAGCTTGTAGGGGGATTCGGGCGGTCTTGATTAGGTATGGAGTAACAAGAGAGCAGTATGTCGAGATGTTGCGTCAGCAGGGTGGCGGTTGTGCCATCTGCGGCGGCATGGACCTTGGCAAGAGATCTGGCTTCAAGCTCAGCGTGGACCACTGTCACGAGACCAACATCATCCGTGGTTTGTTGTGCAGCAACTGCAACTTGGCGATTGGGTATTTTCGGGACAGGCCCGATTTATGCCGTGCAGGGGCTGTATATCTTGAACAAGAGCGAGAGGGTGCTCCCTTGATTGCGAACGGCGTAAGAGTTTCCGGGGCTCACTAATCTTGGTGGAGTGAACTAAGCTCTACCGGTGAAACGGTGAACATGAAGCACATGCGACGGTGGGGCGCTGTATACATTCTGATCGCCTTGTGGGCCGGATCATGGGCTGCTCAAGCTTGGGCCATGCAGCCGGTGATTGAAAAGCAGGGATGGACTGAGTTCTGGGCAGCAACTTTTGAGAACCTTCAGTCGGAGTGGGCTCAGCTCGTCTTCCAGGCAATCCTGTTGCTCGGTGCCAAGCACTGGCTCTTCCAGGCGGATGCCCGCGACCTGGAGCGAGTTGAGGAGAAGATCGATCGACTACTCGGCAACGAATCCGGCAACAAGGGCGTGCCGGTCAGTCGACCCGTGAAGTGAACCGCCGGACGAGGTCGTCAGGAACCGCGATGAACTTGCAGTTCGCCCAGCGGCAGATGTCCCTGGGGGCCGCGCCGTACTGGATGTAGGAGGCCGTGTCAGCGAAGCGGTCCCGGGCGAACTGCTCGGCGTCGAAGTCGATTCCGGACTCCTCGTGGCTGACCCTCTCTTGCTCCACGTTCCTGGCCCACTCTTCGTCTGTGCAGGCCCACTCGCGGCGCTCGTGAACGAGGAGGATGCCGGATGCCTGGACCTGCCAGTCTCGGTCCGTACGGAACGAGGTCGTCAGTTCCATGACCAGGTCGCCGACGCGCGGGTTGTACATCCGCTCGAAAGCGGCATCCCGGTCAGCGAACCGGGCGTGCAGGATGTCGTCGTACCGCTCCCGGGTCAGGGAGATCAACTCCAGCCTGCGGTCGACCGAGGCATCGTCCAGGGTCAGCAGATGCCCTTCGTCCAGGTCTCGGCCCTGAACTCCTTCATGGGGCTGGAGGTACTGTGTGGAAGACGTCATTCTTGTCACCATTCCTCTCCGTTTCCTGGGATGAATTCTACCCGGAAAGGTGACAGTCAGAGCTTCCACATGCGAGTTCGGTGCCGCGTGGCAACGAACGAGGTCGGGGACGGCTTGATGTGATCAGGCCACCAGTTTTTCGGTTCGAATCGGGTAGCCCGGCCCGTTGTTCCGCCGTGGAAAGCCTGGGCATCTGCGGTGCAAGCCTGAGTTTCAGGAGTGCTGGCCATCGTGCCCCTCCTCGGTGCGCTTCCAGGGGTAATCGTTCTCCGCCGCCCATTCGGCCAGCTCCGCACTGTCGCCACCCCAGTGGGCCCCCAGGATGCGGAGAGGGGCTACCTTCTCGCCGGGCATGAGCTGATTGTAGATGTCCGGCTGAGAGCTTCGGCATGTATGAACGAGGCCGCCGGGGCGGAACGTCGTATCGCTCATTCGCCAAACTCCTTTGCCCATTCGATGAACTGATACAGCTCATACAGCATGACAGCCCCCTGTATGCAGAGGAACAGAGCGACAGACATCAAGGTGGTGGCCAGCGCGCCAAGAAGAATGCGCAGTGGCGACGGCGTAGGCATCGGCGGTCCCGCGAGAAAAGAGAGGGTGAATGATCAACGCCATGTTACTGCGAGTCCGGCCTTGAAAAGACTCTGGCAGCAGCACCGGAAGGAGTGCCCGCGCGGAGTAAAAATGAGCGCCGAGGCCGAGGTGACCTGCCGCCAGAAGGTGCCAACCGTGAGCCGTCGCCTCGATGCTGGTGTCGGTGGCGGTATCGACGAGCGTGTTGGCGGCAGGCCTCAGGGGAGCGAACGGCGTCGAGGCCCACTGCCTGCCCGAAGGTGCAGCCACGCCGACGGTCAGGGTAGTTGTGAAGATTGCAGTGGAGCAGGTTCTGCCGTTGTCATATGCATGATTTCCCACTCATAGTGCACATAAAATAGAGCTAGAACCAAACCGAAAAAGGAAAGGAGTGGGGCGTGACGATGAGTATGGCGACTGGGGTCTTGGCGAAGGGTGCGATGGAGGCGGCACTTTCGTTCGCCGAGTTGAGCTGGAACGACCTCAAGCGCGGACCGCACCCCGACGACGGACACGACTGCCTCTACGTGGAGGCCGACATACAGCAGTACAGCCAGTTCTTGACGGCCCTCGCCGTTCAGTACAGGACGGCCGACCGGCTGCTCTTCATGACTGACCAGGTGCGGCTCCAGCATGACGACCAGGGAGACACCAGGTTCTGGCTGCCCGGGGTGGAGGTCACTGGCCGGTGAACGAACGAAGGGGGCATCACCGGGTGCCCCCTTCTCGGTGCCGCCTACGCCTGGCGGGCGTCGCCTTCCGGGCAATCCTCATCGGCGGCTCGCAAGTCGGCCAGAAGGTCCTCCCCCAGGGTGCGGGCGTCCGCGATGGCCAGTTCCACGTCAGTGATCATCAAGACCAGCTCCTCTGGAGTCCTGCCCCGGAGGCGCCTCATGATCTCCGCAAATCCCGTCGCCTTCTCTTCGTCACTCATGCGAGGAGGCTCCGAGCGTCCTTGCGGGAGACCTGTTTCGTTACCCAGCACAGTCCACCCCCCGGGGCCCCTGCGTCATTCCCCCCGCTTCCTGCGCTTGCGGCTGCCTGGCGCGTTGACCGTCTCTTCCCAGCCGTCGGGCACATTTGGCTGCACGCCGATCAGGAGCACCCAACCACCCCGCTCCACACCCTCCTCCTGGAGGATGTCGTCCAGCTTGCCGACAGGTTCCCCTTCTTCGCCGATGACCGTGCCGTCCTGATCGAAGCCGACCACCTCGACGGAGCTTTCACCTCCGCCGGGCTTAGTGCGAAAGACCACGTCAGGGGCGTAGTCCCAGACGGCGAAGAACTCGTTCGGTGACCACTCCCCACGGCCTCCCGAGTTGACCCGGAAGGCCGCGTTCTTCACGGAGTCCATGCGGTTCTTCGGGAAGGCCGCATCCGCAACGAGCATCGTGGGGTTGGCGACCAGGGCCGCTTCCTTCGTCGTGTATGACGAAGGTCCCTTCGGAGGCTTCCTCAGGTACACACCACGAATGCGAGCCACTGGGCCAACTCCTTCGGAGACGGAAACGATGCAGGATGCTACCCGCACTGAGCAGCGCCTGCACCTACCCTAGGCTGCCAGGAGATCACCCGAAAATTCAGGGAGGAACAGGGGCAGCTTCAAGAACGGAAGCGACCGGAAGTCCCCAGAGGGATTGGCTGGACGCAGGGTGTCTCCCGTGGGGTACATGAAGCCTTCGGCAGCATCCCAGGCCTCGTCCTCCGTGGTGAACAGGACCCCACCCAGTCTCTCTATCGCAGCGGCCGTCACCGGGCCGACGGGGTAAGGCTCAAGCCCCCGGATGAAGAGCGGGAAGTCCCGCGCAGTCCAGAGGTTGTGACGAACCAGGGTGTAGGTCATCGCTGTTCCCCTTTCCGGAGGTGCTCGATCAGACCGTGATGGTCTCGATGCTGCGCACCGGCCCCTCGGCCGGTGGGATGTCGTCGCAGTCGATGCGGTACCAGAGCTGGCGCCTGAGATCATCCAGGGCTTCTTCTCTGGTGTCTCCGCTGCCGGTGAGCCCCGTCCGGGGCTCCTTTGCGATCACGCCGTGTCGTCCGTAGTCGAGAACATCGACAGTGAACTCCACCGTATTCTCCATCTCTTAGGGGGTTACGGTAGCACGAAAAAGGACCCCCATCGGGGGTCCTTTCCGTGTTAAATCTGCGCCTGAAAACGGTTAGCCGGTCAGCTTCCCTGCTCCAGGAACTTCAGCTCGTCCAGAGCGCGCCTGTGCTGCTTCCTGTAGCGCGTCTCGTCTCGCTCGGCCTTGGCCGCCGCCTCCAGGTGCTTCTCTTTCCGCTCCTTCGCGTCCGCTTCGGCCGCGACGAGGCGGGCGATCTCCGCCCGCTTGATCTCAGCTTCGGAGCGAGTGCCGGAGTTCTCCTGGATCCACTTGATGAAGTCGTCCAGCTCGGTGGCGACGAAGTACTTCGTCTTGCCGAACTTCTTCGCGACCTCAGGGATGCGGTTGGCGTATCTCGTGAAGTGCGAAGAGAGAGACTGGGCGGTGATCGCGGTTCTCTTCTCGAAGTCCGCGCGCGTTTCCAGCTCGTCCTCGCGACCTCTGAACTCTGGGCGCAGCCACTCAACCCCAGCCATTACGCAACCTTCTCCTGGTGGAACTTACGGACGTCGTCAGCACGCCAGACCTCAGGCAGGTCGGAGTGCTCGGACACCGAGCGAAGCTGAGACAGCTCCGTGATGCCCGGCCCTTCCCTGCGCTCCTCCCACATGCGGTAGTCCAGCCAGATCTGCATGGCTCGGCGCACGTGCCCCACCTGCTGGCGCCGTTCGAGGTCAGTGACCGACTTGCTGCCTCCACTGCGCACCAGGTACAGCTTGCGAAGCAGGAACCTCGGGTCCTTGCCCTTGTCTCCGATGCTGGGGAAGCCTTCGCTGTAGCCCGGCTTCAGGCCGCTGAGGAAAGACTGGACGTGATACACGTCGGCCCCGGCGGCGAGAGCCATCATCGTGGACGCAGCGAGCGCGCTGAGCGGGATCCTGCTGGCCGCAGCCTGGACCACTTCCCGCATCCAGCTTCCGCCGTTCTCCCAACTCTCATGGAAGAACGGCCAGTCGTGCACCAGGTCGTAGATTTCTTGGTTGGTCGCGTCGGAGATCTGCCACTCGCTCTTCTCGACCCCGTAGATCACCGGCAGGATGAGCTTGGCCGCCGCAGCGCAATAGTGCGCATACGGGACATCTCCGAGAAGCTGGCCCGCGTTGCGTCCACGGTTGGTATCCGTAACCGCGAACGTATCCCACTGCCCGTTCACCGTGACGGGAACCCAGATGGACTTCTTGGCCAGGAACGCTGCGGCGGCCCGGTGCTGTCCGTCCAGCAGGAAGCCTTCGCGCGTGAAGACCATAGGTGAAGCGATGCGAGGGTTCCATTCGTCGTCCTGGATGGTCCGGATCAGACCCTTGTTGTTGCGGGAACCCTTGAGGGCGGCCATCAGGAACGACCGATTGCTGGTCATCTTGTCGTGCTTGAGGCGCTTCGGCATCACGCCGAGCCGGATCACTCGGTACCTGAGGATGTCCCCAGCCATCTCTGGCGTGATTTCCTGCGCCTTGTGAGGGAAGGGCATGTCCTTCGGGTGACCCCGGGGAATCTCAGGGAGCGGGAACTTGGACTTGCGGGGATCGGAGACGAACTCGAACCCGAGCACCTTCTCGATCGCACTTCCGGCGTCATCATGCGCCACGTGTATCTCCTTTCCAAGAACACTACTTGAATCAAACATCGTTACGGCGGGCGCCGTCAACACCGTCGTCTTTGCGGTGTTGACGGCCGTGATGCTCTAGTCCAGAATCCGGTCCACGATCTTGCCGAAGGCGTTGCCGATCATGTCGCCAGCCCCCTCCGCCAGGTCACTGATGCGCCCACCCAGCCTCGACTGCCTGCCCCTCCGCCCCGGGTCTCGTCCGGGGCGGAGGGGAATCGCCGTGATCCTTCTGGTGGGCGGCAAGAGCGAAGTCCGCAAGCTTGTCATCCATGTCGAACGGCTTGCCGCAGACAGGGCAGTGGTAGATGTTCTCGCCCTCGCCCTCGCTCACGCCTCCCCCGCCCCTTCGGAGGCGCCCTGATTCGTGAGACCGGCCTGGCGGATGATGTGCCGAGCCAGGCGAACCGTCTCGGGTCCGCCCACGCGATTCAGCAGATCCAGGTTCATGCGGCCCACTCGGGACAGGGACTTGAAGACGTCCGACAGCAGCGCCGCAGTCCCCGGATCCCTCATGAGTCGGTCCGACTCCCCGCAGAGCAGCAGTGCCGCCTTCTCCAGGTCGCTCTGGCCGGACTCACCGACAGGTCGCTCCAGATCCACGAGGCCGGTTAGGCCGTGGGGTTCGGGACGGCGCCAGACGCCGTCATCCCCCTTCTCGAACTCGGAAATGCACACCCAGTTCCCGCTGTAGAGCTTTGTACCGTGGTCGTCGCTGAAGCCGTCAATCGTCGTCCGACGCCCTCGGTCGATCAGCGGGTCACCCTTCGTGGGCTCAGGCCGGTCCATGTCCCTCCCCTTTCCGTTTCGCTCAGTCGTGGCGGTATGAGCACAGATGTCAGGCGGTCAGGCCGAGGCGTACGTATTGCCAGTTGACCTGGCCAAACGCCTCAAGGACCGACAGGGTGTCATCGTGATCGGCAAGCGCGCCGGATACCTTGTCGAGAAGGCGAACCGCGTCACGCGTGAGACGACGGCGCTCTTCGGAGGAAAGAGAGGTGCGGTCGAAGAGCAGCCGCGTGAGGTACACCCTCACCTCTTCGCCGGTTTCGTCCAGCTTCGCGTAGTTGCAGGCGGTATCGAAGAACCTGGAGTCGTTCTCGATCCAGACGGAGATGCTGTGAGTCGGCCAGTTCTGCCCATCGTACGGACCCTCGTTCGGGTTGGTCATACCCTTCTTCCTTTCCGATTCCGGCGCCCTTCCGGGCGCCCTCCAGTCCTCTTCGAGCGGCTTCCAGGGGGCTTCCAGGTTGGAATTCCAACCTGGAAGCCCAGGTCAGGTCACCTCTGCGGGTCCCAAGCGGTACTGCTCTTGTGACAGTCCACGTACGCCTGCGGCGACCAGTCCTCTTCGGAGAGGAAGCCAATCTCCTTCTGGCGCTGAACCCACATCAGGTAGTGGGCTCGCCAGTTGCCGACGATCGCCCACTGGTGATCTGGCCAGTCGTGCTCGATGCTTCGCTTGTGACCTTCGGCGGACCGCCACGGGTTGGGCCGGTCGTCGGTCTCCTCGAAGTACGAGTTCATGAGGCCGCCCCTGCGGGGCAGGTCGTCCTCCAGCAGAACGGCGAGGAGCTGCACCTTGCCAGGAACGGTGCCGTTCACATCGGCGAGAGTCGGCTTACCCTTCGGCTGCATGGCTGTCCTTCTCTCCACTCAGGCCTGTCATCACGGGCGTCCAGCTCTTGACGCCCTTCACGGTCGGCGCCTCTGCCAGCGCCTTCCGGTTCGCCTCCTGGGCGGAACCGGCTTCCACGAACACCTCTGCTGAGGCGTGCCCGTGCAGAACAACTCGGTACAGCGACATCAGATCCTCTCCTCTCCGTAACTGCTCACCGCCCTTGCAGCGTCTTCCTTCGGCAGCGCTCGACGGCTGCCCTCAGACGCTTCTCGGAGACGCCCTGCTCCTTCGGGAGCCCTCTTTCGTAGGCCTGAGCTAGCTGCTCATCCCGGGTTCCATCGGGCGGCGCAAACAGGGGTTCGCCCGGGTCGTCCCTCAATTCCGCCAGGCCGTTGGCGATCGTCCAGGCGACCAAGGGGCGATACCCCTCCAGGCGGTCGTATGCGTCGTCCCAGTCCTCGGCGACGAGCTGAGCCGTCAGCTCCAGGAATGGGAAGGCATGCGCGATCCGTCGCCAATCATCGTTCACTTCACCGACTTTGGGCCACTTCCCGAGCAGAGCCATTCCTGGGCAGTGCACCTGACCGCCCCAGCTCACCCACCCGTGTGGACCGTCCACGCTGAACGAGGCGATCTGATCGTTGTAAACGTAGTGAGGGTCAAGGGCGCCGAGGCCTTCGGCCACCGCGTCCCACTCGTCGTACCAGCCATCATCACCCAGCTTCGAGGTCACGCCGAACGCGCGACGCACCATCGAGTTGACCTTGCGCTCATTGCAGGTCACTCCCCCATGGAACGACGTGGTACGGAGGATGACCAGGTCAGCCTGCTCCGGTCGGATGTTCTTGCCTCGCACTATCAGACGCGGCCACTTCGGTAGTTTCACTTCGTACGACATGAGCCCTCCTCCTACAGCTCGCCTTCGAGCACGGCCAGGATCTTCTCCAGGACGGGGACGGGCTGCTTCTTGCGCCAGACCTCGACACCGTGAGCCCGCAGGGCGGCCTCGACTTCATCGCGGGTCTGCTCCAGCTTCCAGTCCTCCGGTTTCCACAGCTCGCTGTGGCCGTAGCCGTCGTTGATGATGCCGTTTTCGATCCTGTACGCGTGAGTCCCGAACTCCGGCTTGCCTTCCTGCTTCAGGACGTGCACGAGCTTGGTGCCGACCTTGTGCACGATGCGGGTGCGCGGCTTCTGGTCCCGAGCCTTGCGCTGGAGGTCGCTCCGGTCCACGAGCAGCAGCTCATCCCCCGGCTGGACGCCCTTCAGGCTTCCCATCGCTCCCCCAGCAGGTCATCGATCTTGTCGTGGAATGAACGGTGCGCATTCAGGTGCACTACGGAATCTTCGTGGTGTGTTCCGTCGTGTAGGACGAGGGCGCCACACTCCTTGCAGGAGGTCACGGCCCAGCCGCTGGGATATGACTCCACGCCCTCGAAGCCACCCCGCGCCGAAGGCTCCAGCGCTTCTGTGAACCATTCGTTGAACCACAAGCTGAAGCAGTGCCGCGCCCCCAACTTGGGGTCGACCCGTTTCTCGCTCCAGGTCGTGTCATGGAGCATGTCGCCTCCTCAGAAGCCCTGGCTGATCCAGCGCACGCCATACAGGCCGGACTGGACATTCTGGCCGGTGTGCTCGACGAGCACCCGGTAGTGCCACTTGCAGTGCCTGCACTGCTCCGACCAACCGCCTTGCCTCTTGGCCAGATCGGACGTGATGCCGTTGAAGCTCAGGCGCCGGGTGTGAGTGACGCAGCAGGGGGAGGTGGTGATGATCCTCGGCTCGTCACTGAAGGCAGCCTCCAGGATGGCAGGGCGAACCACCGCCACACCCTTCCGGCTGGCGCTGTAGTTGTCGTACTCCTCGCCGATCAGGTAGACGTCCTTGCGTTCGGTCACGTTGTTCACCCTTTCCGATTCGTCAAGTCGGGAGCTAGCAGCCTTTACAGTGCTCCCAGTCGCCACGCTGGACGCGCGGGCAATGCTCCTTGCAGTGCACGCGGATGCGTTCACCGTCATAGTCTTCTCGCACTTCACAGGCACACCCCGGATCGTTCTCTCTCTCCATGGGGTCACCCCTTTCCGAGCCCTTCACTGACGGCCATCGTCAGGCGCAGCGTCACTGCGCGACCGGGCTGGCTGCCCGGTTTCGGCCTCGGGTCAGTCGCTCTTGGAGTCGATCTCGGCCACGCGTTTGGCCAGTCGAGTCACCTGGGTACGCGCATCCCTGACGGCTTCGTCGAGGACGTAGAGCAGTCCCTCACGCATCTGGTGGGGCGAGGTGATGTCGGCGCCATGCTCGACGCTTGCCAGTTCGACGCCATCCAGGGATACCGTGCCAACGAGGATCACGTCCTTGCTGCTGAACTCCAGGGCTTGGATGGCGCCCCGGTAGTACGGGACGTCGTCCTGCGTGGCCTGTCGGATGAGTACGTTGACCACGAAGCCCTTGTGCAAGAAGCGGGCTCGGCCGTCGATATCCCATCGGAAGCCGGGGTCGAGGTCCGGGCTCGGATGTAGCTGGCGCCAGCGCTGATCGGTCACGACGCTTCCTCGCTGCCTTGGGGTACGGCCTTCCGCCCCTTTTCGGTGACGACCTTGTGGTTGTCCGGATCGAAGATCACGTAGTAGTAGTGCTCGTCCTCGCCGACGATCCAGCCGAGGACGTAGCGGCCGTCGTCCTTCTGGTGATCCTTGTCCAGTTCGCCCGCCAGGGACGTGAGACCGGACATGACGAACGTCCGATACCAGGCGTCTCGGGCGCGGTCTCGGGCCTCCTCGGGCGCTGTGTAGCCGTCGTACAGGTCGGTGGAGTCAACCACCAGCTTCTCGTAGTCGTTCGCCTGCTCGGTGCTGCTCACGCTCGTCCCCCTTTCCGCAGTTCCTCTTGAATCTCATCGGACGGCTCGATGTGAACGTCTCCTCCCGCGTCCCGGTTGGCCGCGAGGGGCATCCGGACCAGTTCCGTCATCGTCCACTGTGAGCCGATCGCCAACGGAAGCCCTTTCGAGTTCTCGTGGACGGGCACTCCGTCGGCGTCGTAGACGGTCCACACCCACGCCCCCAGAGCTGACCTGTTCCAGCCGGAGTACGAGCCTGCGGCGCGACCCAGCCAGGCGCCCTCCGGAATATCCAGGTCGGGAAACGCCTGCCGGATCTTCTCCAGCAGGCGCTCCGACACCTTCCGCCGAACCGTCATGACCGAGGGCGGCGTCCCATGGACGCAATCTCCTGGAGCATCTGCTCCTTCTCGGCCAGGATCTTCGCCCGGTCGAGGCCGAAGTGCTCGTAGATGAGGCGCGTCAGCTCCTCTCCTCGCACCGCTTGCACCGCAGTGCACTCTTCGGTGCCCTCGAAGACGGCAGCGCGCGTGGTCACCGTCTTGCCAAACTCGATGTCCCTGTCCTGTGCGAACTCCACGAAGGCGCGGATCGCATCGATCTGCCCGAGCACTTCGCGCTGCTTCTGGTGCTCTGGGTAGCGACTCGCAGGCCCCGTAGTGATGTCCACGTAGGCAGCCTCACTCATGGCTCTCTTCTCCTTTCCGTTAGGTGTCGCTTGGGTCAGCGATTCACGGCCGTGATGTGGCCGTAGCCGCTGATCCTTACCTCGATCCCAGCAGCATCCAGAGCAGCCCGGGTCTGCTGAATGAGGGCGTCACGCTCACCCTGTCGCACCTCGTCCGGGACGCCAGTGCGCCCGATGATCGCGATGTCGATGACCTTGCCGCCCTCTTTCACTGCCGTCGGGAAGCTGTAGCCGGAATGAGTGCAGTAGAACCCCAGTTCGTCATCCCATCCGGTCTCGGCCTGTGGCACGTGTGCTGCGCTGAGGGCCTCGACCACATTGCTCCGGAAGAGCACACCCTTTGTGGCGACAGTCCGCATCATGCGCTCCGATGCCGCTTCGTACTCGTTGTTCACGTCCCCTCTCCCCTTTTCGCTACAGGTACGTTGAGCCTGACCGCTGGTCGTTGCGGGCCTGATCCATCTGCTCCTCCTTGCTGAAGGGGCGGAACAGCCAAGCGGCAGCGAAGACAGCGGCGAAGGCGCAGCCCAAGACAACGGAACCGGTCAGGTTGGACAACTCGTCAGCGTGAGGGCTCTTGTCGGTAGCGAACGCGACGTACACCACCACCTGCAAGACACCGAAGGCAATGGCCGCCTTGATGTCGCCGCCCTTCTTCGTCTTCAGCGCTCGCCAGGCGAACGGCACCGCCAGCAGCAGTCCGGCCGAGAGGAACGGAATGAGTGCCGCGACGATCTGAGCCTTGCGAGTGTTCAGTCCCATCACAGGGACCCCCCTTGAGTGTTCGCTGATTCTGGCGACGCGCGATCCAACGTCGTGCGCCGCCATGACATTCTGGCGTGAATTCAGCCCGAGGTAGGGCCGATCTCGCCTGGTTCAGGCTGGATCGACCCGAGGAGTGCGCGCGAAGTCCTTCAGGTCCGGTTGCGTTGCACCGTATGTTCGATCCCAGTAGGAACGAGGGGCGCTGTGCTGTACGTACATCCAGACCCGGACGTTCGCGTAGATGACGGCCGTGAGGTCAACCAGTCCCGCGCAGACGACGCCATCCTGATCGAGGACGATCGCGTCCTCAGGGCTTGCCTTCCAGAGGCCCGCGCGCATCTCCTGGACGAGGTCGACGATGATGCCGCTGTCCCTCAGCCGCGTCTCCACGAACTCAAGAGGCACACCGGCCAGCCATCGTGCGGCCGTAGCAGGATCCACCAGCTCCCGGACCGCCTCGGCTCCCTCGCACATCTCGCCCTCACTCATCTCGGGCGAGAAGGGGACGTACCTCGCGCCCGGTTGGCGATCCAGGCTGCCATCCTGGAGGGTCGTCGTCGCGCAGCAACGCGCCAGCCAGGAGGCCAGCCAGCCGCAGCCGGAAGATTTCCTCCCAGTCCTCGGTGTCGTACTGCGTCAGCACGTCCTCGGGGGCGTACAGAACCGGTACGCCGAGGATCTCCAGTGCGACCACCGGGTTGCCCTTGCGGTCGGTCGTCTCACCGACCTGGATCAAGTCCTGGATCTCACGTACGTTGATCGATGCCATCCCCTTCTCCTCTCCCTGTGCGGCCCGGCGGTCAGCGCGTGAAGTCTGCGCCGCCGGGCCGTCGTTGTGTACTTACTGCCAGTCCGACGGGTGCTCGAATCCTGCCGTCAGGCTCTCGTCCAGCAGGGTGAAACCGTCGATGAATGACCGAAAGTCCGGCGGGATCCGGTCGCCCTGATGGTGTTGCGCAAGATCCCGCAGGCTCACGAGGATCTTGTCGATCTGCTGCCGAGTGAGACCCTCGGTCTGCCCCTCGCGCAACTCCCGCTGAACTCTTCCCACCACCATGGCCGCGTCACTTCGCTTGCCGTTGTGTGCGACATCGACCCGGCCTGCGTAGGGCTTCCAGGTGAAGTCGGCGCCGAAGCTGCGCGCGGCCAGCGTGATGACGCCGTACTCGCCGCCCGTATCGATCCCGAGGTGGCCACTGCCGTCCTTGGCTGGAACCTCCGTCACCCTCCCCTTCCAGGTAGGGGGCTGTCGGTTCGTTCGCCGCTCTCGCAGGGACTCGCTCATTACCTCCTGAACCAGGATCGTGTCGCCAAGCGACGGCCACGCCTTCTCGCTCACCCTCTTCTCCCTCCTTGCTCAGTAGAACTCGGGGAACTTGCGGCGGACCAGATCGGCCGCCCACTGCCGCAGAGCGTCCTGGAAGTCGTCGTCGTCCACGTCGTCCGTCCACCAGTGCCGATCGTCGGCTCGATACCGCAGGCAATCGTCCACGAGTTCGAGGATCTTCTGCTTCGACAGCTCCGGGAGCGATCCGTCATCGGCGAGATCGTGGTCCCGGTACTTCAGACAGAGAATGCTTTCGAAGTCTTCCGCTCCCAGACGGAAGGTCACCCGACGGTCGATCCTCTTCTTTCCGTCCCCTGACAGGGTCGGCTTCAGCATGTCAGGCGTCCTTACTCTCTAGATCCATCACCATCCGAAGCAGGTCGCCCCAGCGGGCCGGGCTGGTCAGTGCGTCCTGCATGACGAGGACGGTGACGAACCGGTACGCCGTGCGGTTGGAATGACCAGCCCGTGCGGCGAACGCGATGGCGGCGACGATGCCCTCGCTGCCGACGACGAGATGCCGCATGCCGTCGATGGATGTCAGAGTCAGCGGCAGCATGCCGCACCCATCACACTTCTCCTGGGTTGTCTCGTTCACCGGCGTCGCCCCTTCTAGTCCCGGCCGCAGGTGCAGGCGTTCGGCTCGCTGACCTGGAAACCGAACCGACGACCCGCCTCGTCGTACCCCTCCTTGTAGAGGTCGTCGCCCTCGCACTCCGGGGAGTGACCGGCCCTCACGTGGCGCTGCTTTGCCTGGAAGTTGCAGGCGCTGGCCTTGATGTAGGGCTCATCCGCTGTCGCCCGCTGACTCTCGGAGTAGGCACCGGCCGTGACGACCTCGATGCAGAGGTTGTAGAAGGCGCCATCGGACAGGTCCGGCAGCTTCTGTGCCCACGCTCGAATGCGGTACTGCTCAGCCTCCGTCGCCTTCTCGAAGTCGTGCATGGCGCCCGGCCCGATCAGGTCGGACAGTGTCTCGTCAGTCATCCTTCTTCTCCAGTCCGCAAGTGCAAGGTGTCGCCGGTCCGGGTTGATGCCGCTGTTCACGGAGTGCCTGGTTGTAACCCTTGGTGTACAGGGTGTCTCCACGGCAAGAGGCGTCATGTCCGGCCTCTTGATGGCGGCGCCGCCCTTCGTCGGCGCAGATATCCGCCCTGGCGTGCGTGCCCCAGGCGTTGCCCCGGTAGCCGTTCATGATGGCGGAGTCGAGGATCCGTGAGGCGCATTCGATCACGAACTCCCGGTCCGGCATCTCGCGGAGCTGTGGCACCCACTCCCGGATCTTGGGCTTGTCATAGCCCGGGGCTCTCCGGTAGTTCTGCATGGACACGACGCTGATCGAGGACTCCAGCTCCTCCTCGGTGATACTGGTCATCAGGCCTGATACCTCGGAGCCGTCTTCTCCAGGTAGTCGACCCAGAGACCCGGACTCTCACCTTCACCGTCGTTGAGGTACGGAGAACGCAGTTCGTCGAAGGCCTGTCGCGCCTCCCGGGTCTCACCCATGTAGCGCCGCACGTCGGCGGGCGCCTTCCAGGAGGTGGTCGGGGGCAGGCAGTCACATCGAACGCCGTTGTTGCGCAGGCTGGGGCAGCTCGACCCGTGCTCCTCCGGGGCTACCTCAATGAAGTCCATCTCCCGAAGAACCTGAAGCTTCTGTTCGGGTGACAGTCCCCTGAAGTCGATGTTGTGCTTGAACTCGGCCATCGCTTCCGTCCCCTTCCTTTCCGTTACGCCGTTGTGATGTTCAGTCCACGAGCCACGCGACGGCGCGCCCCTGCCGGGCCCCAGGAGAGTAGAGCCATCCGGTCATGAATCTCCGGCCGTCCTCGGTGGTGACCATGCAGTCATGCTTGGTCTTATGAGGTCGCACCGAGACGATCTGTGCCCGACGGCGGATCAGGCCACTGCGGGAGTAACGCTCGATGAGGAACCCGTCCTCGGTGAACACGGCCATCACGCACGCTCCAGGATGCCAATCTTGGCGGCATCCTCGATCGTCATTTCGGTGCCGTTGTAGTGCACGGTGATCCCGCTGTGCCTACGGATGTCGAAAATGCATCCCACTGGGACCGTCAGGTGAACCCCAGGCCCCTTCCGCTGCACCGGAGCCCCATCGACCGTGACCCGTGCACCGTCCCCAGTGACGGCGAAGTTGATGTTCCCACCCGAGACGACGGAGCGCTCTCCCGCAGCCGTAACGGATCCACCAGAGATCGACGACCCCCGATGAGAACCGAAGAGCCTGGTGACCCAGGAGATTGTGCTGGGCCTACCTACGGCGATGCGCATCTCCCGACCTCCAGCGCCACCTGGCCCAGCGTGTGCCCCTAAGCCCCGGTCGGCCAGTACGTGCACCCGCCGGTGCGTGGCGTCCGGCTGAACTGTGATCTCCACCGGGAGATCGGGTGCCTCAACTCGAATGGGCCCTGCTCCGGGTCGGTGGTGCGACTGGATCAGCTCCACGATCCTTCCCCTTCTTGATCAGTCATTGGTGCCAAGTGCCAGTCGGCAGCCCAGCGTGAAGTGTTCAAGCGCGGCGTTCACTTCCTCCTCGGACCCGCCCCCGCGCGAGCGCGCGATGGCGGCGTCCCGGAAAGTCAGCATGCGGGCCTGGAGTTCACGGTTGCAGTGCAGCAAGGCGGTCTGGACAGCCCTGTCCAAGTCCCGGACGGGATCGGCGCTGTCGACCGTCAGGAAGGGCTGGTAGGCGACAGACCCCTTGGTGAGGACGTCGATGAAAGCCTCTTCCGCGCTGACGCTGTACTGCGGTTCGGCCTCTCCGATCAGACGCGGCTCTTGCGGCCTCGCTGTGCTGACTTCCTTCACCCTGCGCAGCCGGTCCAGAAACTTCACAGCCACCCTCTCACGTGTCCAGGAAGGTCAGCAGGCGCACGGAGTTGCCGAAGGCGACCTTCAGGCGGTCCATGAGCAGGATTCCGGTAGGCGTGAGGTCGTCCCAGGTCGCCTCCCAGAACGCGCCGCCGTCTCGGGCCGCGAGCGTGCGACCGGTTGACCCCATGTCGGCCGCGAAGAGTACGGGAATCGACAGAGCTTCCTGAGAGATCAGCGATCGCACCATCGATGCCTTCGCCGGGTATCCGTTCTGCTCCAGCAGGCGTGCTGCGTGATCCCGCGCCGCCTCGTCCTCGATCTGCCCCTTCGAGCCGCCCCAGAAGTCGCGAAGGTCGCTGACAGCGGCATCCGGCCGAGTGATGACGATGAAGTTCTCGATGGTGCACTTGTCTGGGTGGTCGTGGGGTCGAGGCAGTGCCGCCATGACGTACATGCCGCCCCCTTCACCCGCATCCACCCACTCGGCGCCGGGTTCGGGGAAGCGGATCAACTCGTTGGTCATGTCTTCTCCTTCCGCTGTGCGAATCCTACCAGCATTTGGCCTAGGTCATAGAGAAAAGAGAGAAGGGCGGCCTCGGTTGAGACCGCCCTTCGAGGTGTCACTTACTCCCCTTCGGCTTCTCCGCCGCCCAGGAGAACTGCGCTGGCGTGGACGCCCAGGGCTTCACTGACCGCGCCATCTCGCAAGCGCCGACCGTGCAGGCCGTACGCATCCTCCAGGGCTTCGCGTTCAGTCGCGGCTTCGACCTCGTAGGTGAACTCGCTACGAGCCACGCCGTATGCCGTGACTCTCCACTTGTTGAGGCTCATCGGTCCATTCCTTGACGTTCCGTTACGTTCATCAACCGCGCACCGGGCGGCGGGGCGGCGACGTTCATGATGCCGGAGCCGTGACAGAAGCCTGCGGAGTCCAGTCGCCAGCGGGCCCGACTCACGGGTGGGTACGGCGAAAGCTCCAGGCGGTCCTCTGCGGTCCAGACATCGACAACGCGGGGCGGTGCACCATACTGCCGCCGGGCATGGTCGCATACGAGCTGAAGGGTCACGAAGCGGCGCAGATCGGCGTCCGTGAGGCGGTCATCCTCGGGCAGTGCGGGGCACTCGACCTCGAAGGCAATCTTTTCCACCCCTACCTGCTGCCCTCCGGCGAACCACCTGAGGCGAGCATCTCCCTGCCAGGTCTCCATGATCAGTCCTCAAACCGGAACAGCCAGATGCCGTACTGGTTGTTGACGACGGTGAAGCCCTGCTCCTTCTTGTCATGCTGATAGATGCCGGACAGGTGCTCCTGGATCTGCTTCCGCAAGCCCTGGGACTTGATGACGCCGTCCGTCATGTCCCAGTAGCCCTCGTAGTTGACCGAGACCAGGTGGTTGTCATCGTCATACCGTTCGACCTGCGCCAGCATCGCCTCGATGATGTCGTCCTCGGTCAGGGACTGACCGGCCTTCTCCATGTCGGCCCCCCGGCGCACCAGGCGCCCCCACAGAGCCTCGGCTGCCGCCCGGATGTCGTACTGATCGGCCCTTTGGAGCTTGGCGTAGCTGGAGTAACTGCTGTCGGCCGCCGCCTTGGCGAACTCGTCAGCGAACTCGCTCATCCCGTAGTTCCGCATCGTTCCTTCTCCCTTTCCGTGTTCCGTCTATCGACTGCGATCCACTCGGATCCGATCGAGTCGACCTCCAGGTCTTGCACATACTTCCAGACCGGCTCGCTCCTGTCCCGGGGATCCAGGGCGGTCTTGCCCTGGGGGGTGAGTATCGAGTACTCCCTGAAGTTGGCTTGCGTCACCCGACGTTGGCCCAGCGGCTGCACTCCAGGGGCCAGGGCTCCCAGTTCGGCGTCAGCTCGCACCCACAGCCCGCCATCCTCATCGACGCCGACGTCACGGCCGTGGATCCACTGAGGTTGCGCAGCGGATCCCCCGAGGAGTTCTTCTGGAGTCACCTTTAGCCCCTTTCCGGAAACACTAAGAGGGCGCCAGTCTGGCACCCTCTGTGTATAGGTCAAGACCCCGTCGCATTACTCCTGCGGCGGGCGGGGCCCCGGCTTCGGGGGGTTCGTAGCCCCCGGCGTCCTCTGCGGCAGTGCTGGCTTGTTGGTCATCCTTTCGTCCTTCCCTTTCCGAACCCCTCCATTATCGGCCTAGGCCAGTGTATCGCGACTCCCGCCGAATATCACCCAATCAGTCGGCGGGGCGGAAGAACTTCAGGTCATTCGTGACGAACAGCCATCCGTCCCAGAGGAAGCCCGCCTCGACGTCCGTCACGCGTGCCCCCGTTTCACTTGTGATGACAAGGGCTCGGTCCCCAGCGGCGACCTTCAGACGGACCTGGTCGTCCGCAGGGTCCATGCGGTGAGGCTTTTCCTCCACCGTGCCAACGGCGGCGAACCGTAGAGACTTCACTCCCCAGGTGACCTTGACTCGATCGCCTCTTCGAACCTGTCCGCGAGGGATGCGAGTCCACCCGCTGTCACTCTCGCTCACGCGTATCAACCTTCCTTGATTCACAGCTAGACGCACGGGTCGTAGTGACGTCCCGCACCCTGAGAGTCGCGCCGCAGTCTCCCGAATCCCACCCGTCGACCCCAGTCAGTCCAGGCCGTCCCCCGGGAAGCGAGGTGCGGGAGTTTCGTCCTCCTTGTGCACCAGGTGCCCTGACTTCCTTAGGTACGGATCGATCTCCTTGGCGGCGAGCGTCAGCCCCTGCCCCACACCGGCACCATGCTTGAGCACCGCGTCGTAGTGGAGATCGAGTACGCGGGCCGCCGCCCGATGCAGGGCTTGCTCCTCGGTCCTGTCGAGATACCAGTCCAGGTCCCGGCAGTCCGTGTCCGGCTGGTCGGTCTCCAGGATGCACTTGCCCTGGCAGCGCTTGATGTGCAGCCTGTGCCGGGCGCTGACTACGTTCGTCACCTTGTCTTCTCCTTCATTCATGACCGGCCCAGTCCCGGAACAGCTTGAGTGCCAGCTCGATCGTTCCGACCTGTGCGCGCAGGATGACCTTTCCGGCCGCCTCGCAGACCAGGGACTGCCAGTCGTCATCGACCCCGTCATCTTCCAGGATCCAGTAGCGCGCCCCGTCCGGCTTGCTGGCGACCGGTACGTCCGCCTTGGACTCGGCGCCGCCCCACAGGCAGTACTCCGGGCCCCAGTCGTCCTTGCAGGGGCACTTAACTGGCATATCAGGTGCCTTCCTCGCGGCCCACCTGAGTCTCGGCCGCCTCCAGCACCGCCATCAGGTCCCGGCGGTCCATGGCGTACATCGGGTAAGGCCAGCCTGGCGACAGGAATGCTTTCGAACTTCCGATCTCACTAGCCACGTTCAGAACCTCCGGATGCAGCTCCAACCAGAGCTTGATCCGACCGATCGCTGCGGCCAGGTCCCGGCCGGGGTGAAGCTCCGGGTTGCTCTCGGACACACCCTTCTCCCTTCCTCGCTAACTGTTGCCTGCCTTGCGAAGCGCCTCGTAGGCGTCCTGACGGAACCGCGCCCACTGCTCCTCGTGGAGAGCGCGCAGTCGCTCGTCAGCCGCCGCTGCGGCCTGCTCCCACAGCCGCTGGTCGATGTGATGTTCCTTGCGGTCGAGGATGGCGCGTGCCGTACGGGTCGTGACGTAGTACGTCGTACCGTGTTGCGCTCCCCCGATCTGGTGCCCCAACTCAGTCCACTCGTGGGACTTCTTGCCGATCAGCAGCCCGTCGCGTTCCATCCCGTCCACCAGCCGCTCAGTGGCCGGGTAGTTGATGACGGTGCGGGCCCAGGCAGTCGCCTGGTCGGCGCGCTGCCCGTCAGGTTGATGGCTGTACAGCCTGGCTGCTGCCACCAGGAGGGCTGGGCGCGTCATCGTGCTGTCCCGGGCCGCCGTGAGGATCACGATGATCTGCTCCTTGGTGGGCACCGGCTTCTCGGCGGGGAGTGGTCCCGGTTCCCCGGCTACCGTGTACAGCCTGGCCCGGCTCATCGTGACTCCGTGAAGTTGAAGAGCCAGGTCTCCATTGGGAGGTCGGCCATCTTCCCCGTGATCGCGTTCAGTACCTGGTGCTGCGGCAGTCCGCCGAGTCCGCATCCGAGCGGTGGAATGGCGATCGAGACCGGCCTGACCTGGTCACACCAGTCGACCATCGCTTCGATCCCGGCAGCCACGTCTGAGAACAGGGAGCGGTCCCGCCAGTGCCGCTTTGTCGGCACGCTGAGCATCACCCGGCCATTGGGGAGGACTGCCTCGTGGAGGACCCCCGGCTTCATCTTCCCGGCCCGGCAGAACTCCCGGTACTCGGCCACCTGGTCCGGCCAACGGTCCTGGAACGCCTTCGCGATCCCGGCCCCCGCGACGCCGACGCAGTTCACGGCGTTCACCAGCACGCAGCAGTTCGAGTCCAGCAGGTTGCCCCGCGTGTGATGCAGTGGCATGGTCAGCCCTCCAGGATCTGGATCACGCGCTTCGCGGGGATGCGTACGCGAGCGCCCCGATCGAACCGGATGACCACATAGCCGCCCTCCTCGGTGAGCGTCTCCGGCTCCTGGAAGCCGAGTTCGGGCCCGAAGTTCTCGCGAGAACCCTTCCGGTATGTGCGCTCTCCCTTGGGGCCTTCGTAGGAAACTTCGAAATGCCTGCTCATCCGTTCTCCCCCTCATGGTTGAGGCTATCCAGCCAGGCCAGGACGGCCTCGGCGTCCGTCTTGGTCAGCGTGGAGAGTGCCTCTTGGTAGATCTTGCTGGATTCGTCCGAGGTTCTGGCGAACCATCGCAAGAACCCGACCTGCATGGCTGAGCAGCCACGCTTCCCGATCGGCCTGAATCCGATCGTCGTCTCGTCGGTGAAGCCGACCCTCTTCCGGGGGCGTGCCGTCACCCCGTAGTCCCGGCCGTCCTCGAAGTGAATCACGCCGTCTACCCTTGCTCCGAAGTAGTCGTCAGGCGTCATACCCACCCCCCTCCTTCGCCTCCTCGGTCTCGTCTGCCAATGCGAGCGGCTGCCCGTCAATCCACATCGCCGGATCACTCTCGTAGCTCTGGTTGTGCACTTGCACCGAAGGAGCCCCGTCTGGCGCGTCCGTCAGGGCCTCGGCCAGCCACTGAAGCCAGTCGCCAGCAGTGACCATCATCGGACGATCGATCGCAAGTCCCGGCACCTGATCGTGCAGAGTCAGCTCGCCACGATCATCGGCTGCCGCCAAGAATCCCTTCACGGTGTAGGCGGCCAGCGGGTGCAGGCTGCCTGCTCGCCGTTCAGCGACCTCCAGCAGGTTGTCCAGCTCCACGCGGCCAGCGTCGGTGCGATGTACGGTCAGACACAGGATGGTGCCATCCCTGGCGACCACGTCCATGCTCAGCGTGATCGGCTCAACTGCCTTCATCTTTGGGTTCCTTCCCCTTTCCAAATGGCCTAGGTCAGAAGATACGGAAGCGGGGACCTGGCCGCAACCAGATCCCCGCTTCCTGTGGTCGCCTACTCTGCGACTTTCCGGACTGACGCCATCGCGAGCAGAATGGCGTTCTCGTCGCCCGCTCGCAGCGCCTTCTCGACCTCCTTGCAGAAGGTCGGCGTGATGTCATCCGAACTCTCTGTGGCGCGCTTCCCGACAACGTCGGACACCAGCCGGGAAGCCCAGTCAACGACTTCCGCAGGCAGGCCCGGGAGCTTGCTATGAAGCCCAGTGCGCACCTCTGCCCGCACCTGATCCAAGGGGGGAATCTCGTTCATTTGCGGCCCTCCTGGTCAGCCCTTCTTCGGGCAGTTCTTGTCGGAGCAGGTGTGCCAGACCGTCGTGGTCCGGCCGTTCACGGTATACGTCGCCTTGTAGCAGTCGATCGGTGCTGTCAGGTCACTCAGCTCAGTCACGGTCCCGCTCCCCTTTCCCCTTCCACCCCAATACGGCCTAGGCCACTAGGGTACTGAGCGGAGGGAGCTGATCGCAATGGGTAACCGACCGCTACCGCGAAAGGATCAGCAGGTCACGACGCCTGGTCCGCCTGGAGCTTCAGGGCTTCCTCCAGCGCCTCCTTCGGGTTCTGGCCCTGGGTGACCAAGTCGTAGAACGTCGAGGCCTCCGTCAGGCCGAAGTGCCCGAGGATCCGCTCCAGCGCCTTGGTTGTGTGGTGGTAGACCGAGCCGCCGTTCCGGGGGTCATCGACCACCAGCTCGTGCACGTCGACCACGTTCCACCCGTACATCAAGTCGCAGAGCTGCTTGGCCGCAGCGAGCAAGTCGTACTTCTTCAGCGTGTCCATCGTCTTCTCTCTTTCCGTTCCTGTTTCACGGTTTTGTGTGCTCAGGTGACGACTACCGGCGACGCTGCTCCCGCTTGACGATGAGCATTGCGAGGATGGTGGCGAACGCGCGAATGACCTGCTCCATCAGTTCCTTCTCCCTCTCCGTGGCACCCTCAGTGCCGGATCTTGACTACTTGCTCGCTCGTGCGGCCAGCCGCTCCGCCTTGAACTCCTCCAGGAAGGCGTCCACCGCCTCCTGCCAGCCGCCGAGGGGGATGCCCAGGGCAAGGGCCAGCATCCACTTCATGCCGTCGAGGCGGGCCTCCCGGCGGGTGATCTCCCTCTTGCCGGGCCGAGCGGACACCTGACCGTTCATGGCCGCCCACATCCCGTTGACCTCGCCCCGGATCTCCGAGGCCATGAGATGGCAGATTTCCTCGGGTGCCGCCGTCGCGGATGCGGAGAGCCACTTCCGGACCGTCTGCATCCCAGGCTTCTCAGTCACGCTGTTCGCCCCGCCCTCTTTGCCGCTTCGCGCTGCTGCTTGCGCCATTCCTTCAGTTCGGCCTTGATCCTGTCGTTCACGTCCGCCGGAATCCAGGTGTCCCTGAAGCCGGAGGGGACCCATTTCTCTACGCCCAGCCCCCTCTTCGAGGCCCACTCGATGGCGGCCTCCAGGTGCGCACGGCGGCTCTCCGCGAGCGTGCCGCCGTGCCGGACCCGGATCTCCTTGGACTTCCGGCGTTCTCCGTCACGGAAGAACACAACCTCGGAGCGGTGATCGCTGTAGCCGATCGCATGCGGATGGTGGATGTTGAAGTAGATTACGGGGCACTGGAATTGTTCGCCCAGCTCCCAGGCATTGACCAGGTTGAACGCGGCCCGCATGTCGTCGGTGTACTTGCTCACCGCAGTCCCTCCGGAATCTTCTCCTCGATCTCTTCGGCGATGTCCTGGGTGGCCTGCCAGCTCGCGGCGTGCTCGTCGCAGCACCGGGGCTCGGGGTCCTGTGACTTCACCTCAGTGGCAATATCCCGCAGGACCTCGGCCACCAGCTTCACGGTTGGACACGGCCACGGCTCGTGGCACCAGATGCAGTGCACGCTGGGCCCCCAGTCGGTCGGCTGGTGATCTTTCCAGCTCATCTCGTCTCCCTTCCGAATCGCAGGTCCAGGCGTTGTGCGATGTTGCGCACGATCGACGCCTCTTGCCCCATGTAGGTCTTGCGCAGGAGGTCGGCCTGCTCATACAACTCCCCGACCACCTTGATGACGGCCTGCTCTTCCGTGTAGTGCCGCAGTTGCAGCACTGGACCATCCCCGAAGACCGATCGCATGAAGGCGATCATCTGCCCGGGGGTCACACCGTCCGGACTCGGCATCCGGACGGTGACCTCACGCCAGTCGTCAGTCATAGACGTACTCGTCGACCCGCTCCAGGCCGGACTCGATGAGTACGAGATTCCTGCGCAGCTCATCGATCTGCTCCTCGATCCGCTTCTTGCGGTTCAGGAGGTGATCACGCATCCACTGTCGAGCCAGCTCGATCAGGCGCTCCTTGTCACCCCAGTAGTCCTCGTACATGATCGCGAAGTCGTAGGGGTCGTGAAGTCCGTGCCTCCGGGCCCACTCGTAGGTCTGGTTTCGTTCGACGCTGTCGCCGTTCATCCCTCGACCCTCACACCCTCGTGGGCCCGGCAGCGGGGCACGCCGGGGCACTTGCTGAACACCGGGAGCATCGCCCCGTAGAAGTTGGCCTGAGTCCTGTCCGGCTGCTCGTGCAGCGGGCACACCAGCGTGCTGGGGAAGTAACCGCTCCACTGCTCGTGATCCGGGTCCAGCTCATTCAACAAGCCCTCGGCGAGCTGAATGAGATCCCTAGGGACGTTGCCCCGCTTTGCTACCGCATGACGGAAGTTGGTACGCAGGTAGTCGACCGCTTCCCGCATGCCCGCCTCGGCGCTGCGCCGCTGGTAGTTGAGCACGCTCTCGTGGCAGAACAGCTCGCTGATCACGCGATGCATGTCCGTCACGTTCGCCCAAGACCCCGGCGTCCGAACCTTGGCTTCACCCCAGCCATCCATGTCCATGTCGGTGCTCACCCGTTCCTCTCCTTCGCCTCGTTGATGGCCTGGCGCAGGGTCTCGATGTCGACCCCGCGTTCGGTCTCTTCCGTGATCTCCTCCGGCTCGACCACCGGCATGCGCACCGGCCAGAGACGGAAGCCCGGCTGCGGCAGCAGCTCAACCCGGCCGTCTTCGACAACCCACGTGAGAAGCGGCCAGCGCTCCTCGAAACGCTCAGGGTCCTTGTAGCTGGAGAGCTGCACCGTCATGGCCAGCCTCGGCCACGTCCGTGCGATCAACGCCAGCTCCTGGTTGAGGTCGTCCAGCTTGGGCCACTTGGCATCCAGGTCGGTGCCGTAGGTTCCGATCGAGCCGTCCCAGTTGCACCAGCCGGAGGGCAGCTCGAACCTGGACGCCGTCACCCGGTCATTGCCCAGGTACTCCAGGTCCAGGATTCCCAACTCCTCTCGGAGCCGTTCCCGCTCCTCGTATGGCAGCCAGTCGTTGTGGTCCCCCAGGGCTACTCCGTAGGCGGTGCAGACGGCCTGCCCCCATTCCTCACTTCGGGAGGGGAGCAGGCGACTCGGATCCGTGGTTCGCAGGCAGATCTCCCGGCCCAGCTCGGGACTCACGCTCTGACCCGCCACCTGGAGCGTCGGCCACTTCGGCAGCTCCCGTTCGACCGGCAGGCTCGCCAGGTTCTCCCTCACCCACTCCAGCAGCACGTGCTTCGTCACGTCGCCCTCCCCGGCCATCAGGCTGCGCCGTCAGCGAGGTGGATGACCGTCTCGTTGTTCGTCCGGTACTCGATGGGGATGTGCTGGCCTTCCGTCATCGAGCCGCGCTTGGTCTCGACGATGTGCTCCACGGGCCGACCCTCGTCATCCCAGGTCCACACACTCGACGACACGGCGTAAGACCCCGAGATCTCGGCCATCTCGCAGGCCTTGGCGTACTCGGCCAGCGTGCCGATCTGGGGAGCCACCTCGTCAAGGTCCCGCATCGTCCAGACGTAGCGGACTGGCTCTCGCTCGATGCCGCCCGAGAATCGAGGTTCCTCTCCCTGCTCACGATGCTTGGCGAGGTGCGCCCGGTGGTGCTCATCGAACCAGTCCAGCTCGCGCCCGTTCGCGCTCGCCGCCGCGCCCCGGTGTGACCCGTCGGGGTAGTGCAGCCGGTCGAAGTCGTCATGCCGCTCACCCTTGATGTGCCCCATCGACTCTTCTCTCTTTCCGTTTCGCTTCCGATGCTCCGCTGGACGACCTACTTCGCCACGATGAACTCGTAGCCGGTGTCGGTGGTCTCGCCGGTCCAGTTGACGGCCGCGCCATCGAGCCACTGCTTCACTGCCTCGGTATGCGCCACCAGCTTGTCCGGCGAGACGATCGCCCGTCGCTCGACGAGGTGCCAGTCAGCCGTCTTGCCGTTGATGACCTGCTCCACGAGGATGCGGAACTCGCCCTCGCGCGTGCGGAACACCTCGGTCTTCTCCGTCACGTTCATCCCCTTCCATCTGCCACGGTGGCAGTTCGGCACGTGCACGGAAACTCCATGCACGACCGGACTGAGACTGGGGCTGGTCCTACTCGTCGGGGGCCACATAGTAGGGCGCGTAAGCACCCATCTCGATCAGCCGAATGTCGATGGCCCGGGTAGTCCTGACGACCAGGTCCGGGTTCTCGTTGGCGGCGAACACGGGTCGCTCCGCCCGGTTCACATCGTTGGCGATCTCGTGCCGGAGCTTGGACTTGATCTGCTCGACGAGGTAGCGAACCTTGTTCTGATGGGACTGCTCACTACTCAGCGTGCCCACCATGTGGAGCAGCAGCTCCTCGGGGTCCTCCCGGGTGCCGTTCTGCATCATCTCTTTTCCCTTTCCGAAGTCCGTTTCAGTCACCCTCTGCGAGATGGGCAGCCAGTGCGACCTCCATCTCTTGAGCGGTTCCGATCAGCCGTTCCGACGCGCTGTTTACAGTGAGCCTGTCGGCGCCCTGCCTCCGGCTCTCGGTGCCGTTGATGTCGGCCACGAGCGTCTCCATATACCGCGAGAGCAGCCGGTAACGGGCCCACCACTGGCTCGCCCCGTTGACCACCAGCTCGTCGATGACGCCCCTGGTTTCGGACAGCCATGCGTCGAACGTGGTCGGATCGTCCGGCCAGGGCTTGAGGCAGCCGATCTCGTAGTCGTCGAATCCGACGCCGATCGTGACGGGGATCTCCTTCACGCCGTAGCTCTCCGCGCCTTCTCGAAGGCGGCGTTCTCGGCGTCGCGAAGCAGCTCCTCGAACGAGCGACCGACGGCCCACGCCTCGTTCACACGACCGTGGAAGAAGTGGTCGGCGACCTGTGAAGCCAGGGGCACAGTGCTCATCGTGAGGGACGACCAGTTGAAGCCCCACAGGATGCCCTCCTGGTACTCCTCCAGAGCCCAGTGGTGGGCGTATCCCTGCGAGCAGAACATGCCGCAGAAGCGCTCGGCGTCCTCCCTGGAGGCGACGCGATAGAAGGGCTTGAGGGTGACCGGCTTGTGATTGCCGTCGTCGACCTCGGGGGCGCCGACCTTGGTGGGGTAGTAGACCACCAGGCCGCCCATGCTGGGGCTGATCGAAATCGACAGCTCCCACTCTCCCTCGCTGGCCATCATCTCCGGCTGCTTGGCGTACGGCCATGCCGAGTTCCAGCGGACACCGGGGGGTCGCTCGAAGGCGCGTCCAGCCATGTGAATCTTCTCCTTGATTCCGAAATTACTGCTCTTTGTGATCTCTTGCGCTGCGCCGGGCGTCACCCCACCGTGCAGCGATCCTTCCAGACACCGTCCCGGCGGGCCGGGCGTTCATCCAGGATTTCAGCCAGCTTTCCTCGAACTCCCGAGACAGCTTCAGTGTTCGTTCTAGCGACTCCCGGCGCCACGCTCCGATATAGCACCCTGCTGAGCCATGCGGCGCAGTCTGGATGAGTGGTCCTTCAGCTCCTCCAAGCTGAGCCCACGACGGAATTTGGCGCGCAACCTGGACTGTGCCCACAAGGCTTCGAACTCCCTCGCCGTGTCCTGCGGGCTCCGCTGGGACGGCTCACTCGGATTGGCTGTCTCCATCCGAGTATCGTCCCCTACATACTCACGCCTTGTCTTGAATTCTCACCGCAATGATCTGCTTGGCGGTCACCCCCGGCACCAGTTCGCCGCCGTCGGCCAGTACTTCGAAGGATTCGCCGCCAGGTCGAATGCCTTCGATGTGGCCTCGGTAGAAGTGGCCGGTGGAATCCCGCACGGCGACCTGGGCGACGCTCCCCTCCGGCTTGTTCTCGATCAGGATCTTCAGTGCCGTGTAGTCGAGCGCGCCCGTGAACTCCCGGAAATACTTGAGCTTTTCCAGAGTTCGCCCCAGCTCCGTCTCCAGGATCTGCATCTGACTCGGCATGCCGTTCCTCCCCTTTTCCGTTTCTCGCGCCCACGCTGAGAGCACTCCGCGTGCGGTCGGTTTCCCGGCCGCCACGGGGCGCCATCAGTGCGTCATCTGTTCCGCTGCCACGGCTGCGGAAGCTCCCCGCCCCACGACAGGCGCTCATCCAGCGCCTCGATGAGGTCGGCGAGCTGTGCTCCCAGCTCTGCCGCCACCTCAAGGTCCCGGTTTGACGTCATGATGCTTCGGATCTCCCGGATGGTTTCCAGGATCTCGTTCGCCGTGGCCTCCGGCTTAACGTCGTCCACTCTCTTCACCTCTCCGACTGGTCGATATCGATACGAAACGAGTCCCGCTCGGTCCCGCACACGCAATTCTCTGGAGAGCAGTAGCAGCCCTCTTCCCACCAGCGTCGCTGCGGCGGCCTGTCATCACCCTGCTGGCCGCTCACCGCACGTAGTCCTTCATCTCGGGGAAGGCGGCGACGACCAGCTCGGTCAGCCACTTCCTTGCCTGCTCCTGCTCGTTGAAGCTGAGGCTGGGGTAGTCACCCCACGTGGCCAGATTTGCTGTGCCCCAGTGCTTGAGTTCTTCCCGGTAGATGTCGGCGATCTGGCGCTGAGTCAGCTCGGTCGGAAGCTCCTCCGGACGGTCGCCCTGGCGCTCGTCGTCCGGAGTGAGCCGGTTGCGGTAGTACTGGCTTCCCAGACCGTCGACCAGGTCGTGCACTTCGGGCTGAACCAGGATTGAGAGGTTCAGCCAGGCCACCGGGCGCGTGCTCCCGTCGGAAAGCTCATCCTTACCCTTGCGCACCTTGATGCCAGCCACCCGTTTCTCCCCTTTCAGTCTGATTCGGCGATTGCTGCCTGAGCGATGAAGTTGCGGGCCGCGTTCTCGGCGATCTGCTGTGTGAGACCGTAGATGCCGCTGTTGGCGAGCTTGCTCGTGAGGATCCAATCGATCTGGGCTTTCCGAGTGTCCCGGATGCGGTCGAGTACCTTGTCGTCGTTGTAGGCACTGTTTCCGACGGCATCGAGGGCAAGGGACCCCTCGTAGAGGCTGTACAACGCGCGAGCGGCGTAGAAGTCAACGAAGTGGTCGCCGTCCAGCTCCATCGGCCGGTCGGCCAGGATCGTTCGCAGGTTCTCCAGCTTCGCGGTGTACCCCTTGTGGGCATTGCTTGCGTAGCGGCGCACCATGGCCGCCCGGGTGGTCTTGTCGAGCACTTACCTTCTCCCTTCCATCAAACTCTGTGTCGCGGGTTCGTTGCATGCTGCCGCCGTCCGGCTTCTCGCCCAGATCTAGCGGCCAGAGAGGCTGGATGGACGCTCAGCCTCCCGCGTCCAGCGTCAGGATCAGACCGTAACGCAGGCCACTGACAACGCTGTTCTGGCTGTAGCACTTCAGCTCTTATGACCTAGGCCATCGTACAGAACAAAGAAGGGGCTCGCCATGAGGCGAGCCCCTCTGGGTCAGCCGATGTAGGTCACGCCATGAGTCCCGTCAGCCGGGTCGTGCAAGTCCTCCCAGGGAATGGTGAGGATCCCCAGCATGAGCTTGCCGTACTTGCCGAAATTCCGGTCGTCCTCGTTCGGCTCACCGTCGTCGTCGTAGTTGTTCGCCAGGGCGTACTCATGAGCCGACATCACCGCCTCGTGCAGCAGGAGGGCTTCGCTGACGGTCAGGGTCAGCTCGTCCGGCAGTGCGGCATCGTGGTTGTACTCCTGACAGACGTCGGCGTAGACCTCCGCCCTCTCGTCATCGAGGTGAACGCCCTGGTCGGAGCCGTGCGCCACGGCGGTACGCAGGATGTCCCACAGTGTGATCTCAGTGCCGCCAAGGCGGATTTCCTTCAGGTTGTAGCGGAACCGGTCAGTGTCGGCCGGGGGTGTGCGCACCGCCATAAGTCAGCTCTCCAGCTTCTCGAATCCGTGACTGCCGTCGTCGGTGAAGGTCAGAGCCTCCCACGGCCACGCCAGCGCGTGCAGCATGAACTTCCCGTGCTGCCCGAACGTCCGGGCGTCATCGTCCTGCTCGTCGTCGGCGCCGTAGTTGTTCTGGTCGGCGTACTCCCAGGCCGACACGCAGGCGTCGTACAACTCGCGAGCCTGGGCGACCGTGAGGTCCAGCCACATGCCGTTCTGCACATCGACGCGGTACCGCCAACACGTCTCGGCGAACTCGGCCGCCCGTCCGGCGTCGTCGTGCACGCCTTCGTCGTCACCAAGCATGCAGGCGTACTCCAGCATCTCCCGCAGCGTGGGACCTCCGAGTCCAGTACCGCCGAGCTGGATCTCGTCCAGGCGGTAACGGTAGCGGTCGGTCTCGGCAGGCATGGTGCGAAGCATGATTTCCCCCTTGGCTAGAGCCACTGAATGGTGTCGGCCCGAACGAGGAACGGGCGCTGTCGCTCTTCTTCCGGAACGTTCGTGCAGTTCGGATCGTCGCAGCAGCCATCACCACACATTGGATCGGCGCAACGCTCCGGCTCCGGAATCTCGACCTGCACCCGAACCCGGGTCTTCAGCTCAATGGCCTCAGCGAGGAGAGGAAGCCAGTCATCGCTCCCCCAGAAGGCGCCGGGGCTCCCCTCGATGGTGAAGGCAGCGATAGTCCCACTGTCGTCCTCGCGGTCGTGCGCCCATGCCTTTGCGACCAGGCCTTCGTGCGTCTCTGCCTTCACGGTCATGATCCCTCTCCCTGTCCGAACTTCGAAGGGCCTGCCCATCGGCAGGCCCCCATCACGTCACCTTCGCGGGCCGGTGCCCATCGCGAACGTACAGACCGGTGCCTGCGATGTACTGGCAACTCGGGTCGTACTCGTCGGCGTAGAGGTCAACGACTTCACCCCGGTGAGTGCTCTGCCCGACGAAGGCCCGCCTGTCCTTGCAGGCCTCGCACCACTTCTTCGGGTCGGCCTGAAGCATCACCCTTCACTCACCCCGCCTTCGTCCGTGAGCGATGTCCCCCAGTTGGCCTCGAAAGCGGCGTCCCGAGTCATCCGGACTCGGCCGGTCAGCTTCCCAGGCACCTCTTCATCCCCGGTGGCGGCGATCCGGTAGTCGGTGGCGTCCCACTCCACCTGGAAGGCCACCCCAGGGGCGACCCGCACCCAGCCGGTGCCCTTGCTGTCGTCGCCGTACATCAACCCCAGCCCTCCCCTTACGACTTGTTGTACTGCGGATCCGGACTGCTCCCCCACAGACTCAGCACTCGACCGTCCTTCAGCACCAACGAGCAGGTTTCTCGCTGACCGGCGTTCACCGAGTTCCACATCTGAAGGGCCTGCTGCTTGGCATCGTCGGCGGCTTCGCCGAGCGTGATCAGGATCGCCGTGACGGCGGCCATGACCTCGCCGCCGTCGTACAGGGTGACCTGTACGGCATGGCCGATGCGATAGTCCCAGCTCATGCGCGTTCCCACTCTCGATCGATCCGGACCCAGGTCTCCTCGGCCACCCACTGGTGGTGAATCAGAGCGGCCGTGGCTCCCCGCTGCGCCTGCTGTCCACGCTTCCGAGCCTCCTCGGCCGACGCTCCGAGACCCAGAGCAATGCCGGTTACGAGGGCCGTCAGGGCTGCCTCGCCGGTTACCAGCGTCCGCTCCCCGTTCATCGTCATGCTGTAGTCCGTCACGCCCGCACCTCCTCTGTCCACATGCGAACCTGCCGAGAGTCCGACAGTGTCATCGTCAAGCCGTCCGGCGCCCCCACTGTCATCAGGCAATCCACTGCCCCCTCGACGGCGTCGGCCGCTTCCTTGGGGTTCCAGCCACCGCCCAGCAGAATGCCGTAGAGGAGGGTATTCAGCTCGTCCGCAACCATGACGCTGATAGGGGTCCGCATTTCGTCCCCAACCGTGACCTTGCACAACCTCATGCCCCCTCCTCCCACCAGGCCCGGACCCAGTCCCCATCGGGACGAACGTCAGTGACCTTGTTGTCCGGGGCGAACCGGCCACCCTTGCCCAGACGCAAGGCCGTGGTGCGGGCGGTCGAGTCGGCGCTCCCCTCGCTCCATCCGTGCTCCGTGAGCAGGGCGGTCAGGTGTGTCTGAACTTCTTCCGGCGTGCTCATTTCGCGCGGCTCATCGGCGCCGACCTGGATCACGTAGGTCTTCACTCGTCACCCTCCCCCGGCTGCACGACGCTCAGCCGCAGAACCCGGCCGTCCTCCAGCCTCTCCACGGGCTCGTCCTTGGACTTCACGACAGAGTCGACCAGCTTGTTGACCCGGTCCCGAGCCTGCCAGCCCGGGACGCCCTGACCGATCATGAGGCCGAACAGCATGGCCCACAGTCGGCCGCTGTCGTTGGTGGTGTACTCCAGGCCGCCGTCGATCTGCACCCAGTAGTGCTCTTCGTTCACTTTTCTCTCCTTTCCGTTCCGGTGGTCCACCAAGGGACACGGGCTGCGCCCGTATCCCCTAGAAGCTGACCGGCTCAGTGATGCGCAAGGCGGGCAACGTACTGTCTGCCCGAACTGCGCATGTTGTCCGCCACAGGGGCGACCGCGACTTCCATGGCGCATCCCGGACAGGAGACCTTCTCGCCTTGCTCGTAGGGCCCCGGGTCGGGCGTCCACGGGCCCATCCCGTTGAACGGATCGACCGGCTGCGTCCAGCGGCTCACTGTTCCACCGCTGCGCACACAGGGTTCCTGCGTCCCCTCAGCCACGACCTACCTCGCCCCAGTTGTCACGGAGCCAGATCAGCTCGGCGATCATCTTGTCCAGCTCGTCGCGATTGAGGTCCACGGTGTGCCCGTTGCAGCCGTCGGCGTACTCCGGCACGCCCTCTGCCTTCGTGACGAACGTGAGGGTGTCGACTCCGTGATAGCCCTGATACAGGTCGAGCGAGTACCTGTCCTCCGAGCCGTACGGCCGCAGGTATGTCCACTTCAGGCCCATCGGGCCGGTCGGCTCGTCCTTCTTGTCGCCCACGTTCTCTCCTTCCATTCAGATCTCCATGCGGTACCGGACGACTCCCGCCCGGCTCCCGGTGCGAACGGTGGCCCACACGCTGTCTTCGTCAGCATTTGTCTCGACGAAGCAAGGGACCGGAAATTCCATGTCTGGAGTCTTGATCAGCAGGTGATCCCAGGCGTCGTCCTCGTCCATGTCGCCGTGCCAGATCTGACCCAGCAGATCACTCACCCGCTCCGGGTGCATAAGTCCGGTCGAGCCGTCGCGTGCGACGGCAATGAAGATGGTTGGCACCCTTTTAGCATCGGCCCAGACTGCCGCATGCAGCTCCGTCTTGCCGTTGATGAGGAGTGGAATTCCTGCCATGGCTCTTCTCCTTCTTCGTGTTCTCAGATCTTCATCGCGTACAGGGCGACACCGTCTGCGCCACGGAATACCGCCGTGTGATCCGTGGCGTTCGGATCACGCTCGACGGTGCACGGCACCGGGAGCGGCATGCGATCGGTCATGATCAGAAGGGCAGTCCATGTGTCCGCAGGCAGATCGCCCCGCCAGATGGCGGCGATCATCTTGGCCACATGGTCCCGGTCGAACATCCCGAGATCGCCTTCCTGGACCATCAGGAACACTGCGTCGGCGCGCTCTGGATCCCACCACGCCTCGACTGGGGAGCCGTCACTGGCGGTCTTGATGTGAATGCTGCTCACGCCTTTGTCTCTCCTCGCGTCTCAGTGTTCGCCGAGGTATCGCACGGCGTGCATCAGCTCTTCCGTGTGCTGGGTTACCGCGAAGGCGCGACGCTCATCCTCGGGAGTGAACCCGTCGGGCTCCTCGGTGGTCACCGCCGTCTGATACTCCGTCGCCAGGCTGGTCAGGTCGATGTACGTCTCCACCTGACCTGGCGACAGAGACGGCGTTCCCGGCTCCTTGAACTTGGCCTGCATCTCTTCTGCGGCCAGCCGCAGAGCGGGGATCTCCTCTCCGCTGGCGATGCGAGCCACCTCGATCAGCAGCTCCCGGATCGTGAAGCCGGAGAGCGCCCCCGGGTGGTCGATGCCGATGCTCACTTCTTGTCCCCTTCCGACCAGACGGCCAGGTTCTCGTGACGATCGAACAACTCACTGGTTTCACCCCGGGTCAGGTTTTCCCACGCCTCGATGGCCCTCCAGGGCTTATCGAGGCCAGCCGCGAGCATGAGGTGCGCGCAGAACGTGAGGTCACCTACCACATGGTTGTGCGTGATGACGAAGCAGGCATATCCCGCCCCCTGAGGCAGGTCCCTCAGCCATCCCAGGAACACACCCTTAACGACGGGGTCTCCCTCGATCCGGCGAGGCATCTCCTTGACGTGCATATCTCTCTTCTCTTTCCTCCCGAGCTGACAGGACTCCACGGCGTCCCCAAAATGGAGGCGCCGCAGGCTCCCGTCAGAACGGTGCTTGCTGCTTCTCGGGAGTGAAGGGGCTCCCCTCCATCGTCTTCACCTCGAAGTTGCTCCGCCGCAAATCCATGACGGCGTAACCCACCAGCTCCTCGACCACGTCGGCGAGGTCATCCCGGTCGATTCGGCCGTCCGGCATCTCGCCCCACTCGACACCGTCTCGCTTCTGCCGGGCGCCGACGTGATCGACGAGATCCTCCCCCAGGGGTGTGACGGTGACCGTCACGAACTGCCAGCTCCCGCGCGCGAGGCTGAGCTGTTCCGTTGCGGTGTAGGCGTCGTAGTCCTTGGTCAGCAGGTCATCGTCGGGGGTGAGTTCCACCTTGAAGTCCATGTTCTCGACTCCCCAGGTCCCGCCCCGAACCGTCCACCAGTCGATCATGTTCATGCTCTTCATCCTCTCCGTTTCCACTGACAACGGGCCTCACCCGTCCGTCATCAGTTGGTCAGACCACGATCTGGCCCGTCCCTCCGCCCAGTCCCCATTTCACGATCTGGGCCTGGGTGTAGAACGTCTGAAGGCCATCGCGGGTCTTCCGCGCCTCCTGCAACTCGGCCTGTTCGGTCTCCAGTTGCTCGATGACCGTGTGCGCCCGCCACTCCGCCCCCTTGGAGGCGTCGTACGGCTCACTTGGAACGTAGACCTGCACCTCGTACACGCCCGTCTCCCCTCTTTGTTCTGACTCCTGACGGCCAACTCCCCGGCGGCCGGACCCGAAGGACCGGCCGCCAGAGGGATGAGTCAGACTTAGATCTCGTCCACTGTGACCCGGAAGCGGCGCACGGCCTCTCGGTCGGTGGGGCTGTACGGATCGTCGGTCACGACCTCGATCACCACGCCCGGCTCGGCGGGGTCCGGGCCAACCAGCTCTGCCGATTCGATTCCTTCCGGGCCGTACTTCCCGAGCAGTGCTTTCTGGATTGCGTACCGAAGCTCGATCTTGTTCACCCTGCCACCCTTCTTCTGTGCGGACCGAACGTTGCCGGTTGCGTCAGTCCTCTTCGAAGAGGTAAACGGTGTCGGCCGAACCCGTGGTCGCCGCCTCGATGAAGACCAGATGGTTCACCCACGGAGAACCGGACTCGGCGAAGTCGTCCCAGTTGAAAGAGTCCATGCCGCCGGACTCGTCCAGCACCTCCCAGAGCTTGCCCAGGTCGAACTCGTCGTGCTCGGCGTGGGCCTTGAGGACTGCACCCTTCTCGTGGCCTGACCCCTTGAAGGTGCGCTCAGCGAAGCCCTCGACCTCATGGACGTTCACGTGCTCGCTCAGGTGGTCCTCGACGAAGTCGGCCAGGGCGATGACCATGTCGGGGCCGTGCTTCTCGTTCAGCTCACCGAGGGCGTTGACCCAGTCCTGGAGGTCTTCGTCCCCTTCGGCGGGCTCCTCGGCGTCGATCTCGTAGCCGCTGTACAGCAGTCCGTTGATGACCTCGACGGCCAGCTTCTTCGTGAGCTTGTCCACGTGCCCTTCTCCTTTTTCCTCAGAACTTCGGGGCGTCGCTCCAGTTGGCGACGTGCCCGTTCTCGTCGTTGCACCACGGCCCCGGGTAGGCGAACTTCGGGTTCGTCGTGATCCAGTAAGGATCGATCCTGTACAGATCCCAGCGAACCTGCCCCCACTGCTGACCCTGGTCGTTCTTGCGCTGAAGAGACGTCATCAATTCCCGGGCGACCGGCTCGAACCTGTTCCAGAAGGGGTGTCGGGAGTCGTCGACGGTCTCGTTCTCTCGGTCAAGATCTTTCAGCGTCCCAACCGACGCACCCAGCCGGATCAGGATCTCACCGACCAGGCAGCAGGGGCTCCCGTGCCGGGCGTACCGGCCGCGCAATCCACTGTTGGCCGCTTCGTCCCGACGGCCAGGGTCGGAGTCGACAACCTCGTTCATGACCCGGACTACGTCATCCAGGGTGTAGCGGTAGCGAGGCACGGTCAGTACTCCCGATCCTGGTCAATGCGTACAAGGTCAGTGTCGTCCGGGTCGATCCCCAGAGCCCGCATCCACCGCTTCACGGCCTTCAGTGCACTTCTGTCGGTGCCATAGAAGTCCGCCCGAGTCGTCTGGCCGTCCCGGTCCTTGTCGCCGTACGAGTCCTCGACGTACCAGCGGCTCTCCGTGTGCTTGCCGATCAGCGCCTGCGGAGACTCGGGGAATCCGTGATCACCCGTGATCAGGGCGAGTCCTCTGCCAGGCCCTGTCATGTCCAGCTTGACGACGATCACGCCCGCTCCTTCCGCAGCCGGACCTCCCGGCCGTCGGGCAGGTTGAAGCTGCACGGAGCGTGTTCGTTGTGCATGCGGGGCAGATCCTCCCAGAGCTGACCTGTGGCTTCGTCGCTGAACTGGGCGCCTTGCAGCAGACCTGCCAGGAAGTACCGAAACTCCTCTTCCTTCGGCGTACGCAGTGACAGCGCTCCGTCGATCTCGATGATGTTGAAGACCTTCTGCACCTCGTCCCCTCCTTCCCGAGTCCCGGACCCTCCCCGGGCCCCTGCATCCTACTGACCTAGGCCACTTTCGTCCATCGAACTGCCGTCGAGTGCAGGACACTTACTCCATGTCGGCGATCTTCACGATGACGCGAGGAGAACCCCACTCCAGCTTCCGGTCATGCGGCGGCGGATAGTCGGCCTTCTCGTCATGTTCCAGCAGGACCATCCCGCCAGGACCGCCTAGCTCCCGGACCGTGCAGAGCATGCCGCCCTTCCAGCCGAGCGCCTTGCCGCCCGTTCTGCCCCCTTCCACCCTGAAGTACTCGACGCGGTCCTCGACATTCAGCGGTGCTCCGTTCCGGTCCTTCACTGCGTCTCCTCGCCCTTAGTACGGTTGAACCGGGGGTTACTCCCCAGGCTTTTGAACACGGCCTCCCATGGATTCGGAAGCTCCCGGTCCAGGGCCAAAACCTCGAACTCCCAGAGGTCGAAGAAGTCCGTCACCCACAGTTCGCTGCGACGCGAAGCGCGGGCGATCCGGCGGCTGACCTCCCCTTCAGGGTGACCGTCGGGGAACTCTTCGAGTACGGCGTCCAGTACGCGCACGTGAAGGTCCAGTAGCGCATGGACCGCCCCGATCTCCATCTCGAAGTGAGCAGCCAGACGCTGCTCGATGATCTCCTGCCGGGTCCCGGCGACCGTCTCGCCGGGACCGCAGGTACACGCCAGCTCAGCGGCCACGCTGGACCACCTTGCAGGTGCACGGCGAGCCGATCGGCTCCGGGCAGACCTGCCGGTCCGACTCGGCCAGACCCCAGGCTCCAGAGGCGGACGTCCAGCCGCTCTCGTAGACCGTGTCGGGGTCGTGAACCCGGTACCGGTTGTTCGGGTGGAAGCCCTTCACGGTGGCGTGTACGTAGATGTACGGCTCAGTCACGTCGCCCACCAGGGCGCAACGGATCAGCTCCGTGTTCATCTCGTCCAGCCATGCCAGCCGATCCCGGTCTTCCGCGAGATCGGCGTGCAGCATGTTGACGCGGTCGATGTCCACACCGTTGCTGGCCAGGGTCTCCCAAGCCATGCCGTTCCGGTTCTCAGGGGAAACCAGGTCGGAGATCCAGGCGCCGAGTTCCGTGTCGCCGTACCCGAACTCGTCTCCGTGGGCGATCTCCCGCAGGAACTCCGCCAGCGCGGGTTCGCTCCAGACCCAGTGGATCAGTTTGATCGTCGTCTGGTTCACGTATCTCATCCTTTCCGGTCCCGTATGCACTGGAGAACAGGGTTCACCCTGTTCTCCCGAACGCACCGGCAGGGGTCAGCGACCCTCGCGCCGGGCCTTGTCGACCTCCTTGACGGCCTTCTTCCGCAGCGGCTCGATCACCGCATCGATCTCCCCCTGCGTCGGCTCCGCGCCGATCGCCAGACCGCTCTCCTTCCAGGCCACCGCGCGGGCAAGGTGTTGGATGTTGCGCTCATGAGCGCCGTCCTCATCACCCCAGGCGTACTGATACCAGCACTCCTGCTTCAGCTCCGTACGAGCCGTGCGCAGCGTCTTGATGACGGACCCGGTCTGCTGGCCGTCACGGTTCACCTCCTCCCGCAGGGGAGTGCCGTCGGGCAGGGTGATGACTCCGGCCGCCGCCTTGGCCTTCTTCTCTTCCCGCTTGACGCGCTCCGCCTCTCGCTGCTCGGCCCGCTTCTCCTCTTCGGGTGTGAGCAGTGTCGACTCTCCCGCCTTCAGCCCCTTGGCTACGGGGGCCGAGGGATAGCACACCGTGCATGCCCGATCCTTGATCAGGTCGACGATCTCCGTCTCGCCCATCCCGGACAGTCGCCAGAATCGGTGCATCGAGGTTCGCTTACCGCCCCGGTGGCAGGTGGTGCACCGGTTGGTCTTGTGCGCGTGCCCGTCGGTGACCAGGAACGACCGGGTCCACCTGCCCCGACGCTGCCACTCTGTCTCGAACTTGTCCTCGACCTTGGTCACTTCGTCGATCATCGCGAGGGCGTCTTCGTAATTCCGCAGGAGCACGGCCGCCGGTCCCTGGGGGCTTTCCTTGGCCTGAGCGGTCACCTTGTCGAGCGCCTCACGGAAGGGCAGGTACGCGCGGTTGCGGTAACGATCCCCGGTGGCCTGCGTCTCGATACGTTCCTCGGCGACGTACCTGCGGTGGTACGCCAGGTCCATCATCGAATCCACAGCACCCAGCAGCTCATCCACCTGGGGCGGGGTCATCCCCTGCAACTGCTCAGGCGTGGTCGCTTCGGCTTCCTTGTACGTCTTCACGTTTCCCCTCTCCGATCCGATGTGCACTGGAGGGCGGGCCCAAGGCCCGCCCTCCCGAACGCACCGGCTCAGAACCGCTCGCCGTCCCAATCGATGTCCCGCTCGCCGTTGAAGCGGCGAATGCATTTCAGGGCGTCAGCTTCGGCTTCCCGGGTCTTCTCGTCGTCGCTCCCGACGTAGGGGGCGGCATCGAGCGTCTTGTACCGGTAGTCGCACCAATTCTCCGTGTCACCGGGGTAGTTGACGTCGTCGCAGATCATGAACTCGATCTGCATTTCGATCGTGAGCTTGCTCATGTCAAACTCGCAACCGTGAAACGTCTCGACCGAGCCATTCCGAGTCAAGATCTCGACCTCCGGCGCCATCGGATAGGCGGTCACCGTCAGTAGCCGCCCCGGCTTGTCCGTGTGCCTGAACCGAATGTGCGCAGCCTTCCCGACCTGAAGCGGGGAGTAGTCACCGTTGTCTGTCCAGGGCGCCGCGTGCAGTACCCAGCCCATCCCGTCCCTCTTTCCGTTCCTCAGTCGTTCGGCCGCGTGCGGCCGTCCCAGACCAGGTACTTGTTGATGTTGGTCACCTGATCCTGAAGCCATCGTCTGGCGTGTTCGGTGGCCAGCCGGACCTCCTCCGGGAGCCCCTCCACCCTGTATCCGAGGTCGCTCCCGACCCAGGCGTACGTGACCACCTCGTCGCTGGAGTCGTAGACGTCGCCGTCCATCCGGCCGTCCATCCGGTACGAGTACTGCGCCTCTACGTCCACCGTTCCCGGCTTCCAGGAGCAGGTCAGGTGCTCCTCCGGCATCGGGGCGAACCAAGCCGCAAGGCTATCGCCGTAGCGCTCGACAACCTCCGTCATGTGCGGGCACTCCGGATCCGGCTCCTGTACGTCCATGTACGTCTTCGCCGTGGCGTAGACGTTGATCTCGAACCGGGCCTCCGGGCAGTCGTCGCTGCGGAAGCGAGCCGAGATTGCAGGACCAATCTGGATGTCACCCCCGACGTCTCCAGCGTCCTCCATGACCGGTCCGTCGAGAACCCAGTCGGCAGCCTTCTGCATGATCTTCTCCCTTCCGTCCTTCAGTCTGCGTGCAGGGTGAGAACGTACGTGAAGTACGGACTTGCGCCCACGCCCTTCGGCCAGCCCTCTGCTGCCGGTGTGCGGGCGACGTAGTTCTCCTTGAACTCCCGACCCAGCAGGGTCAGCTCCTCATCCACACCGCCATCCTTCGCCCGGTCGACCCACTCGAAGGGACCCTCTTCCCACACGATGGCGAACGGGTAGGTGGGGGTCTCGACCACCTCGCCGTTCCGGTAGACGAACGGCTTCCAGTTCTCCACCAGCTTCGGCTCCGGCTCACCGGCGTCGATGTAGACCTTGAACTGTTGCTTGATGCAGGCCAGGGCCTGCTCCGCCTGCTCCCTCGTGATCACAAGCTTCGCATCCTCTCCCCATTGAACCGCTTGCCGCGCCCCGCCTTACCATCCGGAATGACCTCGTACCAGCCGTCGAAGTACTCGCCGCCGGGGCGCATCATTCCGTCATCCATGAACTGACCCGGCTCGACGATGCCCGTCCGGCGGTCGTAGTCCAGGACTTCCAGGTTCGGCACGATCGGCTTGCGATCCGAGGTGAAATCAGCCTTCAAGATCCGGTAACGCATGTCAGCCTCGGGGACGTGATGGATGGCGCCGACCCGGCAGCCAGCCATGAAGTAGGCGAGTCGGGTCGCCTCCATCGCCTGCATCCCGCGCTTCCACAGGTCGTGCTCGATGGCCTCAGTGGCGCCGATGACCTCACCGAATACGTTGCCGAAAGTCCGGAGGTCTCCGTCAAACTTCTTACCGAGACTCTTGATCGTCGTCGCATCATCACCCTGCTGCGAGATCACGACGTACCGCTCGGGCATGTCACCCCTCCTCCCGAAGGGGCGGCCGGTCACTCCAGCCGCCCCAAGCGCCGTGTCAGATGTTGTGCTTCCGGCGGATCTCGTCAGCCTGCTTGCCCAGATCCTCGCTCTTCGGGTCGGCCGCCAGCAGCAAGTCCCTCACCGTTCCATCTCCTTTCCGTATCGCCCCTCGCAGGCGACACTCCCGGGCGCCCGGCGCGAACCGGGCACCCTAGGGCGCCTCCCGTCAGAGGACAGTCACCCAGCGGTGGCACGTGATGAGCACGTGGTCGTAGTCGCCGGAGGTTGCCTCGGTCTGGAAGGCGTCACCCTCCTTCTCAGCCTTCGTGCGGTCCCAGCCCTCTACGTCGATGAGGTGCCGGATCAGGCCCTTCCGGACCTTCCGGAAGATCGCAACAGCGTTGCCGTCGACCCCCGTCAGTTCCACCTCACACTCGGGGTACTTCACACCCGTCTGGTTGTCGCTCACGTTTCTCCCCTCTCCGTATCGCCCCTGATGGCGACACTCCCGGACCGTCGACCGGAGTCGACGACCCTAGGGCGCCTCCCGTCAGGTCTGCGAGCCCTCCCGGATCACGTCGGCGATGAAGTCGCCCAGCTCCGCCTTGTCCTGCGGCAGCTCGCCGTCCGGCGACAGCTTCTTCAGCAGCTCCACGACCAGGTGCGCAGCCTGATCCCGTCGCAGCGCCACGGCCTGACCAGATCTCCCGTAGGGGCCGGGGTAAGGGAATGAGAACTTCCCGTGTCCGCACAGACCATCCAGGACGATGTCGAACTCCTCCACCAGCCGAGCAGCCCGCTCGTTGTGCTTGCTGCGCAGGGTCTCGGCGTACTCGGCTGCCGTGGCAACCTGCACACGCCCCTCTCTCATTCCTTCACTGGTCAGCACTCTCTTCCCCTCTCCGTAAGGATTCTCAGTCGGTCCCGAACACCTCAGGGCGCTCAACTTTCCACTGGATCCAGACCTTGTCCGGATGCTCGGTGCCGACGTGATGCACCAGATCCATCACCTGGTCCAGACGCAGCGGACCGGGCGCCTTGGCGTACTCGTACGGAGTGCCTCGACTGGAGGGCGGACCAGGGACGAAGGTGTGGCCAGACGTCCAGGATGACTTGCCGTAACCCCAGTCGCCAGGCCCGAACTTGATGAACACCGTGGCGCTGTTGCAATCGACGTCCAGCGGCCTGGCATCCAGTTTGGTCATGTCGTATCCGTGCACGGTCTGCCAGTAGTGCCTGTGATAGGCGATGAACGAGACCAGTTGCTGCACCTCGTGATCGGTGGGTCGTTCCGCAGAGGCGAACGGCCATGGCGGATCCCATTGCTCGCCGGTGTCGGCGAGGGTTCCGAGAAAGGCGCCCGTGTAGTGCCACGTGGGCCTGAAAGATGTCACCACCGGGATGCGCAGGGCGGTGAGGGGGTCGTGTTCGAGAGCGTCCGTCCCGAATGGCCAGTTGCTCGTCATCCTTCTCCCTTTCCGTCAGACCTTCGGACCGGCGAAGATCGAGAGCCCCTGTGGCGTTCCGCCTGCACCGCAGATGCCGCAGAACCCGCCGCGATGCGCATGCGGAATCAGCTCCGGAGCCTTCTCCAGAAACTCCTCCCGAACCCATCGGAGCGGGTGGTCACCCATCTTGAACAGCTCGTAGGCGGCCGAGTACACCCCGTCGATGCCGACCAGGTCGTAACCCCGGACGTACCCTTCCAGGAACGGGAGCCTGGAACCCGCTTCCGGATTCGACGACGTGTCAATCCGCACGTAGTCGCCGTCCTGGTACTTCAGCGGATTGCCGTTCGGGTCCCGCCAGACCTCACGCTCACTCACTCGTCCCCGCCTCCGCTTGGTGATCCCTGCGATTCCGTTGTGGACACTCCTGACCCTTGATCAGGAGCTTCTTGCAGTACCGGCATCGCTCGAAGTACTTGCTCACCGACTCACCCCGTTCAGATCTGCCGTGTGTGCGCCGAGTTGGCGGGCAGACAAGCCGGAGTGTTCCGGTCCCACGTGAAGCATCCGTCGCAGTACGCGTCTTCGGCATCGGCGTAAGCGTGGTCATCCGGCAGTACGAGACGACCACATCCGCCCTCGCAGGGGCAGATATGAGGGGCGTTTTCCACTGCGTCGACGCGGAAATGCAGCCCCGTCCCCGTTTCCACCGACTCTTTGCCGAGGCCCTTGCTCATGACCTGCTCGGCGTATCGGTTGGCGACCTCCGGGTGCATCCACCCATCACGGTTCCGCAGTGCCCAGTACGCGAGCGTGAACAGCCTCCCCCTGGGGAGCGGTTCGGACACCGTGGCCTTGCCGTACTTCGCCTCCCCCTCGGGGGGCTGAATGATAGACAGGACGAAACCCGCTCCCATCGCCTTCTCCCTTCCCTACTGGTCCTTGATGCCGTTCAGTGCGGCGCGAGCGACGGCGGGGGGAATGTGCGCCCCCACCAGAGCGCCGTACGCCCACAGCCACGGGTCCTGATTGACGTCGAGCACGCCGTCCATCACTCGCTGCTCCAGGTAGAAGTAGTTGAGATCGCCATACGTCCCGAGGCCCCCAGCCTCGAAGAATCCGTCCAGCAGCGTCTCCGCGTACTCCCGGAACGACTCCGCCCCCGTCTTCCAGTCGGCGGCGACCAGCTCCCGGGCCTTGTCCATGAATCCGGGGGTCTTCGTCAGCTCATCGAAGAGCACGTCCCCGAGATACCGCTGCACCCTTCCGTTCACCCTCTTCTCCTTTCCGTGACCTACTTGAAAGCCTGGTAGGCGTGCCCTCGCGCGAACCGGCCGTCGGCGGGCCATCCGTCGTACTTGGCGGCCACGAACCGAGGCTCTTCGAGGTTTCGCGCCACCGCCCATTCTTCTGCGGCCTGCCTTGCCAGCCGGGCGGTGAGGCTGAGCCTCTCGGCAGGCGACAAGGCATCCGAGGGGCCTTCCACCTCAATCCAAACCGCTTCCCAGGCTCTTGTATCGTCCCGTGTCACCGTGGGCTGATCGTCCTCCAGCCTCACGGCCCAGCCTTCCGGGATCTCTACTCGATCAGATGTCACGCTTGCTCCAGCCTCTTCTGATTGACCGGCGACACTCCCGGACCCCCGGCGCGTGGCCGGTGGCCCTAGGGCGCCTCCCGCTCAGGAGTTGAAGATGGTCCCCCAGTATTCCTTCATGGGGGCCGCATCCTTCAGGTCGATATGCGGCCCCTGCCGAGGCTCCGGGTCCGGACCTTCCTGGTCGTGCGTGCAGCCGACGTACTCGTCCCCATACTTCAGGCCGTGCCGAATGAACGTTCCGCACGTGGCGCAGAACTCACACGAGTCGGACTCGCCGAGGATGACGACCTCTACCGTGGTGTCGTCCCCGAGGTCCAGTTCTCCCGGGTCGTTGCTGTCGAGTCCGGCCAGCACTTTCGACGGGACGCCGATGCTCTCCAGGACGACCGTCGCACAGTGCTCGTCACCGCACAGTGCGTACGCCGTGTTGGTGTATCCAGCGTGCGTGATCAGCACCTCGTACACAGCTTCTCCTCTCCGGTCCCGGTCACCCGAACTGCGGGTGCACCAGGTAGGGCCTCATGTGCGTGGCGGCACAGTCGTCGCAGACCCGGCCGACGTACTGGGCGATCTCATTCCCGGCCCCCGGTCCCATGTGAGGATGGCCGCCCTTGCCATCGAAGTGGGACTCGTGCTCGCAGTTGCACCGCTCGTACACGAGACGCGCAACCCGGTCCCAGTCGAGGCGGTGGAAGGTGTCCCGGTCGAGGCACTCCTTCAGATCGAGCACCTTGCGGGCGTCGTGCGACGGCTCGGAGTTCAGGTTGAAGCCGCCGTAAGGCGCCCCAAACAGCAGGAACTCGACCCAGCAGGGGAAGAGATGCGTCTTGTCCCGTTCGTCGACCTCGATGATCCGACGAGCCCTGGCCAGCAAGGCCTTCTCGTCGTATAGCCAATTGACAAGATCGTCAATAAGCATTCCGTCCACCGTCACCCGTTCTCCCCTTTCCATGTCACCACTCGCGACATCCGCGTGCGGCCTACTTGATTTCGTGGTTGACCGGGAGGATGACGGCTCCCTCGGGGTCTCCGATCTCCCGGTACTCACCATCCCCGAGCCAGGGCGTGTACCTCATGTGGACACCCTGTTTGCCGTCATACTTGGCGACTGCGCTGCACTCGCGCCTGAGCTGGGAGCCGATGTCGGCCCGCCCCCAGACGGCCGCCTCGATCTCGTGCACGACGGGGTTCTGGTGCACCATCACCCGCAGAGCGAAGTCGGCAGCGTCCAGCGCTGTCATCGGCCGGGGCAGGTCCACGACGCCCTCGATCCGGAAGTCGTACACCCGACTCCCATCCTTGTTGACGCCGTTGATGATCACTCGCCACGTGTCCTGCTTGCGGTCACTCACAAATCAATCCTCCGGCTCGGCGACGATCGCAGCGATACGCTTCAACTTGTCGGCTGACAAGTCCTTCCACTTGGTCTCGCCGGTTGCCGTCGTCAGCTTGATTTTCCCGCCGTTGTCCAGGTCCCCGAGGTCCCGGATCAGAGCGGCTCCGTAGTTGAACTCGTCACCCATCGTTCCCGTTCTCCATTCCGTGTCCGGCGTGCACGTCAGTGGCCGATCCCGGAGGACCGGCCACTGACGAACTCGTCGGCCTAGGCCAAGGTATCAGACCTTGGTTGCTTGTTCGTGACCCTTGACCGAACTGTGTTCTGGTCAGAAGTCGTTGCGCGTCCTAATGTGCAGCGCCCCCGTGTTTCGGCTGCGCATCACGACCTTGCCGGGCTTGGCGTAGGTGCGCGGCTCATCTACCGTCCACACCCGCCCGTCCCGGTCCGGGTTGTTCTTGTGGTGCGACGCGACCTCCACGACCGTGCACGGCTCCCGAGATCCGGTCTCAACCAAGTTGGTCGTGATGGTCACCGTCCCTCCCGGCACTCGCACCGTGAGGGATCCCTCCGGCAGATCAATCTCCCGGTTATCCATGCCCGTCCCTTTCGCTAGTACCTGCTCGGCGGCCGGAACGTGACGGTCACCCGCGCCGCCCGTCCGCCGCAGTAGGCGTTGTCCGGGTCGTACTTGGTCAGCTCGACCCCCTTGCTGGTCCGTCGGACCGTGAAGTCGTCCCCCTCCTTCGGCCAGTCAGAGCCTGTGAACAGGGACCACCCCTGCCACTTCGCCGGGGCGAACTCGATGCGCTTCCCGTCGTTCCCAGTGATCTGGCGGACGCCCCGGAACTCGTTGCAGCCGTGGCTGAACCAGTCCGCCGACCAGCCGGGCTCGACCTCGTTGACCAGATCCCGCAGCAGGGCGTAGTCACCAGGGAAGATGACGTTCGCGCCGGACACCTTCGCCCCAGACTGCTTCACTCCCGGCTCAGCGAACACCGGACGGTACGGCTCCCGGGAATCAGGGAACTCGACCCCCGGGGGAGCCTGATCGACTTCTGGCGCCTGGGGTCCCCGAAGGAGGTGGGGGCTGCTCGACGGCCCCGGCTCGACGCTCTCGAACGGCACGAGGATGGCCGCCGCCTCCGCGCGCTGCACTTCGTAGTGACCGGCGTATCGATGCCCCTCACCGAAGCGGACCCGGGCCAGGCCGTACGTGACGCCCTCTCGCAGGATCACCTTCACCCGGAACCCGATCACCGGGTGCCCCTCGCCAAAGCGGACCTTGGCCGTGCCGTAGACCGTGCTGTTACTCACGTCGCTCTCCCTTCCGTTAACCAGTCTCGGGGGATGACCCGGAAGGGCTGACACCCCGGCCGCTTGGCCGCCGCCTCCCGGGCGTCGAAGAGGGTGCCGCGAATGGTGCCCATCCGGGTCAGCCGGATCGCGTACTCCTCGTCGGCCGCACAGAAGGCCCGGAATAGCATCCGAGCCTGCTCCTTGTCCTCCGCCGCCACCCAAGCGACAGAAGCAAGCATGTCGTCCTCGCCGATCCCCAGGGGTTCCCACTCCTCCGGAGACTGGATCACAAAGCTGTCGCCCTCGCTCACGTGCCCGACTTCAGCTTGTCCCGCTCGGCAACGTGGCCGAAGGTGATCGACGGGGGCGAGGCGTTGAAGTGCGGGTACAGGTGCTCGACGATGCGCACGGCGTACGCGTTCAGGGCCCGCTGCGAGTCCGGCTCGTAGGTGCCGTAGTTCACCTCGCCGTACGGGTTCGCCGTGAACACGCCCCACGTCCGCTTGCTGTCGCAGTAGGCCAGGATCGTCCCGCGCAGCCGTCCGCCGTCCGCCGTGGCGTTGAGGTACTGAACGGCCGCCACCTTGTACTCCTCGCCCGCCACGTTCACGGTGTCGCCGAGTTCGAGCACCTTGTACTCACGGTGCGACTCCAGGACCTTGATCAGCTCTTCCCGCTCGTCCGGGGTGAGGGCGATGTGACCTCCGTCCTGAACCTTGGTCCAGGATTCATCCGCATTGAGCGTACCGATCTCCAAGACCGAGTTACGCGACGTCGGCAACCACTCCACCCGGCCGATCACCCCCAGGGTCGCCTTCGCCTTGCTGGCAACCGCCTTGCCCAGTGCGCGCGTCAGCATCTTGATCACGTTTCTCCCTTTCCGTCATGCCCCACCACGGGGCGCGTCAGCGCCCGGCACTTGTCCGGGCGCTCCCGTGCCGCGTAGTGAAGGTCAGTCCCGATTCGCGTCGTCGGGGTCGATGCCGTTCTCCTCCAGCAGCGCCCGCAGTTGGGCGTTCTCCGTCCGCAGGTTGTTCTCCCGGCGCTTGCCGTTGTCCCGGGCGTAGATGTCGGCAACCATCAGCTCGATCTCCGGGTCCCGGTCCGGATCCTCGGGGTCGGGCGTGTAGGCGATCGGCCGCTCGTACCCGGGGTTCTCCTCACGGTATTTCCAGTCCATCATGTCGTCGTAGTCCGGTCGCATGTCAGCGTCTCCCTTCCGTCACCACTTGTTGCCACGGTTGAACCAGACCAGCGTGCCGCCGGGCTGCGTGGGGGCGCAGACCTCACCTTCGGCGATGCCGTTCTCGGCGTACCACTTGTGGTAGTCGTCCTCCGACGGCTCACCGCCAAGGAACACCAGCTCGATGGTGTTCTCGTTGGCATACTCCTCGGCGAGGGCGCGCCAGTCGTCGGTCGTCTCGCCCCGATAGGTCGACAGGACCGTCAGAAGCGTGGCCGGACTGAAGTCCTTGAAGCCGATGTCATCCAAGGCGCCGATCGCACCCCAGATGATGCCCTCCGTCGGCTCCTCCGCGTTGTCGCCTTCACTGACGACCTCGTTGCCGTACACCTCGTTGCACAACCACGCTCCGAGCCGTCCCGGCGTGCCCGGCGTGTTCTCCTCGGTGTCGATGGGGCACTGCTGCCACTCCTCCGCCGCCTCCGCCGCATCCCGCCAGTCCTGAACCGAGTACGCCCGTTGCGTGTCCACCGCGTTCATGTGTTCCGTTCTCCCTTCCGTCGGTCTTCGTTAATCCCGAGGGATCTTGCCCCGGTCGTCCCAGATCTCCAGCACCCGGTGCCAGGGGATCAACACCTCCGAGGCGGCGCCAGTCGGAATGATGATGCCCCGGGCGGACTCCTCCCACTTTGAAGCCGTCTCCCGTTGATCCGCCTTGCTCAAGAACGTGATCGACTTCACGCTCACCTCCGTCGGTACGACACGGACGCGCACGACTCTCGTCATGCACGCCCGAACCGCACGGCCCGGTCAGCCCCTGCTGTTCTCGTACTCTTCGACCAGTCCCTCGGCCGCCTCCCGTACGTCCTTCGAATCGACCGCGCTCGGATGCGGGTGGGCACCTTCGACCCGCAGGTTGTCCAGTCCGGGTGCTTCGAAGGTGATGCTCCGCCAGCCGTGACGCACGGCGTCCGGGTCCACGATGTCGTGCAGGCCCACCCCGTACGAGAACGTGACGTCATCCGTGCGCAGCAGCTCGACGCGGATCTCATAGTGCCGGTGGTCGTGGCAGGGGATGACCACCTCCCGGTGCTCCCGGTGGTCGTAGTCGACCTTGCAGCCGCCGACACCCTCAGCGCACGCCACGTAGTCCCGGACCAGGGACAGCTCCCCAGCATCCCAGAGCAGCGTCCACCCGGCGGGCAGCAGCTCCTCCATGTGATCCGAAGCCCGGTCCGAGAGGCCTCCCTGTCCGACGATCACCTCCGCCATGTTTTCCTCGGCGTCAGTTCCGTCGCCGCAGCCGCCGGACGTCCCCTTGTACCACTCCAGGGCGGCGCGCTCGTCGGCATCCATTGTGAAGCCGTGCGACTCGGCGATCTCGATGATCCGGTAGGTGTTCGTCCAGCCGTGGCACCCGTCCAGCCACGTTCCCGTACCGACTTCGGAGCCGTTCGTGAGCGTGATTGTGTCCTGCATCCCGTTCCCCTTTCCGCTACGTTTTCAGTGATCGAACCCGCTGAACAGCCACGCCCGGTACTCCGGGTCGTTGTTCATCACCATGGAATCCCCGAACGGATTGCACTCCAGGCACATGCCGCGCCGGTCCTCCGGGTTCGCCTCATTGTGGCATTCGGCACTGACACACGGCCTACCCTTCATCCTCCCGTCTCGGCGTGCAGTCGGGCGCGCTCCCGGCCTACGTTCTCCCAGTTCTCCATGTCGGCCTTGCGGCGCTGCGACCCCTCCATGTAGGCCGCCTGCACCTGCTTCAGGTATGCCATGTCGTCGTCCGGGATCAGCTTGCCGGTCGCCTTCGTTGTCCCGAGTGCCCCGCCGATGTAGTACGCGCAGGCCTGACGCGCTCCCTCCGGCCCATGCCACACCCGCATCTGGTGCGCGTCGAAGTAGCGGGTCCCGCCACCCAGGTCGCTGCCGGTCGTTTCCAGTGCGAAGTAGCCGTCCGTGAAGGCCTTCACCCGGGCGGACACCTCCCGCACCGTGGCCGCCGTGAACTTGATCGCCTTCACCCGTTGACCCCTTCCTGATTGTCACTCTTGACCACCCGCAGGGTGACCGGCGTCCCGTCCATCGCCACCCAGTCGACTTCGCGCCCTTCGTCGATGTCTGCCAATGCTGCGTGCAGGTCGTCACTCGTCACGTAGACGAACATTCAGCCTTCTCCCTTCCGTCCCCATTCGTCCCGTTCATGCTGATCAGGAACACACTGGAAGATTCCGAATTCGCTCCGGAATCTTCCCGAACGTTCCCGTCCGGCTGGCCGTCAGTGCGGGGTCCGGTCGATATACCGGCCCGGATCCCAGTTCGCGGCGTCCTCCCGCCCCCGCTCCCGCTCCCGGCCGTACTCCGTGATGTAGCCACGCTCGTCGCACTCGCCGCGCTCCCGGCGGTGCTTCTGGCTGGTGAAACACATCCCCTTGATCATCTCAATGGGGAAGCCGCCGTGCGACTTGTGCTCGTGGCACGGCTGAAGCTCTTCGGCAGTGAACCGGCGCTCCCAACCACACCGGTCGAACTCCGAGCACCGGAAGCCGATGTGTACGCCGTCCTCCCACAGGGGGCGGAGAGAGACCGACGTGCGCCACGATTGGCCCGCCTTGTACGTCCCGGCCTTCACTTGGGCCGGACTCGGGTAGTAGGTGTGGCTGTGCTCCCGGTAGCCGGAGAGCAGCGTGCACGTGGAGCAGTGACTGAAGTAGCCGCCCGGCCCGGGGGGCTCATCGTCGTAACTACGTTCCCGGATCTTGCAGAGGGGGCACATGGGTGCCTTCTCCATCCCCTTCTCCCTTCCGTCCGCATTCGCGGTAATTCGCACCCGATCGGAGATGCACTGGAAGATTCGGAACCGGATTGGAAGGCTCCGAATCTTCCCGAACGTCACCGATCAGACCTGTGTCACTGTCCCGCCTGGCGGAGCGTGATGATCAGCTTCCGGGCCGTCTCGATGGTCCGCTCCCCGTTCTCGATCTGATCGAACAGGGCTTTCACCGCCTTTGAGTCACCATGCCGCCGCTCCGGCACCGCCCGGTCATGCTCGTCCAGGTGGTCCCAGTAGGCCGCCAGATCAGGGTCCCCGACACAGACGGTCTGCTTGCTCCCCCCCGAGGACATCTGATTCGTTCCGGCGATCGGCTCCGGTGCCGCGAACGACCGGGGGTCCGGCATCCGGTGCCGTCCGTTTTCGTCATGCCAGTGCTTAGGCTCCCGGCCGGTCAGCTCACTCACGTCTCATTCCTCTCCTTGAACCACTCTTCGGCATCCTGTCGGGCATCCTCCCGGAAGACCCGGTCAGGCCACCTGTTACTGCTCTTGCCTCGCATGGACGCGGGTACCTGGAAGGCGTATCCGCGTCGCCCCTCGACGACTAGGCACTTTGTGCCCTGCCCGTCCCGCAGCACGGGCCAGGTGTCGTACAGACTTCCCTCCCGCTTCTTCAGCGAGTCACCAAGGGTGATCTTCATTTCCCACCCTCCGCGATTTCCTTGTGGATCAGCGCCCAGCCGTACGCCTTTGACTCGGGGTCGTAGTCGGCGTGATCGCAGCGCTCCCGCTCGGTCCACTCCTGACAGGGCATCCCATCCTCCCCGGCTCCGCAGACCGGCGGATGCATCTCGACGGAGACGATCGCCCACAGGCCCGGCTCTTCGAGGATGCGCTCCTCCAGGCCCCGGCCGAAGTGGCGGCGTCCGGCATCGAACACGAACAGCGATCCCCCCTCGGCCCACCCCGTGAGCGCCCGCCATCCGTTTCCGATCCCGTCCAGCGCGGACCGCTCGTGCGCTTCGAGCACGTCCGGCATGTCCCAGTCGCCCGACCAGTCAATGTTGATCGACTCTGGCGCGTAGTCCTCCAGCTTGGCCGGAGGGTACGGAGCCGTCTCGTACGTCCCGTCGGGCTTAACCAGGATCGGCAGCGCACTCGGTCCGTGCAGCACCTCGTCCAGCGTCTCGCTCATGATCGTTTCATTCCCTTTCCATTTGTCCGCGCCATACAGGCACTGGAAAGCGCGACCGTGTCGCGCCCTCCCGAACCGGCATGCCCCGGTCAGTCCTCGTTTTCGTTGTCGTAGACGACCGGTAGCCGATCCCATGCCAGTCTGAGCATGTTCTCCAGGTCAACCACGATCGACCGCTTCCCGTACGTCCCCGCCCAGTCGGCGTCACTGTGCGCTTTGCCGAGCGTCATAGCGAACGACACCCCGTGTCCGTACTCCGGACCGTCGCCGTGCACTCCCGTCGAGAGGATCATGTATCGCTGATCCTCCGACTCGTAGTTGAGCGCGTCGTTCACCGACTCACTCAGCGTGACGTAGTCGCCCAGCACCTTGCTGCTCATCCGTCCCCCTTTCCGTCAGTCTTCGTCATCGGCGACCATGTCGTGCAGCTTCATCGCCTCGACCATGTCACCGAGCCGCACGAACATCCCGTCATCCCGCACCTCAGCGCTCTTGGGGATCACGCGCGTAGCCTGCACCGGCTCCGGAACCGTCACCATCTCGTCGTACGGCTCCGCGTTGCCGAACCGCGCTTCGTACTCCGCGTCCTGCATCTTGGGTAGTAGCTCTGCCGCCCAGTCCACGTACTCCAGCGGCAGGGGCGGGAAGAAATTGCCCCGAAAATGCACGGTCAGTGCGGTACGTACGTCGATCATGCCTAACTCCCTTCCGTCAGGACCACCCGGCCCCACGGAGCCGCACGGAGTTGCCCCCATGCCGCCCCGAAGTGCGATGTTCCGACTACATCCACACCGGCACGAGTCGAACCGTCCGCTCCGGCGATCCCTTGTACTCGATCAGGAACCGGCGAATTTCCCGCCAGTCCCGGTCGTGCTCGCATCCGGCGTTCCGCTCCAGTTCACCGCGCACCGTATCGAACACGGCTCCTTCGAACCGGGGCGCGTCCCACAGCGCCCGGGTGATCCGGTGCACCGTCAGGTCAGCCGCCCGTGCCCGTTCCTGCGCCACGCCACAGAGCGAACCAGGGATCACGTAGTGGCGGCCGATGCACACCCGGGGCTGGTCCTCGATCTCCTTGTGGAGAAGGTCCCGCAGGTGGCCGAGATGATCGGAGAGCCGGATGTAGTGCGTCCAGTCCTCTTGCGGTGCATCCTCGTCCGGGCTGCCGGTCAGATCGGTCGCACCCCTCCGTGCCGCATTCCACAGCCACGTTTTCCCGGGCGGTAGGACGTACAGATACGTGTGCTTCACTTCCCACCCTCCCGCTCGTCCAGCATCTCCTGGCCCAACTCCATGAGCTGACGCCCCAGCTTGACGGCCTCCTCTGGTGGAAGCTGAAGACTGCCGTCGGTCTTGCCGCTCGCCTTCTCCGTCGTGAGCAGGGAGACGTCTCCGCCACAACGGGCAAGCCACAACTCCCGTCCGTCCCTGGACTCTGGCACGCTCACGCTTCTCCCCTTTCCGTCCGTCTTCAGGGTTGTCCGTTACGCCGGGTCCCCAGCGTGCAGTACCGTCCCCTCCGGGACGCCTGTCGCTGACCAGCGCACCTGCGTGTCCTGGTCCCCGACCACGTGATAGAGCTGATAGCAGTACTCCTTGCCGTCCCGGTACTCGGCGAACCGCTCCGCGTATTCCCGAGCCATTTCGACCGTCGGGAAGGGAATGTTCCACGCTTCCGCGTGCCGGTAGTAGCCGCTTCCGCCGCCGATGATCGGCATGATCCGGAATCGCTCGCCCTCCGGCGGCATGTCACCTTCGAAGAGCCATCCGTCCGTGGATCCCCAGCCGCGCGTCTTGGCGAACTCCCGGTCGGCCGATTCCCGCGTCTCGTGCTGCGTGACCTTGACTTCCCGTTCGTACCGGTGGCCGCAGCGCGGAGGCCATCCGCCCGGCGTCCGGTTCCATACCGGGCGCGGACCCGGGTCGTATCCCGGCTCCGTTTTCTCGCAGCACGGCTCCAGCACCATCACCGTGATCATCTTCACGCCTCTCGAACCTTGTGCTGCGTGTCAGCGTCCAGCACCACGTTCGTCCCCTTGACCAGGACGTACGGCGTCCCGCCGTTCCCGTAGACCATGACGTAGACTCGCCGCCACACACCCAGATATTCGATCATGTGGGCCGTCGGGATCTTCCCGCCGTACCCGGTCACGGTGTGCCCGCTCACCGGCACCTCCGTGACCTTGACTCCCGTCACGCCCTCCGGGTCCGTGTACTCGATACTCATCCGCTTCTCCCTTCCGTCAGTCCCGAGTGTTGCGCAGCGCCATCAGTGCCGCTTGATCGTCCCGGCAGGCATGTACGGTCAGCTCACTGACTCCGACGTACTTCGCGAGGATGATGCACGCCCGCAGGTACTCCGCCGAGACGTCCGCCATCGGCCGCCCGCCCGCCGTGGTGTCGTCTGGCCCGTACCCCTGGTTTCGGGCGAACTCGGCCGCCCCATAGGCGCTCATCACCTGAGAGATCAGTTCGACCTCAAAGCGATCCCGTTCCCGGCCATCCCCCTGGCCCTTCTGCACGGCCTTCCAGGCCCCCAAAACCCTTCCGTAGTGGCTGGACGCCTCGATGGCCACGTAACGCATGGGGTTGCCCAACGGAAGGCGCCCCCGCAGATCCCCCTCCGTCTCCGACATGGTCTGCGTCGTGACCCGCAACCACTGGTCGAACCCGTCCGCCTCCCGACCTCCCAGGGGGTTGCGCTTCCGGTCCGGCGTCTCCGTGAACAGCGCCATGTTCGGTTCCTCTCCCTTTCCGTCTTCCGTGATCCCGCTCAGTGCTGCGGCTGACCGATCTCAGGCAACGGCCGCTCCCGGGGGACTTCCCGGCCTTCCCGGCTGTAGCACTCGGCCACCCATTCCCGGACCGCGCGCATCTCCTCTGAGCCGACCCGCCAGGTCGGTTCGTCGCCCCACAGGGGGGTGGTTCCCGTCGGATCCGGCCCGTCCATGAACGTCGCGGCCGTCCAGTCCGTGACGAACTGGCCGACGACCGTAAACGGCGTTCCCGTTTCGGGGTGCCGGGCGGTGAATCGGTGGCGCAGGTCGAACCACAGAACACGTCCCGCCTTGTCCCTCTGGTGGTCCTCCGCCTCCGTGTCCAGCACCACCAGGAACGGAACTCCCGTGACCCCGGCCGTCGTCCTCATGTGCAGCATCCCGTTTCCCCTTCCCGTCGTTCCCGGCGAACCGCCGTGATCACAGAGGAGCGCGGAGTGGTCCCCGCGCTCCCCTGAAACCGGACGCTCCCCGTCAGACTGTCGGCCGATTGTTCGTGATCAGATCGATCATGGGATGATCGGCGTACTTGCCGGGTTCGGTGGCGAACGCCATCATCACGTCCTCCCCCTTCCGGTCGTTTACGATCCGGCGGAACTCCGCCAGGCTCACGCCCGTGTATGCCCGCGCGAACTGCACCGTGACTTCGTGATCCAGTTCGATGCGCGCGACCGTCTCCGGCTTCCCGGTACTCCGGGCCATCGGGAACATCTCGGCCGTCCACATGATCTCGCGGGCGAGGCTGCACTCCCAGTGCCGTACCGAATCGTCGTAGAACTTGGCCTCCCCGTTCGCGTCACACCGGTTGAACCGGGACCGCCTGGAGAGCAGGGAGAGGAACCTGTCGCGATCGACCCCGTCCGCCCAGAACGCCTCCCACGTGGGCCGGATCCCGCGCACCGCCGCGCCGTTCGCGTAGCCGCTGGCCAGATGGGCGAACCGTCGCCACACCGTCACCGCGTTCTGTGATTCCTGGTTCAGGTAGCCCGGCTGTCCCGGCCCGGGGCGCCCGTCGTGCTTGCGCTTCGCGCTGGTCAGGTGGTCGGCCAGCAGCCCGTGAAATTCCGCCAGAGTACGTCCCATGGTCCCGTTTCTCCCTTTCCGATTACGCCACCAGACCCGCGCGAATCGGGTCCGGCTCCCAGGTTTTTGTCTGTCCGTCATGGTGCGTGTACGTGACCGTGACGGACTCCACCCGCAACACCGTGTACCGGCCGGTCGAATCGGTCCGGTACGTGGTCGCGACTTCCAGCTCAGTCCCGTTGCTCAGGTTGTTGCGCAGCCTCCCGGCCAGCAGGTCAGCGATGTTGTCGTCCGTCGCGAACCGCAGTGCGACGTACTCACCCCACCCGCACTCATTACAGCGGCAGTCCCAAGGGTCGACTGCGATCAGTCGCACACTCACGATCCCGCCCTTCCGCGCTACTCGCGAAGCCCGCAGGCCCGCTTGAATTCCACGGCGTTGAAGGCCCTGTTGCGCTCCGTGAACAACCGGACGAACCGGTCGGCGACACCGTCAAGGGCGTCCATCGCTTCTCGGATGTACATGCCTTCCACGGGGCCGTCGCTCAGCTCCCAAGGGTGTTGTTCGAGTTCTGCCCGAATCTCCCGGGCGACGTCCTCCGGCGTCAGTCCGTCCATGGTCAGATCCCGTTGCTCTCGCGCTTGCCGTACGTGCCGACCAGGCCGATGGACAAGCGACACCCGCCGCATGTCACCCCGGCCAGAGCCGTACCCGACTCCCACACAGCCAGATCCCGCCCCTGCGAGTCGGCGCAGACTCCGCGCGGAGCCTCCCCGTCCTCCTTGGGCAGCACCAGCGCGTGACGCCTGCCGTCCGTGTCCTGGCCGACGTGATGGATGCGGACCGTCGGTGCGTAGATGAACAGCGTGCCGCCGGTCTCGTAGTGCCTCCCACCGTTCGTATCGAACCAGAACGGCCGCCCTTCCGGGCTTGCCGACAGCGTGTCCAGCACGACCGCGCCACCGTCACTCGGCTTCAGGCTCCCGCGCGTGATCTCACCGATCTCGACGCGAACGGCTCCCATGCGTTCCATAGCGCTCCTCACTGACCCTTGACGGGGTTCGTCAGGGCCAGGTCCATCCCGTCGCCTGCTGCGGCGGACAGAACGACGTGCCGGGTGTCGTCGTGCATCCTGCCGTCTGTGTCGAGCAGACCGTAGCCGGACAGCACGCTCCCCAGGTTGCCGAACGGCAGGTGGCTGGGGTTGCGCGCGATCTGCACCGCCTCGAACAGTGCCAGGGGGTGTGCGTCCCGCACGACCTGAAGGGTCATCAGGGTTGTGCGCACGGTCGGCTCCGCAACGCTGCTGCCATCCTTCAGTTCCAGCATTTCCATAGTCATTCCTCCCGCTCTGCAACCGCTTCGACCGTGGCCGTGATCATCACCTCGTACACGTCCACCGGCAGAGCCAGCCAGCGGGAATCCCCAGTCGGCCCCTCCGCCTTGACCCGGACCGTTTCGACCGGCCCTCCAGCCCCCTCCTTGAGCGCCCTACGCAACTCCCGCTCGACGTACTCTGCGTTCGTCATGATCTGCCTCTCTCCCTTACTTCTTTCCGAGCAGGCCCGCGCGGTAGCCCTCGCGCCAGGCATCAGCGACCGCACCGCCTTGGTAGGCAAGCGGGATCTCCGGCGCCCCCGACCCTGGGTTTTCTCGCTTCCAGCGGCCCCACTTGCGACCGTTCGCCCGCGCGTCCTCAATGAGGCTGCGCCTCTGTTCGGGCATTTTCCTCTCCCATCCGGTAATGCACTGGAACGCTCCGGTCACCCTTCCGGAGCGTTCCCGAACGTCACGGGATGATCAGACGTACGGAGTCTCCCGGTACTCCGCGAGCGCTTCCCGGATACGGTTCTGGCAGCCGGACGTGGACGGGGTGTACTTGACGTCCGGCACCACCCAGCCACCGTCCCGGCTGTCGATCCAGGCGACCGGCGTCCCGTAGTGGTAGACGACGTGCGAGGCGTGCTCGATGTCCTTCCGCCACTCTTCGGGCAGACGGTTCGGGTCACCGGTCGGGCTGGCTCCGAGCTGTGCGGCCCCGCGCGGGAGCCTCCCGTCCGATCCGCCGCGCCCCATGTTGATCACGTGCTGGAGTTCCTGCCACGTTCCGGTACCGATCGTCATTCCGAACATGTCCCGTTTCTCCCTCTCCGTCTTTCGCTATCTCTTCGCAGATTCTAGTGATCAGATGACGCGACCTAGGCCAATCGACATCATCGTGACCCGTTCGTTACCGGGGCGGCAACTTCGCCAGCCCGACGAGCACCTGACCGATCTCGTCGTCGTACTCCTCCGCGATCATGAGGCGGCTCTCGTACTCCAGGACCCCGGAGGGGAAGTCGCAGGTCCAGTCGTCCCCATCGCCCGGGTAGCCGGTCGCCATCGACGTGTCGACGCTGTAGCGGTCGCTCAGCTTGGACGAGAGGGATACGCCCCACCCGTTCGACAGGACCAGGCGCATGACCGAACGCGGTTCGTCCCCCTCGTAAGCGGGCTCCCACTCCCACGGACCAATCACGGTGGCTCCGTAACGCAGGGACAGGCGTTCCCCCGCGTTCGTCAGCTCCCGCGTCATCCACTCCCGGTACGTCATCCCGTCCGTCTCGACGTCGAACCGGGCAGACTCGACGTCGTACCCCTGCACGATGCACCAGCCGCGCATGTATCCCTGCGCTTCCGCCGCGCTCCCGGCGGGGATCTCCGCCCGCTTGTTCACCGTCCCGTACATCGGGTGACTCGCCGTGGCTTTGATGCCGTAGATCTTGGTCACGCCCCTTTTTTCCTTTCCGTCACGCTCCCGAACCGGGAACCCACGGAGTACGTCCCGCAGCGCGGAACGCCCCCGAAGATCACCGCCCCCTGGGCTTCAAGGCCTCACGCATGGCGAGCACCAGGAAGACAAACCCAATACTGATGAACACCTCCCCCAGGGCTACGTGCACGGTTGCGTCCACCAGGTAGACGCCGCCGAGCAGATAGAAGATCGTCCCGGCGCACATGGCGTGGAATCTTCTGTCTTTGCCCATCGCTCCCCGTTCCTACCCGTACGCCGGATCAGACCGTGCGGCGTGTTGAATGCTGGTCTCGGGGGTCGATCGCCGGAAGATCCCGCAGCACGGCTACCGCCTTCCGCGCCGCCTTCAGCACCACATCCGACGTCCCAGCAGACTCCCCACCGTTCACGACCGGCGTCGACTGATCCGTGCGCCACGGCGTCCCGTCGTACGTGACGTCACGCAGCGGGACCGTCTCCCGAATCGTGATCATGTCGATCCGGCCGGTGTCGGCCTTCCACATGAGGGAGATCCCGCGCTTGTTGGCCAGCCACACCCGCGCAACCTGGTCCCCCTTGTGCGGGCCCGTGAACGGCCCTTCCACCGCCGCATTGAACTCCAGCGACAGATGACCGGCCACCTGCAAAGCGTCCATTCCCGTCCCTCCCTCTCCGTTACTTCGCTGGCAAATCCGCGCTTTGACTTCCGAACGGTCAGCCCTGCCGGTCGCCCATGGGCGGATACGTCGCGCCCGGGGCGGGCTCCCGCTTGTGCCACGGGGTGTCGTCCCCAGTCGTCGCGCTTCCGTCTGCGAGATCCTGCGCCCGGACCGCGTAGCCGTCCCGGTACGCCCGGCACAGGATCCCGTCCGGCCCGTCGGCGTACATGAATGGCACGTCCGTCACCTCCGTGGCGAACGGCTCCCGGTAGGTTTCGCTGTAGTCGTGCGCCCGGTCGGCGTCGTCCCGTCCGTGCTCCCACGCCTCCGCCGCGTCCGCGTTCTGCGCGAACTCCGACGGCATCCCTTTGCTGGTCACCCTGGTCCCCTTTCCGTTGTCCGTGCCGGGCGGCACTCCCGGGCAACCGGTCTCACGACCGGTTGCCCTAGGGCGTCTCCCGTCAGGTACAGGCCCCGTGCGTTGTACGTCCGCGCGGGACCGTCCCGGAGGGGTCGGCCAGCATCGCGCGGGGCGTGATGTTGCTTCCGAAGTACACGCCCTTCCCCCGGTAGTCGTTCGTCGCGTCACCCCGGTCAGGGTCCTGCGCCGCCCGATGCCGCGCCATCTTCACCGTGTGCGTCATGTCCCGTTTTCCCTTTCCGAATGGTGTCAGGCGACACCCCCGGGCGGTCGGAATGTCTCCCGGCCGCCCTAGCGCGACTCCCTGACGTCAGAGTGCGTTGACTTGATCCCGGTAACCGCCCGCGCAGTCGATCATTTCCGGATCGATCCGGTCCTGTTCGACGTTGAACATTCCGCGTGCCGTCTCCTCGAACGACGTACGGACCAGGGTTGCCAGGCGCCTCCGCCCGTTACCGTGATCCCGCCCCTCCCGCAGTACCGTCCACGTGTAGACGCGTCCGTCGGTCATGAGCATCACGCCACGCGCGAGACACTGATCACCGGGGCGCATCCGGAACTGGATGCTCTGCGACACCTTCCCTTCCACGTACTCACCGCGCCCGAAGCTGTAACCGTTCGGTCCGTACGGTGCTCCCTGGTCCCAGAACGCTTCCGTCATATCTCCCGCTCTCCCTTCCGTTCGGCCTAGGCCACGAGGATGCTACCGCATCCGCCCGACGCCCGCGAAGGTTCCGTCAGCGACCGTCCGACGCAGCCACGCATCCCGCAGGGTCTCCAGGGTGCCGAGATCCCCGTAGCTGTGCTCGATCCCGTCCGCCGAGATCAGCGTGACCTGAGCGGCGAAAACGGACACCCACTCAATGGCCACGCACGTGATACGCCGACCGGCATACCGGTAGCCCGACACGCGGATCGCCGCGCCGTTGATCTTCCGGGTCGGCAGCCCTCCCATGATCCGGAGCTGTCCGACCCCGTCGTTCGCAACGGCCCCCGTCCCGGATTCCGTCGCGTGATCGCTGGGCTTGTCCATCGTGACACCCATGTCCGTTCTTCCCTTCCCGAACTCCCCTGCGAACGCCTTTGCGTCCGTCGCGGCAAGCAGGCTGGAGCGCCCTTCGGCTCACCCCCGAAGGGCGCTCCCGTCCACCGGCCCCGACTACTTCTTGATCTTGTAGCCCATGGACAGACAGTCGGCCGACGCCGTGACCGTGGCGTACGAGATCACCGTGTTGTGGTTCCGGTAACGGTCGTACGCCATGTCGAACACGAACTCCCGCACGCTCGCACGGATCCCGGACTTCACAGCGGCCTTGCACACCGCGCGACGCTGCGCCGCACCCTCCCGGCTGCCGTCACCCAGCCACAGCAGGGCACCGTCCCGGAACGTCCCGGTCTTCAGGCACTTCCGGTCATACTCCGGCATGCCCCGGTAGCCGGTCTCACAGATGGACTTCGCCGCCTTGACCGTCCCGCGCGCCGGAGCTGCGTCCGCCGGGGGGTTGAACGCCATCAGCGCGAGGAGCCCCGCGAGGACGGTCAGGATGCTGCGGCCCTTGATGTTGTTCATGATTGTTTCCTCTCACTTTCCGTGTCTCGTCCCTCACTCCCGGACGATTCGGCCCGGACCCGGGGCATCCCCGAGCCGGACCGGACCGCACGGCCGTGATCAGTAACCCTCGCGCCCCTGCGCTACCGCGCTTCCGTCCTCGTAGAACCGGACGTCATAGGGGTTGCGGTTGACGTCCCGCAGCGCTTGTTCACACTCCGCCGGTCCCTGTCCGCACTCCGTGTAGGCCTGCCAGGACAGGTAGGCGCCCTCGATGATCAGTTCCCGCGCGGCGTCCCGGTCCGGGTCACCCGCACCCGCCGGAGTCCCCACCACCGTGACTGGCAGCACCGGCCGGTCCGGCGCATCCGGGTTGTTGCCGAACGTCCCGAGCAGCCACGCGACCATGAGCAGCACGGCCACGCATCCGGCACCGATCACGCCGACCACCACCCGTTCCGACGTCCGGAGCTGTCCGCTCCCGTCCACCGGCATGGTTGCCCACGGTTCCCGCGCGTCCGTCTCCCGGTCCTGCCCGGCCGCCGTACCGGCCGCATCCCGGATCAGTTCGTTGACGATCTCGGCGAACTCCGGCCCGTCGATCTTGCCGAGCACGTACCGGCCCGCCGCGCGGTCGAAGATCTCGCGGAACGATTCCCGCACGTCCCTGCCGTTCACCCGCTCGATGTGCGGAGCCAGCCGACGACGCTCCGCCGTGATCACGTTCTGCTGCTGCGTCATGTCCCGTTTCCCCTTCCCGGCGGGGCCCCGGTGCGTCCCGGGGCCCCTTGTGTGCGTGCGAGTTACTTACCGGCCCTTGCCAGACCCTTGCGCGCAGCCTCCTGCGTGCGCTTGTCCGCCTTGCGCGGGGCGGGCTTGCGCTCACCCTTCGGCGTGAACTCCGGGCGAGGCTCGTGCGAAACCGTCCCGCCCACGTTGCCATCAGCGAACGATCCGACCGACGCGACCTTGCGAGACTCCCGACGCTCCGTTCCCGTGAGCCGGGACCCCTCGGCAATCTCCCTGGCCTTGGACGCTTCCCGCGCTTCCTCGCGGCCCTTGAGGTATGCGCCTACCTTTGTGGAGTGACGCCGCCGCTGGGCCCGGCTCATGCCCTTGTGGGCAATGTCCTTGGGTGCCTGGCACAGTGGGCAGATTTCACCGGACACCCCGGGGTCAACTCCCGGGCGAACCGTCGCGGGAAGGCTCATGGTTCCCGCCTTACCGACCCATCCGCCGGGCCGGACCGGAGCCATGTTCTGACTCCCGGTCGTCGCGGCACCGTCCACCGAACCGTGATCCCGCTGACCCTTACCGGCGTCCGCACCCGTCCCGCGCGGGGTCACCTTGCGCTCGCCCTTGCCGTCCGCTCCCGCCCGGCGGAACGACTCACCCGGCACGGTGTGAATCGACATGATCCACACGTCGCCCTTCTTGCGCTGGACCCGCTTCAGCTCAACGCCACGCCGACCGCACCCCTTGGGACCGTCGCACGTGATCGTCCCGCCCGTCGCGTCCTTGACCACCTTGCGCGACCGGCCGCACCGGGTCTCGGCAACGCGCCGCTTGTCCGCCGCCGCAGGGTCGCCCGGAATGGTCCCGTGTTCCACCGTGTCCATGGACTTTGAGGACATGTGCGGGTTCGCGGGAGGGTTCACCCCGTACTCAAAGTGCGAACCGATCCGGAAGTCGTCGTCTGCCACCGTGTCCGCGAGGGGGATGTACGCGCGGCACTCCGGGCACTTCCCGTGCGTCCGCTCCGGGTTGACGATCTCCACCGGGCCCTTACCCGCGCACCCTCGATAGTCCGTGTCACCCGCACCATTCGTCCCGGACCACTGCCCCCGTCGCACCGCCGGATCCGGAAGGGACGCCACCTCCGCCGGTACGGGGTGACCGGCCGCGTAGTAAGCGGCAACCTGGGCCCGCATCTCAGCGTGCGTCAGACCCGTGACCCCGGTCGTCTCGTCCATTCCGGGCAGGGTCGGGGCAGACTCGTCCCGCACCGCCGGAACGGTCGGACGCTTGTGACGACGCATGCCACCCTCGCGACTTACCGCGATGATCCGGTCGCAACCTTCCCCCGGGCACTTCCCAGAGTGCTTGCCGTTGTAGTCGTCCGGCACGCTCACGGTGTGGTCATCGCGCTGTACACGCGTCCCAGCCATCGGAGGCTCACCGGTCCCGTCACACCGGTCGTTCTGCGCGTCCCGCGCCGCCCGCTGTTCGGTCAGCCGCGCCCGCTCCCGGTCAACCGCCACCGTGCGCCGCGCCTTACCCTGCGCGCCCTTGGACGCCTTGACGATTTCCCGCACTTCCTCACGGGCAATCTCCCGCACTGCCGGAGCAATGTCCGCGCCCAGCTCCGGGCCACCCTCGGCACCCTCCGCGTACTGGGCATACTTAGCCTCACGCGCGGCCTCAATGTCGTTCTTCCCGCCGGTCGTGGCCAGCCACTTGACGCACCGGGCACACATTCTGTCGCCGGTGAACTTTTCCGTCAGACGCTCCGAGTCGACACCCTTTCCGCCGCACGCCGTCCCAATCGTCCCGCCCGTCGCAAGCGGGTCATTCATCGCTCCCGCCGGAATCAGCAGCGCGTGACCCGCTCCGCTTTCGTACCCGTACATACGGGGGGTGTCATCGGCCGTGAGTGCCACAAACAGACTGGTCATGATCTTCCCGCTTTCCGTATCCGCGCCGCGCTTTTCGCGGCGTCTGCGATTTTCTTACTGCTCGACGATGTGCCGGGCGTCACTGCCCCATGCGCTACCGCGCACCCATGCCGCACTCGCCGCGTAGTCACCCAAACCGGGCCGCCGGTAAATCCGGCCGGTTTCGCTCCGGTACTCAATCGTCCCGGACTCCTTGACGATCACCGTTGCGCCATCCCGCAATGCGAGCGTAAGAGTCATCCCGCTTTTCCTTTCCGAAGCCTCCCCATGCGGAGGGCGAAACGGACACAGCTCACCCGTAATAGCGTCACGCAGGTTCTTTGCCTGCTGCCTACCGGACGTGAGTTGTCCGTTCGTGCTCACCGCACGTGAGCGATAAGGGGGCGAACCGTGCGTCGTCCAGTGGAAAGCGTCCCGTTTATCGGGTCGTCTGTCCGTGCGTCGCTATCAGCGTTCGCCCCCTCCTCATGCAATCCGGTCCCGTAGGACCGGGCACGGGGCGCTAAGCGTTACCCGTGCGTCGCCGGGGGGAGTTTCTGAGGCTCCCCGTATCCGGCCGGTACCGTCGCACGTCACCCCGGTCAACCCCACGGGGGATTAGACCCGTGCCCGGAGAGTGCGTGATCATCTATGCCGTCCTCGCATAGTGCGTTTGGTAACTCGCACCCGGGGTGAAACGGGTTCCGCTACGGACTGACTATTTCGACACGTGTTCCCGAATGCATTCCCAGGTTTCACCGCGTGGCTTGCGGATGGACTCCCTGACAAGTGGCCCGTACTTACGTGCGCCGTAACTCGCGGAGGCTGGACTAACTGACTTGACACGCTTTCCCATGACATCCCCGGATTCCCCCGCCGCGCAGGTTGCGGCTGTAAGGCATTCCGGCGAGTGGCCACGTACTCCCGTGCGCCATACCCCCGACTGACGGAAGGTTTACCCCTCCCCCAGGTGCGAGCGCCCACCGTTTCCGGCCGTGGTGGACAGTGCCGTTTGCGCCTCCCGCGCTACCCGGTCAACCCGGGCGTTTCGCGTTCGGCTCCGAGAATCTCAAGGAACCCCATTCGGAGTTGCGAGCAACGAGACTGCCCGCGCTTCCGTCCGGCCCGCTCCCGCCCCATCGTCGTCCGGCGAACCGGTGCGTCAGAGCGAATGCGAGTGCTTGTGCTGTGCGCCCCGCGCTGCGTCCCGTAGGCGCTGCGTCGTGGCGACAACGAGAACATTGGCAGAGATGGCTGCCATTGCGTAAGCGAACAGCGCGAGCAACGGGTCTCCCGATTTGCAAACTCGCAGGTCAGAGCGTTGTAGCGAAGTTGATGTTGGATCCCATATCTCACGACCACATGCACCCTGACCTGCGAAGAAGACAAGTTTGGTAACGAACAGATAACGGCCTAGGCCACACGGTATGACCTGCGACGATGCGACAAAGGTTTTTGTTTGTGCAGGTCAGAGAGGTCCCAAACTTCGAGGTCTCGCGAGTGAAACAGACAGAACGGACAAAAATTGACCAACATTTACGAGTGCTGGGGGGTATGCAAACGTCAGTGGAAAAGAGTTTCCAGAGCTGAGTGTGACCCAAGTCACACGACAATCGTCTCAGCAGTGACCAAACCGGACAGGTGCGGGGAGGGTTCCGGGCGAGTGAAAGGGGGGCGTCCCGATTCTCAAAACCAGCACTTGACCAGCAACAACACGCGTGACGTACGCGTATGTCCAGTTTGGTATGTCTGTCTATGTATGTAGTGGAAAGAAATGGAAAGTGGGATAAGGGCCTTACGCTCTGTATGGGATTGGAAGTGCTGGAATTTCTCTCGCCGGAAACCTGTACCGGACGTCAGAAACATGCAGGTCAGAGGCGTGTCCCGAATGTCGGAATCAGCGCTGATCATGCTGCTGAGCTGCGGGAATGCGACGTGATGACCAGGGCGCAGCACTCGGCTTGTGAGACACGCTGTCAGCAAAAGCGGAATAGCAAACACCGCAGGTCAGGCAGGGTGCGACTTGTGCTGTCTGGCGTACTGATCATGTGTCTGACCTGGGGATATGCCAGCCCTACGCGCGCGCGTGCGCTCTCCTGTCTCCCGCTCGGCCTGTCCCGAATGTCTGATACGCGACACATTGTGTGGAGTCCCGGACGCCATAGCCATACGGGGTAGGGGTATGTAAGAGATCTTGAGAGGGAGAGGTTCGAGCAGTGAGGTGGGTGGGGATGCTCGAAGGTTTGGCCAGTTCAGGGCGCAGGGTGCTGGCCAGACAGGGGACGTGACGAGACGAGACGTCTCGGAAGTGGTGACCAGGTGCACGCACGTGCGCGCGACGCACGATGCGGGCAGGCATGCGCGCGTGCCAGGCGCAGGCAGGCACGCGCGCGCGTTGCGGGCACGTTCGCGCTCGACGTTTCTCGATATCGCAGCGTGCCAGCAATGGCGACATGCGGCGCGCCTTTGTCGAGCGCCCAATGGGAGGCATGACGAGAATGGTGCGCAGCAATGCAAGAGGCCAGGCAGGGCAGGCAATGTGAGGCAGAGGGAAGTGAGCGGAAATGCTGGAATGTCAAAGCCTCTTTCGCTGCTTTATCTCGCATTCTGTTTTGTGTAAGTCGCTGCTACACATCACACCTAGTCTGACCAGCAATGACAGGAGAGGCAGGCAGGGAAGCAGGAGGGAAAAGAACTGGAAAGGAAAGGAGTCTCGCCAATGCTCACGACTATCGCCCTATGTCAACAAAGCAGGAAAGGCAGGGCAGAAGAATGCAAGAGACAAGGCAGAGGACAAGGCAAAAGATATGCAGGGAAAAGGAAGGGGAAAGGTCTGGCTATCTCGGCAGCAATCAAAGGGATATGAACAACTCTCTATGTCACGCCAATGCACAAGCCCTATGCGTACGAATGCATGCATGAACAGGAGAGGAATGGAAGGCAAGCGAGTGCGAGGGAAGCAGCGGAGAAAATCAGCAGACAACTCGAAAGGAATTCGAATTGAAAGATGCACTATGCAGAAAACCAATTCTCTATAGCTATTTGGAAATGGGGCCCGGGTTAGGACTGCATGTCCGTCTACGCGTGGGCCCCGTGGGCAGTGTCCACAGCACCTCTCGATGCAGGAAATCATCCAGGAAGCGACAGACGGTGAATCCGAGTGCCAGAAAAATCCGCCGTCTGCTGCACACGTGGGCGCCCGGTGGGCTTACTTTAGTTTCATGCGAGACCGGCCCGTCAAACTACAAGATCCTTTTAGTTTGTTCTGCGTTATCGTAGGGAGATGGAAACGAAGCAGGCCTACTGGCGTTCCCGGCAACCTACCCTTCCGCATCTTGGAACCGCGTGGGACGTAGGTGAAGAGTTTGGGATAAGCGGAAGGCTGATCGAAGAGTGGTGTGTCAGGTATGACAATCCAGCGTCACGACCCTCCGTCCCTGCTCAAGGAATTTTCCCTCCTCCGGTCATGCAGCTAGGAGGTCGGGACGTCTGGCTGATCGACCAGGTTCGAGAGTGGCACACATGGATGCTCGACAATGATCCGGACTTCGCCGCCTATCGAAAGCGTCGGGCTCCGCACCTTCTGTCGGCCTGGGGTGAGACAAAGTCGTATGCCGAGTGGCTGCTGGATGACCGATGCCCTCTCGTATACGTCTCGACCCTGACGGGGAGGCTGGGTCGCGGATGGCCGCCAGAGCGCGCCGTCTCAACCCCGGTTCAACCCCAAGGCAGGTCTTCCGCTCAGAAGCCCTACACGGAGGGAGAATCCTTCGCCCGAGGCCGATAGCCTATGGGGGCACGGTCGAGGTTCTTGAAACGGGTCCCTCCTGTGCGTGCCCCGCCTTTCGTGGATGGCGACCCGAAAGGCGGGGCCGACAACCTTTAACTGGGACGCCATCCGGCACGTCGGCACTCCGGGCATACCGTCGCGCTCTTATAGGCCCGCACTTCTGCACAGTCCCCCACCCCGTCCTGCATGCAGGCGAACATGCGCTGCATCGGGCCATAGGGTCCGTGCTCGTGTGCGTCATGGTCCGGCAGGGGAACGTTCGCCCACCCGGCAGCCATGGCGGCCTCCCACGCCTTGTCCCCATCGGGGAAGGTGGAGGCCCGTTCCGCCACGGTCGTGTAGACCCACGAGTCCCCCGAGCCCGCGAGGTAGTGGCCGCAGTCCGCCGAGCAGTAGACCCTCCAGTAGGAGATGCGCTCGTACCCCTTGCTCCGGTACGTCGACTCGCGCTGCTCTACGTCCATGGCTTCACCCTTCACCCTTGGCTCGTAACCCTCGTCGCGTATTCTCGTCCTGCTGGCATCCGGGTGAAAGACCCGGCGCTCACGCCTTGCGCTGTTTGAAAGGTGGCCCGTCCTGGGGAGGTCGGAGGACCCCTGTGCCAGCACTCTCTACCCGCAATCCCGTGCGTCTCGTATGGTCGGACCCATGCCGAAGAAGGGATGGCGCACTGAAGCGAGCGGTCCGGCACCGCATGACATCCACGGACGAGACCTACACGGTGGCCCGTCAGGCGATCCTCGACGAACGGAATCGGCAGGGCGAGGGGTCGGACGCCGAATCCCCGCCTGTGTCCGCACCTTTCCCCCGAGGAGTCACCTCATGAAGACCGGAGTCGGCATCCAGTTCGTCGGTGGCCCAGCCAACGGAAGGCTCACGTTCATACCCGAGGATCCGATGGATCCTCCGCTCACCTACGAACTGCTCCTGGCGAGTGGGTCGAAGGCCGTCTACGAGCGGCAGGCGAACCCGGGCGACGACGGGCCCCTCTGGCTGTACGGCTACTCGGGGAGGCTGGTCGAATGATCTACTCCCGGCGAGAGTGGCTGAAGGCCGAGTGGGAGTATCTGTTGTGGAAGGTCGGCTGGAAGGACTACTGCCTCCAGTGCGACGAGATCTTCTCTTGGCCCAGGAGGAAGAGGCACAGGGACTGCCGGTGTGCGGGCCTTTGGATGCTGTGAAAACCACCCGGTTCAATCCAGCTCCGAAATCCAGTCGGCAGAAAAATTCGCGGAACATTCTCTACGTGGGCCACTTTGGGACGATTTGCGCTGCGCGGCATTTTATAGTCTTGTCGACATGACCACCTTCAAGTACGGCGCTCCGTTTTCCGGCAGCTCCATGCTGGACCTGCCGGAAGGCGACATCCCCAACGTGGCCCTGACGTTCACTGTCGTCACGGAATTGGCCAACTCCCTGCCGACCGGAACCAATGAGATCACTCCGCTCATGCTGGCCGAAGCGCTGAACGATCTCCTCGTGGAGAACGGCTGGCCGCCCGCTCAGTTCTGGGGCACGCCCGCCGATGTGCATCTGAACGACCTCACCCCCTGACAGGGCTCCACCCTCACGAAGCCCTGTCAGCCAAGCACCCCTCTTCGGTCGGCTCCGAAGAGGGGTGTCGCAGTACTCAGAGCCAGCCCTCGTCCTCGCTCTCGGCGACGGGACGCCGCATTCGCCGCTCGACAACATTCGGCCGGTCCGCCATCAAGTCGAAGATGTCGTGCGACTTCATCTCCGGTGGGAAGGCCGTGTTGACGTCCAGACTGCCGTCGTCCACGAGGCGCAGGGCCCGGACGTCGGAGCGCTCGTGAGCGTTCAATCCATCCCGCACGACGAGCAAAACCATCTCGCGAGCATCGCAGAAGGCGTTGTCGCAGTACAGCTCTAGGCGCCCCGGATCCTGCGACCGGTCGGAGGCCGACCTTTTGAGCGTCTTGTCACCACAGAACATGCACTGCACAGAGTTGGACTCGTGCTCATGGGTGGCGTTGGGCTGATGACGTCGAAGCCACGGTTCGCCACCCGATCCCCATTCGTTTGACATGGGCGGCAGCGTAGCGGGGTCGAGGCCACGGATGCCGGGCCGCTGCGGCAACAGCCCGGATATCCTCGAACGGTGGCCGACATCAGGAACTCCTCCGAACCGGATCAGGTAGAGCTGACCCTCACCCTCGAAGAGCTGCGGGTCATGGTTCACCGCCTGGCGCCGAGGGGTTCGTTCCTCCGCAAGAGGGCGGAGGCGTTCCTCCCCGAGGGGCACCGCAAGATGGCGGACGATCTGTCGGAGAAGCTGCGCCGGTTCCACGACCGAGGAATGAATCGGTCCGACGGCTGATCTACCGGACGGCTCTACCACTGGCACGAATCCTCCTCAAGGTGGCCTAGGTCGCTGTAGGCTGGAGGTAGCGGAAAGGGGAAGCTATGACCGACTCGAACCAGGAAACAGCCCGCCACCTACTGCATCGATACGGGGTGCCCGAAGACATCATCGACGGAGCACTCTGCCTGCATGCGCAGGAACTTGTGGCTATCCAACGGAAGGCGCACGACACCATGCGGCCGTACTCGCATGGCGGCCCGTCCTGCAAGCCTGGGTACCCCTGCGGGGCGCGCAAGGTGATCGACCTGATCGACCCGACCCGGCAGATGCCCGCCGGGTCGCAGCACGACAACCAGGATCACGAGCCCGTGTGGGTGACCGCGCTCGATGGGGACGACGAGCCAGCCAGGGACGCCGAGGGCCGCACCTGGGCGCACTGCGGCATCTGCGGTACGCGGCGAGACGCCGAGCCGAAGCGTTGTGTTGGTTGCGGTGAACCACAGAACAACGGAGTGCTGCACGGTCACGGTGGGGGATACGGTGGGTGCGCCTGACCCCCTGGGCCCCCGCAGGTGACTGCGGGGGCCTTCTTCTCGTCGAGGTCAGTCGGTAGCAACCTCGATCTTCTGAATCTCCAGCTCCAGAACGGTTTCCTCCTCCTCGCCCGGGTCTGCCGCGTACACCTCCAGTCCGCTCCACTCGCTGTCGACCCACTCCTCCAGGGAGTCGAGAGTCTCGGGGGTGGCGCCGTCGGTCTGCTTCACCTTGAAGACGACGGTCAGGGTGCCGGTGAGCTTCTTCTTCGTCATGTCGGGTTCCTCAACTCGCAGCGTGCAAGGAGGGGTTGGCCAACCCGGTGGCATCCACACTAGGGCAGCAAAGCCCCTGGTCAAAGGGCATGCCGGATGACTTGATTCCCGCTGGGGACGCGATTTCATGAAGACGCAGGGCCATTCGGGCGCAGAATGATGTGAGGGCAGCACAGAAGATGGCAATGGATGTGTCTGGAAGGCTCGCGAGAGCCAGAACTTCCGCCCGCAGTTGATATGTAACATATCGATAACACCTCTCGAAGGGGTCCGCCTGTGTCCGCGCCCGTCTCGCAGATGACCGTCGATCAGGTCATGCATGCACTCGACAACTCGACGCCCTACCCGGTGGAACTCGACAAGGCCGTGCTCCGCTTCATGGCCGAGCGCCTGCTGGAGATGACCGACATGCACAAGCGCCTCGATCACGAGGTGTGGCAGCCGGAGGATAAACCGGCCGACGGTCCCGAGCCGGAGCCGATGCCTCTCTGGTGAAGACGACCGGCCTAGGCCGTTGCTAGACTGGGCGGCCTAAGCAATGGGGGTTTCATGACCGACGCATCACACAACAGTCCGGCGTTCGAAGACGCCTTGCAGAACCTTGGACACGCTCTTCTCGCGACAGATCCACGTCGGTCCCTGGTGTGCGTGCTGGAGACTTTTCGTGCTGAGCACCGTGAAGAGGTGCTCGCTGAGTCCGCCTCGCTTGCCGACCGAACGGCGTCGCCTGGCGCCTTCGTGCTGTGGCTCGACGCCTCGGACGGCTCGGTACCCACGCATGATGGCATTCAGTGGCCCGACGGATCCGCAACCATCCATCATCGCCACTTCGGGATCACCACTACCCATCACAGCCCTGACGCTGCCTGCCAGGCCGCGCACGGCAAGCAAGGTCGGATTGTCTGGCCCGACCCCGCGCCCACCGACCGGGCTCTCACTCGCGCTGAAGCTTTGCGCGACGCCGCCTCCTATCTGGGGGCCAGGGCCTCAACGCTGGAGTTAATTTCCGGTTCCGACGACGACAACGAAGGGTACGCCGCCCGCAGACTGCGCACTGAAGCCGCCCAGTTGCGCCGCATGGCCGACGAGGCATCAGCCGCCGAGGATGATGGCGAGGGGGATGAACTCGTCTGCGTCGACATGTGCGGCAGTTGCAACGCCTGCGGCATGGAACCCTTCGGCACCCCCGCCGAGGGCTGGCGGGAGGCTGTCCGTTTCTTGCGTCGCAACGCCCGCGAGTCCGGCGACCGGACGGGCGCCCTGCACGGGGCCCGTCTCATCGAGGCCGAGCTGCGCCGCGTAGCCGATGAGACGCGGCGCACCCAGCCCGATGGACTCCGCTGCGTCTGCGGCGACCCCACCGCCTCTGACACCGTTCACCGAGCTGACGCACCTTGCTACCAGATCGAGCCGACACAACGGATGCTGAACGAGGCGGAGCGCAGGATGCTGGCCTTCGCTCTCGATGAGGCTCAGGAGAAGATCTGGTCGCAGGACGGGTTCACCAACGAACATCAGAACGCCGTTGACTCGTTGCGCACCCTGCTCACTGAGGCTGCGCCGGTTCGGTCCATGAGTGTCGACGACGACCCTCGACTGGCTCGCGCCCGGGAAGTGCACCGGGAAACCTGCCTGCTGGCACGAGGCGAGGTCAAGCCAACGGCCTTCACGTGTGGCATGTGTGAGGCACTCGACGAGCCTGCTGGCCTTTGATTCGAAGACGCCAGGGCGCGGCGCCGTCTTCGATTGCCAGGCAAGATGTGCTTGATGGAGCCTATTCGCTTACTTACCTGAGAGTCAGAACTCCTCACCTCAAGGTCATAGTCGTGGCCACGGCTCCCTCAAGTGGACTGCGCGCGTGCATACTTCGCGCCATGGGACGTGTTAAACAGAACCGAGGCCGCCGTGACAAGCAGCCGAGCCCCCTCCACTGGACTCCGCTTCAGCAGTCGTGTGGATGTGTCGTCGAATGGGGATGGGACACGGAAGCATTCCCTCCCCCGGTGTTCATCGAGTGGTGCCTGGCCGTACTCGACGCACCCTGCATGTGGCACGGGGCAGAGACGGGAGTTCAGGTGCCTAGGGATGCTGAGATGATCCAGCTTCGTACACCACGAGGTCTCCTGCGTACCCGGCAGGCCAAGGGCGATCGGCTTCCCTTGGGGGCCGAGCTGACCCGGCAGGCGAAGGAGCTGACCGAGAAGCTGAAGCAGGACGACATCTCCGGCATCCTCGTCGACATCCCCGCCAAGTATCAGCGCGTCATGCGGGCCAAGGGCTACGACCCGGCAGAGACGTGGCTGGAGATGAGGATGGCGGACATCTTTCTCAATCACGGTCGGGTTACCCTCACCGCCGAGATGATCGAGAGGCTGCCCGAACCCAAGGGGTAGACCATGCTGTCCGCGCCCAGGCTGTCGGGTCGAGAGGGATACTCAGCTCATGACCTTGATGACCCTCCTTCACAGACTGCTCTACCCGCAGGCCTGCAATGACAGCGTTCGAAACCTGGATGGCTCGTTGCTTCGGTGCTCGCTGCGCAAGAGGCATGTCCAGGAGCGGCATCTGGCACGGAACGGTTGCACGTGGCGGCGACGCCCCGATGGCGGCATCGTGACAGTGATTCACCCGGGGGACGTCGAGGACTGGCATGACAGTAAGCAGGCGGCCGAGATCAAGAGGTTGCGTGGCGACCTCCGGTGGATGAAGGATCACGCGAGCGACGAGCAGCTTCTGGCCTGGGCGGATGATGCGGGCAAGCACATCGCTGAGATGGAGGACACAGACCCGGACTGGATCCGAAGGTACGCGGACCAGTTGACGAGCCTCACCTTCCGGTTGGACCAGGCTCTGAACGATCAGGACTGGGACATCAAGATCAGCGGCATGGGCCGGGAGGTCCGCGTTATCGGAACCATCCCGAGGGAACGGGTTCCAGGTCTCCTGCACAGGTTGGCCGTCTCGTATGGCGAAGACTCCGGGACGACCCTGGAGAAGTCCCTCCGCTGGGAGGTCGACCGGTTTCGACTGGAGCGCAACGAGGCCCGCGACCGTCTGGAACGGATCGCCCAAGCGCACACCAAGAGCCTCGGCGCAGGAGGCATGACCGACGGCACATGCATCGAGTGCGGTGAGGCGGATCCGTGCCCGACGCGCATCTGGGCCACGACGGAAGGGCGGAATCCCGCCCTAAACGCCTGGGCTCCAGCCGATGATCCGGAGCCCGATGGGGCGCCTGGGACCTCGTCGTAGGATCAGAAACCGCAGTACACCGGAAAGGCAGAAGGAACAAAAATGCAGATCGGGCAACAGTGGGCTGACGAGAATCGCCCCAGCAAAGACCTTGACTACCTGCGGCTGGTAGCAGTCACGTCCGTCATCGAGTCAGAAAACCTGGCCAATGGACCGAAGGCGGCACTCGGCCAGCGCTTCGACTACGACACAACCCTGCGGTACGCCATGCGCCGAATTGAGGAGACCTCGCAGGAGACCAAGCTGGAGAACCCTCCGGCCGCCAAGCTGCTTGGCCTCCTCATTCAGTCCTGGGCCGAGGGTTTCATCTTCGGATCACTCATCTACCGGCAGGAGCATCGCGGCCTTCGGCCGGAACCCTTCCTGGATCGGATCGCCCTGGCGAACGCCAGGAACACCCTCGCCTCCCTCGACGGCGAGGGTCTCTCTCGCCTGTACAACGAAGCCATTTCCAAAGATGCTCTTGGTTACGTCAGTAGCGTCAGGTCCATGAAGGCCCTCCAGATCCTCGACACCATGGCCCCAGTAGCCGACCATCGGGCGATCAAGTCCCTCCTGGGCAGTCACTGGATGGACGGCTTGCTGCTCGGGCTGATCTTCGAGGAGATGGGCGGTCACGTAGAAGGACCGAAGGCCTGACATGGCATTTCTGGGACGCTGGCCCGACGAGTTCGTGCCGGAAGAGCACGGCTGGGTGCGCAGCGAATCAATGCCCGAGGCCAAGATCTGGCTGCGCTGGGAGATCCCCTATCGGTTCCCCGCCACCATCTCGGAGTGCCTGCACGATGAGGCGACGGGAGCCGTCGGTGGATGGTACGAGGGGCCGGTCAAGGGCGCGTTCCCGGAGGAGGTCCGGACGGGCGATGTGTGGGCCGAGATGCTGCGAACGGATCTCGGCCCAGTGAGGGTGTAAGTCACGTCCACCATCGGCGTATGTCGGCCCCACGGAAGCGGGCGTACGCCATCATCTCCTCCATCCGCCTCACGTCCTCGTGCGTGCGACAGGGCCACGCCCTCTGAAGGAACCAGACCTCCCAGGTGTCGAGTTGGCATCCGTGCAGATGCTCCCTCCTGGTCGCGATGCGACACTCGCGCGGGTTGTAGCCGGAGTCCCGCATGAAGAGCTGCGCCACGCGGACGGTTGGAGCGATGATCACCCGGCGTGCGGGCAATGCCGTCGGATTTTTCGCAAGCGTCATTCCTCTGCCTTTTCCTTCTCCTGCATCTTCTTCCACTTGCGGTAGCGATGAAGGGACATGTCGGGGAGATGGCCGCATTGCCGCAACGCTCGGGCCAGCCAGTTGTGATCCACCTCAAGATCCCTTGCGACCCCCTGAATCGGCTCCTCTTTATCGATAATTCGTTCAGTTAGTTCATCCAGACGATCCTCGATCTTTCTCCAACGGGGATCCGACATGTCCGGCTGTACTCGACCATGCGAGTCCACACGTCCGGCAGTGAGATGTTCTATGGCTCCACTCCTCTCGGCGAACCGCCCATGCCGCGTGTACGACCTGGAATGAGGAGCCTTCTCCCGAGCTGGACGGGAGGTCTCTCTGAATGACACGCCTTCTCTTTTGAGCAGTGCGCGCAATTTGTCCAAACTGATATAAACGTCGCGTGCACTCAAGAAATAGAGAATAAACCCAAAATCCCTTTCCTCGTCCCGGTACATGCGAACAATTACTCCAGTCAGTCTGTCCAGCTCTCGACTGACCCACTCGCTTCGAGTAGAAACGACATAGCCGCTCTGCTCCAACGCCTCCTTCAGTGCGTGAGTTCCGATTCCTGCGCGCCTGGCCAGGCGCGCAATGGATTCTCCCTTGCCTTCGGCGTGCCGCTTCGCGAGTGACCTCAATCGGTACTCGTTCAGCAGTGGCTCAGCCGAGGATGATGAACGCTCATCGGCGCGACGCACGAATCGATAAGGGCGAGTCGGAGGCTCGACCAGCCGAAGACCGTTGAAGAGCTGTGCGTGATAGAGATCCCTCGCCGACCTGAAGGAGAAGCCTTGTGGTGCGGCCCTCGGGATGTCGCCTGAATTCGCATGTCGAATAACCTGATGCCGGTCCAAAACCTGCTCTACAGCGCCTACCGTCACCGAGATGCCAGCCCTTTTCAAATCGGCGACGATGCGATGAACCGACTCTCCACCTTCATAGCGCTCGATCACTTCGCCTTGAGGAAGTTGCACAGCGATCCTATTAAGGGGCGTATTCCGCTCTTCCGGATCTACGAGGAGACCTGCCCTCTTTAGGTGCTTCCTCAGAGTGACTCCTGTCGTGTCGACTTCTTTGGCGAGACTCGCCAAACTCTCGCCGCTGGCGTGCCGAATGGCCATCCTTGCAAGATCGACAAGGACCGAGTTCGGTCCTAGGCGGACGTAGTGCGCGACGAGGTCGCCCTCCATGTCGATGCCGTCCATCTCCTTCGACCGCTCCCCCATGTTCACCCTCTTCCATGCGTCCCTTCCTGCTTCCATGGTATCACTTCTCCTGTGCCACTGAGGTGCTAAGCTGTGGAGCAGAACATACCCGTAGCCGGAGGTCCGCATGACCGTACTGAACATCCACCTCGAACCAGAGGTGCTTGCCCACCTCTCCAGCGCGGGTTCCACCGACGTCATCAACATCTCGATCTCCCTCGGTGCGAAGCCTGTCGAGCCCGAGCCGGTGAAGGCTAAGCTCAGCGGTCCCCTAGCGGACCTCATGGAAGCTGGCCTGCTCAAGGCTGACGAGAAGCTGGCGTTCTACCAGCGTCGCGCCAAGCGGACCGGTCGGGCCACAGTGACGGCTGACGGGCAACTCATCGTTGAAGGGCAGGCCAAGGTCTTCTCGTCACCCTCCAAGGCGGCGGCGGCCGTCACAGGGAACGTCATCAACGGATGGACGCTGTGGCGGACCCAGAACGGCGAGGGGTCGACCCTCGACGAGCTGCGTCAGAGGCTGAACGCTCAGCCGCCCGGCTGCTGCGGACATGATCCGGAGCGTCATGACGACGACGGCTCGTGTCAGAGCTGCAACTGCAACTGGAAGTAACGGAAAGGGGAGAGAAGTGGCCGACAAGAAGGTTCCATCGTTGGGTGGCAAGAAGTTCTCCATCCGGCGCAACGGATACGAAGTTGAGATGGCCTGGGTGGACGAGGCGATCCGAAAGCAGAACGGTGACGCCCTGTTCGCGCCGGAGGATGCCGTCAGCCTCGGAGAGGCGCTGATCCTCATCGGCCGCGAGGTACAGCAGGAGCAGGAAGGGAAGGGTGATGACTGAGCACCCGAACGAGACGGCCCGCATGGCGAGGCGTGGACTCACCTCGCAGATGGATTACAACCGGGCGGCCGTGGCCCGCGAAGCTGAGCACATCGCGGAGTCCGCCAAGCAGATCGCCAGCAACGTAGATAGCGCTATCGCCGGAGGCCGAGTGTCGAGCCTCGCGCAGCAGGTGCAGCAGCTCCTGATCCGGGCTACTCAGCTCGGCGCCCAGACGGAAGCGCTGGAGGTTTTCGACGCCGCGCTCCCCGTGGAAGGCGACAAGAAGTGATCAATTCGTGGTCGCAATTGATCGAAGCTCAGCTTGAGGGACCCGAGCTGCCGAGCGGGCACAATATCTGGATCGCAAGCAAGGAACTGCGGCCCCGAATGACTCCAAAGTTCGGCCGCAGGTACGACCGTTCCCGACGTCGATTGACAGCGGAGTGGACGCAGCGAGAGCTGGTGATGCAAGAATCTCGCCAATACGTGCAGGTGGTAGCCCGCAAGCGTCGAACGAGGAAGCGGAAGAGGCGCTGATCGCGGAGGGACTCCGTAGGCGCAAAAGGAAAGGGAGAAGGGTGACCAACCAGGAAGATTTCGACGGCTGCTATCGCAAGTGCCGAGTTCAGGGCAAGCACAGCCTGGAGTACGGCCGATGCGAGCACGCCGACAAGCCGGAGCCCACGGTGTCAATGAGCAAGGCCTTCATCGGCACCGACGGACATCCGTCGATCGGCTTTGACCAGTACACCGTGCAGCAGCTCGCCGATGAGCTGATCGAGCCCGCGCTGCGCCTTGTGGGACTTCGCCTGCCCGATGGTGAATTCTCCATTCTGGCCCGAGCGGCGTCGTACGCCATCGTGCACCGGAACGATGAGGGGGAGAACGGATGAGCCCCACCGACTCGACTCACGGTCTGTCCGTGCAACGCGCTGACGCCCTATGGGACGCTGTCGCCATCCCGGGGCCGGAGAATCCCACCTTCCCCAAGCAGCACGAGAGGGTGTGCCGGGCCGTCGCCGAGATCGTCAAGGAGGCGGAGTGGACCACGCCGCCCGAGGTGCAGGCCGCCATCCTGCGGGATGCCGCCGATCGTATCGACGAGACCAAGGACGACTTCCCCATCGCAGTGCGCAACGGAGTCACGTGGGCCACGGCGGAACTGCGCCGGTCGGCCGCCGCTCTGGTCCGAGCATCCAAGCAGCAAGAGATGGTCCTCGCCTACCGAGCCCCGGGCCTTGACGTCATCTACTGCGTGCAGTGCCGCCCTGAGGACGACCGATTCATGGGCATGGGGTCGGATGACCTTCCCGATGGAGGCATCTGCGCCAATTGCGACACCGATGTCCTGATCCGGGTGAAGCCGTCTCCGTGCCCCCGCTGCGGCGAGGACGTCAGCGGTTACCAGCCGGACGATCTCGTGTACCGGGCTGGCGACAATCGGCCGTACTGCTCTGGAGAGTGCGTGGTGGCTGCACATCGGGTCAACGCTTCCACGGCGGACCTCTCCGACGATGAGATCGTCGAGGCGGCGCGAGAGATCGGACTGGTCGAGCCGGAGAAGGCGCCCGGGATCATCGCCGCAGCTCGTGAATTCCTGGCTCAGTCCGGCGTCGACACCCCTGGCTGCAACTGCGGCCACAAGGGAGCCGGTCCGGCCTGGCATCTGAAGACGTGTGCGTGGACCAAGACACTGAACGTGCCTCACCCCGACGAGGTGACCGGAGGGACGCCATGACCCGGATCGGCCCTCATGACGGTGAGCAGTTCGGGTCTCCTGGTTGCACCTGCCGACCGTTTACGGGGCAGAATGGCATGCCTCGCTATCTCGATCGACCCGGAGACACCGCTGACCTGATCAGCGGCTGGAAAACGAACACCGACTGCCCGCATCACAGCAAAACGGGTACGACGGTACCCGGCCTTCGGGGCCTCCTCGAACGGGTCGGCATCGACACCACCGGCAAGGACATCCGGGTCGGCAATCGAGTGGTCGACGCTTGGCCTCACTCCTGTACCTACCGCGCCATCCGGTGCAACCTGGCGCGCACCCGGCAGGAGCATGGGCGGCACGACTGGGAGCCGCAGCCTGGCATGACCCCGCTGCACTGCTCTGGCTGGAACCCGGAAGAGGGGGTGCTCTGATGTGCAGCGACTGCGGGTTGACCGAGGCCCAGAAGGCGTACAACACCGCCCAGTATGAGGTGTTCCAGCTCGCCGCCTACGGCCACCACAGGTTCGCCCCTTTGCCCAACAGGCGAACCGGGGAGTATTTGTCCATTTCGGAGATCGAAGCCGGGCAGCGCGACTACAACGACCGCATTCAGGCTGCCCGCGAGGCGCTGGAAGCTGCCGTGCTGCGGCTCGTCGCCGAGCATGGCGAGACGTACCAGACGCTTCCGGAACCCGTGGTGGGGTGGCTGCGGATGCTGGCCGACGATCCGGCGGAGCTGTCGCAGCTCGCCGTTCGGCCTGATGAGCGTGAGGAGATCCGCAATGACTGACCAGCCCGTTGCTTACCAGTACAGCGATCAGCAGCGAGCCGAGTGGGTCGCCGACATTCTCGCGGCTGCCGCCGACAAGCCAGGCCACCACACCTACGCTCTCGCACTCGCCAAGTACTGGCGTGCTGCGACGCCTTCATCTGACGCCGATCAGGATGAGCCGACTGCCGACGACATCGCGGGCATCACATGGAGGGTGGAGTGTGCACTGTCAGCCGACTTTGCCGCCATCCACCAGCCGCAGCGCTCCAAGGGCATGTATGGAGGCGAATACGCCCACGAGTACGTTCGTATGCGTGGCGCTGCACGGAGGGCCGCCCTGCTCGCAGCGAGGGAGCGTCGTCTGAAGAGGGAGAAGGCTGAGCGTTCTGCTGCCGAGTCCCTCGCCGACCTGATCACCTTCGCCTCCGACGAGGAGCAGACGTGAACATCAGCGAAGCCTTGGGTGAGCGAATCGCCGCCTCTCTGCACGCCAGGATGCCTGGATGTACTCACTACGGGCACGGAAGTGACTGCAAGGAACTGGCCAGCGCCGTCATGGCCGAGGTGGGTCACCTGCAACTTGCCCAGCATCAGACCTGCACGACGTGCGGGGCGGGCTACAAGATCGGTGCTTCGTGCGCCACGTGTGCCTTTCAGGCCCGAATGGCTGCCGAGGCGTCGACCCCCATCTCCGTCCAGGAGCGTCCGGCTGACGACTACGACCATGTCACGGGTCACCTCGTCACGTGCCTGGCTGTGACTGGAGGTGAGGCCGACCCCGACTGCCCTTGCAAGGCGGAGCATGCCTGGATCTACCGGGTTACGGCCCTGCCGGAAGGCAGGAATCCGGAGTCGCAGTACTACGCCAGCGCCAGCCAGGCCAAGTTCTGGCGAGACCAGGTCGGCTCCATCGGATACCGAATCACGGTAGGTCGCGTCCCGGCGGAAGCCTTTGAGGCCCTGCCGGAGAAAGTCCTCGACCGGCTGGCCGACGGGGAGCGGAGCGCCTCGTGAGCACCGCACGCATCCTCATTCCTGGCGAGTATCTCGACGGCTATCTCGCCGTCGGCCGCCCTCAGGGCGTGCCAGACGCCCTGCACGCCCTTCTCACTGGCGGTGAGGCTGGCGAGGATGGCGTGCGCCGTCGAGTTGTTCTCGATGTCCCCACGGACCTCTTGCCCGCACTGGCAGAGATCGCCTATGGCCACTTCATGTCCTGGGGCAATGAGCAGGACCGGCGCAAGCACAGCATGCCTCGCGGTGAACGCGAGACACTGGCCCGTCGGGCTCGCGCGGCGTTCGCGATCTACAACCAGGCCAGGCTTTCTGGCTTGCGTGTTCGTTCGGCCGAGCCCTCCAGGGGTGCGACAAAGGAACCGGACGTGTAGCTGACATCTGCCAGGCCGGGGACCGATCCATCCGGTCCCCGGCGCGTTGTCAGTGCATGGGTGCAAGATGGGTAACCGAAGGGAAGGGGAAGCCGGAGATGACGAAGAAGAACCCAGCCTATGAGAACGGTTGGCACACCACAGGAACCCTGAAGGTGCTGCCGAGCATCGAGCAGATCGTCCAACGGCTGGAGGGAAATCCGGACGTCGTCCTACATGCCAGGCAGTTCAGGCAGGTGGATGGCTGGTGGGCCTGCGACGCCGTGTGGATGGCTGGGGGTGCTCGCGTGCGGGGACGGCTGAGCATCAACCATCGCTCAAACCCGAACGATTCAACAGGCTCAGCGAAGAGCACATTCGATCCGAGCACCTACGATCCGGCAGTCGACCCCTCGGATGGCTACTTCCATGTCTTCGCTGAAGCAGATCGCCCCTGGGAAGCTCACTGGCCCTCCCCGCTTCAAGTGTTCTTGGACCGAAAGCTAAAGCCAAGCTACGTCACAATGGACTACGGCAGTCATAATCCGCTCCATTTGAAGAGCACCACTAATCTGAGTGGCTTGCTCGGCACGCTTGCCGAGCTGCCCTGGCTAGCCACAGTCCTTGTTCACGACGAAATCAATCTCAACGTTATCACGCCACCTAGCGGCGTAGGCTATGAAATGCCTCTGATTTCCAGACTTCCCTCCAGTCTGTACGGTCGCATTCTCGATGTTCGCATTATGGGCGAAGCGACCCGCAAGAAGACCAATGTCATCCTGAAGAAGTACGGCACCCATCTGCCTCAAGGCGGTGCGGCAATTCTGTTGTCGACGGGGCGCAGGAAAGGCATTTCGCAGGCCAATCTATCCTTCCCGATGACTGGCAAATCCTTTGCCGAGGGTGGCGACATCACGCCCCTCGCGGTGTCGCTTTCCAACCTGCTGGCAGAACAGGTGATGGAAACTGACACCGATGCGATCGACGAATTGCGCAAGGAGTGGACGCTGCTCACCGACGCGGAGAAGACTCAAGAGGAAACTCTCTTCTTGGCCTCCGCCGCCGATCGCATCAAAGAACTGGAAGAAAAGAATGAGCATCTCCTTGAACTCCTGAACACCAGCCAGGAGTTCAATGATCATTTTCGTAACAGCGCAGACTCTCTGCTTGAAGAGCTTCAGAAGTCAGTTCTGCGGGAGTGTGATGCGATCAACGAACGAGATGAAGCCCAAAACGAGTTGATCAATCTGAGGGACTTCATAGCTGAAAGCGACCTCGGTAAGGCTATACAGGAGCGCGACGAAGCCCTGGAAGAAGCAGAGCTTTCTGAAGAGCTACTGGATGAGCAGACACACGAGCTGACCGCCTTGCGCCAAGAGGTTGCCAGCCTTCGTCGCGAACTGGGCCGCCTCGGCAGCACCTTCACCTCCGCACCCCCTGTGACCATCGAAGATGAAACGCCCAGCACCTGGGATGACTTCTTCACTCGCGCCAGCAGCCTGGAGTTCGTAAAGCTCGGCAAGGTGGAGAGTGAGGTCGACAAACTTCGCGGGCAGGTGCAGGAACGCATCTGGATCAATCGATCCTGGGAAGCCCTGTTGGCTCTGGAGGAGTATGCCCGGCTCAAGAAGGAGCGAGGCACTGAGGAGCTGCCCCACTTCCACGCCTACCTTCTGGACTCCAAGGCCGAACATGTCATCCCCCGCACCCGGTACTCCAGCACGGAGTCGAAGGGCGTGATGATGAACAGCCGATTCGTGGCCGCGCGCACTCTGCCGGTATCAACACAGGTCGAGCCTTCCGGGAAGATCGTAATGGAGGCTCACATCCGCATCGGATCAGGCAAGCCACCTGCGCCGAGGATGCACTTCTATGACGACACCAGCGGCTCAACCGGGAAGATCTACGTCGGTCACCTCGGCCCACATTTGCCGAACTATCAAACGAACTGAAGTTCTGCGGCCCCGAGCGATCTGGGGCCGCAGTGTTGCAGTCAGTCGATGTCTTCATGCCCAATCAGCAGCGTGCACTCCCCTAGGTCATTCAGGGGGAAGTTGCACTCGTACCCGTTCGCAGCCTGCGCACTGCACAGTCCGTTGCCGCTCGACCAGTAATCATCCTCCCGGTCGAGCGGGATCCAGTCGGGATAAGCCTCTTCGAGTTCGATCTGTTCGTACTTCTCCGGGTGGTTGGTCTGTTCGATGATCGTCGCCTGTAGCTTCAAGCCTGCGCCAGAGGTCTTCACACGCCATAGACGACGTGATCTTGTGGATCGTTACACGGAGGGAGAAAGCCGGTGCCGACCGGAGACCGCAGGACTACAGAGATAGCCCGCGCCGCAGCGATGGCCTTTCCGGACGTATCAGCGAAGGCCATCGCCGAGGCGCTGGGGATGGACCCGAAGACCGTCCGGCGGCATCGCGTGAAGAAGCGTCCCTCCACCCGATGGAGGGAGCTGCCGGTGGACAGGATCGCCGAAGCCTACGACGAGGGAGCCAGCATCGGTTCGCTGGCCTCCGAGTACGGAGTGAGTCCACAAACGATCCGCAGAAGGTTGGAGAAAGCCAACGTCACGATGCGGGACGAGGCGCCGACCGCCAAGCTCGACCTGCCGATGGCTGAGATCGCTGGACGGTACTTGGCTGGCCGAAGCGCCGCGTTCCTCGCCGATGCGTACGGGTGCAGCGAGACGACGATCAAGCGACGACTGCGGGACGAGTGCGGCATCACCCTGCGTCCACCTCATCGACCCAAGTCTGGATAACCTCTCTAGGGAAGAGAGGAGTCCGGTATGGCCGACCAGCCCAAGTATCAACGCATCGCCGAGACGCTGCGGAGAGCCATCAGGTCTGGGGAGTACGCCCCCGGGGACCGACTGCCTGGGGAAAACGAGCTGGCGGCCGTCCATGCGGTAGCCAAGATGACAGCCCGGCACGCTCTGGCCGTCCTGAAGGAAGAAGGCCTCACGGAAACCCGAAGGGGTGCCGGAGTCTTCGTTCTGCCCTCCACTGGCGACCTAGGCCATGCTAAGGTTGGAGAAGCGCTCGGGAAGCCCCCGGTCGCGATCCACAACAAAGGTCCGGGAAGCCCCCGGCCCCACACAGGAGAAGCCATGATCTTTGGCGGAGAAGCAACGTCCGCGCAGGTTGGCACGGATCCGGTCCGTGTTCGCGTCCTGGAGCTGGAAGAAGTCCGCAACCTTGGCCCAGAAGAGCTGATCTACGTTCAGGCCCAGGACTTCAAGTCCCTCGTCCTCGTGCCCGCATATCGGAAGATGCGCGACGAGGCCTACCTCGATCGCGGGGACAACCCCAGGGTCCATGTTCGCTCCATCTTCGGCAGTGAGTTTTACGCCTCCGCCGAGAACGGCGTGTTCGAGGCCGACGACCTGGGCGAAGAGATGCCCGTCATTCGCTCGGCCGGAACGCGTGTGTCCAGTTCCGTGTTCATCTCCGGCCTAGACCCTGATGTCGCTGAAGAGCGGGTACGCAAGGCCCTTCGCGCCGAGTTCGGCCCCGGAGTCGTTGAGGTGTGGAACATGCGCTCCGGCCCCGTGCGCGACCTTCGCTGGGATGTCTACGCAATCCGCACCTCTTGGGTCTCCGAGAGCCGCAAGGGAGAGGGCTCCTTCCAGGAGGTCGAACGGAGGGTGGTCGCCCGCAACATCCGGGACGGTCATGAGCGGTACTACATGGGCAAGGAGCCGGTGGGCTGGCAGTTGGTGACCGAGCCGCACCAGCCCGACACCACGCAAACCGAAGTGCTGTAGGACGGCGAGTCGAGATGATCGGGCGGAACTACCCGACCGTTCAGGTAACCGCCTGGCTTCAGCATGATCCACAGGTGCTCGCGGTAGCCAGGCGCATCATCCAGCTTGAGTCCACTCCCAAAGAGGGCGTGAGCACTCTCCCAGAGTGGATGCGTTGCCGGATGGGCTGGTGCGAACTCAACCATGCCTCGTCCGACATTCCGGGTCGAGCCATCCCCAGTCTTTACGAGCTGCGGAAACTACTTTCTCCGGAGCTGTTCGATGAAGTTGACTGGGACGCTGTTCGGCGCGCTGTAACGGAAGGAGAAGAAGGGTGACTAAGGAAGAGTACGAGCAGAAGCGGCGGGAGCTGGACGAGCAGGCGGAGGTGGCCAAGAAGGCGTACCTCGACGCCAAGAGGGTCTACGACAAGATCTGCGATCAGATGCTCAACCTCCGCATCGAGTTCCGCGAGCAACAGAAGGCGGAGGAGGGGGGACGATGAAACCCCTCCTGATGATCGACGTGGACGGACCGCTGAACCCCTGGGCCGCCAAACCCCATCGACGTCCCGAGGGTTACCGGACGCACCGCATGCGCCCCGCTGGCTGGGAGCAGCCCTGGCAGAAGCCGCTCAGAGTCTGGCTCAACCCACAGCACGGACCTGCCCTGCTCGCCCTTCCATTCGACCTCGTCTGGTGCACCACTTGGGGTCACGAGGCGAACGAGTGGATCGGCCCCCACATAGGGCTGCCAAGCCTTCCGGTGATCGAGTGGCCGGAAGGCGTGAGGGAACAGTCGAGCCCGTACTGGAAGTCTGAGCCCAAGGTCTTCTGGAAGACCGAAACGCTCGTCAAGTACGCGGCCGGTCGTCCCTTCGCGTGGATCGACGATGACCTCACGGACCTGGACCGGGAGTTCGTCACCCGACATCACAACGGGCGAGCCCTCCTGCATCACGTCGACCCCCGGAAGGGGCTCTTGGAAGGTGACTTCCGGGCCCTTTCCAACTGGGCTTCGTCGTAGGGCCGGAGGGAAGTGCGGACTGAGGAGACAAGGGTAATGAGCAACGAGGATCGGACCGACTACAAGCCTGGCGACCCGCCCGTTCCCGTCGGGGCAGTCGTGGAGTACCGGGACGGCGAGTACGAGGTGGTCGAGCACCAGGAGCCGCGAGAGGGCACGCCCGATCTGGAAGTGCACTATCCCGATGGGGTCGGCTATCTGGTGCACGTCGTCGGCCAGCCCAAGAAGTTCGGGAGCGAAGGATGGGTATCTGGCGTGCGCCGCCGTTCCTTCCGCGTCAAGACCGAGGCTGCGCCCCCGAAGCAGGAGGACTGACCATGGCGGTGTACAAGGTTCCGCTGACAACCTGGGCCAACGCAACGGTCGAGGTGGAGACCAACGAAACCGATCCGGAGAAGATCGTCGAGCTGGCACTGGACAACATGCAAGCCTCGCTGTGCCACCAGTGTTCAGGGCGTGACAGCCTGGAGATCGGCGATGTCTGGGATGCGGTCCTGGACGGCGACAAACCCGAGATCTACAAGGTCAGCGACTGACCTTCTGTGAGGCAACCCCTACTTGTAGGGGCACTCGCTTCGCAACCCCGAGACGCGTGCTTCACTGTTCATCGGGAGGTTCTCCGGGTCCACCCCGGTATGGAATTGAGCATCCCTCGACCCCTGGCTTCGGACTGATGACCCGTGCAAGGCCAGGGGTCATCCACATCCAGAACCCCAGATCCACAAATCCTCATCCACAACATCTCGTCGTTGTAGATGAGGGTTGTAGGTCTGACTGCATGCGTCTTACAGTGATCGTGCGCGGCCAACGCATCAGGCTTCATTGCCTGCCTGAGGCCCCGACGGCGAGGCGGTCCCCTCGGTGTCGGGGCCTTCTGCGTTCACGGCTCGGAGGCGCTTAGGGGATCGATGCTTGCCGTCCTCGCTAACCAGAACTACGGGTAGGCAGCCGGGGCATGAAAACAGGTCATGCGTCCCGATCCAGCGCCAGCCCTTATCCCATAACCTCCGGTGGTCACGGTCCTTCGGCAGGGTTGCCACCTCTGCACAGTTGGTGCAGATCAGGATCATCGGCCGTGCGCGTGCAGACATAGAACGAGCCTACCGGCGTCAGCAGGTGTGCCCTCCTGGACTCGATTTCTATACGCACTCGTTCACCGCGTAGGGCAGCATCTCGGCGGCATCCGGCTGACCCATGCCCGTGTCCATGAGGGCATGCAGCATGCCCCGGTAGTCGGGTCCCTCGGTCTGGAGGGCCTGCTCGCAGACCGCGTTCTGCTCGGGCTCCGAAAGGCCCTTCCAGCGCTCAGAGACTGCCCTGAGGTCTGCCGAAGCCGTAACCGTGGCGGAACCGGGCGATGGGTCCGGTCCAGTTTCCGACGAGCAACCGGCCATGCCGAGGAACATGGCGGCGGTGATCCCTGTGAAAACAGCTCCGGTTCTCGGCATGACGCCTCCAGAAAACCACGGGAAATATCCAATAAGTGTAATACGTTCACCGATGCAATGTTCTGGGTCCGGTGTATCGGGTGTGGATGACCTGTCGACGATTCGTCACCAATTCCCCTTGGGAACGAAACTCGATGTAGTTGATCCTGGTGAGCATGGACAACGTGATAGACATCAGCAGCCGCAGCCCCTCCGCTTCGAGCGGGTACGACGGAGCTGTATGCCCGTGCGGCGAGGCGTGGTTCACCGTCGGCCCCGTATGCATGACCCAGAACGGAGAGGTGACGGGCCATGCCGGACGCCCCCACTGCGTCTCGTGCGGGCGGGCCTATTCTCCGCGCTACAACGGATGAGGTACTGAACCTGGAGGTGCTCTCAAGTCATGACGCGCATGCTCGGTGCGTGGTCCAAGTCCTGGTGCCAAACGTGCAGGGCCCCTGCGGGGGCGGACTGTGCCGACGTCTCTGTCACGAAGAAGGCGCGACGGGTGGCGGAGAAGAAGGCCTGGAGGAAGGAGGCTCGTGAGCAGATGCCTGGCAACGATAGGTGCGTACCGCACTCTTCGTAGTCAAGTTGGCCACTCCTGGCCTTCACTTACCTAACAAGGAACCTTCAAACTGTGACAATGGCGAAGCATCCGCGCGTCTCATGCCCTTCATGCTCAGACCCTGTGGCTGGGACCCCCACCCGCCGGATCGGCATAGTCAGCGTCCACGACCACAAGTCGGAACCTCGATCCCTGAGCCTGTGCCCTGGGTCGATGCAGCACGTGCAGGCGCCGGGCGCTAAGTACGTGCAGGAGATGTTCACCGAGGAGGAACCGGACGGTGACACGCCGGAGGAGCCGATCACGATCTTTTGAGTAGCTTGCATGTAGCGATGACGTGCTGGTGAATCAGCAGGCTGAAGCCACGCTGCCGGACTTCAAGCTGCTTTGCAGTAGTCGGCTACACCTTGCGCCAGCTTGGCACCCAGGCTCCGCTCTCGGTTACCTCGTAGTCACCGAAGAGCGCTGGGACTTCCTTCTTCATCAGCTCACCGACCTTGCCGAAGACGAGCCTGATCTCTTCCTCGGCACCTTCTGCGGTGCGGCACTCGATAACGTGCCGAAGCGTCCTGACGTTGGCGCTCCAGACCACGGTGGTTGCGACCCCTTCAGGGGCGAAGCGGCGCATGAAGGATGTCTTGTGCTTCTTCTCCTTGAAGGGCACGCCGTCGTCGTCGAGGCCGAAGTGGTCGGCCATCCAGAGCTGGAGCTTCTCCATCTCCTGGAGCAGGCGAACCGTTCGGGTCATCAGCTCGCCGTCCTCCTGGGCCCACTTGGGGAACCAGAACGGAAGGCTGTCGAGCCGGACGAAGCGCAGAGACTCCTGGCTGATGGCTGTTCCAACGCGATGACGCACCTGCTCATGCGTTTCGACTCGACTGACGTTGGAGAAGATGAAATTGAAAGTCAAGTGCTCCAGGACTGAGCCGTGCGCGCTGGAGAGGATGTTTTCCAGGTAGGCCTCCTGATCGGTGCGCACCCTGGTGACGTTCGGATTCAGACCCGGCTCCCAGGAGCGATAGCAGGTGCGCCCGCAGATCTCGGCGAGGGCCTGGGCGTCATTGCGCTCGCCCCTGTCCAGGCGCTCCAGCCAGCTCTCTCCACCGACCTCTTTCAGGTAGTCGGCGACTGCCTCGTAGTCGAGTGATGGTCGGCCTATCAGCCGAACATCGGGCTGTACGAAGTGCATTCACGTGCTCCAGGTCGAACGAGGGTGGTCTTTACTCGGTGAAGGCCGGGAGAGGCGAACGCCCGAGTCCCGAGAAGGCGAAGCCATCCTCTTCTGTGCAGGTGACCTCGATGTCGCACGCAGGGACTCCAGGTATCCGGAGCCAGACATCTTCGCTGCCGAACGCCCTGAAACGGGCAACGTCGCCATACGGGCCAGTCTCCAGGTAGCCACCCCAGTCCTGAATGAGCTGATCTTGCGCTGAGTCGATGAAGGCCATCACGTCGTACGCCTCGCCATCCACAAGCAGAACGGCGGGGCCGGAGTAGAAGTCCATGCACGAATGATCCCTCATCTGCTGTGAAAGACGGGACCCTCGTGAACGAAGTTCGCGTCACAATCCTTGTGACAATTTTGGGCGGGTCCTGCAATACCCCCGGTTACGAAGGCAACCCTTAGCGGCAAGTCTTCACAAACGACGAAGCGTGGGCGTTTACAAACGCCCACGCTTCTAAATGTCTATACCAGCAGTTCTACCCGAACTATCCCAACGCGCGCTCTTGCCGTATGCCCTGGAGTGCCAGACTCTCTAATACTTGAAAGTTCAGAAAAGTCTTCAGGCAATCACAACTGCGGCGCTGAAGGCAGGTCGATGACCGGGAAAGCGAGCTGACCTCCGCAACCGGTGAACACCACTCGATGGTCACCGCCGCCCCAGAACGGAGAGATACCGACCTGCTGGGTGTCGTCCTCCTGCATGCGCAGCCACGCCCTGACGGTGTCCAGGCTGGCAGAGAAGGCCGTCAAGTCCCAGGTGGCTTGCTTGATACCATCCACCTCAGTCCGGGCGAGGGGGCGTTCCGGCTGAGCCGTGTCTGTCAGGGTCAAGTGAATGCCGTCGTACACCATGCGCACCCCTTGCAGACCTCGCGGTATCGGCTCCAGCAGGTCTCGCAACTCCCGAACGGTCAGCACGGCCACGTCAGGCGTTGCCCGTCTGGGCAGCGTCACAGTCGTGCAGGAGGTCCGTGGTGGCCCCGCATTCACACAGGGTGGGGCCGGGTTCGTCGCCGTCGTAGTTCCCGCCGCAGGAACAGTGATGGCCCTCGTAGATGTAGCAGTGCACGAAGTGCGGGCCGTCCGGCAGCCGGTTGTCGTTGGCGATGACCTGGTGGGTCAGGAAGTTCACTCCTGCCCTCCTTCGTTCGTGACGTTACTGCCGATGTCCATGCTCCGCAGCACCGCCTCGGTCATGTTGCGGGCGGCATCGGATCGGTTGGTGTCCGGGATGAAGTCGACCAGCACCTCACTCACGGCCAAACGAACCTGCTCCTCGGCATCGCGACGCCAACTTTCGACCGTCTCGGCAACGCGTTGCTTCGCCCAATCGAAGTAGCCTGTCGGGACTTCGCTCTCGATGACCTCGGCGAGTCGCTCCTGAAGTGTTCCCATGGTGCCGGGAGGCGGGTACTTCAGAGGTGGCGGCCCCATGCGTTCGATGCACTTGGTGCAGGTGACCTCGGCATCCTTGGCGCACCAAACGTGCGGATTCTCGGGGTTCAGCCAGAGCAGGCAGACGGTGCGGTGACCACTGACGGAATGGCTTCGTGCAGCGTGAACCTCATCGGTCCCCGCATAGCGCACCCTGAGAGGGAACTTGTCTGGGGGGATGGGCATATCGACCGTCCTCGTTTCGCTTCTTCTCCATTTCCGTACTATCCAGACTACCGGCCTAGGTCACCTCGTGAGGCCCTGGCCTTCTGTCACTTCTCCGGAGTGCGGTTGTACTCAGCCAGCGCCGCCTTGCTGGTGTCGGCCGTCTGGAACACCAGCTCCCACGGTCCGGTGTTGACGTCGAACTCCTTGCCGAAGCCGACCCACTGCCCCTGCATGCGCCGCCCGGTAGGTTCGACCAGCATCTGGATCGCGCCGTGATACACAGCCCCCCGGTAGTAGCCGTCCTTCGCCGTCTCCTCCGTCCAGGTACCAGTGACGATGTGCCGGTCAGCCTCAAGGGTCATCCAGAGCGGGGACTCAGGATTGAGTGACCCCTTCGGCAGGGACTGCACCGACAGACCAGTGCCGTGCTGGAGAACGACCACGTAGTGCATGCCAAGCAGCTCGGCGTTGTCGCGCCCGGAACTGACGTACTTGTACTTCGACAGCCAGATGCCCGACAAAGGCCCGGCCGTAGGGACGATGGGCTTAGGGGCCGGGATGGTGACGGGCAGCAGCTCACCCTCAACATCCACGAAGGCGGGAAGCTGGAAGCCGAGTGCGGAGAGGGGGCGGCCTGTCACCGCCTCCAGGACGCCCCGGTAGTTGGACCGGGGGGCGGCGATTTCGCCCGACTCCCAGCGCTGAACAAGCCTCTTGCTGGCGTCGTTGGCACTCCCCAGCTTTTCACCCGCCTCACGCAGGGCTTCGGCGAATCCTTCTTGTGTCATGCCTAAAGACTTCCTGACTGCTCGAAGTGTGTGGTTGGGCGTCTTGGCCCGTACGGGTGTGGTCATGTCCTCACCGTAGCTCAGAGTCGATCGAAATGACGCCCTAATGACGCCCTCTATGACGTCGCGAACTACCCCTGGGGGAGGGCATCTTGGAGTCGTGAACAACAGGCCCCACCCGGAGCAACCGCAGGTCGCCAGCCGCGAGGTGAAGCAAGAGTTATATGGTCCATCAGGATGGCCTAGGCCGTCAAGGTGGTTCGGTGACCAGGATGTTCCGGGTGGCAGGGCGGCTCCCTCGATGTGGCCCGAGGGAGTGAGGGAGATTCGGTAGTGGAGACCGAAGCTCCGATCGCCAGGCCTGACCAAAGGAAAGGTGGGACTCCGTTGGGAGGCCTGCCGGGCTCCTCCGGGTGACTTGCCCCCGGATGTAGAGGCCCCTCGGGTGACTTGCCCCCGAGGGGCCTCATCCCGTTTTGCGGAAGTTGGCAAAAGTCACCCCATAGGGTGACGCCATGAGTGAACCCGACGACCCGCGCTTCGAGTGGATCTGCATCACGACCTTCGGGAGCGACGGTGAAGAGTGGGTCCGAGGCCAGTGCAAGCACCTCAACCCGATCCCCGTACATGCGCGCCCAACCGGCGAGCTGGTGGCCAAGCTCTGCCCAGACTGTGACGCTCAGTTGTCCGTGCCGGATCCGGGTCCGGCCTGGCTGAGTACTCCGTCCCCCGAGTGAAGTTTCGGGAGTTGGCGCACAACGGCTCCTGTGGAAGCGCATAATGTGGATTAAGAGTCCACTCCAGAGAGGTCCAACTGTGAACAACTCGGCCGACCATCCAGGGTCCATCACGTTCGGCTGGTGCTTCGATCACGGTCGACTGCACCGCTTCGCCCCAAACCTCGACGAGGGCGGGAAGGTCGAGCAGTGCAGCGCCGCCTGGGCTCCCCTCGACGGCTCGACCGACGAGGAGGCGCTGGCCCAGAAGGAACTGATCTGGGGTCCGGCGCAGTTCTTCCATGAACTCGACCTCGATCGCCAAGGCGGCCTGGTCGGCATGATGATGGTCCGTCGAGGTGCGCGCTCCTCGTGACACTCCCCTCAACTCCCCCTCGCGCGGAACTCGTTCGCGGTGGAGCCGAGGAGACCGTCCTGACGTGGCTACGAGACACACTTGGCACGGTGGCACCCAGGGACCCCCGCACTCGGCGCCTCGGGGAGCGTCGGCACCGACTTGATCTCCTCGCAGAACTTCTCGATCGGGAAACGTTTCTACTGGCCACATCCTGGCTGGGGTCAAGTGCGGTTCCTAGCGCAAAAAGCAAGCAGGCCTACGCAGACGATCTGCGCTACTGGGCTAATTGCGTAAGGGAACTGACCGAGGAAGAGCCTCTTTCCTGGGCCTCCATCACCCCGGAAATCATCGAGATCTGGACGAAAATCCAAGAGGCAAACAAGGTCAAGCCCCGGACGATGAATCGCCGAATGTCCTCATGGTCTTCCTTCATCAAATACGTGTCCTGGAAGAAGAAGGATCCACAGATCGGCACGCCGGTGAGTGAGTATGACCGGGCTTCCGTTCAGTCTCTGGACGAGGACAGCGCCACGCCGATCCTTGAGAAGGAGGAGCTTCAGCAGGTCATCCTCGCTGCCGACACGGTCGAAGAGGCCTTGACCGTCGTCCTCATCTACACCCTTGCGGGGCGGGTCACCGAGTCGTGTACAGCGCTGCGCGAACAGATGACCCACAGGCTGGTTGAGGGGAAGCTAAAACACTTCATCAAGCTGATCCGCAAGCGCGGCAAGAAGCCTGACTGGCCAATCCCGGATGAGTTGTGGGAGCTGATTCAGGCGGTCTCGGAACTGCATCCCAACGCGCCGACGATCTTGGTAGACAGCGATGGAAATCCAATGGACCGGCATACGGTCGACCGGATTCTAACCCGCCTCGGAAAGAAAGCCAACGTACTTTCGGGACGCGATCTAACCCCACACGTCCTGCGGGCCTCGCGCCTGACTCACATGCACGACGAGGGTGAAAGGCTCCAGGACATTCGGGACTACGCGGGGCACTCGCGATCAGACACCACCTTGGGCTACATCATTCGACGAGACACCAGCCGCAGGCGGGCCGAGCTTGCCGACAAGGCGGCCAGCGTCTACGTCGATCTCACCAAACGATTCCTGAGACAGTGACCCCAGTAGGCTGGCTACATCCTTCGTTGTCGGCAGCGCCTCGACGCTCCTGGCTTGCCCGCCGGGGGCGTCGTCATCTGTCCTTCATGCCCCACGCAAGGACGTTCATGATGGCCGGGTGCTTGCGGGCCTTCGGATCGTTCGTCCAGCCATCCAGATCGGCGGCCAAGATCTCAGGCCACGGCGCCCCTTGATCGAGTACGTGCTTCAGCAGGCCGTGAAAGCCGTCGCCGATGGGCGCCTCGTGCTTGCAGCCAACGTAAGTCAGTCCGTGCCGCATCAATTGGGCGGGCAGGTCGAGAGACCCGGGAAGCTCCATCCGCCGAACGAGCGCCTGCATCACGTTCCGGTAGGGGCCCTCGCGAAGCGCCGCGACCGGATACGCGTCGGGCGACTCGACAAGCAGCACACCCCCGGGTCTGAGCCAGCGGGTCAGGTTCGCAAGGGTGGCTGGCCCCATGGAGACCCATCGTGCGTGCACCAGCCCGAAACGGGCAGGCGGAAAAACCAGCGGGTCCGCAGGTCCGGCGATCCTGACTTCAACCTCAGGCACCCGCTCTTCGGGTAACAGGTCGGCGCTGAAGGATCTATGTGCCAGCACCGTTCGGCCATAGGAGGACAAGGTGCGTGCCACCTCTGGGGCCCCAAAGGTGAGATAGGGTCCTTCTGGGGCAAAGTACTCAATCAGGTTGTCGAGTGCGGAAAGCGTGCCGTCATCCAGGGCGGCAGACAGAAGTTGAGGCGGAAAGAGCGTCATACCCCTCACCTTTCCCCGTGTATCCGATTGATGGCCCTGAAACCGTGTTCGGGCTCGTGCCACTTTTCACCCATCAGGAGGACGCCGCTTGTGGATCGTTGAACCTGGCGTGAGCATCCGGGGCGCAGGTGCAACCGTCCACTGGAGACCAGGATGGGCACGCGCTTTCGACGCCAAGTCCGCAGCGGCAGGGGGTGTTGAGTTCCGGAGTCTTGCAGCCGCACCTGTCGGGATCGTGCCAGCCTGTCGCCCAGTCTCCACATCGAATGCAGCGCAGATACGGGTTGGCGAGAGTAATGCTGACGTGTGTCCTCGTGAAGCTCATAGCTTCATGGTCTCTTATCGTGCGTAGACTTCCCAGCATGATCTGCTCTTTCATTCCGCCGCACATCGCGAAGAAGGTCGCAGAGACCGACCGCTCTTTCGCGTCCGGCATCCAGGTAGACACAAAGCTTCGCGCGGCGCGCGAGAAGGCGGTGGAGGTTGCCGGGCCGATCACCGTCTACACGGCATCGAACAGGACGGCCATTCCAGGGAGGCTCGTCACTGAGGATGACGAAGACGCCAACCGCGTGAAGGGGCACTCGTACCTCATATCCCAGGTGCTCGGTGTCGACGAGTTCCCTGACGGCGTCGTGCACTACGGCGAGGGCTATGCCAACGCCTTCTTCAACGGCAACTACCTGGTATTCGGCGAGGGCGATGGTGAAGTGTTCGGCAACTTCACCATGTCGCTGGACATCATGGCTCATGAGTACGGTCACGCCCTCGTGTCGCTGGGGCCAAGGCTGATCTACTCCGGGGAACCCGGTGCGATGAACGAGCACTTGGCCGACGTCATCGGAATTTCCGTGCAGCAGTGGACGTCAAAGGACCAGGCTGACTGGCGCATCGGCGAAGAGATCATGGCTGATGGCGTATCGGCCGTTCGGGACATGCTCCGCCCCGGGCAAGCCTACGACTCGCCAATCCTTGGACGAGATCCTCAGCCGGGCCACATGGACCAGTACGCCAAAGTCCGTCACGACAACGGCGGAGTCCACATCAACTCAGGCATCCCCAACCGGGCGTTCGCCCTGCTGTGCGAGAAGACCGGGGAACCGAGCTGGGGACGACCGCTGGCGATGTGGCGCCGCGCCATGCAGGATCTCGGCCCACGTTCGAATTTCCGGAATCTGGCTGCGGCGACGTGGCGTCACTCAGGCGGGCTGAACCCAGCGGTTCGAGAGGCCTGGGCCGAGGTTGGCATCTCGATCTGAGGAAGTTGTTCGGGCCAACGGAAGGGAATCGAACAGAACAACTTCCGTGCAGCATCCCTGCATTGCAACGCACCCCATTCGCGTTGGGGCGTATGCCCAATGTCGAGACGAAAGACGGTAGAGACTCCATGACCAACACCCAAGAGGTTACGGTTCACGTCGACCTGGACAACGAGCTTGCAACCGCATGGCTCGATCGCCTCCTGGAGTGCACGCGGCATCCGATGTACCAGAACGGGATTCGCCTCATACGGAAGACGAACCTCACCGAGGAGCGATAGTGGCACACGACTCGCTCGCCCAGGTGATGGTCGATTACGCCTCACAGGGCATGACCTTGGCTCAGATCGCAGCCAAGGTGGGCATGGACGTCGAGGCCGTACACGAGCGCATGACCTCGTACCTGGAAAACCAGGCGACCTCGATGTCCGTCGTGCAGATGCGCATGCTCCAGCTCAACAGGCTGGAGCGCGTCATCCAAGCACTGTGGGATCAGGTGATGGCCGGTGACCTGATGACTCAAGGCCGGAACGTCAAGAACATGATCGAGACGGTCCGCGAGATCACTGAGCTGATGGATCTGAAGAAGGACCGCCTGCGCGATGAGCAGGTGCGGCTGACCCAGGCCCAGACTCAGCTCGTCACCACGGCGATCGACGTGATCCGTATAGGGATGCTGGAGAAGATCGTAGAGATCCTCCCCGAAGAGTTCCGGGAAGCCGTCGAGGTCATGTGGAACTCGGCTTTCCCTGCGATGGCCGCTGACGCCATCGCCCGCAACAAGGCAGCCGTCGTCAAGATGGGGACTGGCGCGGGGCCAATAGAACTGGCGCCGATTATGGAGGAGACGGACTAGTCGCCGAAGCCATTGGCAGCAACGGCCGATGGCAGAAGACGCAAAGCCACCTCATCCGAGCCCGTCGCTCCACTTCGCGAATCCACTCGTCGCTGATGCCTGCACGGGAGAGCCAGTGAGGGCACGCGCATAGCTCCGTCCGTTCTTGCTGTGTGGACGGCACTGATTTCACGGTCGCAGCTCCTCTGATTTACGTCTTGTCCGGTACTCTCTTTGCGTGACGACGATCGGCGACATCATCTCTGACGAGCTGCCCGCTTTCATGCAGCGCTCCGGCAAGAAGAAGCTGCGCGTCCTGGAAGTTGGAGTACTGCGAAATCTAGACAAGGAGCACCTCGAAGGTGACGGGCATTCAACGCTGGCTTTCGCCCGCCTGCTGAAGCAGCACCCTGGCAGCGAGTACGTCGGCATCGACCTGGATCCCAGCCAGGCGCGCTCTGCCGTCGACTCGGAGGGCCTGGGCGGCATCTGCACCTTCTGCACTGGCGATTCCGTCAGGGTAATGCGAGAGATGGCTGTCGACGGCGAGAGATTCGACATCGTCTACCTGGACGCTGACAACGATGGTGCGACCACAATGCGGGAGTACCTGCTCGCCGAGGATCTCGTCACGTCTCCCGGGTTGATCATGGGCGACGACATGAACACCGACCATACTGAAGTGCGCAAGGGCCGCGTGCTCATCCCGTATCTGCGCGAGTCGGGTGCGAAGTTCAAGCTGCTCCAGCGACACACCCCCTGGGATACCCGAGACATTCTCATCCAAGAGGTCTGAGTGCGGTCCTGGACGATGATCCGTTGGCGCTGCGTCTGCGGTCAGCGGCACGCCCCATGGTGGCGCACGACGCAGGCGCCTTCCTGTACGGCCAAGAGGAAGTGAGATCTTAATGAAGCCGACCGTCGGCCGCATTGTGCACTACGTCTCCCACGGCACCCCCATCCGCGAGGACGGCACCCAGGCTTACACCAAGGAGTGCCGAGCCGCGATCGTCACCATTGTCCATGGCCCAGCGCTGGATCCAGCGACGCTAGAGGACTCGGAGATGTGGGACGTGGGACTGTGCGTTTTCAATCCGACCGGCCAGTTCTTCCAGGAGCATTGTGTGCAGATGGAGAGCGCTCGCGACGGCGGGACGTGGCACTGGCCGGAACGAGAAACGGAGCAGGCCCCGTCCGAGACGAACGGGGCCTGACACTCGGTGCCGCTGTCGTGCATGCCGTCAGTTGAACATCCTGGGGGCCGAGGTGAACTTGACCGGTATCCAGCCCTGGTACAGGGAGCCCCAGCCGCCCTTCCCCGTGCTGATCTGCTTGACCTCGATCAGCATGCCGTCCCCGTTCTTGCCGGGCTTCTTGCCGCCCAGCCACTCGAACTGGTCCTGGTTGCTCATGCCGGAGGAAGTGCGGTTGCCGTCGTTGTCGCGGAAGTCCACATCCACCGTCACGAACGACGTGGAGCCGGTTCCCTGCCGGATCGTTTCGTCGTCGTAGTTCTTGACCGTGGCGCAACCCATGACGGTCATCTCCTGACCGGTGGGGCAGTCGCTGGCAGCCACGCCACCGAACGTGACGCCTCCCGCGAGGAGGGCACCAGCAGCGACCTTGGCAGCAGCAGTCTCAAAAAGCATCTTGTGGGTTCTCCTTTCCGATGGGGCGCGAAAGCCCTCTTTAAGAGAACCACATGACCTAGGCCATTTTCAACCCTCGGTGAAGGAGGAAGACATGGACATCACGCCCGTCTCGACCGTGACCATAGAACGCGCTTGCCTGCGACTCGAAGAACTCGCCAGGCAGACCAACCCAGACGCCCCGGGAGATGCAGTGGCGCCGTGCGGGCAATGTGAACCCTGTCACCGAGCAGCCAAGTTGCACCTGGCTTCCTACGCACTAAAAGAGGAGGACCCCAGGGGGGCCCTCCTTGATCTGCTTGGCACGCTTGGCCTGTCGTCAGGCGTGTGATTCCTCCATCACGAGGTGGCTCAGAATCCCCTCGACCTCCAGGCGCTCCATCCCACTGAGGGCAGGTGAGCCCAGCAGGATCCGCTCGCAGGTCTCAACGCTCGTCCAACGCGTGCGCGCGAGAGCAGAAAGGCCATCAACGGCCGTCAGAACCTCTTCGAGGGTGGCGTCGCTGCGACGCAGCACGCCCATGACGCGACGCGTGTACGCCTGCGCGTACCCCTGGCGGATTGCGCCGCCCTCTTCAGCCCCCCGTGGGCAGGCGTCGGCATGGGTGAGGCTCCAGCCAGAGCCCTCCCTGCGCAGGGTCCCTTCACCGGCTGGAACAGTTCCCTGGCAGATGCTGCACGGTTTCGGGTACATGTTCCTCATGTTTTAAAGAGTGGCACAGAGTGCTCGGAAAGGAAAGTTGGAATGTAGACCGGAAGTTCGAGAACCCTAGCACTTCTGTCTACGGGGGGGCGGTACCGACCACAAGTCCCCCATTAAATGACTGCAACCCACTCCCGTCTTCTTACCCTAAGCAGCCAAGAGATCACTCCAGAACCTGCCGCAAATGGCTCGATCCGGGTACATCCCGTGACTCATCTGGCGTACTTGACACCGAAGTTCGCACCTTGGCCCCCACGTGGGCGGGACGGGCCATGCGTGAGGAAAGGCCCGGCGGCATATGCACGCGCGGGCCTTCTCTGACGATTCCTCAGCCCCTGGAAGTGGAGACCGGTCAGCCCTGTGCCGACCGGATGGGGCATGACTAGGTTACCGAAAAGCCTGCCCCATAAGGAATGCTGTACTCGTCGTACGAGAAAGGGGCGGCATGCTTTCACAGGAAGAGCGCATAGCTACTGACGCTGAGGCGTACTTCAGAAACCAGGCACGTCAGGCCGGTTGGGTAAACGATCCTGCGGGCTGGGCCAGGGACGTTCTGGGGGTCCACCTGTGGAGTAAGCAGCGCGAGATCTGCGACTCGCTCATCCACAACAAGAGGACCGTCGTCGCTTCATGTCACGGCACCGGGAAGGCCCTGGGGCTGGACGAGTTGGTGCACACACCCGACGGGCCGATGGCTATGGGTGACGTGCGCGAAGGCACGACGGTGTTGGGCGCCGACGGCAAGCCGGTGTCGGTGGTCGCCACGACGGGCGAGCACAAGGCGGAGTCTTACAAGGTTCGCCTTGAACGAGGCGGCGCAACCGAGGAAATCGTCGCTTCCGGCGACCATCTCTGGCCCGTCCTTCCGCTTCAGATCCTGGCTGACATCCAGATCAAATCCGACCGTGCGGGGGTCCCGGTGGAGACGGGTTTGTGGCATCACCGGGCACAGGTCATGTCCACGAAAGAGCTGGCCCGACTCCAGGGAATCGCGGTAGTTCCGGGGAAAGTTCCAGAGATCTTCCCCCGTGGAACGGAGTGGGACACCCGCGAAGTGCTGTCGGACTCATTGAGGGAGAGGGCGGTCCTGGACCCCCTCGGTCGAACTTCCCTGCTCTGGAAGACGCGCAAGGATGAACCAGAGGAGATCTCAGCAATCCGGGATCGCATGCGGGCGGCCGGGGTGCACACGATCTACCGGCGCGAGCGGCAGTACGGCACCACGATGCGGCATCTGGCCCTGATGGGGACCCACGCCCCGAACCTGCTTCCAGACCCGAACGTTCGCGCAGTCGCTCTTTCGCACCTGCTGAGCAAGCAGGGAAGTTGGGGCGATGACGGGTGGAGGGTCGTTTCCGTAAAGCCTGTCGGTGAGCGGGATGTGCAGTGCATCCAGGTCGACTCACCAGACCACCTGTATCTGTGCGGCGAAAGCGGGGTTCCCACCCACAACTCGATGATCGCCTCCGTGCTGGCCTGTTGGTGGGTGTCCACCAAACCGCCCGGCCAGGCCATCGTGGTATCGACTGCCCCAACGTACGCCCAGGTCAACAAGATCCTCTGGGAGGAGATTCGCAAGCACCACTCCAACTCGCAGCGGGGGGAGTACCCCATGCCGGGCCGAGTGACGCAGGCAGACGAATGGAAGCTGGCCGACGGCCAGATCGTCGGATTCGGCCGTAAGCCAGCCAAGGGCGACCGGCACTCCTTCCACGGCATCCACCGGCGCTTCGTGCTGGTCCTGTTGGATGAAGCGTGCGGCGTGCCGGAGGAGATCTGGACCGGCGTTGAGGCCATCACCACGAACGTCGGTTGCCGCATCCTGGCCATTGGGAACCCCGACGACCGCAATACGGAGTTCGGCAAGAACTTCCTGGAGCCCAAGACGGCCCACCTCTGGAACCGCGTCTCGATCCCGGCAGCGACCACACCGAACTTCACCGGCGAGCCGGTGCCGAGGCTGCTGAACGAAGTGCTCATCTCCCGAGAGTGGGCAGAGGAGCGTCTGGCCGACTGGGGAGAGAAGGATCCTCGCTACATATCGAAGATCGAAGCCAAGTTCCCCGAGCAGAGCCAGTCGTCGCTGTTCTCACCGTCGCTCATTGCCGACGCGATTGATGAACCCCCTGCGCCGTCGAAGTACTCGATCCTGCGCCTGGGTGTGGACGTTGCCCGCTTCGGCTCCGACAAGACAGTGGTCGCCTCCTGCTCGGGCGTGACCGCACAGATCGAGGAGTCGTGGTCCGGCGTCGACACCGTGTCGTCGGCATACAAGGTGCTGGACATCGCCGAGCGCCTGAAGGAAGAACGCAAGGCACCCTGGGTGGAGATCCGAGTTGACGGCGTCGGCCTGGGGGCTGGCGTCATCGACACCCTCAACGCCCGTGCCGCACTGCTGCCCGACCCCTGGTTCACCGTGTACGAGATGCACGGGTCGGCTTCCCCTCCGGCAAATGTGGGCGGCTCGGTCTACGGCTTCTACAACGCAAGGGCTTACTGGTTCGACCAGCTCCGTCAGAAGATGCGCAACAGCTCGGTGAAGCTGATCGACCCTGACGAGCTGATCGCTGACGACCTGAAGATGGTCTTCTACTCGATCAAGAACGGCCGCCTGCTCATCGCCTCGAAGGAAGCGATGAGATCCGAGTATGGCCGCTCCCCTGACCTTGCCGACGCCGTCGCCTACGCCACGGCACCCGTTGCTGATGGTCTTCAGCAAGGCGACATCGTCGCCGAGACGGCGGTAGAGGTTGCCGGTATGTACGGCGAGGAAGAGTGGCTGACAGATCCCGAGACTGTGATCGCCCCGTACTGAGCACTGCCAACCGCCCGTCCTGGGAGTGAACGTGACCCTCATCCACGAGTACGAGCGCAGCCCCCACAGCAACGCCGGAAACTGCCGGTGCGGACTGCATTACGAGTCCCATCGCCACCCTCATCCGTTCACGCAGGCGTACCGCAGCAACGCTTGCGTGTGTGCCCAACCTGCGAACGCCCCCATTCACACCGACGCCAGCACGGCTCGGCCCGACCCGGTCTACCCCGAACCCCGAACCGATGGGCGGCGCGGGATTGAAGCCGCACGTGAAGCGGTTCGATGGGCGCGCGGAGATGCAGAGCCCCCCACCACGCCGATCAGTTGGAGCTGACCATGTCCGAGACTCAAACCTGTCCTCGCCGCATGAACGAGATGGGGCCCTGGGGTCACGAGGAGAACCTGGACACCTGGCGTGAGAATAACCGGGATGCAGAGGAGGCCCCCGTGCGCGATCCCGGTCCGTTCTGCTCGTTCTGCGGGTCCCTGCATCCGGAGACGTTCCTGAGCCTGATAGCCGAGGGCTGGATGGTCGAGCCAACCGACAAGACGTACAAGGCCTACCTGAATGAGGTGCTGAACCTGCCGGAGCGGACTGCCACCCCTGGGGAACCGCTGCCACCCATTGCGTGCGGGCGAGCCAAGTTCTACTACCAGCACTTCTCCGATGAGCAGATGCAGCGGTTCGTCGATCTCTACAACGACAACACGATGCGGCTTGGGCATCCGGGCTACTTCTATCGCATGCCGTTCTTCATGGCCGTTGGCGAGGTGGGCGAAGAGTAGGCGGGGGGTGACGCAATGTACGACAGGTCGGAAGCTGCCGTACGCCGGATAGTTGCCAGGGCAAGGGAAAATGGCGAAGTTGGAAAACTATACGTGAACCTGGCAATGGTGTTGATGAAATCGACTCCGCCTTCTCCTCTTCGCGATAGGGCACTGAAGCGTCTCGCAGACTCATGCGACGACGCGATGCCAATGCTCGAAAAGGTGGAACAAACTCCTGGACTATCGGTCCCCAACCCTTCCTCACGGAGGCAAACGGGCCGTTAAGGTGATCACATGAAGATGCCGAGGTCCCTCGAAGAGATGTCACTCACGGAAATCCAGACTTTCGTGAGCAACCTCGAAGCCCACAACGAGGAACTGGTTGGTCTGGTCTCCGAGGAGATGCGGGAGGCCGGAGAGTTCGGCCGTGCGCAGCTCGCTCTGGAGGACATCGGCTGGCGTCCCCTGATGGGTATGGCAGAAAACGCCAACTCGTTCACGCTGGACGCCCTGCACCACGCGAGTGACTTGTGCCGGGCCGTCGCTACGGTCAATCCCCTAGTCGGCCGTGGCCTTCGTGTACGCACCGGCTACATCTGGGGCTCTGGTGTGTCGGTTGTCCCCAAGGAGTTCATCCAGGGACCGGGTCGGCCCAGGACGGTGAACGTCGAGCCAGAGCTTCCCGAGGGTATCGAGGAAGTACTGACCGGACCTCTCGCCCAGCTTGAGCTGGAGCGAAGTTCGGGAACCGACGGCAACCTCTTCTTCCTTGTCGACCGCCGGACGAAGGAAGTGCAACGCGTCCCTTTCGAGGAGATAACCGAGGGGGTTTCTCAGCGCGGCAACCGGGAGCGGCTGATGTACATACGCCGCACCTGGAACGACTGGGATCTCGAACTCGACTTCGGCAACGACATCGAGCTGAGTCCCATCACCGCACCAAAGGCTGCCGCGCGAGGCCGGAGCTGGATGCGCGCAGACCGCGAAGGAGACTCGGGCGGGGCCGCGAAGTTCTCCTTCCGGGATTGCTGGTATCCGACGCCCGCCGGACTGCGGACCATGGGACGCAATCGCGGAGCCGCGAACATCGCAGGGGATCCGGTCGACAACACAAAGGTGCTCGTGCACGTCCCCTTCAACCGGCTGACCGGCTGGCGCTGGGGCATCCCTGACGTGCTGCCTGCCGTTTGGTGGACCAAGGCATACAAGGAGTACCTGGAAAACTGCTCAACGCTCACGAAGGCCTACGCGCGCTTCGCCTGGAAAGTCACCTCCGACAAGTCCCGGTCGGTACGACGCACTGCCGCCGCCATCGCCCAGAGCCCGCGCCTCGATCCCGCCACTGGAGCGCCTCTGAACGTGGGCGGTTCAGCAGTGCTGGGTGCGGGGCAGGATCTGTCGTCCGTGGGCGGCAACACCAAGGTCGACTTCGACTCCGGCAGGCCGCTGGCCGCCATGATTGCTTCAGCCCTGGATGTTCCCCTTCCAGCCCTGCTGGAGGATCCCTCTATTGCGAACAACGCGGCGGCCACCTCCCTGGACACCTCGACGATCCTGGTGATGCAGGCTCGTCAGAAGGTCATGGACGAAACATTCCGCCAGATCTTCAAAGTGCTGGGCCTGAAGGTGAGGTTGCGCTGGCCGGAGATCTCCGAAGAGCCCGTCCATCGCCGCATGCAGGCGCTCGATATGGCAATTCGACTGGGACTGGTGTCAGCAGACGAAGCACGCGCTATGGTTCTCGACGCCTGGCATGACAAGTGGGAAGACTTCGAGCGCAGGGCGCCGATGATTGACAAACTTCCTCTTGTGGCGGGCGGAACAGCCCAGGGGACTCAAGAGCCTCCATCGTCGGCAAATCCCGGAAAACCCTCCACTAATTCCGGCGAAACTGGCACCGATGGCACGGGCGGGCCAGGCGCCCCTGCCCCTTTGAAGTCCGGAAACTCCCGCTCAAACGCCGCCCCGAAGCAACCGGATCCGATGTCCTACGCAGACCACGAACTGCGGGATGAATAAAATTGTTCTCTTCCCGTTGGGACTTTTAGCCACCAGTGCTATTAGTGTGTGCCTCGTCGTTGATCAGCGAGGGGGCGTATGAACCAGGAAACGTTGCGGGAGTCCGCGACCCTTATGCCGGACCCCTCGTCCGGCAAAGGTATCTGGCGCGTATGTCTCATCGAGGCCGACATCCAGGGCAGCAGCGGTTACTACCCAGCTGAGGTTCTGGTGCGTGACGGGGCCACTGCCTTTCCTTCTGGAACGCATATCTACTTCGACCACCCCACGGGGACCGAAGAGATGGAGCGCCCCGAGCGCAGCGTTCGAGACCTGGCTGGCTACCTGCTTGACGACGCGGCATTCGAAGACGGCAAGGACGGCCGGGGTCTGTTCTCCCGGGTCCAGTTCACCGAGAACGCCAAGTCCCTGGTACAGGAACTCAAAAACGTCATCGGCTTGTCGATCCGTGCCGCTGGCCAGATCGAAGAGACCCCGGCGGGGCGAATAGTTCGCCGAATATCCGAGGGTCTTTCCGTTGACCTCGTCACCCGCGCTGGAGCGGGAGGAAGGCTCGTCACTATGACTGAGTCGGCCGTGCCGGAGTCCCCTCCGGCCGTCGAGCAGCCCACAGCGTCGCCCACCACGGCAGTCGCTCCCACCACCATCCCCTCCACCCTCGGATCGGGTGACCTGCGCAACGAGGTCGCCGCCCTCAAGGAGAGCGTCAAGGAGAACCTCGACCAGGTTTCGGTCGATGTGGCTCGCATGGCGCAGGCGCTCCGTGAGGCGCAGAGCGAGGCCGCGAGGCAGGCCCGCGAGAATCAGAAGCTCGCCGAGGCCATCACGTACCTGCGCGACCGAGCCGAGGTCGCCGACAAGGCGCTCAAGGAATCCAAGAGCACTGGTGACGTTCTCACCGAGCTGCTCGAAGCGAAGCTCCCCCTTCCTTCGATGATCCGTCTCGCGCAGTCCTACCGTCCGGACCAGGACCTGCACGAGTCGATCACCCACGAGCGTGAGTACCTCAAGAAGCTGCTGCGCGAGACCGAGCGGACCAGCCTGGAGCACCGCGAGCCGTCGAACCTCGGCCTGACCGAGTCGACCTCGTCATACACCAGTCCGTCCGGGACGTCCGACAGCGACCTCGCCGAAATCCGTGACCTGCTGAAGGGGAGCGCGTACTGATGGCCACCAACGAGGTCTTCAAGTACGGGCAGTGGATTTCCCTTCCGCTGCCTCTGCGTGGAAACGACCCGTCGAAGAACGACGACCCGACGCTGGCTGGTGACCCGGTCAAGATCGGTTCCATCGTGGGCTTCGCGCAGGAGGTCGGCGGCAAGCCCGTCACCTACACGACCGGCATGATGACGGTCACCGCAACCCGGAACACGGCGAACTCGCTGAACCCGGGCTGGGCCTCGGTTGCCCTGGTGGGCGCCTTCGCCTTCCCGGTCACCGGCTGGGACGCGGAAACCATGGGCTCCGGCACGCCGGTCTACATCGTGGCGGCCAACGGCTCCAACCGCGCCACCCTCACCACGGCGTCGAACTCCGACCCGTTCGGTGTGATCGTCGGTCAGACGACCAACGGCACTCCCATCGTCAATGTCGTTCAGCCCGTTCCGGGCGACGCCAACGCGGTCCCCGACAAGGCCGCCACCGGATCCTGAAAGGAGGCTCCTGAGACATGAACACCCTGAACCTCCTCGACGGAATCAAGGCCACCTCGAACCCTCAGTTCGAGCGGATCGCCGAGGCTCACAAGCAGCGTCGCGCCGCCATCCGTGAGGGCGCGGATGCGCGTCTGCTCAAGATGAACCGCGCCGTCGAGTTCCTGCGCCTCAAGCGCGAGGCGGAAGTCGGCTCGCCCGTTGCGATGGGCCGTCTGCGCGAGGCCGTGTCCAGCGGCGACTTCCCGCTGCTGTTCCAGTCGATCAGCCAGGCGTCGATGCTCGGTCAGTACGCCGAACTGCCGCAGCAGTGGCCGACGTTCTCCGTGCGGACCACGGTTCCGGACTTCCGTCCGGCGCGCATGGTCCGCTGGGACACGGTGGCCGGTCAGAGCCAGACGACCGACTACAACGGCGGCGCCGAGCGTCATGTCCGGGCGCTGCCCCGGATCCCGGAGCTGACCGAGTACCCGACGTTCAACCTGACGACGGAGGGTACGGACTACTTCGTCAACAAGTACGGAGCCAGGTTCCCCTTCTCGTGGGAAGCCTTCATGAACGACGAGCTGCGGGTTCTCTCGCAGCTCCCCACCGAGATGGCACGGTGGGCCCGTGACACCGAGGACGTCCTGACCACGGGCGTGCTGGCCACCTCCAGCGGTCCGAACCCGGACTTCTTCAACACCACGGAGAACTTCGGCGCCAACGCTCCGGTGGGCAACTACGTCGAGGGCAACCCGGCGCTGACCCTGGACGCCCTGGAGCACGCGATCAACCAGATCAGCATGCGCACCGTGGCGGGCCGCCAGGTCCGAGTGCAGAACTTCGTTCTGCTCGTCCCGCCGTCTCTCGCGCTCACCGCGCAGGAGATCGCGCAGGGCACCACGTACCTCAAGGTGCGCCAGCTCCCCGACGGCACGGAGATGCGTCAGAACATCTCCTCGCCGGTCGCGGGCCGCTTCACGGTCGTGGAGTCCCCGTGGCTGCCGCTCATCGACTCGTCGGCCACCGCTCCGACGACCTGGTACCTGATCCCGGCCGGTGGGCAGACCGATCGTGGTCCGGCGATCGTGACCGCATTCCTGCGTGGCCACGAGACCCCCGAGGTCCGAGTCATGGGCGACACGGGCCGGGCACTCGGCGGCGGCGACCTCTCCGCCTTCGAGGGTTCGTTCTCCCACGACGACATCCAGTACCGCGTTCGCTCGATCATCGGCGCCGCCGGTATCGACGCGTCGGCGGTCGCGGTGTCGCTGGGCAACGGCGTGGACAACAACCTGCGGATGGCCTCCATCACCAGCGGTCCCTCGGTGACGGGTCCCTCCTCGGCGCCCACCGCCACCGCTTCGGACACGAAGCAGTCCAGCACCACCAAGGGCAGCAACCCGAAGAGCTCCTGACTCTGGGGTAAAGGCCGGGCGGCGGGTGACCCGGGAAGATCCCGACCGCCCCTGCCCGGTCTCCGTCCCTGCCGGGCAACAGCAAGGCCCCCCAGTTCGCCTGGGGGGCCTTGCTGCGCTTCTCACTCTGAGCTTCTGGCCGGAGCGCGGGAGCGAGAAGCCGACTTCCGATACTGCGCAACCGGGCGACCGATCCGACGCTCAGGATGCCAGATCAACTGCGCCCCGTCTGGTTGTTGGCGACGAACGACCGCGTGCTGTACATTCGAGGTATGGCGGTGGACTCACCCTCCCCGCCTGTGGAAGAACCGTCCCCGTGTGAACCCTTTCGAGGGAGAATTCGGTCACGTTTCTTCTCCTTTCCGAAGGAGCCCCCGCCCCGGCGGGGGCTCTACGGTTTTCTGGGCTCATCACACAGCGATGACGCTCCCCGTACAGGAGCAGCAATAGAACCCCTGGTCGAGGACTGAACAAAGCCGATCGCCATGGGCAGGGTGCGGGCAGTTGGAGCAGGTCGACACCTTTTCGTCACGGCCCTCCGCCACCTCAGGCTCCTGGCCCCTCATGTACTTCCCCTCATGTAACTTCACCCTCAGCCGTACCGCAGGGCTTCCGGCAGCAGCTCCGTCACCTCATTGACATGGATCAATCCGTCGCGCTCCGGGTTGCGGCAGAGGGCGGCGATGTCGGCGAGAGCTGACCAGGAGGTCATCGCTCGTTGCCGCAGTTCGTGCAGGTTGTCCTCGTGCAGATTCATGGCGCACTGGTGACCGGCCTCAGCCGCATTGAGCAGAACCCCCAGGCTCTGAATGCGTCGCTCTTCGTCGAGATCGTGCAACCTCTTCAGGTACTGCCCCGGTGTCGGGATGGTGCTCTCAACCCACCCCCCTTCCTCCCCTGCGCGCAGCTCGTCGATCTCGCTGCGGAGGCTGTGGGGCGTCTTCTCATCCTCGGGCACTATGCCTCTTCCTCTTGATTCAGGTCGCCCAAGCTGGCGACCAGCGTCTTCCACTCACCATCAATGCGCGCCTGCTCGATCCACACCTCGGAAAGCCGCCCACCCGTGCAGCGCGCTTCGTCATGCCACAGGCTGGTGTCATCGAAGCGCAGACAGCAGGGGTCCAGCGGAGACTGCCGGATCCCCAGCTTTGTGCGCCGCCACCATTCGGCCTCTTCTTCCAGTCGGCGTGCCCTTCTGCGCTGAGCGCGGGCACACCACAAGGAAGCGACAGCCATGTGGCAGGCGATGAGAACGCCGGGCCAGTAGGGGGTAGCGGCGAACCATGTCGCGGAAGCAACGAACAGCGTGCCCGCCGCCAGCAAGATGCGCGTGTTCCTCTGGTGCGGGTTCACAACCCCTCCCCCGTTGACGCGTGCGACGACCGAAGCGGATACGTCGGTTGCCGGGCCCGACATAGACGAGTGTCGCAGGACAGCACACAAAAGGGGAACCTGTTGCCACTGAAAGATGTGAGCCGGACACAGTAAATCTGCATCCGGCTCAACTGTTGAGATCGCAGTCACCCCAAGCGGCCCACGCCCCTTAAGGAGGTGACCTCTGTCTTTTCGAGGTGCTCCACAACCTTAATTGCGCCATCCCACAGGAATCATTTTCCAGAAAAGACCACAGGCGCCGCAGGTATAACCTGCGGCGCCTGTGGTCGTCATGAGTGTCGCGGCACAATCGAGGATCAAGCCTTTCGCAGACAACCTCGGCAGTGGCCCCACGCCAGAAAGATCGCTGCGGCAGAGGCGACAAGCCGCCCCACCCCCAGATCTGTCACGTCTGTGCCTCCTTGCGCCCCAAAGCAGTGAGGAGTATCCGGTGCATCTCATCATTGACTTGAGTGATGCGAATCTCGTGGGGCTCGGACATCGGCTCATCACCGAAACATGAACGGTTCACCCGAGCCCCGCAGGTGCCGCAGATGACGCCAAGGCCACGGGAGTCCATCAAGCGGAGTACTTCGCGCAGAGCGGTGCGGAGTTGGTCGATCTGGGCGGTCAGCGCTATCTCATTGCTCTTGTTCACCCGTGCTCACTCCAGCGGTTCTGTTGTGTCTTACTCGGGGGTCGTCGGCTGGACCCCAACGCCAGCACCGCAGGTCCGCAAGGACGGCGAAGTCTGCGATGTACCGGCATGGGCCACCGGCCTCAAGACCGACAACTCCACGCCGAGGTGATGAGCGTGCGGGCTCACCTGTCATCCCGCTTCTCCCCGTCGAGCGAGAGGAGGAAGCTCTCTTCTAGAAGGCGGCTTGCGGATGTTTTCGGCTCACTATGACCCCCCGAGTTGAGTCAGATGGGCTTCGACCTCACCCAGTGGGCAGCCGCCCTCCTCCTGACAGGACTCTTCGTCGCGAACCGCCATGAGGAACCGCAGGTCTCGCTTGCCCCCTGCGAACGAAAGGTTCCCCCTGGCGTCCCGGGCCACGATCCAGTCCGGACCGACCGCCTCGACCTTCGTGCAGTTGTAGTGATCCCGGCCAAACGCACCACGGGCAAAACCATGGAACACGTCACCCGGGGACAGTGGCCTTCTCGGCTGAGTCACGTCCCCTCTCCTTTCCTCTTTCATCGGATGCCTCCGTTGCGCAGGCGAGACCGCCTATCCATCAGTGCGGTCATGGCTTTCTGCCGCCCCGCCCTTGTGAGCTGATACAGCTTGCGGGGCGGTCGCCCGGGGTGGTCGCCGTCCTCATCCTGCGTGGACACCCAGTTTCGCTCGTAAAGCCTGGCCAGGATGGGGTAGACCGTTCCAGGGTCGAGGTCTGCGCTGCGGCAGATCTCAAGGCCCCAGACTGGCTCTCCGTCCACTCTGACGAGCAGCTTCTCCAAGACGAGGATCGTTGCCCTCGTAAGGCGTACGTCCTGAACCTCTGGGGTGTTCATTCGAAGGCCTCGAAAACTGCTCGCAGCCCCCCGGAGGCACCCCGCTGCCCAGCCGCCTTGAGGTCTGTTCCAAGGCGGTGTTGATGTTGGCGTCCAGCCAGGCTGCTCACTTCCCCCACGGCAAGCATCCTGGGGCACGTCACCCTCTTGGTCACGTTCCTTCTCCGATCCGTTGCAGAGGAACCGTCGGTCAGTCGGTCCTCTGTCCATGGAAGCAACTTAGTTCTTCCATTTCCGGCATTCGGGGGACTGCACACCCCCAAGATCTGCACCTGCCCGGACCGATGTGACTCCTGAGCCCACTGCTTCGGAACCACATCGTCCGGCAGGCTGGCGCATCAACAAGGAGGGAAAGGCCTTTCCGTGCCCTCCACAGCCTCTCCACTGAATCCGACGAAGCCGGACGGCGTGGAGAATACCCCACGGTTCAGGATGAACTCACTGTTGTAACAAGGATGTTCAACACATTGGAAGATGCATTGGCCAACGGTTTACTGCATCTCGATGACTCGTCCCACGTCAGACGCGGTGAGCCGGGACCCGTCGGTCGCTTCCCAGGTGAGCTGTGACGTTTTGGATCCTGCACCGGCGTTGCTCGCCTTCGGGTACAGCACCTTCACGAGGACGGGAAGGTCGGGCTCGCTGCGGTACAAGGTGGCCCGCATGTGGAGCAGACCTTCCATCTTCAGCTCGTTGATCTGCTTGAAGATCGTCGTGACCCCGGCCTCCTTGCCTGCCGTCCCCGGATGCACTCTTTGCAAGCCATTCAACGTGACCGGAAAGAACTTGCCCCGCGAGCCTCTCTTCCGCGCCACGGCTGCAAGGATCACGTAGAGGCGGAAGGACCCATGCGAGAGGCCCGGTGTGCAGGCGACCGTCAGCAACTCGTCGGTCTCCGCTTCGGCGGCAGCGCGAACGGTGGAAACGGAGCTGCCTTTCGGGCGACCCCGTCTGGGGGCGGCCCTCTTGGCTGGCGACACTCCGGATTCAGACTCCACGCCCTCGTCACCTTGAGGGTTCTCCGTCATTGCCTCGTCACTCAGCGGCTCATCCATCTCAGCCTTCTCCTTTCCAGGGAGAACCGTACACCCTTTTACGGTCAACTCCGCAACCATATCCGGGACTTGACGAATCACGCCGTCTCTCATCACGTCCCTGGCAAGCACGAAGCCCTGTACGGCCGCCTGCGGGCCTGAGCCCCACCGGCGGGGGTCCGGCGTCCAGACTCGCGCTGCGCGCACCGTACAACGGCGCTCAGGCCCCTCCTTGCGGCACCCAAAGACTGCACTGCCCCCGACTCGCTTTTTGAGCGAAGCGACGTCCTCCTCCTGCCACCCTCCAGCCGCAGCGCGACGATCACAGCCGCCCCAACGGATCTTGCGCAGCGACGCTCACCCCTACTACCTGCACTTTGACTACTACGAGGAGGATCTTTTGTTATTAGGCGGGGTGGTTGCCCAGGTCAATCCTGATGCATCTCTGTTTTTTCCGAGAGTTGGCTGTCGTCCTGATGGTGTACAACTTGACATGAAACGGACATTGCATACCTACCCTTGCCACTGGTGAGCGCTGCTGTTGAGGGAAGTGTACGCAAGTCCACCGAAGGGGTACTTGACCTGCATGTTTATTGAACGTTCACCACATTTGCCTGCACTTCGATGAGCACATCATCTTGCTCAAGTCGCCGCTTCCCTGAAGGTTGATACAGGTGAGCGGATCAAAAGCGTGCACACCTTCCCAGATTGTGACATTAGGTCAAATTCGGGCACTGAGCCCAAAATGGGTGAACTGCACGCTAGGTCATACGTTCGTACACTGCGTAAAGTTGAGACATGCAACAAGCACGACGAACGACGTCTTCGCTGTCCCGCAAAGATGCCCTCCAGCAGCAAGAAGTCATGGCGCAGGTGCTCAAGGCCATGGGGCTCACCCGTCCACCTCATCGCATGTGCGCCGGACTGAGGCGGTACGGTCAGGGTTGGGCCGTCTATGTCGGACATCAGGATTCAGATGAAGTCTGAGTAGGTCGCCGCAAAGAATCGAAGAGGGAGCGTGCAGAATGGCTGCAATGGGGACCTCGGCCTCGATGGACGTGTGGCCGCCTGATTTTTCCACGCCCATCGGGCGCATCCGTGCGCTCATTCCGGATGTGGAGATGGTCGATTACTCGGCTGAGGGGACGGCGCAGTATCTGTTTTCAGACGCCCACCTGGCCGGTCTCTACGCAATATCCGGCGGTCCTGAAGCAGCTCGCACTTATCGCGCCGCCGCCTCCGCCCTGCGAGCACTAGCCGTCTCCGAAGGGCTAATTCAGAAGGTCATTCGAACAGAAGACCTTCAAACCGACGGCGCAAAGCTGGCTTCAGCTTTGCTTGCTGGCGCCAAGCAACTGGATGACCGCGCCGATGCTGCTGAGGATGAGGACGAGGCGATGATGATCGTCGACTTCCAACCTTTGCCGCAGGACGGATTCTCGTACACGCTGCACGGCTTTCCCTCCAGCGCAGTAGCGAATATCCCGAGCGGCCAAGGATTCCGGGGGTGGTTGTGACGCCAGGGTCCCTGTTGCGCCGCTGGAGTTCGCAACTGTTGGCACAGTGGCGCGG